AATGGAGCACTATTAAAACAATTATATCCATTCAAAGGTGCAGTAGCAGTACTTCCATTATACCCATCAGGAAATACTATAGTTGAACCCCATTTAACACATGTACAAGTATTAGTACCCCATTTAATAACAGTACATTTTGTACTACCCCATTTAATAGCCATATAAAAAATATATTATTCTTTACATAGCACATACTAGCGTCATATAAAATAAAAATCCATAGGAGCAATCCTATGGATTTTTATAAAAAAGAAAAATAATTTATATTTTAAAAAAAATATTAGATATATAAGAATTTTTAATAAAAAATAAAAATCTATAAGAGATTTTTCTCCTATAGATTATAGATAAAAATAAAATGCTAGCAGTGGGACTTGAACCCACACGGTAAAATTACCATCGGATTTTAAGTCCGAAGCGTCTGCCTATTCCGCCATGCTAGCATAATCTCCGATGCGAGATTCGAACTCGCGACAACTTGATTAAAAGTCAAGTGCTCTACCTCCTGAGCTAATCGGAGTAAACAGCCCCAGGTGGAGTCGGACCACCAAATACAAGAGTCAAAGTCTTGTGCCTTACCGTTTGGCGATGGGGCTTAATTAATTAATCTTTTTCTTATATCTCCCCACACGGGCAAGACATAATTTATTTGAGTCGATTATTCTCAAAAACTCCACTGGACCGATTGGGTCAATTCCAGGAGAAGGTATTTTGTACCTTTGCCCATATCCATCCTTTAATCTCATCAGCCAGAGTATGGGAAAGAAACTGATGGGGTACTTGCAATCTTTATACCTTTACAGAGTATAATCTCTGTATGGAAGTGAACGCACCTTCACCCAGGCTTGATAGACAGTACTATCTATCAAAAGATTGCTCAATGGAGCGTCGGGGACTCGAACCCAGGACCGGTCGGTTATGAGCCGACTGCTCTAACCAGCTGAGCTAACGCTCCTTACATGGTGATCTTTTTCTTCCCAATTCATCATCGAATCGGTAATCTTTCGGTTGATCACTTAATCCGAAAACTCTATCTTGACTACGTGGGGTCTCAAGAGAGGTTATTGTATCACCTTGCCCATATTCTTCCCACAATCTATCAGCCCGAATATGGAAAAGACACTAAAAGCTGATAGAGATGCAGAGCACTTTTACCTTTTACAGATTAGGATCCTAGTAATCTGTTAATGTTTTGCATCGAAACATTAGGAATACTATTTATATTAAATATTAATTTAATATAAATAAAGTGCTCTTCTTCTGATACATCTATCAGAAATTTTGTTTTATTTTGAATGATTACTCATTCTCAAGCTGGCCTTTTTTATTTATGGGAAACGCACCACATAAATATTATGCATGTCTGCACCATGATAATGGGAGTATTGTCCAGCTACTCTCTATTTTTCAATATTATATTATATAATTGAAAATTTTTATTTTTTAAATCGGGATGACATGATTCGAACATGCGACTCCCTGTTCCCAAAACAGGTGCCCTACCAGACTGGGCCACATCCCGTAAATAATAATGCACAGTGCATCCACTGTGACTAACTCATGATAATGACCCGAATTATCTAACCGGTATTCAGATAATCCTATCATGTTCGGATTTATCCTAAGATTAGCCTTTTCACTATTAGTAAAAATAGTTATACATGTCTGTACCATTTTTATGGAAGTATTGTCTAATCACTCTTATAATTAAATCTCCAAACCCAAAGAGATTTATGTCGAGTGTAATACCGATTTTTTATTGTAAAAGTTTTTACCATTACAATGGGACAAGATCTAAAAGCCCTACTTCATCACAATGTTTTGTGATATACCTATCTCGGGCAAGATAGCCATTATAATATTATGTATTTTTATTTATATATAACATTAAGTGATCAATTTAATATTATATATAAAAATATCTAATCCATAATAATTAGATACCATAAATAACCATATTTGGTCCGAAGATGTACTTTCTTCAACGGGCATATAAAACAAGTAAACCTGTTTTTATTACCCTCAATTATGGTGGACGATCTTATATTTTTATTAATTAAAAAGAAGATCTTTACCCAGATAATTTATAGTCTATTATGAAATTATAAAATTATCAAAATTATTTCATAACGTTCTTTGCATCATATATAAGGTTACTATTTAATATTAAAATAGTCTAGTTGTCCTAGAACGACTTGGCCAGCCATACCTCTATCGATATAATTATAAATATTTACCTTTGTTTTCTATCTATAGTTTATATCGATTATACGACACTAATAGTTATAGTAGTAATCGAAACTACTTATAATAATATGAATTATTATAATATACCAATATATAACCTTATTATTTATTATATTTTTTATACTACTCCTGCAACTCTGTACTTATTAGTTACAGGAGTAGTAAAATATTATTATTTATAATTGAAGGATTTTATAATATTCATCCCCCAATTTAATATATTTCCTTTTATCGATGCTTTTGTAACCCATAAAGCCAAGTTAATTTTGTCTGTATTTTCTACAATATTATCAAGAATTGTAGGATACAATCTCCAAATATCTTCTTTATTCTTGATAATTACAATTACACTCTCTCCTTTCTGAGGCTGATTATTACTAGAATTATTTATCATTCTGGAAGCCTCCATAATATAGAAAGTATCAACATTACTTTCCATGAAATCTTCATAAGTGCAGTTAAAAAGTAGAATTTCACCACCTTTTAAATTTTTCTGAGAAGTAATTTTTTCAAAAGCTTTTATATATCCCCCTGTATCTTCAATGTTACCGTTAATATATTGAGGGACATAACTTCCAGTTTTTGCATTATAGTGCATTGTGATAAGATTAACATCCATATCAATACATACTTTCATCACAGCACCATATGCACATTGCATACCAGAAACATATAATTTCAACTGTTTAATTTTGTTGTTATTATATTCATCAAAATCAAAATTATTTCTAATAAAATCCCTTACAATTCTTTCTTGTTCTGGATAGTTAAACATTAATTCCTGATCGAAAGATTCAGGAAAAATGAATTTATTTACAGGCATTGGGTGTCTGTCTGCAATAAGTCCAGCTTCTACAGTTTCAGAATTATTTTTGGATGCAATGTTAAATGAAAAATTATCAAATCCAAAAATTTTCTGAAGTTCTGTAAATTTATCAGGATTAAATTCAAAATCATTGAGTCCCAATCTTGTTCTTTCAATTGTTTTATCATATTTTACTGTTTCACTGATAAATTGCAGTACTTCTTCATTGCTAATAATACCGTCCTCATTTTCAAATTTGGTATTACACGCTTTATGAGCATACTGCACAAATTCCTGATTTGTTACATCAAAGAAATCAATTAATCTTAAAATACCATCATTAATGATTACAAAATAGTATCTGTTTCTAAAAGAGTTTAAAATCTCAAACTCTTTTTTGTTATTAATTACTATATCTTCTCTAAGATCAGCAGGAGATCTGTTTTTAGATATACACCAGATGACCTGTTTAGGAAATTTATCATTTTTAATATCATAAACAGGTAAATCTGTTACAAACTTTATTGTACAAATAGAATTTACCACATTAGAATTAGGCTTTAAATCTCTATTTCTAATGGGACTCATTTTCTTATTGGTTTTCTTCATATTATCTTCCTCAAGTTTTTCCTCTTTTGCTTTTGCTGGTAATGTAATAATAACTGCACTAATATCAGTATCAGTATTTGGGCTTTTAGTAGTAGTAACATTTTTTGCTTTATCTTTCGATGTTACATTCCGAGATTTTAATATCTCTTTTATTACATACTCGGACGTATTATATTTAGCTGCTAATTTATTCCTACTGTTACATGATGGATTAGTCATGTAATCTAAACAAACATTATCTTTTTCTTCTTCAAGAAAGTCATATAACGTTTTTGTAATTTTGTGTACAAAATTACTATCTACTTCTTTATTTTTATCTTTTATTTTTGTTTCTTGTTCTTGTTTAGTCATGTCTACCTCTTTTGAGTTTTCTTTTAATAAAGTATTTAATAGAAGAGGATTCATTCCTCCTCTAACTTTTATAACTAATCCAGTATCTACTTTAAATTTATTTGCTATTTGCCTTAAATCACTGGTTGTTAATAATTTATTACATCGTATAATTTCTCCTTTTATCTCATTTTCAATTTTTGGTATTAATTCTTTTAATTGTTTCTTACTAAATGAACCTTTTTGACTCATATCTACCTCATTTCTTTATGAAATAAAATTACTTATTATATTTTTCACTATTATAATATATACTTAAATTTTAATATTTTTTATTTACTTTTTAATAATAAAATAATAAGGATATATCTATGGAGTATAATATTGAAAATTATTTTAATTTTAAGCAATCAATTCCAGAATTTAAATCTTATATGAAATATAGAAGAATTATTACTGAAGATATAGATGCTGATGAAGGATATGGCAATATATTAAGACCAGTATTTATTGTTCTTCTTTATGTAGATTCTACATTTGATAAAATTGCAGAAAAACTTGTTAAAGGACAAAAATATTGGCATGCATCAATATCTTTTGGCCCTTCATTAAAATATTGCTATTCTTTTAATTATAATTGGGACAAAGAATTTAGTACTAATAAATTTAAAGGTGGGTTATCTTTTGAATCATTTGATACATACAAACAAGAAGCTCCTACTGGAACAATGGAAGTGTCTTGTATATTACTTGGCAAAGATAAATACAATAAACTTAAAGAAACGTTAAATTATTATATTAGAAATAAAGAAAAAACTAAATATGATTTTTTTAATCTTTTAAGATCTTTATTTGGAAAAGCAACCCCAGATGGAAATAAATTTAATTTAGTTTGTAGTACATTTGTTGATACTATTTTAAAATCTGTAGATATAAATATATCTAAAGTAAAAGCTATAAATTTAACAAAACCAGATGATTTAAGAGCAATGAGAAGAAATGAAAAACAATTTAAATTATATTCTGGTAAAATAATAAATTATCCTATAAATAGAATAGTAGATAAAGTTAATAAACTTACACAAGATGCTAATAATAACTATTTTAAAGAAATAGAAAAATAAATAATATGATAATAAAATTTAACCCTAGAAGAAAAATTCTTCTAGGGTTAAATTATTATTCTTTTTTATTTTTGATCTCGCTATATTTTTTCTGTTTATCTTTCTTCTTTTTAGTATTATATTCTTCTACTGCTTTTTTTGCTTCTTCAATTTTATCCATTACTTTTTTTCTTTCTTCAGCTTCTTTATTAACTTTATCTACAGTTTTATTAGCCATATTATCTATCTGATCTACTAAAGAAGATTCATTATTAATAGATTCTTTTTCATCATTATTATTATTATTTTCTTCTACATTATTAGGATAATCGCTCTCTTTTCCAATGTTAACTTTTAATCCATATCTTCTACAGCCTCTGATAAGTTGCATTGGCCAATCATTATTAATAGCTTTTCCTAAATTCTCTCCACCAAGAATGTTTTTATTTATACATTCACTAGGAAACACTACATGAAATTCAGCATTCTCAAGTTCTGGATTATCACTAATATATTTTTCTAAAATTTGATTTGCAGCTTCATCAAATGGTTTATTTACAGCTTCACAGAAAGTAAAAAATTCAAAAGCTTCAATATAAACAGCTGGTTTTTCTCCAGTTGTAGCTACAATTTTAAGATTTTCTGGATTAGAAGCATTAATTTTCATAGCTTCTAATACCGTATTAGAAACAGGGACATTTATATTAGTTTCTGAGTAATTTGCAGATTCTTTAACACATTTATTTATAACATCAGACTCATATATAGTCTTAGCATTCATAATATCAAAATTCATAATAAAATTCCCCTTATAGAGTATTAATTATTAAAAAGTTAAAATAAAGTATTAATGTATACTATTATTAGATAAAATATCTGATAATTTTATTTTCATATTTCTTTCATTTTTTCTTATAATATCATCATATACTTTACTGAGAGTATTATGATTAAAAATATCATTATATGAATGACATGTGTAAATGTTTAATAAATGAGAAACACCGCCAGTTTCAGTATAATTCCATATATCATATAATCCTGTAAATACGGTATCTATAAAATCTCTAGTATCTGGATGTATAGCTTCTTTATATTTTATTTTTTCTGTCCAATAATCTAATAATATTTTAGGAGTCCAATTTTTTCCATTATAAGCACGAGATGCTCCAATAATATCACATATACATTCAATAGCAGGATCTAAAGGAAATCTAACAATATAGCATCCTTCACTAAAACCAGTACTCCAATATGGAAAATGATGGTCATTATGTCCTTTATGATGTATAAATCCTGGAGCATAACCAAATAATTTTAATTGTACTTCAACAGGACTTATTCCTTGTTCTACATATTTTACATTTGGTATAAATTCTGTAATAGAGAATTTGCTTAAATCGTGCACTATTCCTCTCCATATTAAGTCACATTTAAAGCAATATTTTGCAACCCAATATTTATGAATTAATATTGTTTTAATATGTAAAATAATTTTATTCAATGTAATTTTATATTCATTTTTATTTTCTTCCATTTTTATCACCTTGGTTTTCTTTTATATTTTCTTGTCTTTTTCTTTGTATTATTCTTATTTATAATTCCAGTAGATTCAGCAGTTACTCCTTTTGTTGTATCCATACTTACACTAATATCACCAGTTATGGTACCAGTAGTAGTTTCAACACTTGCAACTCTACCAGATCTTTCATTAATTTTAGATTGAACAGAATTAATAAAATCTGCACATTTTCTTAAAGTTATTGTCATTTGACATTTAAAATCTGTTCCTGATAATAAATAAATCTCTGTTTTTCCTACCAAATAATATAACCCACAATAAGATGGATTATCATGATAATATGAAAGCATGTATTGCTTATTTGGAGTGAATATTTTACTATTCATATCAGATTTTGTAATAGTTAAAGTATTAGCATTTTCAGAAATCATAGTTGCTACATTATTAGCTGCATTAGGATCTGTACTCGATATAATTGAAGCAGCATTAGTATTACCAGTAATATTAGTTATTGCTGATGTATCTATTATAGAAACATCAGTAGATTCTCCTCCTTGAGAAGTATCTACTGAAGTTATAATACTATTTAAATTACTACTTATTCTATCTGTATTAATTTGAGCATCGTTAGCATTTACATATATTATATAAGCATCTTGAGATTCATCTTCTACTATTCCTGTAGAAAGGGATTGATATTGTGTTAAATCTTCAACATCAAATGCTATATATCTAAAATCATTATCTTTCATATCTATATAAGATCCATCATTAGATCTTAAATATGTTTTATCAAAATCTATATAATAAATATAATTACCAGTATAAAACGAATATTTTGAATTTACATAATTTATAAATTGTCCAACAGAAGTAACAGCAGGACAAGTAAAAGTTTCTATATCTGTATTATTTGTAAAAGGCTGAATAATTATATTCATATTAGATGTAGCTGATTGTATAAGAGATAAAGTATTAGTATTTTTATAAACTCCTTCAAAAGTTTTTTGATTTTTTGATAATATATCTGATTTAATCAATCCAATTGTGCATGTTTTATATGCAATATTACCATTAGTTTCTCCTATTTCATCTAAAGCTTTATAAGCATTAGGATCATCTGTCATATAATAATCAAATTCTCCATTAACTATATACTTTGCTGTAGAAGATGTTGATCCACTATCTCTTATACGAGATAAAGTAAGAACTATTTTAGCTGTACCTTGTTGAGGAACCATTTTATTATAAATAGATGGCTTAATATTTGCTTTAAGATAAATAATAGGCATTATTTTATTTTTATAGTCATGAGAAATTAATATATACTTAATACATTCTTTCATAATTTCTACAGAATTACCATCTTTATCATTAAAATGTAATTCACAATCATAAAGAAATGTAGATACAAATGATTTACCCAAGGAAGAACCCTCCTATAAATATTATAGAGGAGTTTTTTAGATAAATAAACCCAATAGGAAAATCCTATTGAGTTTAGTATATTATTTACTGTTATTTTATTATTAGTATTTTCATTTAATAAATTTATTTTTCTTTAGTTACTGGAATTTCTTTATGTGTAGTAATATATCTAGCTTTTCCGCCTAATTCAGGATCTTTTTTAGCTTTTTTAATATTATTAATTTTATAATTAGTACTATTTTGATCAGTTCCTGTTCCACCAGTTTTATCGCCTTTTTTATTTTTATAAAAATATATTCTTGGTGTTTTATAATATGTACCATCATTTGATCTAAATGTTGGAGTTAAATTTTTTATGTTTTGAGAAGGAGAATTATGATATAAATTATCATCTTTATCAATATTATCATTGTTTTTTGATTTTTTAGGATAAAATTCTAATTTTCCCTGTTGAAAAACTATATTTTGTATTGCATCAGCTTTTATTCCAGTTAATCTTTCAAATTCTGAATATAATTTTTTATATTCACCATAATCTTTAGTAGTTTCTAATTTATTGAATATAGATTTTATTTTTTTATATGTTGGATCATCTTTACTACTAAATTGATGTGAATAAAATGAATTACTTTTTCTATCATTTGAAATTTCATTAGTATTAGACTTCTTTATTAATTTAGAAGATATAGATTGAGGTAATTTGCCCCCTCTTTCTAATGTTCTTTTTACTATTATTGCTTTTTCTTTTGGCATATTTTCTATAGTTTTTTCTATATCAATATCTTTATATTTTTTAGATTGATAAAATTTTCTTACTGCTTTAAGATCAGCATCTCTAGATTTTGTAGGATCTGCTCCGTATTCAGGAACATTTCCTTCTATTGATCTTGATGCATCTCTAATTTTTTCTTTATTAGATTTTTGTTTATTATTAGAATTCATTTTTTCTTTATTAAGAGAATATTCTTTTTTATAAGTTTCACTTTGCTTTTCGCCTGGTTTTTTTGGAAATGGATAGATTTTTTCATCAATACCACAATATTTTTTACCTTTTAATCTATCACTTGATTCTATTCTAGCACCTTTTCTTAAAGTATGAATTCTTTCACCAGACTTTATAGCTCGTTGTGCATCTTCTTTTGAAGCTTCTAATAAAAATAAATTTTTTAAAAATTCTAAATTAAATATAGCCATAATAAATCTCCTTATTTATTATAAAGGAGTTTTTCATATAATTCATTTATTTTTAAACATGCTAATAATATAGGTATCTAATTGTATGCTAATTTATATTTTGTGAGGTAATTATATGTCATTTATCAAAACTGTAGACGTAAGTTCATATCAATATAATATAGATTGGAAAAAAGTAAAAGCCGCTGGAATAGATTATGCTATTTTAAGAATAGCTACAAAAACTTCTGTAGATTCTGAATTTGAATATAATTATAGAGAAGCCAGAGCTGCTAACATTAAAGTTGGTGTATATAAATTTTGTTATGCTGATACTGTAGAAAAAGCTATTATGGAGGCCAGATCTTTAGTACTTAACGTATTGGGTATTAAAATATTAGATCTTCCAATATTTTATGATTTAGAATGGGAAAAGCAAGAATCTATGTCTAAAAAAGAATTAACAGATATAGCTGAAGCTTTTTTAAAAACTATTGAGCAAAATAGTAATTATATTCCAGCAATTTATACTGGAGCTCATTGGTATAATGCTGATAAACTAGATTTAAATAGATTGGGTAAATATGATTTTTGGATTGCTAAATATGGAAAAGATACAGGAATATATGACGAATCTATTAAACCTAATATAGATATGGCAGGATGGCAATATACTTCAAAAGGTAAAGTTGATGGTATCATGGGTAATGTTGATATGTCTATATTCTATAAGGATTATGGAATATTAGCACATTCATCTACTGGTTGGTGTCAAGAAAATGATGGAACGTGGAGATTTTATTTATCTCCTAATAAATTTGTTTCTAATGATTGGTATAAATATAAAGATAAATGGTATTGGTTTGATCAATCTGGAACAATGGTAACTAATACATGGTATATGTATAAAGATAAATGGTATTATTTAGGATCAGATGGTGCCATGCTAACTGGATTACAGAATATAGATGGAAAATATTATTTCTTAAATCCTGATGGTGATATGGCTACAGAACCTGTTACGTTGACTCCTGATGATAATGGTGCATTACATTATCCTGGAATAATATTATAAAATATAAATTAAAACCCAATAGAGTTTTCTCTATTGGGTTTATTATATTATCATTAAGCATATCCTATCCAATTACATTTTTTACATATATATTTTCTTTTTGGTGGATTAGTTGTTAAAATTATTCCATTATCTACAAAAATATATTGACTACATTTTGGACATTTAATATCTGTAACTCTAAGCTTATCTTGTATAATATTTAAAGAGTTTCTTTGATTTACGAAATCAACCCATTCCATTATTTTCTCCTTTATCTAATATTACACTATTTTTAATCATTTCTTGTGTGTTTTCATATGCTTTTCTTAAATCATCATTAGTAATATCAATATGATATACGTCTCCACTTCTTGCATATCCTGCACAAATACAATCACATAAATATTCAATAATATCAATTAAATTTATATCATTTGGTACTCTTGTATTTAAATGATGCCTTTCTTCTGTAGTATGATATTTATACCAATCAGAATCTTTAAAATCTACTCCTTGTTCTTTTGCTAAAGTAAATTGAGTAAAAAATTCTCTTGCTCTTGATATTTTAGTCCAATCGTGATCTTTTCCTCTTTGAATAATTTCATTAGCAAAAGATTCCATAGTTCTTTTTACATCATTTCTGTGAGATTCCGTAGATTCCATAAATTCTTCAAAAGATATTTTTCTATTTTTATCTGCTGTTCTTGAATCTGCATTATTTGACGGTTTAATAATTATTTTTTCCATTTGTTTATTCCTCCTAAAAATAAAAACTCAGTAGGTATATTCTACCTACTGAGATAATAATTATTCCTCTGCTAGAGGTGTCTAACAGAGGCGGCAACATGAGAATCAAATAAATATTATCCTAGAGAGAAACATGATCTTTACATGATAAGGAGAAAATAAGGCAGTTAGCACACCTTAAAGGACAATAATATTTGATTATATTTTTGTTATTATATTTATAAAAATAAATTTTTAAAAAGTTAAAAATTTCAATTAATAAATATAATATTGAAGATATATCATCTAGAAAATTTTCTAGATATGGTGAGATTATCGATTTAAATTGATTTAAATTAAGAAAAGGAGATGCAGAAGTTATGAAAAGAAGAAAAAGAAAAATTAGAAAATTAATCAATTCAATCGTGGTGAGAATTATTGGTATTCTCCTTATATGGATTTCTGTAGCTATCATTTATGCAACAGATGAGCATGATTGCACTCATCTTGTTGTAACATTACCTGTAAGCCTTATCATGATAGCATTTCCTGAAGCTTATAATCTCTTTGATTTGTGGGACAAATTCAAAGAGGAATTTAAAGATGATTTTTTATAAAAAATAAAAGGAGGAAACAGAATGAAAAGTGTGTTAGATGGATATCTTACCGAAGGGTGCAAAACCTGTTCCATGTGGTCTGATGGTCATGATGGCAGGCCTCTTGGATGCAACACAAACGTACCAATTGATTGGTGTCCTCATTTCAAAAAATTAATGGAGGAGGATGAAAAGAAAAGAAGAAATCTAAGTGGGGCATAATAGCCCCACTTAGATTTAATATTATTTTTTATAAATTTAATCTATCTAAATCTATAGGAATTTTATCAAAATATTTTGATACTATTTCTTTTAAACTCATAGGATCATCTAAATCAATTAAATTTAATATTTTAAATTCTGGTTTTTCTGTAAGTAATATAAATTTAGATTGATAATGAGTATTTATAGCTCTAAATTTCATATCAAGTTCATTTCTATTACATTGTATATCCATAGCTTCTAAAACAGTATTCATAGAAGATTGAGTATATAATACCCCTTCAACTAAAAATCTATTTTTTACAGCTTGATCTATTATATGAATAGCTTTTGGAATACTTATTTTCGTATCTCCATAAATAGATCTTTCTGGCAATCTTGTCATTGTAAGAATATTCTGAAGAAAGTATGGACTTATATTAACATCTGGTTCTCTACCTTTTCTATATTCTACACAAAATCTTTTTATTAGATTATTTAAATCTGATACATAAGATAAATCTCCATTTTCTTTAGTTTTATTTGGTTTTAATATTCTTACATTATGTTCTGGTACTAATTGAAGCATTAATATATCTTTACTAATTACTAGATTCTCTGTTTCTCTTTGTTCTAATGGAGATATATAATTTATTATATAATCTACCATAGCAGATACTTCATTTGTACCAATATCAAAGAAATATATTTTAGGAATATACTGTGTAATAAGTTTTAATATTGCTAAATTATTGTTTATTAATTCAGTAATATCTGGTTTCTTTATATATGAATTAATAAATTTAGAATTATATCCTTTAATAAAAGTGTCATTTAATGTTGGACAATTTAATCCATATATAAGAAATATATTAGTAGACACTCCAATATATTTAAAAAATTCTCTATAATGACCACACATATTTAAAACGGTAGCAGCTATTTCATATATATGTTTATATTTATAACTCCAAGCGTCTATAGAATATAGTGGTTTTAATATAGAATTAAGATCTATAAATAAATTAATTTCTGTAGCATTAGAACCATAATAAGTTTCATTAATAATTTTAGATAATCTCGTATATTTTACAAAAGATCCAGTGATCATTTGTTCTATTGTAAAATTATTCATTATAATCCTATTCTTTGATAATTATTTGATAATTTCTCTAAGATCAAAAGTTCCATCATCAGAATCTTCTTTATGGATACCATAAGAAGATTTAACAGCATCTTTAAAATCTTCTCTTGTTTTAACAATATCAATAATTTTTTCTGTATTTCCAAATCCTTCTTCTAAAAGAATATGTGTAAGCTCATGAGGACCTTCTTCACTAAGAAAACTAACTCCTTTAAGCATTCTTTCTTTACCATCTGAATCTGTGGTATATTTTCTTAAATCATATTTAATTTCATTAGGTTCGCAATCTTCATCTTCACCTTTCCAAGCAATCTGAGCAAACCTAATAAATTGATTTCCTCTTTCTTCTACAATTCTATTAATTCCTCTAAAAGAATATTTAAATTCTCCATTCTTTTTAAAAGCCATAATTATCCTCCTATAGTAATATATAAATATTTTATTTATGTATTACTTGTATTGTAAAAAATAAATAGAGATCAGGAGTAATATTCTCCTGATCTCTATTAGAAATACTTACTTGATTGATTTTACAAATTACAGTCTTTCAGTATTAATATTGGGCATACCTTCAAATTCAGGAATCTGCATATACATACCAAGCTGTTTTGCAGCATAATTCAGATTACCACTGTTGAGTCTCATAATAATAAGATTCCAGTTGGTAGCTTTCTGATACTGATTTACAGCACCGATAGAACCATTCGGCGTTACCTGATAATAGCACTTGCTTCCATCAGGAGCTTTATCTCCATAAATCATACGAAGAATATTAAAGATATCAAGCTTAAACACTTCAACATAGGTCCCATCATTACTCACTGTAGGTCTATAAGCCTGAGTCCAATCGAAGTTATCTTCAATTTTTATCTGATTGTTTACTTTATTTCTAATAACAAAATCTTCAAGAATAGACTTACCATTGTCAGTAATATCGATCTTAATTCCAACAGTTGCTGCTGTTCTTGCAACTCTCTGAACTCTAGCAATCATATTATTAGTTGCCATCTCAGACATCGGAATAAATGCTGTAATAGTATTTTCATTATACTGGCTCTTATCAAGAACCTTGAAATACAGTCTCGGTACAAGAACATATGCACAATAATTAGGCATAAACGTTACATCAAGTTTGCAGCCATAATAATCTGCAAAAGCATTTCCGAAAATAGTATTAATTACTCTTCCAAGCTCATCTGTGGTTGTAATAGCTACATCTGCTACAGCATTGAAATCGGTATGTGCATCCATACCAAGCTTAAGAACTTCTACTACTTTCTCCTTCTCATTAGTTTCTTTTGTTTCGTTGGGTGTTACATTCTGTTCCATATGGAAACCTCCTTAAATAAAATATAGTGTGTTGCATCTTGCAAGATGTATAATTATAATAATAGATTTTTCTATTATTATCATTATTATAATATATTTTTAATTTAATTTTTACAAGTTAATTTTTGATCATATGCTTTTACGCAATTTAATAATCTTTCTTGTAATTGTATAGTTCGTTCTTCTGTTAATTTATACAGTGAATATATATCAACTTCATCTGAAAATTCTGTATAAGGAATAATATAGAGTTCAGATTCTTTATCTATACATTGTAAAGTTGAAACTAATAGATATTTCATTTTAATTGCATTGAGATTAATTTCGTAAGAAAATCTTAATGGTACAGCTTTATTTATTTTGATTCCACCATATAATGTAATTAATAATAATTTTTCTTCATCATTAAGTTCTTTATTATCTTGAAGATCAATATCTACTATACTAATTCCCATTCTATTTAATAAATCTTCCATAAATCCAGATTCTAATAAAAATTTATGTAATGTATTACAATATCCGTCCAAGCATAAATTTTCATATTTATATTTTTCTTTAATAAAATCTGGTTTTGTATTACTTAAATAAAATACTCTTTGTTCAAATAATTCTTTTAAAATAGATTCGGATTCTTCATTATCTAATAGCATATTAAGATCAAAAGATGAATCTGTTTTATATACATGGCATAATCTTGAATTATTTACTCCATCATTTGTAATAAAATCTGATAAAGCATAACCTGCTGGTAAAGTATCTAGAGTTATAGATAATCCAACCTTATCAAGTTCTCCTGCCATTTCTGCAAATATATTATTTATACCTTGTCTTGCAACAATATAAGGTTGATTTATATCTGGCATTTTTGTAACTCTATTATTTGGAAAATAAATTAATAAAATATCTCTTATTTCTCTGATTTCATTTTTAACAGAAATAATATTAGATAAAGACACTATTCCTTCTGATTTTAATAAATCATATTCAATTTTAAATTTATTATATCTTTTCTCATCAATAATCATAAATTCATTTTCATCATCATAAAAATGGTATGTTTCATTATTAATAGCAAGTAATAAATACTTAATATCATTACTTTCTTTAATAATATTTGCTACTCTATACATATCGAAACAATCTTCTTCTTTATTATATTTACAATAAATTTTTCCAAGTTCTGTACTAATATTATCCATAATTTTAATTAAACCTCATCTCATCTATCTTTTTAATATTTATTGTTCCATCATTATCTATATCTAAATTGTATATATCCAATTTATTTATTTTTGCTTTAACTATACATAATGTTGCTTCTATAATAGTATATATTGGATTTGTTCTATCATTATTGGGATTACTATTTTTAATTTCTTCATCAATTAATTTAATTACTTCATTATAATCAACTATTTTTGAATTATTTTTCATTTAATTAATTACCTTTCTGTTTAAAATATAATAAATTAATATCAGAAGAGAGTAATCTCTCTTCTGATATTATTATACGTCATTATTATAATATATTAATATTTATAATTTTAATATTCTTCATGAACAGACAACTCTATATAATAACCTTCTGTATGTGCATCTACATGAAAGTTCCTACCATATATGTTTTTACGATTGTGTAGGGTATTATTAATATAATTAAGAACTTCTTGTAATTCATTCTCATTATTAAATTTAGCTCTAATTTTAAGAATATGTCTATCATTATCAGTAATACCATGCACATTAGCAGCTGTTTTATCACCTACTATTTCATAAACAGCCATAGTATGGTCAAAGAAGTTTATAATATCATCTATCGATGAAGTAAAACCTTGGTATGTCTGTCCAATGAATTGTATTCTATCCATTAGATGTATACCTCTCTTTTTACATACTATTCTCTAATGCTCTACCAAATGCTGCTGCACTTTTTTGTTCTTCTGTCATTTTACTTTCTGCTTCTTTTTCTTTCCAGTAAGCATAATAAAGAGTATGAATTTCATAAAATGGAAGAAGATCTAAATCATGCATACTAGCAGCACTTTTAAAGCGTTGAGAAATTATGATCTTTCTGTAGGTGTAGTCGCTAATTCCACCAATCGCTGTTGCATAAAAAGCAACTGTCTAGGAGCAAGAGGCATTGCAGGAATTTCAGCTCCGCACTTTACACATTTACCAGCTGGAATTTCATATTCAACCATTCTGGTTTCAGTTGCTTTAGTAAGCATAGAGTTAATAAGAGCAATTAATACAGAAAATTCTTTGCTATCAAAATCTTTAAGAATTTTAGCATATGTAGCAATCTTAGATTTGAAAGTTTTTCCATAATTTCCTACATAAGCTTTCCATCCGATAGGTTCAAAATTCATGGTATCATGATTAATCTTATAAATATAATCAATATATTGAATAATCGAAATAATTGTATTATATTTTTCTAAGAAAGGTCTATCTACAGAATTAAGTTCGTATACCATAGTAAATATAGATGGAATCTTAAGACCAATAGCAAAGTCATCATTAATAACATTTACCACAGAATCATATTTAGCAGTATTATCTGCAGTAATTGTAGTATTCATAATTTCATTAAATTTATTTTTAATATCATCATTATTAAATTTAACAATTTTATCGATATCAATATTATCTGTTAAAAACTGATGCTGACATTTCTGTTCTCTACAAGTCATCGGAAGGTAGTTAGACCCTTTCATAGATGCAAGATAAAGAGCAGCAAATATAGATTCAATGTCAAGGAAAGGAATAGTTTTAGCCCAGTTCTCAATAGTAGTAGGCTTATATTCATTAGCATCATGCTCATACATAATCTTAAGCTGTTGCTGAGTAATACCTATACTAGATTCAGAACCAGAATCATCATAATCAAAAAGAAGAGCAATTTCTGGTCCTTTAAGAGCTGAAGCTATAAATGGTCTCTCAGAATACATCATAGGCCATTTTGCAGTTCTTGTAATTTCTGTTACTCTATTTTTAAGAGCATCTTTAATAGGAATAATCTTTTTAGAAATTACAAACTGAGAAGTATCTAATTTCTTTCCTGTATTAATAATTTTCTTAAGAATTTCATTTTTAAGATTCTTTTCTCCAGCAATTCTTATTTCTTCAATCTCTTCTGGAGATAATTGAACAGCATCTTCTTCAGTTTGTGCTGCATCTTCTGTAGAATTTACATCATCAAAATCTTCTTCATCAATATCAAAATCTGAAGAAGAAGAATTAGATATAGTATCTTTTGTAACTTCTGTATCATATGTAACAGTAGAAGATACAGAAATAGCTCTATCCATCAAACTATTTCTAATTTCTTCATCTTTCTTTTCAAGAATATTTACTTGTTTTTCTTCTTTTTTTACAGGCTTTTCTTCTTCAGATGCTATATCTTTAGTATCCATCTTAGCAAATTCTTCATTATTATTAGATTCTAATTTATTTTCTTCTTCATTAAATATTTGATCTTCTCTATAATGATCATTTTTATAATCATTAATAGTTCCATCAACTAAAATTTCATCATCTTCCTCTTCTGCATAATCATCATCGTCATCATCGAAATATCCATCATTATCATTAGCAAAAGACTTTTCTTCTTTTATGTCATATTGATTTGCAAAATAACTTTCGGTTTCAAAAGGATTAGAATTTATTTTAGCTGATATGTTTATATTATCATCTATAGTATTAGTATCTTTAAGATCCATTTCAAGATCTTTTTCTACATCATCTTCTTCATATGCATTATTATCATATTTTACATCATTTTCAACATTTTCATTATTAGAAGCGTTTTGCGTATCTTGAGGATAGTCTATAGGCATATAATTAACTTCTCCTTCTATCTTCTCAAGACCATTATCAATTTTTTCTCTATTTGTTTTATCTGCTTCTTCAGCATATTTAATAAAATCTTGAAATTCCTGCTGTTTTCTTCTTACAGTTGCATCAAGCTGAGACATAGCATTAGATTGAACGGTTTTAATAAAACTTGGTTCATCTTTGGTTTCTTTTTTAATATAGTCATTAGGGTTGATTTGTTGAATTTCAGAAGTAGCATCTATTGTTCTTCTTGGTCTTTTTCTAAAATTTGGATTAATTCTTATATTATTAGAATTATCTTGAGTTTCTACTCCAGAAAGACCATTTGTTGTGTTAATACTAACATTTTGCTGAACAGGTCTTTTTACAGCATCTAAAGATACTGTTTGAGTAGGAGGGGTTTTAACAATATCTGTCATATTTAAATCTTTAACATTATTCATTATTTATTTTCCTCCAGGAATATTATTACTTTAAAATATCAGAAAGTTCTATTGGTGTTTCACTTTCTTCTGTATCATAAATATAATTTGTATCATTAGCAGATATAATAATTTTTAAATAATGAGTAGGTTTAATTTCCATAAATACAGTAGTTTTATTAATAAAATCATTTGGAAGATAAGTATTAATTTGATCTTGAACTCTATCTTGAAGCATATTCATATTATCTTCTGTAATAAATCTATACTTAGGGCCTAAACCTACACCCATTGCTGGATGTAAAGGATTTTGTCCTGGTTGTAATAATAATAGTCTTAATAAAAGTAAACCATAAGCATCAGATCCTTCTACATGATCTGGAACCATAAACTCATTGGTAGTTAATAAATATTCTTTCATAAGGAAACCCTCCTTAAGATTATAATATAGTATAACATGTTAATATTTATTTTAATATATTTTTAATGATGAGTTTAAAAATAAAGAATAATGAATAGATATAATAATTATGAAAAATATAAATAATAATTTTTCAAAGATAAGGAGAAAAATAAAATGAAGAAAACATTAATTACTCACAATTCCGTGTTCCATGCAGATGAGGTAATGGCGACAGCAATTCTGTCATGCCTCTACGATAGAAGTAATGTTACAATTTTAAGAACCAATAAAGTAGATAAATATGTAAATGATGAAAACACGATTATCTATGATATTGGATTTGGAAAATACGATCATCATCAGAAAGGGGGAAACGGTGTAAGAAAAAATGGTGTTCCTTATGCTGCATGTGGCTTGATCTGGAACGATTTTGGAAAAGATCTTATTGCTAAAACGGCATCCAATATGGGTATCGAATTAACATATGAAGAAGTTAATAAGATCTTTGGAATTATCGATACTTTGATTATTCAGGGTATCGATGCTAATGATAATGGTTACAGGGCAAAGAATTATGTAAAGCCCGAGGTTAACCATTATAATATCAGTAACATCGTTTTTTCTCTCAACGCCATTAGTTATGACGGCGGTGTAACTTCATCACAGCAGGATTTCAATTTCATTTCTGCTGTTGATATCTGCAGTAAGATTCTGATTGCAAATATCAGAAAATATGCAGATACTGTAGCAGCAGAAAAGCATCTGCAGAAATTAATCGATTCAAGAGAGCATAAAAGAATTCTTGTATTAGACAAATATGTTCCTTGGATCAAATACGTCGTTGAAAATAATGACGATATTTGGTATGTTGTATTCCCTTCAGCTAGAAATGCTGGAGAATATAACATGCAGACTGTTCAGATCTCTGTAGATTCTTTTGATCAGAGACATCCTGTTCCTAAAGAATGGTGGGGTGGAAATACAGATACTCTGCCTGAAATCACTGGTGTACAGGGAGCAACATTCTGTCATCAGAGTAACGGTTTCCTCACTGCAGCACGAGGGCTAGAAGATATGATGAAGCTCGCTTCTCTTGCTGTAGAAGAAAAAGTTCATGTGTAAATAAAAACAAAATAAAAGAGGGAACTAGATTCCCTCTTTTATTTTTTATAATATTTTGAAAATAATTCATTTATAATTTCGTATACATCATCTACAGCAAAAAATTCTATATCTGTTGTTTTATTATTAAATAAATTATTAATATCTTCTAATGTATATCTATTATATGTGTTATTTAATTTTTGTATTATTTCATTTTTAAATTTTGTTAAATTATTATTTATAAACGATTCTTTTTCAAATTTCATTCTATAAATATCTTCATCGTTTGGAATATTCATTAATATAAATCCTTATTATTATTATTTATTTGTTTTATTAATATTATATAATCATTATAAAAATATTTTTATATAGCGTTATTTCAAAAACATCCCAATAATCTATTATAAGGAGTCTTTAATGAAAGATATTATTTTAATAGAAGCTTCTTCTAAGAGTACTTATCAAAGAAAATATAAATGTCCTTATTGTGAACAGAAGTTTGAGAGAACTAAACTTCATATACATATTCAAAATAAACATGAAGAATTAATTCCAGAAGGATATACAGCTCTTAGAGTTGCTTTTAATACTATAAATAATAAAACCGAAGGTCATTGTATTATGTGTGGAAAAGTCTCTGATTGGAATGAAGATAAAGGTAGATATGAGAGACTTTGTAACGATCCAAAGTGCCATGAAGCATATAAAAGAATGGCTGCAGAAAGAAATAAAAAGAAATATGGTACAGAAAGATTACAATCTGACCCAAGATATGCTGAAGAAGTTCAAAGAAAAGCACTCCAAGGAAGAAGAATAGCAGGAAAATATAAATTTACCGATGGTGGCGAAATAGATTATCTGGGAGCTTATGAAAGAAGATTGCTTGAATTCATGGATAAAGTAATGAAATGTAAATCCGAAGATATTGCTGCTCCTGGACCTACAATAAAGTATATGTATCAAGATAAAGAGCATCTTTATATTTCTGATTTTTATTATATTCCATATAATTTAATTATTGAAGTTAAAGATGGAGGAGATAATCCTAATACAAATCCTGCATTGAGGGGATATAAAACAGAGAGACAAGAAGCTAAAGAAGCTGCTGTAAAAGCTACTGGAAAATATAATTATGTAAGACAGACTAATAACGATTTTAGCCAAATTATGAGTATCATGGCAGTATTAAAATATAATTTACAAAATGAATATTATGATCCTATAATGAGAATTAATGAAATGGTTTTAATTGAACAATTAGAATCAAAATTATCTCTTAATAAATTTCTTAAAGAAAATTCAATAGATGATGCTTATGAACTTTATAGTTGGATGCATAAAAATATTAAATATAAAAGTACTGGAAGATATCAATCTCCTGAAGAAACTATAGAAAAATTATCTGGAGACTGTCATGATCAAGCTGAATTAGCTTATAGATGTTTAATGAAGCTTGGATATCAAGTTGGAAAAGTTTTTATGGTTGAATATTATGATTATGAAAAACCAGGTGGAAGAACTCATACTTTAACATATTTCTTATCAAATAATAATTATTATTGGTTTGAAAATGCATGGGGAAATAAAGCTGGAATTCATAAGCTTAAAGGTAAACAATTTATTGAAATACTAAAACCAGTATTTGAAGCTTGGGATTGGTCTGGAAAATGTGATAAATTATATTGGACTCCATTTAGAGCAAATCCTAAATATGGTTGTGATCTTGGAGAATATGTTGGATTATTAACTCCAGAAAAAGAACCAAAGAAAAATATTTATTATAAAGATAAATCTTTAAATGAATCTATTCTTTTTAATGAAAAAGATATTTATTATAATAAAGATAAATTTGATTCTGGAGAAATTAATCTTTGTTTTATTACTGGTCATTCTGGATCTGGTAAATCTACAATGGCTAGAGATATGCAAAAAAATAATGTTGAGCATTATGAACTTGATGATCTTCAATGCATTAAAGATTATTTCACAATGTCTCAATTAAAAGAATATGGAGATCTTATTTATTCATATTTTAATGGTCCTGGTAAAAAGTTTTATATAACTTATCAAGAGTTAATGGATAATAAAATTCCAGGATCAGAATATGAAGATAAACTATTTCCAGGATTTGTCCATTATTCTATGCAATATGCTAAATCTCATAAAGATAGGAAATATGTAATTGAAGGGGTTTGGCTATTCTGTAATGATGATAATGGATCTCCTTGGTTTAAACCAGAAGAGTTTAAAGATTATGCTTTTTATATTAAAGGAACTTCAATGATAGTTTCTAAATGGAGAGCAGCAAAAAGAGATGCAGAAAATAATGATAATTCTTTTGATAGATTAAGATATTCTTCTAAAGATTTCTTTTTTAACAATTGGAAATGGTATTTTATAGATGAAAAACAAATAAACAGATTTAGAAATTATTTTAAAAAGATATTAGTAAATGAATCTGTATCTTTATATAATTCTGATTCGGATATTAATTATAATCAATTATCTAAATATAAGATGATAATAGTTGGAGAAATTCATAATAATCGTATGATTAATATGTATAGAAAATTATTATCTGCTTATAAATTTGATTATTTGATTGCAGAGTTTGCTGATATAGATAGATCGTTTACAAGAGAAGAATTAAAACAAAAAATGGATAATGCTATGAATGGATCGTATAATTATGATCCATCTAGGCCTTGTGATTATCAATATAATTATTGGATTTATAAATTGGCTTATGATTTTGATATTCCTCTTATTGGATGTAATCCTGTAAATAAGAAATATAAAAATATGAATGATGAAGATAAAAACAGAGAAGCTTATATGCTTTCTGTAATTAAAGAATTTGAATCTAAAGGAAGATGTCTTGTTCAATTAGGAGATCATCATTTAAGAAGCATTCCTATTACAAAAGAATTTTTAGAATATTGTAATGATACTACAGATGACAGAGGAATATATAAAAATATAGATGATTTAGTTGTAGAAAATTCAAGTCCTATTTGGGATGAATATAATAACAAACCAAATGTTTTATTATTAAGAGTAAAAAGTGAATATGATAATGAGATTAATTTTATGAAAAATATAAATGAATCATTATTATATGAATCAGATGATGCTTCTAAATTAGATAAAAATTTTAAGCATAAATCTGGTATAGAATTTGATATTGTTGATATTAGAGATAAAAAAGTAAAAGGAAATATTGATGAAATAAAAGGAAAATATAAAGATTATTTTAAAGGATTTGCTGCTTTTGAAAAAGGAACCGATAACTTTGCTGGATTTATAAGGGTTTGGCCAAATTGGGTTATGAATGAGAAATATAAAGGTAACCAAATTTCTCCAATCGAAGTTAAAAAGAAATATAGAGGATATGGATTAAGTAAATTATTGATTCAAAAATCTATAGAAAAATTTGATGCGAATATGCTATTTGTTGCTAAAGATAATGAAGTTGCAATAAATCTATATAAAAAGATGGGGTTCAAAATAAAAGAAGAATTTGATTGGAATAATGAGCCTCATTATATAATGACAAGAGATACAGTTATTAAATTAAGTGAGGTAACTGAAGATATGTCTGGAACTATTGGTGCAGCTCTTGCCCCTACTACTAAAGGAGCTAATATTATTAAACCTTTACCAGTTCCTACACCATATATATCTGATCCGGATCACTATTTGGTAATAAATACAAGACCTGATCAGAAACTTTCATATTCTATTACTAGAGATCCTCTTCAATATACTCTTTATTCTGTAGATCCACAAGAAAAAGGATTTTATAAAGTATTTAAATCTGATAAAGGGAAGATCTCTAAAAATTATCTTACTTTTAAAATTAAAGATAAGAAAAAAGCTAAAGAATTATATGAAAACCTTACAGAACTTTATAAAAGAAATCTTACTTTTATGGATCATGGATTAAGTTCTGATGTTAATGAGAATTATATTTATTCTTATTTAACTGACGGTAATAATATTATAACTCCAGATCAAATCTTATTTGATAATAGATTCGAATTAGTTAGAAGTTTTGAAGAATCTGTAAATTATGAAAGTTCTAAAATATACAACTATCTTCTTAATGGATATTCTATAGAAGATGAATTAAATATATTATCTGAACAGGTAAAGGAATTGGAGGAAGATATTAATGAATGATCATATGTATATAGTATTACCTCCAGATATTGATAATTTAGAAGAATTAGAATATTGGAAATCTAAATTTGATTCTATGACATATTATCAGAGAAAAGTATCTAATGATATTTCAATTGAGAATTTTGGATCTGATAATATTACAAGATACAACAAACTTAAATCTAAATTATTAGATAAAATAGATCCTAATATCAATTTAGGAGAAATAAGTCCTGAAGATACTAGATTATCTTTGGAAGATATATTAAGAGATTTAAATGAATCTTCTTCTGAAACTCCTACTTTAGTGGTCAATGATATAGAGGATAAAATTATTAAAGTTAAAAAAGCAGAATCAGAAGGATTAATTATTATGATAGATCCAGATTTAGGATTTTCTGATGATTATCCAGAAGATTCTATTGCTAAGCTTAAAGATAAATGGAACAAATTTCAAGGATTATCATATGATAAAAGACAATTATCAAATGATACTGCTAAAGATATATTAGGATTTGATAATTATTCTCTTTATGATATTATTTTAAATAAACATATTAAGAGAATTGATATAGAAGATTCAACACCTTCTGATGATAATCCAGAAGAAGATTTTGATATATTAGATAAAGCAAGACCATATTTTACTCCTTATGAATTAGGTTCTGATTTTAAATCAGCTGATCCAATAACAGAAGCTGGTGGACCATATAAATGGTCTAGATTATTGGAAACTCTTTATGTAGAACTTAATTCTACTTATGATAAAAATAAAATAAAATATATAAAAGAATCTATTTATGAATTAGGATGGAATCCAGAAATTCCTTTCTCTTTAGAAACTGCATGTAAAGTTGGTATAAGACATAATAGTTATAATAATATTAGTTTTATAGATTTAACAGAATCTGGCATACCAGCAGTAGAAGAAATTCCAAATAACGCTACATATGAGAATTTGAAAGATAAAATAGTTCCGGTATTTGTTGTATTAGTCTCTGGAAATTCTCTTGCTGGAGCTAGTATAAAATGGTTTACAGATTCTCAATGGAGTCATATATCTATGGGATTTGATTCTAAATTAAAGACTTTATATTCATTTAATTTTTATATAGATGAATTTAAAGTTACTAATGGATTTTCTATAGAAGGAAAAGATTTATATTTAAAGCAAAATAGAAATATGAAAATTAAAACATATTGTTTATTTGTTACACCAGAACAAAAAGAAAGTATGTTAGAAGCTATTGATTGGTATATAAAAAATAAAAATAAAACTAGATATGATTTTGGAAATATATTCAAAATTACATTAAGAAGTAATAAAGATTCAAATGATAAAGATAAAATGATATGTAGTCAATTTGTATATTCTATTTTAAAATTAGCAAATTTTAAAATGAAAATTACAAAAAATAATAGTAAAATAACCCCTTCTGATATAGATAAATTAGCAAATGATGCAAGATTTTATTGCATGTATGAAGGGAAATTATCTGAATATAATAGTAATGCAATAGACAATATGATTAAAAAGATTATTGTTACATTACCATTAGAGCAATTTGATATAGAAGAAAATACAGAATTTAAAGATTTATATAATAAAGCTATGATGCTATTAAATTAAAAATAGTGGAGCAGTTTTTACTGCTCCACTATTATATTATTTCTGTTCAGTATTTTGCTGATTTTGATTAGATTGTTGCTGGTTATTTTGTTGATTATTTTGATTTTGCTGTTGATTGTTGTTTTCATCATTTTTTGGCTTTTTATATAAAGATTTATAAAGAGCCATAAATTGTCTATAAGCTGCCCAAGTAGCAGTCATTTTTGCAGATAAAGCATAAGTCATATACTTAAAATATCTAGTAATTCTAGCATTTGCTTCTCTTATTCCACTGCCACTAGTACCTTGAGATTCTTGAGCATCTGCACCAACATTAATCTGAGGAGCTTCATTAATATTAATAATTTTTTCACTAGTAACCAGTCCAAAATGCTCAGCAAGATTAAATTTAAAATCATCAAATTCAATAGCAGAATTATTCTGACTTTGCATATTATTTCCAACTTCAGAAGCTGGAGTTCCTGTAACATTATTTATTGTAGAATTTGTGGTATTATTTAATTTCTTATCATCTTCAACTTTATCAGCAGTTTTCTGTTTATTTTGTTGAGCAGACTTAAATTGCTCATTAATAAATTTTCTATCTTCTTTAATATTACCAAAAGTAGTACCATCAAATCCATTTCTTATTATCTCATCAACGAATTTAAAAGTTTGATCTTTTCTAAATCCTGCTTGATTAATAGGAATTGGTTTATCTTTTTGAATATAATTAGTATAAAACCCTTCTGATACTTTTGCACTAAAGGTTTTATTATCATCTTGTTTTGGAGTAATGTCTAATGCTTTATAGATAGCATTTTGCATATCAGCATCTGTATTCAAATATTCAGCATTATCATCATATTTAATTCCATTTAATCTTCTAGTAAATTTATCAATATCATAACATCTCCAATCAGATACTGTTGTAGATGCAAATTGAATTTCTTTAATTTTTCCTCTATTTCTGTTCCAAAAAGGTGTATCTATTCCTTTTGTAACAGTTTCAATAACTGTTTGTCTAAATTTATCAAACATTTGATTGAATCTATCAATAAATTGAGGAGCTCCAGATACTTTACTGTCTGTATTACCTATATTGCCACTACCATTAGTGACAGTAGTTTGTACAGAATCTGCTTTAGCTTGAGCAGTATTAGCTGTTCCAGCAGTAGCTGTTGGCTGAGAAGCTCCTGTTTCATCTTCTGTTAAATATTGAATAATAGTAGAATTATATTCATTTTCTAACCAATATTCTTCTGTTATTGTAAGCATTGATTCAAATTGTTCTTCTAATATTCTAGCATAATAAACATCATCTGTAATTTCAACAGAAGATTCAGTAGTAGATTCTTCTATTCCTAATTGCCTTAAGATAAGTCTATGTGCTAATGATTTTACTCTAGCAGAATCACCAGTATTATAATCAAAAATTCTATTAATTCTTAATTCTTTAGATTTAAGAATATTTATATTAGCACTAATTACTTGCTGTACAGTATTAATAATTCTTCCTATACTAGAAACTATTCTATTAGTAATTTCTTGATTCTCTTGTGTACCAGTAGATATATTTTTACTAATATTAGATTTAATTTGTGATTCTGCATTGTTTAAAGATTTTATTATATCATTATAATTCTTATCAATAGAATCTATATCTTTCTTAATATTATCAACGATCTCTTTTCCTCTTGTAAGATTATCTAATGCAAGAAGATAAAGATCAACAGTAAGTCTTGTGGGTTTACTATCATTAGAGCCAAAAGCTTTCTTGGCAACTTCGATAGAAGAATTTACAGGATTAGATACATCATATGAATATCTTCCAAACATTTTTGAAAGCATTGTTTCTTTTTCTTCTTCAAGAAAATCGGCAAGAGATTCAGAAGCTTCTAAATCTTTTCCAACAGTTTTTGGATCTAATGTACCACTTTTATTATATCCATAAATATATTTATCTTTATAAACATAAGCATCAAGAGCTTTGGTTGCCATTTTTACAAGATTAGACCCAATAACAGAAGTATCTGGAAAGTTTTTATTCATCAAATCAGCAGTAGGCTCAATATCAGAAATCGTTAAAGTAGTATCAGCTTCTGTATTATTGTAAAGAGCTTGTCTAAGAATCTTAATTCTTTCATTTTGCCTAAATTTTTGTTCTACTTTATCTTCTTTGTTTTTATTAAATGATTCATTAATTCTTTTAATTAATTCTTTAAATGCAAATACAATAATTCCACAAACTTTTTTAATAGCACCTACTACTTTTCTTACAATATTAGAAACAGTATTTGCAATATTATTAATAAATTCTGATTCATTAACATATTCAATATTATTAAGATTATTTAACTCAATTATAGATTCTCTCATAATCTGATTAAATTGAGTAATTTGTTGAATCATATAAGCTTCTGAATAAATAGAATAAGATAAATCATAAGATTTATATTCAGGAATCTTGAAATAAGAATTAGAACCTTCTTTAAGAAGGGTGTAATTCAAGTTAAGTCCCATAATAATACTCCTTATATTGTGATAATTATTATAAAGTTAAAAATATAAGAGAACTCAAAAGAGTTCTCTTATTATATATTTTAAAATGTTTTATTAAAATTTATTTTTTTCTTATATATTCTTAAGATATTTTATTATTATAATTATGAGAAATTAATATATATTTCTAGAAGAGATATATCATCTAAATCGTTTTGATTTTATTATTTATTTAATTTATTTTTAATTTTATTTTTTATATCACTATCTGGAAGAGAATCTATATCTACAACTTTTCCTTTATCGTATAATTCTTTAACTTTAGATTTAACTACATTTTTAAATGTATTATTTAAATCTTTATTATCTATTATTTTTCTATCATTTTTTTTTCAGATTCATCAAGAACAGCAAGAATATATTCTGCTGCTTCTTTAAGTTTTTTGCTGGTTTTTTGATCAACTTGTTTATTAAGTTTTTCGCCAGTTTTTGGATCAAATCCTCTTTTTCTTAATTCTCTACCAACAGTTTGACCATACATTTTCTTTGTATCTTTGCCTGCTGACAAATAAGTCATACCATCTGTAGATTTTAGACTTTTATCGGCTCTTTCTAGTGATTGTTTTCTTGTCTGTTGTAACTCTTCATTTGAACAATTCTTTATACCATCTCTAAGTTTATTAACTGTTTTTTTTCTTGTATTCATAACAATATCCGCTACACTTTTTGATAAGCCAGTATTTGGTGCAGATAATGTATTTCTAATTTGCCTATCACTTCTATTTTCATTTAAGTATTCACCTAAACTACTCTCATTTACATTAAATATAGACATAATATATTACTCCTTTATATATAGATTATAAGAATTTTTATATTAATAATAAGTACTTAAAAAAACGATTTTATGTTTTATTTACTATTCAAAATTTCATCGAATCTTTTATCTATAGTATCAAACAATGCTTTATTATCTGTATCTTGTTCTCTTCTATCTCCACCAAATCTCTTATATAATTCTCTGTAATATGCTCGTCTTATAGCAATACTATCTTCATCTTTTGGAAAATTAATATAATCATCTATAAGTTTTTGCATTTCTTCAACTTGTTGCAAAAGTTGTATCTTTACTTTTGGATCTAAACTTTCTTTTGCTAATTCTCTCTTTAAATATTCTATACTTACTTTAATTCTTGCTAAATCATTAGGATGTGGATCCATAATATTTAATGTATATAAAATAGAATCTATTAATAAAGCTTTAAATACTTTAAAAGCAATGATTACTGTATTTCTTGTTTGCTTAATATTATTCATTTTAATATAATATTCTTCAATTTTTCTTAAAAAAGAATGAAGTTCTGGTCCATATCCATACATTACAGCAAAAGAATCAGCAAATTTTTCGTTAGTATATCCATATCTTGTTCTTTTCATATTATCTTCCATTGATTCTCTAAAGAATTTAGAAGATACAAATTTCATAGCAGATCTTGCAGTACTGCTAATAGCATGAGGAATAGAAAATATATTATTTTTAATTTTAACAAATAAATTATTCAATTGTCCAAATTTATCAAAAAATTGAATTGTATCATCTACATCACTTTTTATAGTATCTAAAGTCATTTCTTTCCCGGAAGAAATATTATTATTAATTTTTATATTAATATCTTTTAATATTTTAAGAATATTAAATACAAGACTATATACACAATCTTTATCTGTTACAGCTTCAAAGAAATTATGACCAATCTCATGAAGAATACAAGCAATAATTTCGTCATCAGATATATTATCACAATTTATAAGTCCAATATTTAATGTACATATTCCATTAACTATTCCATTTGAAGCATCATGATAAAAACCATTATTAGAAGCTTTAAGAAAAGTAATCATTTTTCTAACTTCTTCTTTAGATCTAAATGTATGAGTTCCAAATGTATAAGCATTAATAGTCTGATCTGGAGATATATTTAATGCAAAAGAATTAAATCCAAATAATTTTTCAACCATTCTATTAAATTTCAAAATATCTTTATCAGTATTAATAGAATTAGAAAAAGATTTTCCTTTAATTTTGTTTCTAATAATCGAAAATTGATTCTGTAATGATATTATAGGAGTTTTTCCAATATATAATTCATTTAAAATTTGTTCTCTCATAATATGTAATCCTTAATACTATATTTTTATATTATAGATGAGTTAAAAATAAAAAAATAAAAGGCAAGAATAAATCTTGCCTTTTATTTTTAAATATATCTTACAATACCATATACTGCATTATATATAACATCTTTATTTTTTGTCATATTTTTAGAAGATATATATTTATTAAATTTATCTGTATTAAAAGCACTAATTGATTTATAATATTGTCTTCCAGTACTTTTACACCACTCTATATAATTTTCATACATTACTTTAATATTTACTATACCGCCATATTGGTATGTAAGATGAGAATTTACAAAATCTATTAATCCTTGTTGTAATTCTCTATCTTTATTCTTTTTTGATATATTTAATTTATTAGTAACGTCAGCATATATTCCTTTTTCTCTATCAATATATAATGTTATACGAATATCATTATTTTTATCAATATCAACACCAAATTCACTTTTAATATTATTTATAATAATATCATATCTATATTTAGGTAATTCTGTTAATTTAATTTCCATTATTTTCATTATTAGATACCTTATTATTTTCCTTTATTGTAGTAGGATCAATTTTTGCATAAATATCACAATATACAGAATCCCACATATCATCAGCACTATCCAAGTACCAAGGTTCATTTTTATAATATGTATGATTAATATCACTCCAATTTGCTGTTCCTAATTTAGCATGAATATATAAAACATCATCTCTTTTAATATATTTATTAAAAGTATCACGAGCATTTCTGATTCTTTTAAATTCTGATTTTAATTTATATTTAAGATGTCTTCTAAATTTACCATGAATTTTATTCCATTTTATTTCATTATTTTTAATATCATAGTATTTAGATAATTTATTATTTTTTGATTGTATGTAATAAGATATTGCAACAGGATTTATTGCGAACTTAGGAATACCAAAAATTAATTCTTCTACACAAGATTTTTCAGTAAAATAAAGATCTTCATTATTAATAATAATAGGCTCATATTCATTTTTCATAAGTCTATATCCACGAACTCTGGATATATTTATATTATTTTCTTTAGTAATATAACTAAGATCTTCTATTTGAGCATAAGCACCAATATCCATAAAACCTCCTTTAATACAATAATTAAATAAAATATAAAAGAGGAGAGAAAACTCTCCTCTTTTTATTATATTATAAAATTTAAGTAGTATACATTGATTGAAGAATAGATTGTTTAAGTGAAAAAAGACGATCAAAATTATTAATATCTTCAGGAGTATAGGTCTCTCTACCGCATCTAGCTAAAGTATTAGCATTGATAAGAGTATCTCTTTGCATAGATACAGCAGAATTAAAATATCCATCATTTCTAGATATATACATTACATTTCTAGGGTTAAATTTCTCCCAAGCAAGTTTAATAAAAGTTTGATTAATTGGAAGAAGAATATTTAAAACATCCAATATCTTCACACAGGTCGCTAATCTGTGCAGTTCTCTTATGAACTTCTTCAGGTGTTACCCGAATGTTGAGACTATATCTTCCTATACAATAAATATATAGGCACGCCCATTTTGAATTTGCTTAAATTCTCAAGAGGTACACTCATCTCTCTTTAGTCGTTGAACCTTCTTCTGTTCTAGAAGCTTGGCTGCTGATCATCCAATCCTTAATAGTGTAACTATATCAAAATCCTATTATGGTTTGCCATTTATATATCCCTATATAAATTTAGTCATTAAGGCTCTAAGGATTTTCCAGCAATTAGAGCGTGTTAGGCAATGTTATTTACCATCGAAATCTGCTGCCAACAAAGGCAAAGGTTGAAGGGGAACTGACATTGTATATGTTTCTGTAAATCCTACGCAAAACATACTTAATATACTTCCATAACTACGCTTTATTCACATAGAATCGTTGATATTATCTCTCTTTCTATGCAGTTCTCTTATGAACTTCCCTATATTTCTATAGGATACTAGACTATATCTTTATCTGCCAATTAGATATTCACCATTTCGATTTAAAGGGTCTTACTTCCCTAAATGCCCTACCTACTTAGGCTCTAACTTCAAGATTATCTATTATGAGATATTCCTCTACAAATATCTGATATTGTGGAAATTGAAAAATTTGGAAAAAACTTTTCGGTTATTTCTTTATAATTATATCCATGCTCATTAAGATTTCTAATTAAATCAGCATCTTCATCTGTAAGTCGATGAAGATTAGCAGGATTCTTTTTATATGAATCATAGTAAGATTTTGGTTGATAATTTGGATCATAATAAACCTTATTTAAACAAATATTTTGTATAGATGTACCAGATATATTTTTATACCCCATATTTTGTATTTGACTATAGCTATAACCTTGATCATGAAGATCTCTAATTTTATTAGCCTCATCATAATTAAGTTTATTACAAGTTCTTACATTATTATTTTCAGCATGTATAACATTTTCTTTCATGGTGGCCCATTCAATATTAGAGTATAAAGATCCATCTGGCATAACTTTATTTACACAATTATTCGTTTTATCAAAATCTTTATGATTTACTGTTAATTGATCCATATTATTTATAGGATTAAATTTTTTAAGAACAAGTCTATGTATACTATATTTCTTTTGTCCATTTTTACAATTATCTGCTGCTAAACAGACATATTGATATCCATTTGGCCGAAGATTAGGTTTAATCATTTTCCCAGATCTAATATTCATTATTCTTCCATAGTTACTTACAGCATAATAATTTGGAAGAATATCTTTAGCTTCATTATCGGTTAAAACTTCAAATGTTTCACTTTCTTGAAGATCATCTGGTAAGAAAAATATGGCTTGTTTCATTGATGTATCATAGAGTCTTGTTCCTTTTGGACAAACTAATCCACCAAAATTACTATTTCCATTTTTTGTAACATATTCTCCATTTTCATTATATCTTCCACTATCAGTTTCTTGAGTTGATCTCATAATATATTCTCCTTATATTTTTTAAAATTAAAATATAAAGAAAATAATAATCTATTCAGATAGTCGTTGAACCTTCTTCTATTATTATAGAAGCTTGGCTGCTGATTGTCCATAAAATGGAGTTCCCAGCAATTAGATGAATTTTAATATATGATATAATAACGTATTGGCATATCATATATTCGACATTATTCCCTTTATATTTTAATTATTTTTTATAACAATAATTAAAGATAACAGAGGGAGTCCGAATATCGTAGGGTTCCGATTTATTATTACGCTTAAACCAGGTAAACCTTTCTTCTTCTCATTATCTATTATACTTTGTATTATACTGCTTATTCTATCTACTGGCTCAATTGTTGCTTTATACCATAATTGATGAGCTTCATTAGGACTCATATTATATGATCTGCATAATATATTTTTTATTCTTTGTTCAAGCATTATTGCAAGTCCTATTACAGGTAATGTAACCTCATCAATTCTTAAATCGGGATTCTGAACTATAACATTTCTACTACTGAAGTTATATCGTCCTCCCAATAAACATCTAAAATCTCCTTTTTTACCACTTAATATAGTTTCCAGCTCTGTATATAATTCCATAAATTTTTTCTGTAAATTATATAATTGCTGATTCTTTATTTTTGGCTCTCTTTGTATTTTGGTTTTATTTCTATTTATTGTAGTTACTAATTTATTCATCATAGTATACATGGCATTTGTAGGTTCATATGTCATATTTCCATCTTTAATATCAAATGGTCTTAATAACGTAGTAAATACTGGTATACTATGTGTAAATACTATATTTCTGTGTTCATAAATATCATCATAATTTTCTTTCTTAGTAGGCCTTTTTCGTAAATAGAAATCCATTATTTCATCAAATCTTTTTACAAATTCAACCATACCAATTCCAAAAAACGGTTCATCTTTATTTTTAGTTTCAATTGCTTTACTAGATAAAGGAGTTACTATATCTGAAATATCTAAAATATTTTCTAATTTAGTTCTTTTAACTCCTTGTATAGTAATACCTTTACCTAAGAAAATATCTATCTTTTTATAAAATGCTGGGTGTATAATAACAAAGGGATCTTTTAATACCATCCACCCAAAATAACTAAAATTATCATCTACATATTCACATAAATGACCACATCTTGGACAACGTAATCCAGCGTTTAATCTTCCTTTTAAACCACCATCATCAGTACAATGACAACGATATCTATCTATAAAAGGATTTACATCTGCCAAAGTTTGTCCAAACCTTCTAGAAAATAATCCATCTTCTGCTTTTAAGTCTTTCTTAATATTTCTTCCAGAAGGAGCAACTTCAAATCCATTTCCAGAATCTATATCAAGTTTTCTTTCAGCATCAAAATCTATATATTCTATATAAGATTCATATTCATAGTTTTCACTATGAGGATATGTCATTGAAGTTGATACTACATCTTTTTCATCATAGTGAAGAAAATTATTTTTATTGTGAGAATCTTCAAACAAAGATCCATATTTAATTTTTTCACTCATTATCATTCTCCAATATAATCATCGCAAGTATCATTTTTATTTATTTTTTTATATTTTTCATCATTATAACAATTATACTTATACTTATACATTTTTTTACGCTTAACTAATTTATCTAAATCTTTTTTAAACTTGTTTAATAAATCAGTAATATCATCCGTTACGCATTCTGTTTCATTAGAATTAATATAAGAAGAATATTCAATACTACAATTTACAAGTTTAGGAAAATCATAATTATCATCAAGAATCATCCAATCATTAGATGCAATATTGGTAAATGTATAAGCAGTATTTGTAGTATTTCTTATATCAATAATTTCTCCATTAGAACAATGCATCATAATTGTATTATTTTCCCATTTCCAATATCCTTTCCACGATGGAAGTTTAATCTTTTTTCCATTAAGTAATTCAAACCAAGCTTGCCTCCAAGTTAAATTAGTATTTCCAGGTTTTGCCATATATACCTCCTTAAAATTATTATTTAATTGATTGGTTTAATTGTTTCATCTGATTCTTTTACTCTTCCAAAAAATTCATCTTTATTTTCTTTAATTTCTGTTATTTTTCCATCTTTATGTATAATATATTTTTTAGGTATATTATTTATATACAATGGCTTTTTAATATTTTTACTAAATTTTATTTTTTCTTTTATTGAATCACTATTTAAAAAATCAGTCAAATTGTGTTCAAAGGACATTTAACCCTCCAAAATTGTATTCAATTTTATAATATATTTTTATACAAAAATTTACCTAATGCAACTCAAAATATCATTATACCAATCCTCAATATCAGATTCGATATTTTGTGATTTTGCAATATTTCTATATTTAGGAGAATTTCCTATAATCATTATAGAATTAATTACATTAGACATAATTTCTGTTGAAGGTTTAAATTGAGTAAATTTAGTATGTGTAGTAGCAAACATTTTTCGAGCAGCAGCAACAATTGGTGTATCATGATGCTTATCTTCAAGATATATGATATTAGAAATACCAGTTTGAATGATAGCTTTAGCACATTCGTTACAAGGAAAGAGTGTAACATAAAGAGTAGAATTTCTCAGATCTTTAATGTCTCCACGATAATTTAAAATAGCATTAAATTCAGCATGAGATGACCACATATATTTATTATTAGGATCAGAAAGATCTCTGTTAGACCAATCGTACTCTGGATCATCATCAGAAATACCATTAGGAAAACCATTATAACCAATAGAAAGAATTCTATCATCTTCAGATACAATAACTGCTCCTACTTGTGTATTAGGATCTTTAGAACGTTTAGAAATAATTTTAGCAATAAGCATATAAACAGAATCTTTAGATATTACATTGTGTCTTTTATTAGACATAAAATAAACCCTCCTAAAAATAATAGTAATAACAAGTGAAAATGAAAATGAAAAATAAATATCAGTAGAGTAACACTCTACTGATATTTATTTTATATTAATTAATAAAATAATTTTATTTTATTTGATCTTGTGATATAGGTTTATTTGTAGAAGGGTCTATAAAATAAATTCCATTAATAGGTTTTAATATTTTTTTATTATTACATAATGGCATTGTTAAAGATTCTTCTATAGATTTTCCAGATCTGATTCTTTTTGATACAGTTCCTGGGCCAAATCCTATAATTTTATCCCATTGATTATATGAAAATGTATCATCATTATATGTAATTAATTTAGGTTTTCTAGAATCAGATACAGGTTCATATAAAGATTTATCCACAGACCAATTTTGTCTAAAATGCCTATCATAAATAAGACCTCTATCTAATCCTGTGATTTTTGACCAATCTGATATTGTATGAGATTCTCCATTAGAATCTGTAAGAATTCTCATATATGCATTAACGGGTTCTGTTAATGCTCTTTCATCAGGCCATCCATCTTCTTTTCTAGCATATAAAGTAAATGCAGAGATTCCAATTATTGGTTCCCATTCAGCAGCAGTATGAGTAATTCCATTTAGAGTAAGCTTTATATTATTTCTTCTATTATTTGCTTGAGTAACTCCATCTGTCCATCTACAATTTTCCGGGCAATAGTTTCCATCATTATTTATTCTATCTATACTTAATCCTGGTTTGTAACCATTAGCCATAGCCCATCTACAAAATGTATCAACACCTGTATCTGGATTTAACCATTCATCACAAATTGAAATTCCTCTTCCACCATAATCTTTATATGAATTACGATTAGGGTTATAACATCTTGATTTCATATTATGATATATTTCATATATTGGAGTACCATGCCAACCATGTTTAGTTGATACTTCAATTTGAGCACATCCACAACTTTTAGTATGTCCATTTCTTAAATTATGGCCTCTTACTATAACATTATTTCCACAATCACACTTACAAAGCCATTGTGTTTCTCTTCCAGAAGTTCCAATAAAATCTTCTGCTCTTTCCAATACTGTAAGTTTACCAAATTTTTTTCCAATCATATTAATTAATTTATTAGACTTACATTCTTTACAACAATGAACATTACCATTGAGAAGATTATGGTGTATAACTTCTATAGTATTGCCACAATCACATTTACAAAGCCATCTAGGTTCATGTCTTCCAGTAGATGGATAAATATAGTCATCTATTCTTTTAATTACAATTAATTTATCAAATCTTTGATCTTTTAAATCTCTCCATCCTCTTTTTTTAACAAATTTAAATTTCATTTTATATATAATATCTCCTTTATTTTTATAATATATAGTTATAAGTACATTAAAAAATAATTTAAATAACATATTTGGATAGTTTAATAATTAATATAGATAAAAATAATGGTGCTAGGAATAAATCCTAGCACCATTATTATAAATATCAGCAAGTGCTAAGTAATAATTAATTTTGACCTTTACGGTTGACCTTTACGGATTCCCGACCGATTTATAATTTCGACGCGAGACTGTACCGGCTGATACTCGTCAACTAAGAATCTCTCAAATGCAGTAACAGCAGGAAGAGCAGGATTCTGAACGTTTCTAAGCTCATTGGAAACATACATCTGATAATCGTAGATTCTATACGTTACTCTGTTGGAGTTGTGTGGCATTAAAAGTACTATTAAATCGTTTTGCCACCTGAGTTTATCACTGCCAATGAACTGATAGACTCTCTTATCACTGGTAACAACAGTTCTCTTGAAGTCAAGATCCACAGGACCAATGCTGCTCGGGCTTGTATAAGTATACTCAATAGGAGTAATCTTTCTAACAAGATCCGGATCACCGAAAATGGTAATAACCATATTAGGATCATTCAGAACCTGAAGCATTCTGGTAACCTCAGAATCAAATGCATCAAAGAACATGCTGTGTCTCCAGGTAAGAGGATCAAGAGCATATCCAACAGGCGGAGCATAATCAAACTCCATGTAACCTCTACTATTCTCAGGAAGTCTATCATAAGACTCATCAAGATACTGCTTAATCTTATCATCCTTGTAGTTAGCAAGAGTGGTCTTAAGCAGGCTCATAATCTTGGTAAGCTGATTAACCTGATACAGAGCAGCAAGATCTTTAACCTCTTCAGGACTAATGGTAACACTCAGCGGAATAGCATTAGGAATCTCAATAAGTTTAGTATCAACCTTCCACTTAACAGTGCAGGTGTCAAGCATATGGTTAGCAGTATCAAGTTCTGCACTAAGCATAACTTTCTTCACTTCACCCTTAGCAGAGATAACAGTAAAGATATTCTTATCCATAGTGCCTGCAAGAACATCAGAGATCTTCTTGTTAGCATCAGCAGACTCTCTCACAACAAGCTGAACAGGAGCATTAAAGCTTCTCTCATACTGATTGTAACCAGGCTGGAACAGAATATTCACTGGGAACCAAACATTCTCAACTTCACCCTCATCAGCAGCAGTAGCAATAGGTCCATTTGGACGAATAAATCCATCAGCATCAGGCATGATATCACCCTCAGCAATATACATCTTCTCAATCTGTATAGCGGATATATGAGTCTTAATGCTAAGAGCATCAAGCTTAGTACCACCACAAAGAGCAAGAACATCGGTCTCACCAATCTCAGGAAGTTCAAGCTCAATATTATAAACAGGATTAGAAGCATCAATTGCAGGGGTCATCTTATTCTGATCGGTGAACATATCGATCTCGTTACCCTGAGTATCAACAAGAATTCTCTTTTCCATACTCATGGTGAACTTAGGACCTTCAGCAACAACTTTCTGAATAGCACCCTTATCGAAGACCATATTCATAAGAATATTCTTATGGACAGGGAAAGTCATACCGATAACCGGGTTATAATCAGCCATATCAGCATGCTCAAAGACAGCTTCAACATCGTTCTCAAACTGTTGTTCCATCATTGCATACTGATCTTCAATATAGCCAGGATCATTCATGAAAGGATCATTGGTATTCTCATCCATGAAATTACTGCAGAAGAATTCTTTAAGAGCTTCTTTAGCTGCAGGTCTACGAAGAACCTTTTTCGGCTCTTCAAAAATATCCATACCAGACTCATTAAGCAGGTTCTTAGCAAACTCTGCGAAAGATTGGACATAGTTAGTCATAGGATCTTTAGAGTAAGAACCACCAACAAAACCAGTCTTGGTAGAAAGCTTACCAATAGGCATAATTTAATCCTCCTTGTGATTATATAACTAGAATGAAGGACGTTAAGGCAATCTAGTTACTTCAAAAATATATTTTTTATTTATTTTTTATTATCAAAATACATAGGAGCTTAGAGAGTTACTCCCAAATATTTTATTTATTAGTTAATAATTATTTTTTAGAGTTATTAATTTCTTCAATAACTTTGTAAATTGAACGAAATACAGACATAAATTTAATATACATAGCATAATTTTCTAAGTAAGGATTCTTATCAAAATTATTTTGTATATAATCTATTAATATATTTTTAGTTTTCTCTGTAAACAATGTAAGTCTTTTAATAGTATCAAGATTTTCCATTGTCTTAGGAATAGAATTTATCCCTTCTTTAGTGGTAATTATAGTTTCATATAAATCTTTATAATCTATTTTTAACTGTAATACTCTAATACGTTTTTGATCATCTGTCAAAGAATCATATAATTGTTCTTCAGAAGTTTTAATATCTTCATCTGATATACCGTCAGAAGGATCGGATGGAGGAGTATCAGTGGAACCTTCATCAGTTTGAGTACCACCTTCATCAGTATTTTCTCCGGTTGTATCGTCCCCTTCAGATTCTGCTGAACCTGCTGAATCTCCACCATTATCATCCATAGTGAAATCATCAGCTTCTCCATTATCATCAGTTTGATCCTCTGCAGAAGTATCGGCTGTGGTATCAGTATTATTAGATTCATCTGTTTCTGTATCTGATGGTTGTTGTTCATCATCCATAGTGAAATTATCAGATTCATCACTATTATTATCATTATTATCTGTTTCATTATCATCAGCAGTAGATGAATCATCTTCATCTTCTAAAGTAAAATTATCTTCGTCTGTATTATCATCATCTTCAGTAGTATCAGTATCTGCCCCTAAATCTTCTGCAGTCTGAGTATCTGTTTCATTTGGATTCTCTGATGCGTCTTCTGCAGCATCTTGAGGAGTATTTTCTCCAGATTCGGCTGTTTCATTTCCTTCATCAGTAGATTCATCATCAAAATTTTCTTCTTTATCGTCCATGGTGAAGTCATTATCATCTCCGACATCTTCACCATTAACTTGAATTTCATTAATGAATTTATTATTATTAGAAGAGAATAATGACTTATTTCTTATATTTTTTAAATTAAATATAGCCATATTTTTACTCCCTTCCTCTTAATCCAGAAACCGGTTCCATAGGAATTTTACTTCCTTTTCTAGCAAGACCATAATAAATTTCTTGCCTTTTTCTTTGTAAATTCTTTTGAATTGTAAGTAAAGCTCTATATTTCTTAGTAGAACCAGTAGACTCTGCTCTTTGAATTTCTCTATCTAATACTTTTAATTCAATATCTATTTCATCTAATATTTGCATTTTTTCTTTTCTTGAAGTATAAGCAGATTTAGCCCACATTACTATAGGTCCTAATACTGCTAGTGTAGCAGCACCAACACTAGCTCCTGCTGAAGTAGCAACTCCAGCAACAGCACCTATACCGGCCCATGTTATAAGAATTTTTATAGATTTAGAAAGACTTCTTTTTACTTGTCCAGTGATAATTTCTTCTCTATAATCTGTAGATAATCCATTTTCTATATTTTTACAGAGATGATTAAATTCCATATCAAGATCTCTAGATAATTCTTTTTCTTTAGTGGATAAATTTTTTAATTTACTTTTAACACCTGTCCATGCTAATTTAAAATCATTAAGAGACAACGGTTTCTTTTCTGGTTGTTTATATTGTTTATTTTCTTGATCAGATTCTGTATTATTTTTAATATTATTTTTCTTTATATCTTTAGTATTATGAGCAGTATTATAATCTACAGCTCCAGGTGTTTTCATAGAATTTTTTATTTTATTTGCAGGATTAAGATCATTAACAGCAGATTTTAAATTTACTTTAGCTCTATTAATTGCATCTTCATTTATACCCATAACTTGAGCACAGAAATTTAATCTTAAATTATGATCTTCATAAATATCAAAAGGCTCTTTGTCTTTATTATAACAAATATATTTGATATAATTATATCTAGGATTTGCTTCTTCTTTACATAATTCTACAAAATCTGTAAATATATTATCATCAGATTCTAAGTATGGACTAAGGATTTCATAAACCAATCCAGCTTCTTCTGCAGTAATTGTACCAGCATACTTTCTATCATGTAGTTTATCAACAATAGCAAGAATAGGGGTATCAATTAAGTTTTCAAGAAGATTAGTTGTTTCATTTAAATTACAAATTAAAGATTTTTCATATGTAGTAAATCCTTTATTTAATTTTTGATTTTCTGATATAATTACATCATATTTACTTCTTAAATTAATATCAAAACTATTTTCTCCAAGAGTATAATATGCATAAGAATCTCTATTATAAAGTATATTATTAAGACAATTAACAGTAGTATTTACAAAATTATATGCTTCTTCTATAGAACCTTCATAATTATAAGATGCAATATTTGTAGAAATATGATTATTAGCATCTATATAATTCATAATATTATCATCATTAATATCATCTTCATCTCTTTTTATTCTATGAATATTAAGAGGAGATTCTTTTGCAGAAGTTTTCTCTATAGTAGATAAGAAATCTCCAGCTGTTTGAGAATCTGTAATAAGATTATTTATCTTGAATGGATCAATTTCATTAGAAGTAAAAGATACTCTTTCTTTATTACCATCAGCGTAATAAATATCGTTATTTATATCGGCTTCCCAAATATTAGTAAGATTTTCTACCAAACTATCTGTATCTTGAATATTATTCTCTTTAATAATATTTATTATATTATGTGCTTCACTTCCAGATACAAATTCTAAATTTTCAAAAATAGTTTTAGGATCAAAATCGATATTATTAATTTTAGTAAAATCATTAATAATATTATTAATTTCTGTAAGGGCAATAATATCATTAAGATTAGATTTTGCAATTTCTATAAGAGAATCTATAGATTTATTAGAATCTAACTTCCATCTATTAATCCTATCCATCCAATAAGAACTGTTTTTATTAGAAGATTCTGTTAAAAAACTGATATTTTTATCAGATGCTAAAGGTAAAACTCTAGATTCTTCTATAGCTCTTTTATAAGAATTAATATCTTCTTTTGTATTACTATCTCTTAATAAAAAATAATTAGTTACATTTTCTACTATATTTTCTACAGGAATTTCTATTCCTTCTGAATAACATAAATAAGAAACTTCTTCTAATACAATATTCATTTTAACAAAAGGAGATAAAGTATAAGTATCTACTTTTTCACAAATAGAAAATATTTTTTCTTTATCTGATTTTGCTTTATTAGAAAAAGATTCTAATTTAAATTTTTTAGATAAATTTTTATGATTTTTAATAATTCTATCTATTCTTTTATACATTTTAGCAGTTTCTACTAATCTATCAATATTAATATCTCCAATATTAGAAGATCTAATAATATCAAGACAATCTCCAAGATTAGCATTCTCTACTAATGGAATAATATCATTAATAACCACTTGACAATATTTTTCAAGCAATTCATAATCATCTTTTTCATATAAAGATTCAAGAACTGAAATTGCAGATTTGTAATCTGTACATGAATTAAAGAAATTTTCTAATCTCCATTTATATAGAGACTTATTAGAATCATCAGATAAATAATTAATATCATAATTAGATGATTCTGCAATACTATTTCTTTTTTCAAGATATCTTTGTCTCTTATACACGTACTTTAAATTTAATGGTTTACTAACCATAATTTAGAGCCCTTTCATATAGGATATTAATATAAAGTTAAATTTTAGATATTTAAAGAAAAATATAAAAAATAAATCCCCATAGAGTTTTTTACTCTATGGGGTTAAGGAGAAATAATGTTCGCTGATAAGAAAAATCAGCGATGAGTGATAAAATGATATATTCTATCATTATTATAATATTTAATTGAATTTATATATACTTTCACTGATTCTATCAGGTGTTACACCAAAATCTTTTTCATTAATCATATTATTTCTATGTATATATAGATTTGCTCCAAATTGTTTGATAAATTCTTTTATTTGTTTCATCTTTTCATCAGTTCCAAATTCATCATTATCTGGATATACATGTACATCAAAGAAAAAAATTTCATAAGATACAATCAAATGAGTTATAAATCCTAAATAGCTACTTCCAGTAATAGCAGCAAATATACCATCTTCATATCTTCTTAAATTATATTTTATTGATAATATATCAAACGGACCTTCTGCTACATGAATTTGTATTTTCTTTGGTATAGTTAAATCTATATTTGCTGGCATAACATACATTTTTTCTGTATTATCTATTTTATTATGTATATTATAATTTATATATCTTTTATCTATGCCTTTATATAAAATTCCTTCATTATACATTCTTCTTAAATTTACAAAATTATTATCTAAAGATAAAAATCCAACGAAATTATCATTTAAAGAATTTATTATATTTATATGTCTTGTATAATAAGAATTATTATTTGTATTCATATTGTTCGATATATTATATCTATTATAATCTAATAAATCTTTTAAATTTAATATAATTTTTTGTTTTAAGCATTCTTCTATTGTTAATTCTACACCAATTCTATTTTTAATATATTCAATTTTCTTATAAGCAAGATTTATATTATTTACATGATTATATATTGGATAATGAAAAGAATTATATCCTTTAAATTTATTATTAGAAATAGCTTTATTTATTAATTTATCAGTTTCTATTGCTATTTCTGGATTATAAATTCCCCATTCTATAAGTGTTTTACTATTTATAACACCAGATATTTGACATTTAAAACAATGATATACAGGGCAATCATCTTTATCTTGTGGAATATGAATATACATATGTCCATGAGTTATATCTTTTGAATCCCCACATGAACGACACCTAACAATTATTTCACGATTTTGACTAGCTAATTTTGCTTCTGGAAAATTAGATATTATAAATTGAGCAAACTGCTCTCCAAATTCAAACAATTATTTTACCCCCTTTCACATTTATAATATTTATATGAAAGGATATTTAATTTTCTTCTTTGAATCTCACTATAAAAATATCATTAATATTAATATTAATAAAATACAAAGTATAGTAGATTCTACTAATAATATCCAAGTATTATATAATTCATATAATGTAAGTATAGTCATTAAACCAAATACAAGTAATAATCCGATACTGTTATATAAAAATAATTCTAAAAAGAATTTTATTTTTAAATTATACTTATTACAACGCTTATTAATAAATGATAAGCAAATAGTTCCTATTATGCCAATTATAAAAACAATTCCTATTGGATGAGTATAAAATTTATATTTTATGAAATAATAAATTGTACTAAATATTAATAAACAAAAATCTATTAAAAGCATACATATTAAAATTATTGAAAATTTCTTTAAATTATTTATAATTTTCATTTTAATGGCTCCTAAAAATAAAGAGAGAACATATAGTTCTCTCTTTATATATTTTTAAATTTCTACATCAAATCTAATTTCATTATCATTTTGCCTTGATATATTTACAGCTCTACCAGTATTTTCTGTAGATATAGATATTACCATTGGAAGATTTGCTTTAAAAAATTCTTTCATCATTGGTAATTCACATATTATGAAAAATATATCTCTATATTTTAATAATTCATTTGGCAGTATATGAGATTTAAAGTTCATTTGTGATAAAGAAAACATAAATTTAGATTTATCTGTCATTAATGAATTAATGGTTTCTCCAATATGATTCATGCCATAATCATATATTATTCTACCAAGCATTGATACATAAAAATCATCTTTTAAATTAAAAAATACTGGAAATAATTTACCATTATCATCTTCTGTAAACATTAATCTAAATTCATCATTTTTATTAGGATCAATAGAATTTAAATCATCTAATTGAACTGACATTTTGCTTATATCTTTTATAGAACTCATAATATCTCCTTGATAAAAAATAAAAATGGGTGAGGGAGGGATCTCACCTCCCACGATAGCTTAGCAGGGTCAGACATTCTAATGCCACGTTCAATGAAGAGTCAAATCTGGCCAGATTTCCAAGGTTGAGTTATGGTCATTATTAATGAAATCCTCTTCAAAGCTTATCCTCAGAAAAACACGTTCTTCTTCTGATGCTATCTCCCTCTTGCGTCTATTACTTCCGCCATCACCCATTATAAATAAGTACTTATTATAATAAATTATTAATTAATAAATCCTAAATTATCATTTAATGCTTTTTCAAAATCTTTAAATTTTTCATTTGTCATTGTAATAGAAATGCATCTTTTGTCATTAAAATTACCATGTATATGAATATTTTTAAAATCTTTTGGATCTCCATCTTTCATTGAAATAATAATACTATCTGTTTCATAACTTTCTATAGCATACAAATTTATTACTATATCATCGTTTAATCTATATAACATTTTACAAGACTTTCTCATTATTGATTTCCTCCTTTTGTTAAATAATATATTTTATATCATATTTATAATATATCTTTGAAATGAATTTATAAAAATTATCCAATAGGAGGAAACTTCTATTAGTTTTATAAAAAAAAATAAAATTTATTGACCCAGAGTGATTAAACTCTGGGTCGATGGGAGAAATAATGCTGACCAATTATATTGGCCTAAAATGATAATAATGATAGAATATAATATTTTATCATTATTATAATATCTAATTGAAATTAGATATAACTTCACTAATTTTATCTGAAGTTATATCATAAAAATTTATTTATTACATACTTCTACTATCTCTCACAAATAATATTATTTTTTTATATTAGTTTTCTTTTTCATATCTTTTAATATAAAAACCTAATGTATTTTTAATAGCATCTTCAAACTCATCAAATTCTTCTTTTGATAAAAATACTACAATTGTATTTTCGAAACCCATTTTTATTTCAAGTCTTATTTTATTTAATTCTGTAACACTATACATATAAGATTCTATACCATACAAATTTATTACATTCATACTATTTAATCTATACATTATGTACATTATTAATTCTCCTTTTTTATTGTATATAATGATAATATTCCTGAATTTTTTGTAACAATAATAGATTTTTTATTTTTATGAAAATTGGATAAATTTATATATTTTCTTATTAATTCATTATACTCCTGATCAGTATATTCTGGATTATGATTTTTACAATATTTGTCTAAATACATTTTACCACATTTAGTATTTATTTGTATTGCAGATCTAAATTGTTTTTCATTCATCTTTATACTCCCAATTATTTGAAGTTCTTAAAGAGCAAGTGGTACAAGGTGAATTGTATTGATATTCTATTTCATTTTCCCATAATCCATTATTTTTACATGTTTTACATGTTTTTCTTATAATTATACCATTTTCGATCATAATTTCATAATATAATTCATTAATCAAATTAATTGTTTCATAATTAAACGTAATAGATTTATTTTTTGTACTAAAAGAATAATCTTGTAAATTAAAATTATTAATATCAAATGTTTGATTTTCTTTTAAATTAATAAATAAATATTCTGATCTTATTGTAAGATCAATTTCTTTTTTATTTTTATAATTACAATAAATTTGAATCATATCATGAGTTACAACAAGTGGAGTTGTACTAAATAATTTCCATCTATGCAATAATGCAATATCTTGAGAATCTTGAGAACTAGTAGAATGAAAACCAAGTTTTTTAAATTTTCTATAAATATTAATTCTTTCTTTACTAAGTGCCATTATTTTATCCTCCTATTAAAACTAATATTAAATTGCTTCATTATTATAATATATTTTTAAAAAATAATTAGGTGAAAGCATTTAGCTTTCACCTAGTTTATTATTATCAACATATGGCATAAATTCTAATAAAGCATTTTCAACTTCAAAAAATACATCTTCTCTATTATTGTCTTTAAATTTAACAGATAATACATCTGATTTTTCACCATTAAAAGTAATATAATCTACATTATCCATATTTATTATATGCTTACCAAATTTAGATGTTATAGCTATTAACATTATAACTCCTTTTAAAAATGTATTTTATTATAATATGTTAACAAAATAAAAAATATAGGGGTTACAAAGTAACCCCTATATATTAACACATTAAAATGAATGTTTCTACTTCTTCTATGATAATATTAATAGCTACTGTTTCCAATCTTTTTCCATTTATAGTAGGGTCTAAATCAACAATACTAAAATCCGATGAAATTATTGTTGCAATGATACTAAGAATATTATCAATAATATTTTCGTTTTTATATTTTTCTAATATTCTTGGATAAGAAGGAGAAGCTTCCACTAAGATTTTCTCTTTCTTATTTATAGTTTTTCTGCTTACAAGCTTTTCAACTTTTCCAGATATAATATAAGGAAGAATAATCATGTTTTTACTTTTCAAAATCTTTTTAGCAGCGATAATTAATTTTACATATTCTTCTCTATTAATAGAATGAATACTTTGTGTGTCTTTAAACCATCTATAAAACATTGAGAATATTAACTGTTTCTGGAATGGATTAATAGTGTAACCACCTTCTGGAGTCATTAATACATTTCTCATATAAAGATCAATCTCTAAAGGATCAAATGGACCAAATTGAACTTCAATATTTCTCATGCAAACTTGTCCATTAATCTTATTCTGAAGATATAACCCTTCATTCATTCTAATCAGATTGCTTTCAAATTTATCAAAATCTGATATAGAATCGTTATCTCTTTTTGATGAAGATATTGGAACATATGAAAATTCAAATGATATATCTGTAATCTTATATGATGTATTTTTTCTAATACTTGCATAATTAAAACTAATAATATTTTTATCAAAAGTGTATTTCGGCATAATATTAAGAATTATATTTTGTACCGAATCGGTAGAGTGAGTAGTAATATCTATTGATCTGATATCTTGCTTAATCCATATACCTTGATTATTTTTCTGATTAGCTATTACATTAGTATATGCAGTATCATATAATTTAGAATATATATCAATAGAAGTTTCCATATGAAGTATTCTATCATAAAAACTTAGCAGATAATCATCTATATTTATATCTAATTTATGCATATAAGCATAATTAGTTAATAATGGTATACAAAGATCCATAATTATTGACATTTTATGTAATAATTTTGCATGTTCATTTGTATACTGTAATGATGGGGATTTAATATTTGTATAATTTAAAACTTGATAATAATTATCATCAACCATCTGCTGAACTTTATTTGCTATATTAGAGTATATAATATATCTTTCCATATCATAGAAAAACATTTCTATTGGATAAGATAAAACTTCAAATCTATCTATCTTAGATTTCATAGCAACTAATATAGATAAATATTCATTATCTGTATCATAATAATTACAAAAATAATTTAAATATTTAAAAAGGTGCTCTCTCATTGCTACAGAATTGTAGCATTTTTTTGTTGATAAAATAAATTTATTAAAATTATCTCCAAGACCAATAGATATATTGAAGTAAACACTTAAAGGTGCTATAAAAAATCCAGGTCTACAACTTATTATTACCTCTTCCATATCTTGAGGCCACCATTGGTCTACAGGAACAAATTTTCTTCCTTGATTCGATTTTGATTTTCTTTCTATCCTGTCCATAAAGTATATGGCAGGAACTTTCCCTTCTGTTATTTTATTAATGTCACTCATGTCGCACATTTCTCCCTAATGCACAATATAGTTAATAAGTTATACTTTTTCAAGTATCATATTTATAATATATATCTATTATAAATTTTATTATTTTTTAAAGTGAGCAAATTTATTATCACTTATCTTTTCTATTTTTGGTTTTTTAAAATGTCCAAATTCTTTTTGATTTGGCGATTTAAATTTAGAAGTTATTGGTACAGATAACTTCTTAAATTTATCCGATTGATTCTTTTCTTTATTATCTAATCTTTTTCTTGTTTTTCTATCAGCATTAATTAATTCATTAGCTTTTCTAATTTTATCATCTGCATGTTCTACTGTTTGATTCCATACGTTTTTATTATATTTTTTAGCTAAAGTTTCCCATCTTGATTTGGTAAATAAATCTCCTCTTTTAATTTCTAAATATGCAAAAAATATTGATTTTACATATCCAAGTTCATTTCTAGGATTTTTAATTTTTGCTTTTTGCTTTAATGCTAATTCACTCATTTTAGAAGATAAATCTTTTATAAACATCTTTCTAGAATTGAAAGCATAACAATAAGTGAATACAAAATTAGCATCATTAGAATAAACTTGAATATCATAATTTTTTAAAGTCTTTTCCATTTTTACAGTACTTTTTGTAGGGTAAAATCTTATTACTGTATCATAATAAAAATTTTTAGAAATTTCTGATGGGATTTTTAAATGAATATAATAATCATCGGATCCAACATAAAGATTATACATAATCAATCCATTTTCTTTAACTAACAATTCATCAAACTGTTTTTGATACATTGCGTGGTACATTTGTCTATTAGTAATAATAGATGCACCTTTACCAGCAGGATTTTTTATATATTCATCAAATGTCATGGTAACTCACTCTTCCATCCATAAATTTCTCTATAATATGACCAAGGGCCATACATTTTACAATAATCATAACAAGATTGTCCTGTATAAGAATCTTTATGTTTGTAGTCTATTGTATAAGAATAATCTTTACATTGATAAAATTCAGTACTGTTAATTGTAGTTGTTTGATGTGGGAATGTAGTATAAGTTGTTGAAGTATTAATTAAACTAGGGGATATTGTTGTATGATTAGACATTATAGTTCTACAGCAACTACATTCATTACATTTTGCATCACAATATCTCCATGTATTTCCACACATTCTCATCTTATATTCTGTATAATCTATATTTGGATTATAAGATTCAGAAAACATATTAACCTTCTTTCTCTGGAGAAGGGATGTTACTCCCTTCTCCAAATATATTATTAATAATGAGAGGTTAATGCTGGCGCTTGCAAAATAGCCTGATTAGCAGTATACATGATTGTAATAATCTTAGAAATAGTATCTAAAATTACAGGTTCAGATTCAATTGATGTAAGCACTAATCCATCATATTTTTTAGTATTAATATTATAAGGCTTTCCACCTTCTAAATAAATATTGTCAATAATAGTATCTATAACTTCATCATTGAAGACTGTTCTATATAGAGATCTGATCATGTTAGCATATGCTTCATTAATAATTTTAATCATATTATATAAATCTCTATTTTCAAAACCATTTCTTTCAATCATATCTCTTGTGATACAATATCCCATTGTGTTGGCACCATATCCAACACCATTTTTTGCTGCAGAACGAGTATTAAGTACAGCATCTTCTACAAGATCTCTCAAAGAATCTCTATCAGAAATTGAAATTCCTCCAATAAATAATTCAACCATATTAGCTTTAACAGCATTTAATTGTCTTTTAAGAGATCCAAGTATACCAATATTTCCACCTTGTTCTGAATTCGATTTATATTGTGCTTCTAAGAAATTTATAATATTATTGTATGTTTTACTATATATAGGATATCCTTCTTCATCTAATTTAATATCACCTTTTTCATCTTTTTCATACATTTTTTCTGGATCGATAAATCTGGTAATATTAGCATCGGCTTCTACTTCTCCAGCTGTACCATAGAATTCGCATACGTTTTTTAAAGTAGGAGCTAATCCGCTGTCTTGATCAGCTTTATGAATTTTATCATCAATATATTTTTTGATTGGTTTACATCCACAAAGATTAGATATATGATCTACATAATTTTCATCAAGTCCAGCATAATTTGTTACAATAAGTAATTGTGGTTTTTGAGAATATTCAGATTCACTAAATTGAAGAAGCATTTGAACAACTCTTCTCATATATGCATGAGCATCCCTACTAATTTGTGGAGCTAAAATAACAGTAGGAATTTCTCTTTGCCTATTTGATCTTTTTCTCATTATATTTTCTTCAATAATTTCAACGAATAAAGCCAATTGTTCACTAGTATCGATTGACTCAGCAAATTGATAAATATGTACAGGATATGTTTCTGTAGATCTTATACGACAATCATTTCTTTCAAGATTATTAATCATAGCAGGGTCAGAATATCCAGCCTCAATTGTAATACCATTATATGCTTTTACATATGTATTTTCATTTGTTGAAGCTGATACATCAATAAAAACAGACATTCCATAATCTTTATAAATTTGCTGAATTTGTTCAGCAATTTCAGCACTACCATTAGTAGATATATAAGCTATATTATAAATATCGTCAATAGTACAAGCTCTTCCATTTTCTCTTACTTTTTCACTAATGAGTTCAACACATTTTTTAAATAATCTCATTGTATCATATGGATCATATCCGAATTCTCCATTAAGATATGCTTCATTTAAAGCATCAAAAATCAATGAAGACATTACTACTATAGATGAAGTACCATCACCAACAGTTTTTTCTATATATCTAGTAGAATTTTCAATTTCAGATTTAATAGCCATTTCAATAGGATATTGATATTTAATACTCTTAATAATTTTATTACCATCTTTTGAATATTCTGCAACAATATCCTGATCAGAAGATCCTCTTAAAATAAGAGAGTTAGAACCAGCTGGGCCCATTGAATTGATTATTGCTTCTTTAAGATCATTTAAAACAGAAGATTGAATTTCCTTAAGTTTCTGTCCAGATACAATGTTGTTAACAGGCTTTGATGAATTTACTATTACTTTAGGTATTACTCTATTTTCATTTTTCATCATTTATCTTCTCCATAATTAGAATAATTTTTTCCTATAGATACAAATTCATTATATAAAGCTAAATTATTATCTGTATCTCTTATATAAATAGCATTATATCTTTTAGGAGATATATAAATCTTCTTTTGCACAATATCTGTTAAATTATTATTTGTAAAAAAAATATAATCTTTTACATAATATACATCTTTTGATGCTAAATTTCTTTTATCTTTATTATCGGTTGTTTTACTTATATTAAAAAATCTATATATTTCTTCTTCTTCTAATTTATCATTTATAAATATTACTGGATTAATTCCTAAATTATTACAATTAGCAAACATCATTGATATAAATAAATTTATATTTTTATAAGTAAGAGATCTATGAATTATATCTTTTTTATAAGTATCAAAAAAGCTTTTATATAATTCATCTATATCTGGTAAATTTTCTTCTGTAGATATTATAGATAAAGGGTTCCAATTTAATCGAGAATATAAGAGTGATAGAATATATCTATCACTCTTATTTAATATATCTAATTTGAAGACTCTATCATCTTGGAATTTTTCTCTAATAAATCTAATTAGGCCTATATCTGTATCTACAAGAAAATTAAAATCTATTAATGTAGATAATACTCTACCACCTAAATTAGTATTCATATTTATTATCCAAGTTCATCTTCCAAATTAGTAATAGGCTTATAATTATTACGTCCTGTATTATTGTCAGATTTATTATTAGAAGATTCTGAATAACCATTATTTACTGAAGAAAAATATGAATTATTAGAAACTCCATTATAACTCTTATCTATTGCTCCAACTTTTTCTCCAATTTTTCTAATTAAATTAGATGCTTTAGCGGTTTCATATCTAGCAGTATCATGATAGAAATAAGCTGCAGCACATGAAGCATTTCTAGAATAATCTTCAAGAAGATCTTTTAACTGATTAAGTTCAATATAATTATCATATTCTTTTTTAAATCCAAGTTTTACAATATCATTTATTTGAAGAGAATAATGATAATCTGTATTGAAATTAAATCTTTGATTAGATTCATATTTACCATTAGCATCTACTTTTGCAATAACAAGATAAGGCTTTCCCATATCTCTGCCAATAGCAATTAATCCTCTAGTTTCTCCTGTACCAGTATCAACTCCAAAAATATCAATAGCTTCTGGATTTTCAATAATTCTTTTTACACAAGTTGAAAATATTCTTGCCTTTGTGGGAGATAAATGAATATATGCTAATTCATTATTTCTACCATCTTGTGCTGTTCCTGCCTCAGAAATAGATAATCTGAGAGTACCATTCCAAAAAGTAAAAGAGAGACGCAAATTATCAACAGGATTTTTTATTGAAAGTCTTGAATAATATGTTGGATTATATAATGTATTATTCTGATTATTATTTGAATATGATCTATTGTTAGAATTGCTGTAGGTGCTACCGAGTGCCATAATATTTTCTCCTTTTTATAATTTTTAAATAAATAATAAGTTTTAAAAATAATAAAATAAATTGGCCATATCAGTTATGAGCTGATGTTAAAAGAATAATATAAATATAATAACAACATATGGCAAAAAGAAAGAGGGTTTGGCTTATCAAATTATATGTATCATCGGAGGTATAGGTGATTTAGTATAAATAATATATAGCATACCGAAAGGATTAGCAAATTATTCTTACATTTATATTAATCTTTTAGTCTTACATTAAACGAATGGCCAATAAATATACTATTATGATTATATAATAGTATATTTTTGTTATTATAAAAATAAAAATTAAATAAATTAAAATTCTGGTTGTGTTAATTTATTTGTATCACTTGATAATACTAAAGTTAAATTATATATCGATTGAACAGCCTCTTTTTCTGATACTCTAATATTCTCACATCCAAGATCTATATAGTTTGATTTAAGATTTACAAAATTTGAAAGTTCTTCGTTTGTTTCATTCATAAAAGATCCTTTTACTTGGATTGTATCGCCATCATAATCCATTCCAGCACCTTTTAGATAAAGATTACTTACTTGCATAGTATCTACAAATTTACTTGCAGAGCTTTTTAATATATCTTCCATTCTAATTTTAGGATAAAATCTATAATATTCACCATTTAAAATTATTTGTTCTGTTTCTGTAGTACTTGCAACTTCGATTCCAGTATATATAGTATTAAAATAACTATCATAAGGAAATCTTGTAATAGATATTGTTTTTCCTTCAGTAGATTTAACAGCTGCAATATAAATTACATCAACCCAAGTTAATGGTCTTCTTATAATAGGCTCTGGATTAGTTTTTAATTCTTCTTTTGGATCTTTCCATCGTTCTCCTTTAAATTGCATCATATATACTTTTCCAGGATCCGAATTTTTATCTTTAATAGTAATCTCTATTGGAAGAAATCTATTATCATGAGAATATACAAATTTCTTTAATTGATCTTTTAATTTATCATCAGTAAATTCAAGCATTACATTACTTACATCATAATTATGTAAATTTCCTTGAGAATCAATAACTTCATAATTTGTTACATTAAGAAATTCATTTTCAAAAAATTTTCTCATATGAAATAACATAAACGGATAAAAATCTGCAGCTACTGCAGCAAGAGGCATAGCAGATTTGTCTAATGAAACCATTAAGTCATCTATAGTTTCTTTTTTAAGTTCTGGAGCAGATACGACCAATCTAGAAGAATAATCACTTGTATATCCAAGATTCATTTTTATAATTCCAAATTTACCACTTAACCCAGTTCCTGGATCTTTTATTGTATCGTTTCTATTTCCACAGAACCAATCATATATAGCTCTTAATGTTTCTTGTATTCTAGCACATGTTGTGTCTGCCATTGATAATCCGTAATCTGCATTATCTTTTAAAGCATTAGCAGCTGTTATAAGATTTACATATAAAGTATTAATCTGTCCAACACCAACATGCTTTTTACTAGTATTAGCATCTCTATAATATGGAGGAATTACTATCCATTTATTAGTAAATAAAGTTCCTCTTTTTAAATTATGATCTATATATTTAATTCTCATATCTCTTGTACGAGAATTTGTTCTTTTAAATTTAATTTTATCAAAATTTGCTTTTAACCATTTTATTCCAGTACCACCACCTTGATCTTCTACTAAATTTCCATTTCCATCTATTTTATATTTTTTTAATCCTTTTACAATAAAACTAAATTTTTGATCTAATCTAAGTAAGCATTTATAACAACTTGGATCTATAAAATATTCATAAAGATTAATATAAGCAAAAATGCCAGCTCTATCAGATTGAGTGATACCAAAAATTTCATTACTTAATAACCCATCAGAAGTTGGAACTCCTCCAGTAGCAAAAAATGTAGGGTTAGTTATAGGTTTTAATTCATTTACTTTTATATATCTATCGATATCTAATACTTCTAATGATAAAATCTCTTTTTTTGCTCTTTCTTCATAAGAAATTTCGTTAAGATATTTAAGTTCATTATCGTATTTAGAAAATTTTTCATCTAATGGATCTTCATAATATTTGAATTCCATAATATCTTCATAGATAAATTCATTATTAGTATTATTTAATATTGGCATCTTTATTATCTCCTCAAAAAAGGGATAGGATATTAATTCCTATCCCAGAAATTTAAAAACTCATATTAATATCATTAAGAGATCTTTGCAATCTATGTAAACAATAATCTATATCTTTTTCTTTAATATTAAAGTATTCGATATAAAACTCCTTTTTATTTGTTATTTTTAATATCCATTTTTCTAAATAATATTTGTCTAAATTTATATTAGAAATTATCCATTTAAATTTTACAAAGTTTTTTTCTTCTAAAGCATCTTCTAAAGTTATTTCTAATTTCTTTATTTTATTTATATTTTTAAATATATTTTGATTATTTTTTTCTCTAATATAATTAATAGTATTAATTATTACCCATTCTTTTTCTTCTATAGATCTTATTATTCCTATTTGAGATACTACTTCGTCCTCAAAAAATGTTATATAAGAAGACATTGTATTATTTTGAGTTAAATATGCTATAGTATCTTTTTCGTCACAAGAATCTAATATAATTGGTAAACCTATATATTCAGGAAATCCTTCAACTACTGTAGAGTATCTTCCTACTGTAACAGCAATTATATTATGCTTATTATTTTCTGTAGGTTTTAATACAACTATAGTACCATTTACTAAAAATCCTGGATTTTTCATTAAGCTCCTTCCTTAGAGCCAATTTTCATGTCTAAAAATAATTCCATGATAAAAATTTTGCATTGTTCTTGTATAATTATCTTGTATTTTTATTTGCTTATATAATAAATACATTGTTTTATAATAGTATATAGATAATTGATATTTATAAATCTCTTCTTTATAAACTTCTAAATCATAATTATTACATAAAGAGATTAATAAATAAATAATCATGAAAAGTGGCCTAAAAAATGTATTAACAGAATATTGATCTTTATTAATAATATTATAAAGATCAAGATTAAATTTTTCTAATAAATCTGTATTATATTGTAATAAATCTTTATTATTTCTTGATATTGTAACAAAGATTTCATATATAATTGAACATATAGCTTCATCTATAATATTAATTTTAAAAATAGAATATTCTAATTCAGAAAATATTGGTAAAATATTATCTGGGTTTAATGATTCATTATTAATAATTTTATACAAATAATCTAAACAATCTTGAATAGAAATAAATTGATGTTCTGATTTTATTCTATTTAAAAAAGATAATTTATCTATTTCAAAAGGATTATGATGAATGGCTAATAAAGGTTTTAATTTGTTTATATCCTTCATTTATATAGTCCTCTTATATACAACCTATTATAATAAGGTTAAAATATGATAATTATAATAATATAAATATATCCCTAATAGGATCACCTATTAGGGATATATTTATATTATTAATTATTATATTACTTTCCTTCAAATTTATCAGCAGTTCCTCTAAGAGCTTTACCAATAGTTCTTCTAGCCCCAATTCCAGAGTTTCTGATTCCGTGATAAACTTTACCAGCAGGAGTTTGACTAAAGTTTTCTTTTTTAGCTTCTTTATTAGCTTCTTTTTGAGCTTTATTTTTTTCTCCTTCATCAGATTTTACAGATTTAATAAGAGCACTAACAATAGAAGCATTTGCAAGATAGAATTTGTTATATGCTTTACACATATCTTTACAAACATTAGCATTGCTCTTAAGAGCATTATTTGCTCTATTCATAGCTTCGCCTAATTCTTCTCCTTTAAATGCAGAGAAATTTTTCTTCATATTATTAAGAGATTTATCTGCTTCTTCTCTATCTTTTCTAATTTTTTTAATAAGGTCATTTCCAGTAACAACATCAATCGCAGCACTTAAGACACCAGATTTAGTAACTTCTTTACCTTTACCATTTTCTTCTCTAATACTGTTTTTAGCAATATCTTCAAATTCTTTAAAGAATTCATCTTTCTCATAAATAGTATGTTCTTTTTGAGAATTAGAAATTAATTTTTCTTTAAGTCCAGAATCAATTTTATTTTCAATAGCTTTAGATTGCCATCCATTCGTTTTAAAAGAAATGGAAATGTTATTACGTTCTGCATATTCAACAGCTTTATCAAGTTTTTGTTTATTCATTCCAATGGTGGCAAGCTTATGCTTAAGAGAATCTATATTATTAGAAATAAAATCAATAATCTTGGAAAAAAGAGCACTAATCTTAGTTCTAATCGTGTCTACAGCTTGGAAAAACTTATCTTTAAGAGATCTACTATTTTCATTCTCTGAACCATCTTCATTAAAATAATTAATTTCAACACCATTCTCATAAAGATATGAATGTTCTGTAAGAAGACAATTCATCATAAAATCATTACAAGTTTCATATACACCTATAAGCATATCATCACAAGCATCAGAAACACTCATACCTTCATATAAATTTTCTCTAGGCTGATCAATAACAGTAATCATAGTATTATAATACTCCTTTACTAATTTTAAAGTAAAATTTTAACGTTAAAATGTTGTTTAAGATTATAAGAATTTTATATATTAAAAGAGATCATCCCAATTAGTGAAACTCTCTTCAATATCATTGTCAACAAATTTATCATCTAAACCATCTACATTAGAAAATTGATCTTTTTCTTCTGGATAAGATGGAACAGTATTCTGATCAACTCCATCATCATCTATATAATCGTCTTCGTCTTCACCGTTAGGAGCATATCCATCTTCTTCAAGAACAGCAAGAATATACTCTGCTGCTTCTCTAAGATTCTTTCTCACATTAGCCGGTAAATCAGGAATATTAGTAGCTTCAGCTTCTGTAGCTTCAGTAAAATATTTACTCATATTAGTATCTTCCTCCAGATTATCAAAATCTTCACTTGTAAGAGCTTTATTGAAAATCATTTCAACATCAGTATCTTCACCATCGGATGCAGTGGTAAAACTATTAGCAGCATCAGCAGCTGCATCAAGTCCTTCACTATCTGGTTGATCTAATTTATCTTCTCCAAATTCATCTTGTTCTTGAACTGGATCATCACCAAAATCATTACTTGGCTTTTTACTAGAAGGAGTAACTTCTCCAAATTCTTTACTATTATCATTAGCATGACTGAAGTCTTCATGTAATGATTTCATATAATCACTAAAATTAATCATTTTTATAAATCATATCCTTATAATAAGGATATAACTCCTTTCTTATATTATAATTAAGTTCTGTAATTATAATACTGACAGGTATTTATTTAGTATAATATTACGAGCTCAAAAAATAATTTATATTATACTAATTTATTAAAAATATTAAAATAACCCACCATCGTCGGAAGAATCATCATCTTCTTTTTTTCTTTTCTTTCTATATTCTTCATCATCTTTTTCTGATTCTTTTTTAGCTTTAGAATCTTTAAGTGCAAAGATGTTAGAAAGTTTCTTCAAAGTTTCTACAATTTTCATTTGTCTTTGATATACTACTTTTTTATGATCATCTCCCTGATCATCATCCCTATATTGTAAATTCTCAGCATTTACTCTTAAAAATTCTGCTTGAATAGCAAAATAATCAGATACATTCATACTCATATTAAGAAGCCAATAAATTGCTTTTCTTAATACAAAGAATAACATTTTAAGTGATTGAATGCTTAAAATAATAAATGCAGGAATTTTTACAATTATAGGTAATCCAGCAAGAACTGCTGGAAATACTTCATTAAGAGAATCATAATTTTCTCCAGCAGCTTCTCTCATATGAGTAGCATTATTTTTAATACATTCATTGCATACTTTATCAATATTACCATTTCTACATTCATTATTAAATTGCTCTGCATATTGATATAATATATGATCATGAGATTTATTATAAGATGCTTTATCGAAACTTATAGAAAATGAATCATGACCATTTTTAATATATTCTATAGAAGAAGTAATTAATAATGATGTTCCTGCTACTACTGACATAACAGCCATATTATATAGCATAATAGGTAATTCAATATTAAGAGCAAATGCTTTAGCAAAAGTACGTTCTCTTTTTTGTATATTATCTATTAACGTATAAAGAGTAGTAACTTGTTTAGGATCTTCATTATATTCTGTTATAAGATCTCTAATAATATTGAGACAATCAACCATTTGCTGATAATTTTCTACCTTAGTGATAATACCTTTAGATCTTGGAATAGTACCAAAATCTATAGCAGTATAATTAGATTTAATATGTTCATAAAGCTTTTCAACAATATGCTCTATATTAGATATCTTTTTAGCTTCATTGCAAAATAATATTTCTTTTTTTGTTTTATAGTCAGATAAATCATAATATTCACTGACTAATTGCATATATTGAATATCAGTAAGCATAATATAATTTATCCTCCTTATCTATTATTTGCCATGAGCTTAAGCATAGATTTATAAGTTTCGGTTTCTGTTTCTTTAGCAAGCATTTTATATGAAAATTCTTCAAAATATCTATTTCCATCATCAAACATAAATTTCACAGATTCTACAGAATCATCTGTAATAGCAAATCCAAGAAGATTATAAGATTCCATAAAATGCTTAGCTACGGTAGGGTCTGTAATATCAAGATTTTCTTCTTTAAAAAGATCATCTGCATCTTCTCTGGAAATTACTACTGTGGTGATTGCAGAGAAATCATTTCTTTGTCCTCTTGCAATAGCAGTTTTCGCTGCAGCTGCTCTATTTTGAAGAAGGTTCCATGTATCACCATATGCACCTTTAACTCTTGTTGATTTAAGATCTTCTTTAGTACGAGATAATCCTAAAAGAAAATCTGTCATTTTAAGCTCACCAGTTATAGCTCTCATTAAATTAAGGAAAGATTTGCCATCTTTATTATCATTAGCAATACGTCTAAGAATTTCATCAGCATTAATACCAAGAACTTTAGACTTAATGCCAATAATAAATTCTGTAGCTACACTAGCTGTAGCAGAATTATAAAATTTAACTACAATAAGAGAAGGAACAGCAGCATTCATTTTCTTAATATCTTGATCTTTAAGAATCATAGAAGAATGCCTAGTTTTATTATCATCTTTATTATTAATATCCATCTCTGTAAAAGATTTAAAAGTAACTTTATAATTATCAAATGACTCTTTTACTATGAAATCATTAATACTTCTCTCATTAAGTTGAGTATCATAAATTTGATATTTTTCTGCATCACTAAACATTTCCATTAATTCTTTCATCTGTTGATTTGAAATATTAATAGAATTATCATGTTCAAACATTCCATCAAGATTAAATTCATTTAAACTATTATTAATTATTGATCCAGAAACTGTAGAAGTTTCTCTAATCTTTTTATTTCTAAAATTAGATATGTCTCTACCCATTGCATTAATAATAGTTGCCATAGCAGCCATATCATCTCCACCAATATTTAAGTTTTGATGAAATTTTCTTAAATATTCTGCACCATTTTCTGCATTAGAAATATTCATCATCTGTAATGCAAGTTGAATAATGATGCAACCTTTTTGCTCGATATATTTAGAAATCATCTGGGCAGTACCAGAACTAACAGATCTACTAATTAAAATTGGATAAACAGCAATTAATTTTGATGCTGCTTTAGCTGTAGAAGAATAAGAATATGAGTCTCTTTTATCACTAATACTACTAGCATTTCCAGTAGCTAATGCTATTCCTTCTCCAGCAGCAGCTATAAGTTGACTAACATTTTTAATTGTATTAGGATCAACCATTTCATGTAGATGCTTTGACATCTGCATACCTCCTAAAGAGTATGAATATTATACTAATGTTAAAAAATAAAATATATTATGTTTTAAATAAATAAAATAATACGAATATAATTCATATTATTTTATTTATTTTTAATCTTCATGATCAATCATTATATAAAATAAGCAAATAATAATCATGAAGACTTTAAACATAAAATATCCATATTCTTCAAAAAATTCAGTCATTATTTTTATTCTCCTATTTTATTTTTTATTTATAAATTCTATAGCTTTTCTATCTTCTTTAAATTCTTTTCCAATAAAATCTGATGCAGCTTTTCTTTTTGTTTCATCAAAAGAACCAACAACAGAATCAATTAATCCAAACCCAACATCTCTTCTTTTTGTGTAATTGGTTATCATTGTTCCACAACATTCTATCCCATAAGTTAATAATCCAATAATTAAATGATCCATATTTACCTTTTCTGTAATTTTATTTAAAAAATCATTCACAATATGTTTCACTTTCTATTGTATTGATAAAATGATATTATTCTCTTTATAACACCATTTCATTATTATAATATATTTTTATATTTTATTTTATCCATTATATTTAGTAGGCTGAACTTTAATATAATATTTCAAATTAGGAGTATTAGAATGGCTGAAAATACAAAATACTTCAGCAATCTAGAACCTAGTGTTATAGATAAATCTAGAACTATTCCAGAAAATTTAAAACCATATAATAGAATAACAGATGAATTTATGTCATCTGTTGGTCTATATTCTAAAGAAGAATTAGAAAAATCTAGATTTAATAAATATTCTAGATTCGGCAGACCTTTAGATCCTTATGGAAAATTAAATGATTGTAGAGAATATTTATTTTTTGTTAAACCAGATCTTCATATTGTTGTTCCAAGCGGAGAAACATCAGAAGGTATATATAAATTAGGATTATCTTCTTCTGGTTCTTTATATTATGAAGATACTTCATCTTATAACAATTTAAGACTTAATCCTCAATTAGATAATAATCCATATTTTAGAGAATTAATAACATCTCACCCAGATGTTATTAGACAACTACAAAAGAGTGCTCCAGTACAATCAGGAATGATTGCAAATGATCCATTTTGTCATTTATTAAGTTTTTCAGTAAATAGTTATTTGGAACTTCCTGGATCTGAAGCTACTACTTTAGATAATTCATCTACAGTATTTGGTACATCTTATGAATATTTAAAAGATGCAGAAGAAGCAGACGAAAATCCTTCTTTTTCACTTGAATTTATGGATAATAAGTATTTAGATACTTATCATTTTTTTAAAGCTTATTCTGAATATCATATAGCTAGAAAATCTGGTTTAGTTACTCCTCCTTCATTAAATTATTATAGATATAAAAGGCTTCATAATACTATGGGTATTTATAAATTCATTGTGGCTGAAGATATGGAAACTATTATTTATTATGCATACTTTTGGGGGGTATATCCTACATCTTGTCCAAGAGAAACATTTAGTGATCCATTATTTAATGAAGGACTTACTTTTTCTGTAAGCTTTAAATCTGCTTTTATAGAAGATATGAATCCTATTATATTAGCACAGTTTAATAAGTTAATGAGTAATGTTATAACTTCATATGGAATTAACAAAAATGTTTGGCTTCCTGTAGTTAAACAAAATGCTTCTAATGAAACATTATATGCTTCAAAAATAGGTCAGCCAGCTGTACGAATAATGGATAATTCTTATGATGTAACATCTTTAGGGTTACCTAATTCTAATAAAGGTGTATTTCCTACAAGTATGATTAATGGGGAATTACCAGTGGCTGCTCTTGTTGATGGTAGACATATTTCTACAAATAAACTTACCATTGAACAAGAGAGACCTAAATATAAATTAAGATGGTATGGAATACCAAAGGAGATATCAGTCAATGGCTAAGAAATCAGTAAACTCAGATATCTACAATCTTTCTCAACTTGTAGACGATGTAAAAAAGACTTTTATACCAAATGAAACTGATGAGACTCTGGCTATTGGCACATATGGATATATTGGTGCTCTTGAGTCTCATAGATTACAAACTCAAGTTCAGATGACTGGAGAATTATGTAATGAATCGTTTCCTTCCAGGGCAAGACTTGAACGTAATGTTATAACCCATGCTATAATGGCAAATATTGAAGATATAAATGCTATTCCTGCTAAGATGACAACTTATCTGATTCTTAAAGAATCAGATGTTGATTATTATCTTGATAGATCTAATAGTACATTTACTATTGACAGAGAATGTCCTATTTATATTGGAGATTATGAATTTCATTTAGAATATGATATTATTTTAAAACAAATTTATATTCCAGATAAAGATGTAAATACATATGCAGCTTGGTATAATATTCCCGAAAAAAGAGAAGTTCCTACAAGTTCTGTAGATCTTTCTACTGGAAATCCATATATATCTCCTCCTGCTATTGTGAATATAGGAAATCAAAATTATATTTATATTACTACAACTTTATCTCAAGTTTCTCATTTTACAGAATATAAAAAATTAGTTACTTCAAATATAATTGATAATAAAACTTTAAATTTTGAATTTGAAGATCAGTTAGCATATTTTGAAGTAGAAATAGATGAATCAAATGATGTAAAATATTTACAACCAGTTTTTGAAGGATCTAATGTACCAGATAATGCTTATTTATATTATTGCTGGTACCAGTATATGGATAGTAATCTTATACGAATTAGATTTGATAGAAAATCTTATATGCCAGGACTTAATGCGAATGTTAGTGTCCTTATAAAAACCACAAAAGGAGCAGAAGGAAACTTTGATCATAGAGGACAAATTGCCGTATCTTTATCTTCTGATAGATATGGATATAAAAATATTCCTATGATTCTTGATCCTGTTACTTCATCGGTTAATGGTAGAGATAGAAAAACTAAAGAAGAATTACAATCTTTAATTCCTAAAGAATTACTTTCCAGAGGTTCTCTTACTACTATTACAGATTTAAATAACTATTTTTCTACACTTGATACAGAAGAAGGTAGAGTAGTTATTCAAAAGAAAATAGATAATCAGATAGAAAGAGTATATTATGCATATTTAGTTGCTAAAGATAGTAATAATAATATTATTCCTTCTAATACTATTGATCTTAAAGTAGGTTTAGAAGATTTGGTTGCTACAAGAATACCAGGATCTTTATCCGATAGATATACTCTTAAATCTGGTATGTGTATAAAACTTGATGAAGACGGGATAGGATATATAAATCATAACCCTTTACAAGCTACTCAAGAAACATTAATTGCTGGAGTTGTAAAAAGAGGACAATTAGTAAAAGGAAAATTTAAAGCTAAAATAACAGATGCTACAGTAGATTCTGTATCTGCTGAAGTTTTAGTAGATGGAAATTCTGCTGGATGTGTTGTTATACCTGATAATTATGTTTTATATTCTAATTCTAAAAATCCTATTGAGGTTGAAGATTATATGCTTATGTCGGTAGGAAAAAGATATCTTTATAAATTTGAATATGTAACAAAACAAAATGATCCTGTAATTAGATTAACAGATTCAAATTTAGATTGTTTAGATTTTATTAAAGGATATTACTATATTCCGGGATATGAAGAAGATAAAACATATTTTGATTCTATTCCAATTTCTTTTAGAGGATATGAGAAGAATACAAGAATAGTTATTGCACTTGAATATAGATTAAATAATAATCCTAATAAAGTTACAACGTTTAGAAATGGATCTCTTTATAAAAGTCTTAATTCAAATAAGACTACAGGAGATTTTGATGATATTGCTGCAATATGTGGTGTATATTCTAGAATACAATCTGTAACAAATTATGATACAGATATTTTTGAAATTTTTAAAGATGATAACAATGAATGGACAATAAATATTCTTCAGCCATTTGAAGATGAAAAAACCATTGATGTTTGGGCAGAACAAGGTTTAGTTACATTAACTGTTTCACAGACAGATAATATCATCGAAAATGTTTTTGGTATTTCTGAATTAGATATCACTGGAGAAGATTTTTCTCGTATTATAAAAATTGATGGATATGTAGAAGAAACTAAGCTTTATGTTAGAGATCCAGAAGCTTATGTAAGATATCAAACATTAGTATTGACATCTACTGATGTAGAATATAGATATACTTGTTATATTCCTTCTATTAATGTATCAAATATGCCAACTGTATTAAAAGAAGGAGATATTATTGAATTCGAATATTCTTATAGATCTCCTAATAGTAATACTCAACCTAGAATAGATATAATTCTTTCTGAAGGATTAGAATATGTACCATTTTCTCATTCAATAGATACTGAGGAATATGAATATTCTGTAGAACCTGTAGAAAGAAATATTAGAAATGAAGGATTTATTTATACTAATCCTTATGCAATTAGTATAAATGGATACCATTTATATTCAGCATTTTATATGATGTCTATGGATGAAAATCCATATTTACATTATGATTATGTATATGAAAAATCTGATATACAATTTATTGCAAATAATATTAGATGGACTAGAGATTTCTTAGGTGAAAATAAAGAAGTATATCATTTTAGTTTTGATGCCATACAATCTGTACAAGAAGATTTAGGCTTATTCCCAGAAGATGAAGAAGGTAATAAATATCCACCTTTAGTAAAAGCTATTGCTATATTTTATAAGAATGATATTCCTTATAGATATAGAACTTTAAATTTATCAGACTGGGATGAAAATGAATATACTTTTACATTTGAACAAGATTTTTATGCTACAGATGTATTTGATAATGATAATTCTATTAAAGTAGAAAATATGACTCCTATCAATGTAAGAGAGGATAGAGTATTCCAATGTAAATTTACTTGTGATTTTAGAGAATATAATTTGATGTCTGATGGTACATTTACAGAAAAATTGTCAGACTTTATAGCTAGATTTGGTATATCTGGAGAAATAGAAGACTATTATTCTACTAATGAAAATATATTTAGTTTTATTATAGAAAATCAAAATACTTCTTCTGAAGAAGTTTATATTTGTATGAACGAAGCTTTTGTAAAAGAAGAAAGTATTTTGGTTACAGTTGATGGTACAGAATATCAAATAAGAGCTGAAAAAACTTATATTGAATCTGGATTTATGAGTCCTACTACTAAAGTAAGAATTTATATGCTTTGTGGTTTAGGAGATTATTCTAAATATGATTTAATGAATTATGTTCCATTAATTGATAGAAACTGGACAGTTACAAATGTATATGATGTTGTAAATGGAGTTACAATGTATCATAACTATTCTGGAGTTATGGGTTCACAGATAGTTCCATATGGAACAAGTAATACCGATGAAGAAGGTAATACTACCATGACTTTAGAAGGATATTATATTTATAGTGTACCAGTTTTAGGTTATGATTATTGTACTAATGAATATTTAGTACAAGAAGCAATAAATGGATTAAATTATAGAAAATCATATATAGATGCAGTTATTGATAAATTAGAAAATTCGTTTGGTATTGATTTTAAATTATTTAATACATATGGACCATCACATACTTATTATATTATTAGGGATACTAATTCTAATATGATCCTTGACGAAGAAAAAGAATATATTGATAAAGTACATCTTACTCTTAATTTCAGAATTAAACTTCAATCTAGTAAAGATTCATATACTAAAGATAATATCGTTAGAGATATTAAAGAATATATGGAAGATCTTGATAAGCTTGGAGAACTTCATATTCCTAATTTAGTTACGTTAATTACTAATAATTATAAAGAACAAATTGTATATTTTGAATATCTTGGATTTAACTCTTATGGAGCAGATATTCAGCATATCTATAGAGATGATGATAGTAAAATAGATATCCATATCGCACCTGAGTTCCTTAATGTTGCTAATATAATAGATGCTGATGGAACTCTTAGTCCAGATATAAATATCTATGTATCTGATATGTAAAAACTTACATATAAATATGATTCCAAAGGAGAATTATTATGGGACTCAGAGAAGATAGGAATTATCTTAAAGAAAGAAAAGAATTAAGAAAATCTCTTGCTGAAAATGCTAAAAAACAAGAGATTGAAAATATTAATAGACTTCATGAAGAATATGATAATATTAAACTTATGCATGAAGCAAAAGTAGATAAATTTTTCCAATATAAAGATGATGTAAAGAAAACTCTTATTACTGAAGCTCTTGGAAAAATTTATAAAAATTCTATTTATCATATCACTGATAGAGAAGCTAGTCTTTGTGATGCTTTACTCGGCAGTTATATAGAATCTACTGGTGTTGATACTATTCTTAGAAATATGAAATTCTCTAAATCTGGCATTCTTGTTAGTATTTATGAAGCAGAACAAGATGCTTTTGATAAGATTACAGATGGAGCAAATGCTGAAGATATAAATTCTCAAACTATTGATCCTAAGGCTATTGACGATTTTTGGGATGAAATTGATAAGAATAATGATATTGAAGATATAACTAATACTATTAGACTTAGAGTATCTAATGCTGAAGAAGATTTTGTTAATAGGAATCAAGCAGATAAAGAAGATATTAAAACTATCTTAAAAGATACAGCAGAAAGAGTTCAGAATGCTAAATCTACTAATGATAATGATTACTCTGATGCTGTAGAAGAATCTGAAATGAGAATTGCTAAAGATAAGATTTATCAGATTCAGCATGAAGGATATCATAATATATTTGATAGAATGGTTAGAAATATTTCTGAATCTGTTATTAAAAATGAAGAGATTAAGAAAGAATTTACTCTTGAAAATGGTAGACTCGATATGAATAAGATCGTTGAATCTGCTAGATGTATGTATACACTTTTAGAAATGGTTTCTACACTTAAAATTGAAAATGTAGATTCTCAATATATTGAAGATGCTCTTAAATCTATTAAATAAATTTTAAATAATATAAAAAGGAGTAGACTTATAAAGTCTACTCCTTGTATTTTATTTTGTAATTATTATTTTATCAATTAAATTTTTACATCTCTTATCTTGCATTTTTTATAATGATTCTTTCGTTTTCTATATTCTTTTCTTTCTTTTTTAGTATTTTTTGAAAGTTTAGTATAATTTTTACTGTTATCTGATTTCCATTTATCATGCTCTACAATATATGTAAGCATAGATAATATATCTTTTTGTCCTTTATAATTTTGCTTATGATAATGATATTGTATATGTTTATTCTTTACTTTTAATTTTGATATTCTTTCTGAATTTGCATGATATAGTTCTAATCCATACCTTGTAGATTCTGTAGTAATCTTCCAAGCAGATGTTATATTATCGATAAACATTGAATCATCTTCAATATACATCTTCATATAATTATGAAGAATAAATCTATCTATTTCTTCCTTATCTTTATTATAATATGATACTAATCTGGAACATTTGTAACAATGAGTATAACCATGATTTCTAGCATCATTTTTTGAATTAAAATTTATTCTATATTTTTCTGGAATAGAATCTATACATATGCAATCTTTATAATGAAATATTTTTCTTTTAGAATCTCCTATTAGTGCAAGACTCATGTATATTATCCTTCTTCCTCAAATTCTAATAATAATATTATTAGTTCCTACTATTGTAATATTAATTAAATTTGGAGTAATCGTAACATACTCTCCTAATTTATTAATAATTTTTTGTAAAGCTTTAGAAGCTTTATTTAGATAGAAACTATATTGATCAGAGAAAGATTTAGATATTTCATTATCAAATTTTGATGGCTCAAATCCAATATCTATATTTAACCCACCATATTGATCACATTGAAATTTAAAATCATAAGCATTAAATATTTCAGAAAAAGACCCAATAAATTCTGCTTTAAATTGAGGTTTAGAATAAACATTTGTTCTAAGATAAGAGATGGTAGAGGTAATATTATCAGAATCTAATACTGTCATTATCTTTTACCACCTAATATTATTTATTCTTATTCTTCATCTTTTTCATTAATATCACATTCTTCAAAAAGTTCATCTGTATCACTAATAACATATCCTGTTTTTTCAGCCAATTCAACAATAATTGAATCTCCAAGATCAATAGATACGTGATCATAAACCCAATCAAGAAGAGTAAAAGCTAATCTAAAGCAGTCAATTGTAATATCTTTAACCTTTTTATCAAATGCTTTATAATACTTATCAAGTACTTTATATTTAACTTCTTTTTTACCAATTTCTTCATTAAATTCATCTTCATCAGAGCATTTTACTTTTGCACTATATTTATTTTTAATAAGAAGAGAATCATAATCCCTTATCTTAAAAAACTTAGAATTATTATTAACCTTTTTATCAATAAAAGTAAGAAAATCTTTTTCAGCATTATCAAGAGTACCAACAGTGACTTTAGTTTCAGTATTTACAACTTTAGTAATCATTTTATAATCTCCTTTTAATTTAATCTTTTTTAGATTCTATATCAGAAAATCCTCTAATAATTTCTTCTTTTCTTTCTGGCCAATTATCTTTTTCCATTTCACAAAGAAATGCCATATTACAACAAGCATGCCATAAATGAGGTAATCCAGATTCTTTATCAACTGATTTATTATCATCAAGATAGCCAAGAATATGTCTCATTAAAGCATCAATATATCTTCTTTTTTCTACACTTGTCCAATTAGATGGAGAATGATATTTTTCATTACCATACATTCTAATTTTAGCAATTGCTCTTATAATTTCTGTAGGAACTAAAGAAATCTGAAGTTTACCATTATCTGCTTTTGCTGTGTTATTGTAATTATTAAAAATTTGATTATCACTCACATGTATTGATTCAAAATGTTTTTCTCCAGCTATATTAACATCGTGCCAAAATCCATTATAATATACCTGTTTATATCTATTATCATTCGGGTTATCTCTAATATCACCATTTTTATAAGCATAAAAATCTGATGCTGTAATATTCTCTACAGTAAGAGGTTTACTATTATTTTCATTATTTTCATAATCATTACAATCTGTAGATTCATTTGGTAATTCTATCATATTTAATTTTATCCTCCTTCATAATGTATATAACCTGTATTATCCAAGTATTGTATTGGATAATTTGGATTATAATCTTTTCTATTTATTATTTGATTATAATGTTGATAAGATGTAACACAATTTAAATATCTAATATATATTTCTACTCTTGGTAAAATAGAATAATATTTATGGACTTCACCATCTGTAACAAGATTATCATCTAACCAAATATTAGCATTGAACATGTCTGTATATTTCTTTCCAACATTATCCCAGTCTGGCTTGTTTATATGTCTATGTAATCCTATTTCTGCTAATAATATATCTTCTTTATTAAAATATGATGGTGTTTTAAAAAATACATTTATACATACTTGGCACGGAGTTTGAATAAAATTGTTTAATTGAATTAATTCTGAATCTATAAGTTTATGCATAAATCTATGATCTTCTGCTGCATTTGGAGAAAATACATGAACAAAACTTCCTCCACCTAAAGCAGTATTCATATAATTTTTTCTATTCACCATTCTAAAACGTGGTCGTTTAGCTCCTTCTGGATCTTCATAAAGAATTATTTTATAATCATAATAAAATAATTGTGATTCCATTACACGTTTTCTTTCAATTATATCATCCATTTTTTGTGGATTTAATCTCATAGAATTTATTAAAAAATAAATACGTTCACTATTGTCTTTTGGAATATGAGAATATTTAATCTCATATTCTTCCATTTTTAATATTCTAGATTTTTGTTTTGACAAAAAATCACCTCATTTATAATTATACACAGGTTATATATAAAATAAAAAATAAATAGAGGTAGAATTTTTTTTCTACCTCTATATTTTACCATCCTAAACTTCTTACATCAGAGAAATTACTTAATATATTAGCTGCCTGATGAGCTAATCCTCTTTTAACACCACCCCAAAAATCATTTACATAATCTCTAGGAGCATCTTTTAATATCATAGCAGCCATTTTCATTAATCTAGTAAATTCATAATCATTAAGATTAACTCCAGCCATTGTAGCAAGATAATCCATTTCTGCTGTATTGGCAATAATACCCATCATTTTAGATATAAACATACTAGAATATAAATCTTTTAAAGTAAGAGTAACATCTGCTGTATAAGGTTGTCCCATAACATTCCATCTATCTGAACCACCTTTTGTTATTGATAATGATTGTACTATTCCAAGATCACAATTAAATATAGATTTATAAGTAGCTCTAACTAAGAATGGAGCTTGATATGAATTTGATTTATTTCCTATTTGTCTTGGAGCAGCTAAAGATACTAATAATACTATCGGTAAATACACATTTAAAAATATACTAACAGGATCAGGATCTGGAGATCTTAATTTAAGACTTATATTATATGATTTAGAATAAGAAGATCCAGACCAAATTTCTGGAAATATAATTTTTCCACCAGATACTATAGTTGTTAATTCTCCGGTAATTCTAGATAATAAATTTTTTCCAGCTAAAGCATCTGATAATTGTCCTGCAGCTTCAGCTAAATTAGTACCTATTTCTGTTACAGCAGATCCCATGGCTTTCATTAACCCACCACCATCTCTACTACCGAGAATGAATTGAATTTCCCTTGCAGTCTGTGAAAACCCATTAGCAGTTTGAGAGATCATAGATTCTGTTGTGTCATTACCAAAATCTTCACTTATAGAAGTTTCTGCGTCTAAATAAAAAGGTAATACACAGTTTGTACCAAATATTTTTGTAAAATCTGTAGATACAAAATCTTCTATATCTATTTTAGATAATTTTTTATCTTTCATAGTACCTGGAATAGGTATAACCATATCAGATATTCCCATGTAAAAAGCTAATGATCTTAATGCTGTATTAGCATATTTTTTATATTCTGGAAAATTTTGTGCAAATGTATAATATCTTCCATCTTCATCAATATCGTCATCATCAATACTACTATCACTATTAAGAGCACCATATAAATTTTGTGCTAGACTTAAAGCAGCATGACCTTTAGCACTACCTTTTCCCATAAATAATGGTTCACCAGGAGTAAGGAAAAGTACTGGCATTACTGATAAAATTTTTTGAGTATATTTTCTTCCAACATGTATTGTATTATCATTATTTTTATTATTTTTACTTACACTATCTTCTATTTTAAAATCACCTTTTTCATCCATTATAGGATCAACTTCTGGAGAAAACTGATATGGTAATCCAAATATTCCTGTTATACTATTTGTAATTTTTTTAGCATAAGTAGAATTATTCTTTTTTCCGTTAACTTGATACACATTTTCATCATTTTCTAATGAATCTAAAAGATCGTCATAAGATTCAAATGTAGTTTGTTTTCCATATAATTCTTCAAACTCTTCATTTTCTTCATCAGCGGTTTCTTCTATAGAAGTATCCACGTATTGATATCCAGGATCAGAAGGTTTGCTACCACTACTATCAGGAACTGGAGTGGGATTGGTTATTGTATTATCATTATCAGGCATTATAATACCTCCATTACTAATTAATATGGAGTTGGGCTATTAAACCCAACTCCAAAATTATTTAAAGTGTACTAGAAATAGATTCTAATTTTTGTATAATAGAAGAAATATCAGCATTAATATTATTTACTTGATCTTGATTAGTAATAGTAGTTGAATTAGAATTTACTGTAGCAGTAATTCCAGCTAATTTAGAAATAAGATCAACAATAGTAGGTAATGCGGCTTCATATTTACTATTATCAGCAATAGTCTTTAAATATTCAAGAATACTATTAAGGGATGCAGTATCTATTCCTCCAGCAACATATCCTCCAGAATTAGAATTGTAAGTTCCTCCAGATGAATAAGAAGAACCAGAATTAGTTGTTCCAGAAGAAGATTTATTTGCTTTGGCATAATTATTATTCTGCATCTTCCTGATAGCTTCGTTATCAGCTTCCCAAGAAGCAGCAGCTTTATTTCTATTAATAGTTTCATTAATAGCTCTTTGTTCATCATCCCAAATCTTAGCAGCATTCTTTATATAATAATTATTATTCTGCATCTTCCTGATAGCTTCGTTATCAGCTTCCCAAGAAGCAGCAGCTTTATTTCTATTAATAGTTTCATTAATAGCTCTTTGTTCATCATCCCAAGAATCTAAATAATGCTTGCCGTATTTAGAACTACTAGTACCAGCTTTACCACCAGTAAAATTATATAATTGTAATCCAGATCCTGAAGCAATTGTTGCACTCCAATCTGGTCTTCCAAATCCAGTAAGTTTTTTATCCATAGAACTTCCATCACCTAAAGTCCACTGATGTCTAGCAACAACACCACCATTACGGTTAAACTTATTACTGGATCCAGTATTACCTTCAAGAGTAGAAATCTGTTTTCCATTAACAGTTTCAACTAATCCAGTATGCGATGATCCGTTCTTAAATATAACAATATCACCTGGTTGAGGATCATTAGTCATAGCTCCAGCACGTTTAAAATTATCCCATAATCCAGATACAGCTGCAGATGGTGAACCTCTAAGAGCTTTATTTCTGGCTGTTTTATCTCCATTAAATGTTTTGTCCATAACCCATGATACAAAAGAAGCACACCATGGTTGACCGTCCATTCCCATAAATTTACCATAATCGGTAATATTACCATTATTGGAACCTTCAGGTCCTTCAACAACACCTAACTGAGATTGTGCTATCTGAACCATAGACTGAGGAGTTCCTTTACCTTGAGGAGCAGGTTTTGCCTTTCCACCATATTGAGGTGTATTATCTCCACTCATAGATGTTTGAATAGTACTATTAGCACTTTCTCCACTTGTTACAGTAGAACCATCAGATGATGTAGAATTGCTAGATGTTCCTCCAAGATTAAGTCCACCAGTAAAAAGTTTAAATATAGAACCAGCTTTACCTGTTAATTTACTTCCAATAGCACCAAATACACTACTAAATGCACTTGAAAGTATTCCAGCTAAATTAGTAGGTTTAGAAGAATTTCCAAATGCATCTCCATTAGAAGCACCACTAGAACTTGATGTTCCAGTAGAATAGCCAGCAGGAGCTGTTACAGTACCATCAGCACTAATATTATAATGAGCATCACCATGCTTCGATCTCATTTCTTCAGATGTATATCCAAAAGGATCAGATCTATCATCTGGGAAACTATAGAATGTCCACTTAGATCCATATTTATTTGTAATTTGAGTTTGATTAGGAACATAAGCAGATCTATTCTTTTTATCAATCGAAGGATTGGTAGAAGATATATCAGAGAAGCAATCATGCTCATTAATATATCTAGGCATAGTACGTTTACCGTTATTAAATATATCAGTAGCTGCAGCTAAAGCAGTATCTTCAATTTTAACTGATCCTGCAGCACCTTGTTCATAACGATTTTTACCATCAGCAAACCAGTTTTGTCCTTTTGGTTTAGTAAGATATGCAACAAGATTTTGAGCAGTAGCTCTAGAATCATCTTTCATATCAATGAGGTTTGCCATAAGTGAAGCTTCAGCATATCTAGCTTGTACTTTACCTTGTTCATGCTGAATAATATTAGCAACACCTTTAAGTTGAGAATCTGTAAGATTATAAGTTGGGAAGCTTATAGTTTGTCCTCCACCAGATTCTCCTAATGTTGTAGGAGCACCAAAACTAGTATCTTTTGGTGGTTCTTTAGTAAATTTATCATAATAAGTTTGACCATAAGAAGCTCTAGTGGAACTATGTGACATAGCATCTTCAGGAGATTCAAAATCAGTTAAAACTTTATTAGAAGCTTCAGCTAAACTAGTAGTAGTTTTAAGTGTATTATATACTCCAGGATACTTATTCTGTAACTCATAGAGTAAATACTCTAATTGTGTTTGTTTATCAGAAATAGATACACCTTTTTGCTTAACAAGATCATATAATCCTTGTTTTCTTCCAAAACTTGTCCATTGGACTAAGCCATATCCATTCTGACCAAAATAAGTACCATCAGACTTTTGTCTAGAAGTCTTCCATGGCATTCTAACAAATTCATATTCAGGAATAACTCCAAAAGTAGGCTTAAGATTTTGTTCAGCACTACCTTTAAGTCCTTGTTTTAATCCTTTATCAACAGCAGCAGTATAAGAATCACTATCATATGTAAATCCATAATCTCTATTATAATCATGAGATTGAATATTACTCTTTTTAATAGAAGAAGCTTCTACTTTATTAGATTTTAATCCAGATTCTGCATAGAGATTACCCATTAAACCTGCTACACCAGCATCTGTAAATCCAGCAGATTTAAGATAATTCCATATTGCTCCGTCATCAGCTTGAATTGCATTACTTCCACCACCAGTAAGTACTCCAAGCTTAGCTTTATTAATTATATTCTTATTATATATTGCAGGTGCTCTTAATTCAGGATCATCAATTAATACATGACCTTTAGAATCTGATCCTCTAGCTACAACATAATGAGGATTAGGTCCAAAAGGAGAATTAATTTTAGATCTATTAGATCTATCTTGTCCTAATAATATGGTAGGATTACCTGATCCAATAGCACCTCTAATAGAATTTTTAGAATTAGTATAAGAAGTTCTAATACCATTAGCTCCTAATATATCAGAGAAATAAGAAGCTCTAGTACCAACAGCATCAGATCTTCCTGCTACATATCCACCAAGTTCAGCATATCTGGCAGCATCTTCAAGATTACCACCTTTACCATAAGCTCTAAGTACAGTAGCAGCAGTTGCAGGTCCACAACCATTATCGTCTATAGTAGAAGAGCCAAATCTTCTGCTAGATCCCTTTTGTGATACATGAATTCCTGATCCACTACCTGTTTCTGCATTATGTTGTGTATTAGATGTATTATCATTAAGTGCCCAATTTTTAATACTTGTAAAAATATTATCTGCACCTTCAACAAATCCACCTACTACACCACCAACTTTATCTCCAACAATTTTAAGAGGTCTAATAATAGTAAGAAGCAATCTCATAATACCGCCTGTTGCAGATACCATCGCACTATTAAGAGAACCAAATACATTATCTCCAGTAGTTTTAAAACTATCAACTGTAGAAGAATATGTATCCATACTATTATTAGTGTCAGAATATTGTTTCCAAAGTTTATCAATAATATCACCCATATTGGGTATAGAATTTTTAGTTTTAGTAAAGATATTATTAATAGATTTTCCTATAGCATTAATTCCTGTTGGAATTGAATAAGCGAATTTAAATCCAGTGTCAGCAAGTTTAGATATAAATCCTTCTCCTTCTCCTCCAGCATCTTTATTATCAGAAGCCCAAAGACCACCAAAATCTCCATTTTGCATGTATATCTTTTTAGCTTCACCAATAGAAGCGATATTATTAGCTTCTTTACTAACAAATTCTCCAATGGATTTAATTCCTTCTACAGTTTTATGACCTACAAAGGATACAAGTGTAGGAACAGTAAGTCCATATGATGTAGCCATATTAGTAATAGTAGAAATAAATCCAAAAGGATTATCTTCACTAACAGTAGATTTATTTGTCCAAAGACCCACTATATCTCCAGATTTAAAAGAATCAATATTTGAACCTACTGTTGTGGTTGTATCTGATATTATTGTCCTACCCATCTCAATATATGGGGTAACTGCATTTTTAATTTTTATACCAAATTCTTCTACTTTATTTTTTATATTATTAAATATTTCTTCTGCTTTATTCTTTACTTTAATACCAATATATTTAGCAAAAAGTCCTGGAATAATAGCAGCTTTAGTACCATTAGCTATAGTATTTGTAATTCCATAAAGAGGATTATCTTCTTTGATATTAGGCTTAACAGCTATAACATCAGACATTTTAGCATCTTTATTTACAAATACTTTTTCCATTTTTCCAGCAAGAGTAGTAATTCCAGTAACGGCTTCTTTTACATAATCTTTACCTTTACTTAATTTTTCTCCAGCTGTTTTAACAAGATTTTTAGCACCAGAAGCTATATTGGTTCCAAAATTCTTAATCCTAGTACTAGCTTTAGATCCAAAGTTTTTAATACCAGTAATACCTTTTACTGCAGTAGTTTTTACTGTATTAAACCCATTACTAGCAGTTTCTTTAACTTTAGAAATTGCTCCTCCTATTGATTTTTTCACTTTTTCTTGAGTTGTATATTCACCTAATACATTATGAACATATTCTTCAAGAGTAGCACCAGGATTATTGGTAGCTTTTTTATATTCTTCAAGAGTAACTTTAGCTGCTTCTCTTTGTTCCTGTAACCCTCCAAGATTAATACCAAATTTCTCAAATATCCAATATAGAATATTAAATAATACTTCTGTAGGAATTAATCCTCCTATTCCAGGAATAGCATAATTTATACCATTTAAAGCTGCAGCTAATAATCTTTGAGTAATTGTAGGATCTGCAGTTATACCTAATATAACTTTTGCTTTTGCTTTTTCAAAACCATCTTCAAGAGCAAGTATTATTCTACCAATATAAATTACAGATCCGATACTACTTAAAAGTTTTCCAAGATTAGCAGATCCACCTTTTGATACAATTGCTTGAGCAGTAGCTTCGGCAGCTTCGTCTGCAGCGGATCCAGCTTGTTTAACACCAAGCTTATTAAATACCCAATTAAAAATATTTTTAACTTTATCAGATATAGTAGATATAAGACCGTCATCTGCTACTTGACCAATAGTATCATATAACTTTTCACCAAGTTTTCCACTATCGGCAAGTTTAGACATAACTTTTTCATTATTCCAAATTTTTGATGCTGCATTTTTAAATATATTAGTACCTTCTGGTAATTTAGATCCGATTTTAGAAGCTAATCCTATCGGAGAAGATAATGCTTTACCTATAACAGGAACTTTACCAATTGTATTAGATACAATTTTAGCTCCGGCTTTACCAATAGATCCTCCGAATGCCATTCCACTTAAAAGATTTATACCAGTAGTTTTAATACCTCTATCTATAGCATAATCTGATACGAAATCTTTACTGCTATATGCATTCATATTTTTTCTGGTAATAATATTTTGAGTGTCTTTAGCTCCGTAATATGCTCTTTCGAAAAAGCTCATATCTTTACTTTTCTTAAGAGTATTAGGATCTATATCACTTCTTACTCTTGAATCTTTATCCGAACCTTCTACTTTATCATGAATTTTAGAAAGTCCCCAAGTAATTCCAGCACCTGCAAGAATTGTACTAAGTGCACCACTACTTACAAGTCCTTCAAATCCAGCTTTAATAAGTCCAGTAATCCCAGAACCAGTAAGCATTCCTATTAAACTAGAAATACCATTAGTAATAGGAGATAACAAATTACCAATAAAATTACCAGCAGTAGAAAGAAATCCAAGAGCTCCTTTTTTTAATTTATCAAATATAGTTTCTTTTTTTTCTTCTTTATTAATTCCAAATATTTTACCAAGCCCAGTAAGAAGACCACCACCAAGGAAGAAATTATAAAATCTTGTTTTAAGATTCTTCTCCTCTTTTTCTTCCTTTTCCTTATCGTTAGTTTCTTTATCAGATAAATCAGGAACCCATTTACCACCTCTATATTCTTCATTTTTTTCGGTGATAGGATTCTGTCTTTTATCTCCCTCTTTAGGTCCGGCATTTTCATTTGATTTATTTTCATTACTTGGAATATTAGTATTCTCTTTAGCTTTATCAAAAGAATTCTTTTCTGGTAATTCAATACCATTGTGCTGAGCTATTGATTTTACTGTATCAAGAATAGTATTAAGTATACTATTTCTTTTAGCTCCCAAAGGATCAGTTTTTTCTGCGTCTTTAATAGTTTCAGCAATATTTTTATTTTCTTCTTTTAACCAATTTTTTCTATCATTAATATTTATTCTTCTATAATCATTATCGGTTTGATGCATTAATTTAAGTAATTTTTTATCACTTAATTTACCATTCAAACCTCTAATATCATAACCTTTATATTCATCTTTAGAAAATTCAGATTCTCTAACAGCATCCCAATTATCTAATTGAACAGATCTTTCATTAAATTCAGCTTGTTTTTCTTTTAAAAGATTAATAGCTGATGTTGCTCTTTCACCTGTTATACCATATTCACCATTTTCAATAGCTTTTATTAATTTACTATAGTCTGTATGCTCTTTTTTGGGTCCAAAAGGCTTATTATTATTTCTAGTATAAGTAGTAGAATCTTTTATAGCTTTTCTAAGAGCATTTACTACTTTAGGATCGCTAGCTCCACCATTATCTAGTGTAGCAACCATAGTATCTGCTAAATCTTCTCTTTGAGATCTAAGAGCTTTTCTTGCACCATTTTCATTATTAGAATAGAAACGTATTTTTTGAATAAAATCATTTCTTTTTCTAATTCCTTCTTCACTATTATCTTTTTCCAATTCAGCAAGAGATTTATCATAAGATGTAGCATCAGATCCCATAGCTTTTACTCTCTCTGCTGCAGAAGCAGTAGAGTAACCCATTCTTATATTATGTTTATTAAGAGCTTCTCCAGCTCTACCCATTATATTGAATGGAACAGATATTAATCCCTTGCCAAATTTTAAAAGTTTATCTCCAGAGAATCCTAAAAGTGATAATAATCTACCAAAAGTTTTATTAAATAATTCTCCAATATTTCTTCCAATACGAACTATTATATTTTTAGCCCCTTCAGTAACCCCTTCAAGTAGCCTAGTTCCTTTTCCTTTGACCCAATCAGTAAGAGGAACAAATAATTTTTTAACATTTTCACCAACAGTATTTTTTAAGAATTCACCAACTTTACCGATTCCGTTTTTAACATAATCGGCCAATGGATCTACTACTCTAACTTTAAGAGAACCGATAATTCCGCCTCTTCTTTTACCATCGGCACCTTTATTACCAAATAAAGCTCCAGATATATATTCTTTTACAGTTTCATTATGGGCAAGCATATCAACACCTGCACCAAGCATAAATCCACCAAGAATTCCACCAGGAGCTAATCCCATAAGTCCAAGAGCTGTTCCTAAAGCTCCAGATTTAGCTATTGAAGGAACTCTCTTTTTAATAAATGTAGCAGCCTTAGCAGGAATTAACCCGCCAGACATGGTTTTTGTTCCATCAGAATTTGTACGTTCTTCGCCAAAAAGTTTTTTAGAAATATCATCAGAATTTTTTAATACATGAACTCCAGCACCAATAGCAAATCCACCAAGAAGTCCTAATCCAGAACCTGTCATGGCACCTGCAACAATAGCACCGATAGTACCAGATGATATAGTTTGAGGTAAAGACTTTTTGATTACATTCATTGCTGATTTAGCAACGTCTTTAGTTCCTGTATATTTATCTCCGAAATAGTCAGACATAGCTTGATCAGCTTTAGACATCATATCTTTCATTTTCTGACCATAATCGGTTTCCATAATTTTTCCAGCAAAGCTTTTGGCACCATCTATAACTTTAGAACCTGTAGTTTTTACATTATCTACAGTTTCTCCTACAATATCTTGAACGTTTTTTGATTCTACATACCTTTTAACTGCATTATAGTTCTTTTTAATTCTTTTAGCAATAGTATTAGGATCTAATCCTTGTTCTAAAAGTTTATCAATATTACTTTTATCTTTTTTAGATAATTTAGGTCTTTTAGATTTACCACCTTTACTAAAATTTCCCCAATAATCATCTGTATTTCCACCTCTAGCAACCCAATTTCTATAATTCATTGCTTCTTGGGCTCTTTGAGATGATTTATTGGTTCTTCCTTTGTAAAAAGGATTTTTCTCAGAAGGAATAATCATTTCACCTTCTGATACAGAAATCATACCAGATTTGGTGACCATACCACCATTGGCAGCAGATCCACTGTAATTACCAGTAACCCAATCTACAACACTACCAGCAGATTTTTTAGCATGTCCCCAAATAGATTTTCCAATTCCACTAACTTGATCTTTCATAGATCCAAAATAGGATCTACCAAAATCAGAAGATTTAAATTTTTCCCATTTATCTAAAGCCCAATTTTTAGCTTTATCTTTAATACTTTCTATTGCTTGAGCTATAGTACCAGGAAGATCTTTAAATAATTTTACTAATCCACCATTTGCAAAAAATTCTTTAGCTTGACTTATCCCATTACCAAAGAATACCTTAGAAAGAAAATCATTTATTTTATCTACGCCTTTTGTAAATATAGACGATTTTTCATTTTCTTCTCGTCTTTCATCAAGTTTATTTGTTGATTTATATGGCGATTCTCTATATGTTCCATCTTTTTCTAATACATAAGTATCATCTTTAGCAGTATTTTCATTATATATTTTATTTTTTATTGCTTGGTTTTCTCTTCTTCTTAATTCTTTAAGTTCTTTACTTAATGGAACATTATATTTTCTTCTAGCTTTATATCCTCTATCTCCAGAGAAATTTTGACTAGATATACTGTCTTCTAAATACTTAAAAGAACTATAAAAGCTTTGTAAATACCAATAAATATCATGGCCTTTATCATCTTGAAGTGCTAATATACTATTACTATAAGCACCCTTTTTATTTTTATTATTTTCAACTTTAAGTAATCCTGATCCATTAAATATAGCACTATATTGAGTTCCAGCATCAGCCATAAATTTATTATGTGCTATTTTACTACCATAAACAGAAGAATTTAATTGACCAGCATGTTTCTTAAAAGCTTTTCTTAATTCTTCACCAGATTTTTTGGTGATCATTTTTTTACGAACTAAAAGAAGTAATTCACGGTCAATATCAGTATTACTAGAATCTATATTATTGACGGTAAAATATTCCATTACTTTATCAAAATCTCTTGAAAGATCAAGTGTTCCTTTTGATCTGTAAGACATTTCTGCTTGACCAGCAGAAAGTTTGGAATTATAATTATCAATAAATTCTCTAGTAATAGTATCTCTAAAACTAGAATTCTCATTAGCAATAGACTTACTTCTACCTTCTCTAAAATTCTTAGTCATATTCTTAGGAGTTTCCCATCGACCAGTTTTATAATTAAAAACTTTAGGTATTCCTCCTAATTGAGAAATAATCATTGCTAATTGCTGAGGAATAACTTCTGTTAAAGCTTTTTTACTCTCTCCATCCCAATCAAGAGGACCTCTATAATACTTAGAAATATCTATCTTCTTATTGGCTTTAGGAGCTATATCAAAAGCAGATAATATAGAATTTAATAAAGTTCCACCACGAGCTTTTCCATACTTATCATACTTTATATTATTTTTATTAAATCTATTTCTAGCAGCAATATTTCCTACTAATTTTGCAAATCCACCTTTAAAAATATTCTCAGTTCTATTTAAACTCTTTCCAAATTTAGAATTTTGTAATCTATCTGTAATAGCCATTGATGCTATTAATGCAATAGGAGAACTTAACCCTCCAGACTCAGATATCATAGCCAGCATATCTGGAGATAATAAATCTGTCATAAATCCTAAAGAACTAGAATTCATAAAATTAGTTTTTGCATATTGTCCCCATTTTTTAAGATTTGGTAAACCACCAGAAAAAATATCTTCCCATGCTGTAGCTTTATAACTACTTTTATTTCCAAATCCAGCTTTTCTGGTTTCATATCTTTCTGTAAGTATCTTATTTATGTTTTCAAGATACTTAGTTTGCATAGCTAATTCAGAAGTAGCAGCTTGATAAAAATTTCCAGAATTAATAATATGAGTATTTAATGGAGTAGCTATATCTTGATGAAGATTTAAGATACTTGTATTAATAACAGATAAAGATGTATTAACTAATCCAAGCATCCTATTACTAGATTTGATACTTAATCTTGTATTAGCCTTATATGATCTAACTATTTCATCAGTAGAAGCAGCAGTAAGTTTCTGTTGCGTTATACTAAGAGAATTAATAGCTTTAGATTCTGCGGATGAAGACTCAGTGTCTTCACCAAAATCTTCATCAATATCAAAATCTAAATCATCAAAAGAAAAACCTTCTTTTTTCATATACTCATCAAGAGCAGCTTTTTCTCTTTCTGGGTTATAAAATTTTCCTGTTCTAATATCATCAAGGATATTTTTCTTTTGTGTATTAAATTCTTTTAAAAATACATTACCATTTTCATCTATTTTTTCTTTAGATCTTCTTCTAAAATCTTTAGCGAAATCATACATTTCTCTAGCAGAAGAAGCAGTTTCGGTAATGTATGATGTAATGGTTGGATTAACACCCTTAATTGATTGAGCTGTAATATATCCAGCAGATCTAAGTACATTTTTAGCATAAGACTTTGGATCAAACCTAGCCATATTACTTTCCTTTCATTTAATAAATAATCTATTATGTTGATGTTAAATTTGACTATATACCAAAAAAAAAATAAAAGGGTAGGTTATTAAACCTACCCTTTTATATTATCAAAAATTATTATCAGAATAATAGAAAAGAGCTTTTAGAATAATATATTTAAATTCTTCTTTTTGTTGAATAGGAATATTTTCATATTCTCCAGATTTAATTAGTTCGATTGCAACATTGATATCAAGTTCTGATAATTCATCCATATTTTTTATATATTCTTCTATTTCTTCATCTATTTTTCTTTCCTCTTCTTCGTCATCATTTAAATTATCAGATTTTGATTCTGTTTCGCTTTCATCATCCTCATCATCTTCATCATCAATATCTATATCAACATATGATCTAATTATATTTTCATTTTTCATATCATATGTTTCTGATAAATCTGTAAGATCTACATTATTAATTACTAATTTTTCATACGGACCTCCCCAAAAACATCCTTCTACTGTAAGTGTATTTTCAAAATTATTATCAGAATCTTGAAAATATGATATTTCTGTAGGACAGAACCCATTATAAGAAGGTCTATTATCACCTTCATTTATTACATAGCCATACATATAAGATTTAATTTCCCCATCAGTAAGATTTAATACTGTTAAACTCATATATTGAGATGAAGTAATAATAAATTCTTTTTTATTTTGTATAGTATATATAATTTGCGTGCTGCTAAGAGAATGATAATTTCTTCCAAATGTCATATATGGAAGAAAATCATTTGAACTTTCATCAAATTTTAATATATCATAAGAAGATACGTCCCAATAATGAGAATCTGGGTCTTTAAATTTATAAATATGCTCTATAATTTTCCATTTATTTAAATCCATAGAAAAATCAGAATTATCTTCACTAGGATTTTTTTCTGTTTGTTCTACTTCTTCATATCCTTTATCTATAAAATTCTGAATATCAATCACACTTGTTATCATATGTAGTACCTATCACCTTTCCATTTTCATCCGAAATAATCCAATCTGGTGTTTTATTTATAGATTTTATTCCACCATGTTCAGGAATAAGTACTTTACTATTATTAGAAGGTACTCTTGCTTCTCTTGCTGAAATATTTTTCCAAGCAAGCTGAATATCTGAATCTATTCTTCCTCCCAAAGGAAGTTTTCTTCCAGTTTTAAGATAAGTATAAGTAAATTCTTTTGATAAATTTACCATACCCTGTGCATCAGTTTTAGTAAATTCATATTTATCTGCAAGTTCTGTAGCTTCTTTAATAGGAATTTTAGTAATACTTGATACAGCATTGGCTACAATTTTTCTTAACTCTCTTGAAGGATAATAAGTCTCTACTCCATTTAATGTACCATAAATTTTAGTAGAATATTCTGTATCATTCATAAGAGCTTTCATTACAGTAACTTCATCTTTTTTTGAAGAAGATTTTTGTTTTACATTATCTGTTACAATTTTGATTACTTCTCTTGCATTCTCCATTATTTTCTCCTTCATCATTATTATCTATAAATGTAATAGCATTTGCCATTTTTTTCTTTCCATGTTGTGATATAAATTTATTTAATTCTTCTGGTGTAGTAGAACATAATATTTTATAAAAATTTTCTTTTTCCATACATCTCTCCTAAACAATCTATATTTGATAGTTTGAGAATAGTTAAAAATTAAAATTAACATATATTTTTCAATATATGTTAATTTTTCTTTAATCTTCCATCTTTCAATGCTTCTTCTAATTCAGATGGATGTATGTCCATAAGTTTCATAGGATCAATGTTATCATCTTGAAAAAGTACTTTTCTATATTTACATCCATCAATATTACAAAAGAAACACATTGTTCCTCTTGTCATTACATAACATCTGTTTGATAAACCATGAATAATATTATCATATTTATTATCAATATCTTTAATTTTAGATTTTAGATCTTCATTTTCTTTAATCAAATTATTAAAATGCGTAATAGTTGCTTTTTGAAGTTTAGGATCAAGTTTTCCAAAATTATTGCTTAAATTTCTCATAGCCATCTCATTAGTCATTTTATTCCTCCTAAAAATCCTAAAAATAGTAGAATATTAGTTTCATTATTATAATATCTATATGAAAATTAACTTTAATTAATGATAAAATCCCCCAGAAGAACTTTTCTATAATCTATATATAGGAGGAAGCTTAATAATGGTATCATTAGATGATCTTAAAGAATTGGTTATGTATAAAAAGCCATTCTTTTTGCCAATAGATCCTAAAGATAAGAAAAAAGGATCTGCCATTATGCTTTTAACCCCAAATTATAAATCTTCAATGATTGCAATGACAGCACCTTATACTATTAATAGAAGATATTTTGAATCTTATTATTTCGAAAGAACTGTTACAAGATATATTAAAAATGAATCAGTAATATATCCAGAAGATCCTGGAGAATATATTTTTGAATCTGCTCTTTCGAGTAAAGATAGAAATGATTTACCAGATTCAGAATTTGGATTACCTTCTCAAAGAAGATATCCAATGCCAGATAAATCTCATGTATTATCTGCTATTAGATTCTTCAATCATGTAGAAGAAGAATATGAAGCCGAACTTGCTAAAAATATTATTAAAAAAATTAAAAAATTTGATATGGCAAGTGAAGTTCATGTTGGGAAAAATAATAGATTTCTTCCATATTGGGAAAAATCTGGACTTGCTTCTTCTATAAATGAAAATGCAGAAGAATATTTAGATGAGTTTGTTGTATCAAAAGGAATTGAAATTCTTAATAAAAAAATTTATTCATCTAGTAATCTTTTATTTTCTGGATATAAAAGAGATATAGATATAGTAAAGAAATATATTACAAAAGATGATGGTGTAATTCCTTTTAAAAAATTAGAGATAGATGTTCCTAAATCTATAAATGTAGTAGTAACAAGTAATCCTAAAATAGAAGAAGAGATTACTTATAATTCTCTTTTAATATATACACCAAATGCTTTTAAGAAAAGAGGATATGAGTTTGATTATGAATCTTATATTAAATTCATATTTCAATTATATGCAATATATACAATAAAGCCAATTACTGGTGTTCATGTATTAGATAATTTAGCGGAACCTTTAGCAATTTTGTTATCTGGAATTGTTGATGATAAACTTGATATCGAAGAAAATCAAGATAAATTTTATGTAGAAAGAGTATTTAGATATATAAAATATACAAAAGGAATGACAGAAATTAAGAATATTCTTATATCAAATAATCTTATAGCATTTTATAGATATGCTAAAGAATATTCTAATAAATATGAACAATTTAGAAAAAATATAAAAGAATCCGATCTTTATATAGAACAAGATTGTTATGATTATTTAAATGAATGTAAAAAATACGAATCTCTTACAGAAGAAGAATTAGCTGTTCCTGAATCTATTAAAAAAATTCAAAATTTGGCTACAAATCTTAAAAGAAGAATAAGAAAGCAATCTGTATATAAATTAAATAAAATTAGAAGAGATCTTCTTAGAGGTAATTTAGGTAAAGAAGAAAAAGGTGCTGGATTATCTACATTACAACAACTTCAAACTGGTAATATTAGTGGTGAATCTAAACCAGAAAATGTAGAAGAAGGAACATTTGAAAAATTTAAAAAATGGTCTCAAGGAGATTATATCCTTGAAGGAAATTTAATGTATCTTTTTGAGGATAATATTAATTATGATATGTTCCTTAGAAAAGCATTATATAAAGATAGATTAAGAAATGTTAAACAAGCAATAGCTATATATAAAAATGTAAAAGCAACTATGCCTTTTATTAAGTATGCATTTCCTGATCTTTATAGATATAATAGAAAAAATTTATTTTATGATCTTTCTTTTTATAATGAAACATTCTTTAAGAATTTTGATGAAATAAATATAGATGATAAAATTAATTCATTAAGAAAATTTAAAGTTTATGCAGAATTGATGAATAGACTTATCTCTTCTAATGAATTAACAAATTATTCAAAGAAAACTATATTTATTCCTATTCTTGACTGGAGACATAATAATTCTCTCAAAATGTGGATGTACAAAGAAGATGTTAATCCAATTTCTGTAATATATTATTATATGAAATTTGATCAAATGTCTCTTAAGAAGTTATTTAGTAATTATGACGTTGTATTTATGGGTGCTAAAAACTATTTTAAAATAAATTTCTCAAAAACAGATTTTAGTAAACCTGCAAATATTACTAAATTTATGATCCTTTTAAGAAGAATTATTGCTCTTGGATATAATTCTCCAGCAGATCCAGATCCAGAAGGAGAATTCGAAGATTCACCTACTGGTATTGCTATGGATATTGTTGATAAAATTGAAAAATCTCAAAATATATCTATCGATAATGTATCAAAATTTAATGATTTAAATAAATCTGCTGATTTATTTAATAATGATTTTAATAAAGTAACAAATACTGATAATACAGTTACTGCAGTAAAAAAAGAAATAGTAAACGATGATAAAGATTCTAATCTTACAAAAATATCTATTACTGGTAAAGTAAATGTTAAAGATAGATCTAAATCGTTTAGAGGTAAATCAATATCTGCTCCTGTAGAAGTTGAAAAAATTACTGTTACTAAAGATCAATCTGATGCTGACACTAAATTTTCTTCAGAAGATAAAGCTGTTAATACAACTTCTGAAGAAGATAGAAAAGATGTTATTATTGATAAAATTGCTGATGTGGCTAACAGTGCAACGTCTGTAGATGATGCATTAGATAAATTAGATAATGATGAATTTAAAGCTCTTATAATATCTTTACAAACAGATTCTGAAGAAAATGTTAGAGTTGATAAAACTAGAGCATCAAAAATCGTACAGATTGAAGATGAATTCCATAAAAAAGAAGTTGCAGGAAAATCTGTTAAAGAGATGCTTGAATCTGATCCTGCAAAAACTAAATTAGAAAGTACAAAACTTAAAGTATCTTCAATTAATAATGACTGGAATAATATGTCTTTCATGAATTTTGATAAGAATTATGATCCAGATACAGATATTGTTAAGATGCTTGATTCGATGCAACATTGGACTTTTCCAATAGCTGTAAAAAATATAAATATTAAAGATAATTCAACATCAGAAGATTATGTTGATCTTTGGACAATAGAATGTATAGATTATAAAGGAACCAAATTTACTTTAAAAGTAGATATTCCTAAATTTATTAAAGGATCAAATCTTCTTAAATTAAGAGGAAATGAAAAGAATATATTTATTCAATCTGTAATGATTCCTATCACTAAAAGTGATATAGATGAATGCCAGATTATTGGTACTGGTGGATATAATAAAATATTTGTAAGAAGATTTGGATCTAGAAAAGGTCAATCTATGCCATCTACCAATAAACTTATTAGAACTTTAAATAGATTGATTAAAAATAATTCTTCAGAAGTTAAAATTATTCCTGGAGATAATACTAATGTTTGTAATAAATATGAATTACCTATGGATTATACAGATATTGCATCTGTAATAGATTATATTGAAACCAATCAATATAAATTCTATTTTAATCAGGATATATTTAGAACAGAATATGTTGTAGACGATACTAAAGGTATCCCGATTGCTATAAAGAAAGTATATGATTCTAAAACCAAGAAAGCAACAGAATGTATTGTATATTATAATGAATCTATTAAACGAGATTTTCCAACTATTAATGGATATATTGGACTTTTACTTTGTGATGAATCTGAAGAATTTAGAAAAATTTATCTCAATTTAATGACAGCTGGTTCTAGATATTCTTATTCTCAAGCAAGTATTTTAAATTCAAAAATTCCTGTAGTTATTCTTTGTAGTTATTTAGAAGGATTAATGTCTGTACTTAAGAAAGCTAATATTGCTTATCAATTTGTAAAAGAATTAGATAAAGGGTACAGATATTCTGATAGATATGATTATATTAAATTTAAAGATGGATATTTGTTATATGAAGTAAATTATTCTTCTTCTCTTCTTATGAATGGATTTAAAGAATGCGATACAGAATCTTATTCTATTAAAGATATTAATAATAGAATAATGTATATGGAATTCTTAGAAAACTATGGTGGCACTTTAAAGGCTGATGGTATCGAGAATTCTTATGATTGTATGCTTGATCCTATTACTAAAGAAATATTAAGTATTTATAAACTTCCTACAGATTATGTATCTGTATTGATTCATGCCAATAATCTTCTTTCAGATAATAAATATATTAGACACACAGATCAAGCTGGAAGAAGATGGAGAAGAAAAGAATTAATTGCTGGATATTTTTATAAAGCATTAACTACTGCTTATCAAGAATATGCTAACTCATCTAGACGTAATAGAAAAACTACAAAAATGTCTATGAAACAATCTGCTGTTATTGATCTTATAGTTTCAATAGATCCTACGACATCAAATTATTCTGCAAATAATGTAATTAATGATGTAGAATGTACTAATACTATAACAAGTAAAGGTCTTGTAGGTATGAACCAAGCTAGAGCATATTCTGTTGGGACTCGTACTTATGATAAATCAATGCTTAATGTTATGGGTATGGATACAGCTTTCTCTGGTAATGTTGGTATCAATAGACAAGCCACTATTGATGCTAATATAGAAAATGAAAGAGGATTAATAAAAACGATAGATGGAGATACAGATAAATTATCTGTTGCTAAAACTCTTACTATTACAGAAGCTATGACTCCACTTGGATCTACTCATGATGATCCACAAAGAACATTAATGACATATGCTCAGACATCTAAGCATATGGTTAGATGTTTAAATAATGATCCAATGCTGGTTACAAATGGTGCAGATGAAGCTTTGCCATATCTTGCATCTAATATATTTTCATATAAAGCTAAACAAGATGGTGTTGTAATAGAATTAGTTGAGCATGGTTATCTTAAAGATAATTACATGATTATACAATATAAAGATGGCACCAAAGAATATATTGATCTTAAAGAAGAAATTAAACAGAACTCTGATGGTGGATATTTTGTACCAATAAAATTATCTACTGATTTAAAATTAGGTTCTAAATTTAAAGCTAATGATATTCTTGCTTATGATAAATTATCTTTCTCAAAATCTTTAGGAGAATCTGGAAATCTTGCTGGTGCTATTGGAACTTTAGCTAAAGTTGCGATAATTAATACAGATGAAGGATTCGAAGATTCAGCTGCTGTAACAGAATCTTTTGCTGCTAAATTAGGTACAGAAGTTATAATGCCTATTGAAGCTGTTATAGATAAAGGTTCTAATATACAAGTTTATAAAACTCTTGGTGATAATGTAATGGAAGGAGATACATTATTTACATATCAGGCAGATTTTGATGAAGATGTTGCTAATACTCTGCTTAAAAATCTTGCTATGGATAGTAGTGGAATCTCTGATCTTGGTAAAAATCCAATAAAAACTAAATATACAGGAATTGTAGCAGATATAAAAATATATAGAACAGTTGAATTAGATGAACTTTCAGATTCTTTAAGAAGAATTGTTGAAAATTATGAGAAAGAAATTAAAAGAACTAAAAAAATATATAGTAAATATGATTTAGATACATCTACATTACCTATAACTGATAAATTAGATAATGTTGGAAAAGCTAAAAATGTATATGATGGCGTAAAAATCATATACTACATTAAATATGTAGATAATATAGGAATAGGAGATAAAATTGTATTTTATTCTGCTAATAAAGGAATAATTAAATATCTTATTCCTAAAGATAAAGAACCATATACAGACTTTAGACCCAATGAACATGTTGATTCATTTATGAGTTTAAGTTCAATTAGTGGTCGTATGACAATGTCTATACCAATTTTTGCTTCTGTATCTAAACTTATGGTAGAACTTGATAGATCTGTTAAAGATATAGCTGGAATTCCTTATGATGATTCTAAAATTTAAAATATTAAAGAGAGAGTAGGAAATTTCCTACTCTCTCTTTAATTATTATTTAGATTATTAATTTTCTTCATCAGCTGTACTATCTTTAATATCATTCATATTATTATCATTATCAACATTTTCTATATCATTAATTAATTTATCTGTTGGATCTACAAAAGACATATTATCTTGAGTTTTAAAATTTTCTTCTACTACCATTAAATTATAATATAAATCTGGAACAATATTAACATTACCAATATTTTGAACCATTTCTACTATATCATAAAGCCTTACATCATCATAAGATTGTAATGCTTGTAATTGATAAGGATTTCTCAAAATAGCAGCAAAATAAACCCCATTAATAAAATTAGGATTATTTTCATTTCCTACATTTACAGTAAAAATAGAAATTGGAATAGCTCTTCTAATTTCTCCACCATTTTGTACTATGATCTCAATATCAGCATTAAATTGTTCAAGATAAAATTTTCTAATAGAATCTTCAATCATTTGGTTTGATTCAGATTCGAAAATTCCACAAGACCAAAGATTTGGTATAATTGATTTTTCGCTTCCTTTAGCAACTAAAAATTTTCCAGATGATGTCATGCATACAGTACTGATAAACATACCCATATACTCTCCTTATTAAATTATTTTTATATTCTATGTAAATTACTAAATAAAAAATAAATCCAGAGAATTATATTTTCTCTGGATTTATTTTTATAAATTAATATTTATTATTATCTAAATTATATTTACAATATTTTAATACATTTAATAAATCTTCTTCAAATTTTTTATTATCTTTAATATTTTGAATAAGAATTAAATTTCTATAAAAATCAGAAAGTTTATTATAATTTGATCTTAATACTTTTAAACTAAATTCATTAAAATAATTATTATTAGAATCAAAATCATGTTTAAGAGTTTTTATTTCAGGTTTAAGTCTAAAATAATATTTTTCAGCAGAATCGGTATAAAATCTATATCCATCTGGTAGTTTTATTTCAGTTTGATATCTAGATTCTTTATCTTCATCAGATGTATGATTTATATCAATAATTTTATCTGTATTATCGTTTATAATCGTATTTATCATATCTAAGATAAGATATATATCATTTTTCTTCAAATATCCATCTTTTATCAATTCATCAAAAATGTCCATTAATTGACCAACAGAATATCCATCTGAATATTCTAAATATTTGTTTTCTCTAAGTTGATTTTCTCCTCTATAATTATTGTCTTTAATATATTCTTCATGAAAAACATTAGATATTACAGACCATATATAAGAAGAAATCTCAAATATGTTTCTATTAGTAAATCTATCATCAGAAATTCTTGTAGCATCTAAAAATATCTGTTTATTGTCTTTACCAAATATATAATTATATAATCCAGTAAGATCTATATTTATACAGCCTATACATGAGCATATATTAAGATTCAATTTACTATATGTATCATACATTGTTCCATTTTTATACCAATTTTTTACTTTTGGCATAGAACAATTTATTTTATCAAATATTCTTCCTAATCGTACAGTATTTCCATCATATAAAGTACACATAGAATCTAATAAAATATCTTTATAATTAATATTTATTAAAAGTGAATCATATTTAAATAGTTCATTATAAATAAAATCACTAAATATATTATTATAGTCATAATATTCTACAGCAGACATATCAGCAAATTCTTTATACAACATAGAAGTCAATTTTAAATCTTCTTTATTTAAACAAAATTGTACTTTTATACACTTTAAATATTGCAATAATTGCTCTTTTATATATTCTTCATATTGTAATGGATTTTGAAATTTTACATAAACTTTATTATTTTTTCTTCCTGATATTGTTTTATTTTTATTTAAAATTTTATTATTGACATTACTGTTGATATTATTCATAATATCATCTATTAAATCATTAATTTCAGAAAAATTAGAAGTAGTGTTTTTATCTAATACAATTACATTACATTTATTAGAATTATTAATGATATCTGAAATAGAATCACTGGTAGAGATTATTCCATTCACAAGCATAGAAACAGGAATACCGAAATTCTCTAATTCTTCTTGAAGCCAATTTATTATTTCTGAATAACATTTTGCTACATTATTATCATTAATTTTATTCTCTTTTATTATATTATAATTTTCATCTAATAACATTATAACAGGAAAATGCATAGATATATTTCTGTCTTTATCTAATACATCTGTACAACCTATATTTATTTTATAATATTTTCCTGCTTCATATTGATAGCTTACAATAGTTTTAAAATAATTCTTTATTTTTTGAGGAACCATAAGTGTTGTTGTTTTATTACCACAAAAGCATTGTATTTCTTCTAAAGAACTAATAATATTATCTACAGATTTTTCTAATTGAAAATTATTATTAGATGGGATTTCAATATTATCTTCTTCATTTTCTTTTATAACATAATTTACAACACTTGATTTTAAATCTTGTACTAATTTTTTATACTTACTATCAGCAATATTTTTGTCTAAAATCCATTTATATTTTTTATTATTCTCATCCAAATATTCACTTAATATTTCGTAAAAATAATCGTCATTACAAACAAATTTATAGTCATTAAAATTTTTTCTTATATCTAGTATTGTAAACTCAAATGTTTTTAATGCTAATACAATATTATATATTATATCTTTAAGCATTTTAAAAATTTGTTCTTTTCTATTTTCTTTTTGGTCTATAATAGCTGTAGATATATAATTTGATTCGTCTTTATATACCATACAAAAATTAAATTTACCAATATTATTTTTTGATTCTTCTATTATAATTTTAACATTAGTATTATTGTCTCTATTAAAATATACAGTATTAGAAATTTCTCCATAAAATCCAAAATTCAATTCTTCTATATTGTTATAATCTTTATATACTGTATGTATTACATCACCGTAAGTATAATCTTCCCAATTATTATCAAATATATCAATTTTTCTTGGATAATCGTTGATATAAGGCATCTCATCGTCTAATAAGTCATCAAAGATATAAAGATTCGAATCACATTTTGAATTTGCAAAATTTAAAAGTTCATTATTTGGTTCATCTAATCCAATATATGGATTATTATACATAGACCCTAAATCTATTATTAATCTGATAAGATTAGATCCTAATTCATCTAATATATATATAAATAAATTATTATCTTTATCTTCATAATTTTTTAATATATGATAGATAACTTTTGATATTTCTTTAAACATTATTTTCTCCTATTATATATTTGAATATTTTTTATCTGTTCATCTATCCAATCTTTTCTATCTATAGAAACCATACCAGAATTATGATCTACCCAAATAGCATAATCCGATTCACCACAATTAAGAAATTCATAATTTCTTGGAAAAGTAGAAAGAATATCAATAACTTCTCCTACTGTATAATTATCAAATTCTCTTTTTTCAATTCCATTATTGATATCTTTTTCGTTAATTTCTTTAATTTTTGCATTACTAATAGATTTTATCTCTGGCCATTCATCTGTATTAATAAATGTTTCAATATGATGATCTACACATTTTGCTAACTCTTCAAATGCATTATTTTCAATTTCTACAATCATAGATATATTTACTTTTTTAGTTTTCATAATAAACCTCCATTAATATAAAATTAGTTATTAAGTTATTTTTCATTATTATAATATCTTATTAAAAAGACTTTAAGTACTTTAAATAATAATAAAAGTTAACTAAATTATAATAGGAGGAATTATATATATTATGATGAATCCTAATGTATCACTTATTAAACTTGATGATATTAGAAATAGTGATGGTAAAACTTTTCATATAGGAGAACTTCCAGAAATTGAAGATACTCAAAACTATGATTTAAATTCTCAAAAGGATCTACAAAGATTTATTAAGGACGTTAAATCTGAAGTTAGAACCTCTTTTGAATATAGAGAATTAGTTAGATATCTAAAAGAATATGGTGGTTTTGATAGATCTGGAATATCACAAAATATTTCAAATTCAGATGATTCTAAAGTTAAGATTGAAATTCATCATACACCATTAACTATTGAAGATATTGTCAGAATTGTCTACGAAAAAAGAAGATTTTATCATGAAGATTTATCTCTTGAATCTGTTGCTAAAGAAGTAATGGAATGTCATTATAAAGGAATAGTTGGATTATATCCATTAACAGCTACAGAGCATGAATTAGTTCACAATGGATATTTATTTATTCCGCCAAAAGATGTATTTGGTAGATATGATTTATTTGTATCAGCTTATGGACAATTTATGGAGCCAGAGGATAAAGAAACTTTAGAAGAAATAGAAGAATTTGGAAAAAATTATGATACAAAATCTCAAAATAAAATTCTTAATCAATCTAATATCTATATAGATTCTGCTGGTGCTTATGATACTCCTAAATTAGATGTAATTAAAGATGTATTTATTAATAGAATAGAAACTATTAAAAATAATATGTATTCCTTACCGATATTAAGTGAACAATTACAAGAGAAAGAACCTAAAATGAGAGAAGCTATCTGTTTTGTAGATAAAAATGGTAATCGTATTAATGAACCAGAATCTTAATATTAATATTATTTAGTATTAAGATTTGATAACGGGTGCACGGTTATCAAACTTTTACATAATATATTAAATTCAAAAATGGGAGTTAATACGATGTCTAATAATAACATTATGTATACACTTGAAGAAGATTTTACACCCTCTAGTGCTGTAAATGTTCATTATATGTCTCCTGAAGAGTTAGAGGGAAAAGAAAAAATTCCTACAGAGATTCCAAAATCTGATGGAAGAGAAATATTTCATGACAATGATGAAGAGAAGAATAGTCAAACAATTTCTAAATCTTTAGTTTCTGAGAAAATTGCAAAGCCAGAAACTGATACTATGAATTATAGTTTATCATATCAGAACGATTATACTCCTATTGATGTTATTAATATGATGAGAGCTGATCCTTCTAATGTTATGATAACTAGATATAATGATAATAATTATGTCCATTATAATGATATTAAAAATTATATGAATGCATCTGATATTAGAGATTATGATGTAGCTGCAAAAAATATCATAAATTCAAATGATGATGAATCACTTCATAATAATGGCTTAAAGATTGTTTTAACTAAATCTGAGTTTGATGAATGTTCAGAAGAAGATAAAGCTAATCTTGAAGCTGCTAATATAGAATTAGAAATCTACAAATAATGAGGTAAACAAATATGATTAAATATCTTAATGAAGAAGATATAGAGATGGATGTTCAAGTTGGTCCTAACGATGAGATAGATGTTAGTGCTGATCCTGAAGATGCTGCTCCTACTCAGTCTATTAATCCAGTTGATATTGCTAAATCTGCTCCAGAAAATATTCCTGTTGCTGTTGTCAAGAGTGATGACGAAAATGATACTGGTAATGAAGAGAAGCTTGAGTTTTATGTTGATTCTAGAGATGTAGAAAAGTATGCTGATCTTAATGAGTTTACTATGATTGAAGCTCTTAATAGTATTATTCATTGTTATGAAGAGTCTGGAATGAGAGCTGATAATACTACTGTTATTATTACTGAGTCTACTGCTAAGTATGCTAGAAATATTGAAAAGCATGGCGGAGCATATATGTTCATCAGAGAAGCTGATGAAGATATTAGTGTTGATGTTCAGGTTGGTCCTAATGGTGAGGACATGCAGGTTGATGCAGATCCTCAGGAAGCCAATCCTGTTGACGCTGTTAAGAGAGACTATGGTAATGTAGTAGTTGCTAAACAGGGTGATGAATTCTTTACCGATGTCGAAGATGTTCAGAAATGTGCTGAACTGAATTGTGAATCTGTTATTTCTACTCTCAATAACATTATTAAAGTTAACGAGGCAGATTGCGATATCTGTGCACAAAATCTGAATGTTGTTATTACGGAAAATGCATATTTTGATACGTTAGTTAATTTATATGAATCTAATGTAAATATGGTTTTTATTGATGAAGATAATGCTGTTTCAAGTAAAAAAGAATTAGTTCCTGGAACTAGAACTGCAGCTAGAGTTACTAAAAAAGGACAAGATCTTAGTAATGCTGGATTAATTAAGCATATTAAGAAAACTTATAATACAGATGATCCAAAAGTTAAAGAATTTCTTGAAAAACTTAAGAAAGAAAAATAATATTATTATATAAATAAAAAACAAGTAAGTGATTATTCACTTACTTGTTTTATTTTTTAATTAAATATTATAATACTGAATAAAAATAAAAGAAAGGATGTGATATAATATGGCTTTAAATACAAAAGATTTTAGAGAATTGATTAAATTTATTGAGAAAAAAGATGATTATGATATTATGAAATTTGAAGATTATACTAATCTTGAGTTTTACTCTGACATTTTTTCCAAAATAGGAAAATTTTGGTATATTTCAAGTAACAATGATGATATTATTGTAGTTGAACCAACATTATTGTCGGAGGAGTATGATATATGGAATAAAAGAAATCATTCTTTAAAATGTCCATATAGAATCACAAGACAATGGTTAAAAAGTATCATTTATATATCTGATAGTGTAAAGCGTAGATATCCAAAACTTAACGAGAAATTAATAGCAAATCAATTATATAAATATTGCAATAGATTCGATTTTATACCATTGAAAGGAATTAATATTTATGATAATAAAGATTGGGTAGATATTTATAATAAATTTTCTAGTATTAATACAGAAATAGAAAAAGATAAAAATTGTATGGGATTTTCTAATATTAAAAATGGTAATGCTTATGTAAACATAGATTCTGACTATAGTTTATGGGGTTTATTATGCCATGAAATAAGACATATTGGTCTTGAATGTAATCCTATATATTATAATATTACAGAAAAAGAAAGAGAAGAAGATTCTGTATTAGAATATGGTAAATTATGTGGATTATCATTCGATTGGGATGATAGCTGGATGGACTGATAAAATGAAGAAGAGATTTGATCTCTTCTTCATTTTTTATTAAAATTTAAAATCATGTTTTTTTGTTTACTTACTTATTTATAATATAATATTATTAAAGGAATTTTAATTATGAGTATTTATTCATATGAAAATACTATTAATTCAATTTTAATTAATGAAAACTGTTATGATATTGATTATTATATTACAGAATCTGGAACTAATATTGGTCAAATCTCTGGATTTAGCCAGCTTGCCACATTTATGATTGCTACTGCTAAAAAAGTTGGTGGTAAATTAACTGGAAAAAAGAATTATACGTCTAAAAGTATAGAATATCAAATTGAGAAACTTAAAAAATTAAGTAATAATATTGATGAAGAACTTGAAGATTTAAAAAATAATAATTATAAAATTAAACCAAGTTATGTAGCTAAAAACTTTTTTGGATGTTTTATTAGTTTAACAGTAGCAACTTCTATAGAATCTGCTATTTTGGTTGGATTTAATAAACAAAATGCAAAACTTATAGTTAGACAAAATCTGAATAATAAATATAATATAGCAAAAGAAGCCATTGATAAAGTTTCTAACGGTAATACTAATTTTGCTTCTGCTGCAAAACAAGGATTAGATCATGCATATATTGATGCTTTTGACAACAGTATGAAATCAATAGATGCTAGATATAAAGCAGCTGGAATCACTGCTCAAAAAATAGCATTAGTAATATCTGCTATTATAGCAGCTGGTACCACTATTGCTATTCTTAAAGATTATAAAAAATCTTTAATTGATTGGAAAAAGAGTGTTGATGAAAATATTAAATTATTAGAAAAAGCACATAAAAAAGCTTTAGAAAAAGAATCTCAAAAATCAAAATAACTTATAATTTGAGGTAATATATGTCTATATTTAGTCCTACTAATTCATGTCAAATAGATTGTTCTAATAATAAATATTTTCAAGAATCTATTGTTGATGATGCTAAAACATATGTTGGTAATTTAAAGGATTTGTTTGATCAATATAAAAAAATTGCTAATACTTTTACTACACATAAATGGATACAAAGATATATTGATAAAAAAACATTAGATCAGATAAAAAAACATTATGATACTATTTGTGATGATAAAGTAAATTATTCTACTTATAAGAGATCTTTCGAATTTATTAGAAAATTTATGGGAATATCAGGAAATGTTATTATAGAGAATATTGTATTTTCTAATGTTAAAGAAGATAAAGAACTTTTTAAAATTGCTATTAAATATTCCAAAGGATTAGCAAAAATAAAAATTCCAAAAGGTATAAGATTAGTTCATGTTTCTCCTGTTGGAGGTATTAATGAACTTATTCCTTCTTTTAAATCTAAAACCAAAGGTAAATATTTTTACCCTTCTAAAAGATGTTTCTTTACTATTATGAAAGATATTAAAGTTAATCAAGCAGGTCTTGAAAATAAAAAACTTTATAGATATTGTACTGTAAACGAATATACAGATGCTTATATAGATCCAACATATAATACATTTGGTGAAAGAGCTATTTATATAGAAACAGATTCACCAATTAAAGTTATGCCTTTTGAAAAGAAAATGCTTAATTTATTTAAAGAAAATAATATAGAAAATTTATATAATGGAAAATATTTTATAGAAAGAAAAAATATTAATGAATTTTTTTTAGATGATAGAGAGACAAAAGAAACTATTAAAAGACTTATCCCAAGAGAATCTGTTAGTCAGTCTAAAAACAGTTTTTCTAGTTCTTTAGATAATGAAGAATATAAAGAAATAAAAGAAATATTTAATATATTACATAACACAGAAGACTATAAAGAATACAAAAAAGCATTCGAGAAATTGTGCAAATTCTGTCATATTGCTCCAAATGGAACGATCATTACTAAACATACTATCACTGGAAATGAAGATAGTGGGTATAAATTAGATGTAGAATATTCATATAATAATAAAAAAATCACTTTACCAGATGAAGTTGCATTATATCATATGAGTAAAGTGGATCATATTACAGAATTAGAACCTAAATTTAGAGGAAAATCTGAAAGAGGCTATTTATATTATAAACCAAGAATATATTTTACAATAAAAAGAAATATGAGTAAGATAAGTGCTGATATTAATCCATTTAGTAATTCTAAAACTCATGTTTATATTTCTACTAAAAATATTAAAGATGTTTATGTAGATCCATTATTAAATGCTTCTCTTAATGGAGCTGTATATGTTGAAACTTTTTCAAAAATACCAGTAAAGAAATTAAATTAATAAAAAGAGAGGAACCTTTGTTCCTCTCTTTTTTCTTCAACATTTCTATAATTCGCAAAGAAAAGAAAGGATTGTATTAAATGAATGATCTCATAAAATTATTCACAGAATATTCTTTTGGATCTATTCTGGTTTTTATTTTTCTTATCCTTTCATCTGTAGCTGGAGTTTATAGTGTTTTTACTAAGATTACATCTTTATTAGAAGTCTATAGGGTAAGACGAAATTCTATTGAAGATAGAGATAAGAAAATAGATGATGCAATCAAACAAGTTGAAGCTATTATAGAAGTTCAAACAGAACGGATAAAAAAAGATGAAGACAGAATAGAAGAACTAGAAAAAAACACTAAAACTATTAATGAAAATCTTAATAAATTTAACAAAGCAACATCTAGAAATGCAGTTTACAAACTTGCTAATGAACTTATTGCTAAACAATGGATGTCTCAATCTGATTATGAATCATTACAAGAATTGTCAGATGTATATATGAAATCTGGAGATTCTCATTATGTGATTCCTAATATTATTCAAAGAGCTTTAAATCTTCCTGTATTAACAGATGAAGAGATTGAAGCTAAAATGTCAAGACATAGAGCTGACTTTAAATTATGATTTACAAAAGGGAGAGATAAGAATCTCTCCCTTTTATTTTGTACTTATTAATAAAATATTTAAGGTAGGTGATTTTTATTAGAATTTTACTTATTCAAGATGTTCATATTATGCCTACAAATATTAAACAAATATTATCTACCTTTGGAGAACTTATAGTTCTTAATGATGGTATGGAATCTTTAAATAAAATAACAAATTTTAGTATAAAAAATATTGATATAATATTTATAGATATTATACTTCCTAAATTGTCTGGATTAGATGTTATTAAAAAAATAAGAACTTTTGAAAAGAATCAAAATTTGCATAGATCTTATATTGCATTAATGATTCCACCATATTTTTTTAATCTTAATAAAAACGAACTTTTATCTAATGGAATTGATAAAATATTTGTTAAACCTATTAAACCTAATTCAATTAAAGATTATCTTAAAGAAATTAATCTAATATAATTTGTAATTAATATAAGAGAAGATTAAATTCTTCCCTTATATTAATTTTTATATTGTATATAACGTAAAACTAAAAACTACTATTATTAGATATTATAATATTGAAAGGTGATAAAATGAAATTAACAGATATTTTTAACGATAATTCAGTTTGTATTTTTACAGATTCTAGTTTTAAGAATATGTCAAATGATAAAAATATTGCTGTAGGTATTACAGCACCATCTATATGTATTTACATTGGTACAGATATTGTGTATCAAGATTTTTATATATTACATAATTCAACAACTCAACAAGGTGAGTTGTATGCTATATTAATGGGTGTGATGAAATCTTATTTATATAAAGATTATAAAAATATTAGATTATTTTCAGATTCTCAAGTATCTATATTTGGTATTAGAGATAGAATATTTAAATGGGTTAGATCTACTAAAGAAGGAAAAAATATTTTAGGAGAAAATGGTTCTATTAAAAACCAAGATTATATAATGGATATAGTATACTATATTTTATATAACAATATTCCTATAGAATTTTATCATGTAAAAGGACATGTAAAAAAATCTTATGATAGTATATTGAAAGCTAAAAATACATTTAAAAATTCAAATAATATTATAGAAGCTGTAGATGATGCATTAATATATATGATATCAAGTGCTAATAATTATGTAGATAATTATTCTACAGATATGCTTTATAGTAATTTAAATAATTTTATTACAAATTTAAAACCAGGAGTTAGTATTGGATATACTGATTTTAATATTAATCAGTATTATAAACTTATTAAAGGAGATTATTGTGAATAACAATTATACGTTAAATTTGATAAACTATAATTTATTATATGAAATAAATCTTCCATCAAAAATAACAGACTATGATTATGATACAAATAACTCTTCAAGAAGATTTATCAGTACACTTTTACACAAATTATCTTTTTATGATAAAATTACTAATATTAAAATATTAGATTTAAATTTTTCTACAGAAACTTGTTATAATTTAAAGCATGGATTAATTAAATTAATAGATGATAATTCAAAATCTCCAAAACCATTTTTATTAACAATTCGGGATATATATCTAGATGAGATGTATATACCAAGTGTATTATCAATGTTTAAATTGCCAAATAATTATATCCAAATTTCTATATTAAATAATATAAATCAAAAAATATTAATATTTAATAATTATGAAATAAAAGAATTAATTAATTTATTAAATATTGAATTTTAAATTCACTTTGAAATAATAAGAATTTTAAATTTTAGAAAGGGAATTAAGTATGGATATAAAAATTGTTGTAGAATTTGCTGTTGCAGCTTTAATTGCTATAGGCATATTAGTTGGAATTCTTATTGGTATTCAAGCAGATATGAGCAGAACATTGTATATTATTTTAGACGAAAATATTAATATTCGTAAAATTATGATGAAACAATATATTGCTACTAAAATTCTTTTTAAAAATAAATATGAAATTGATATTGATGAATATGAAGAATTATATAATTCTTCTATAGATGCTAATTATAAGAATAAAATTTCTAACAATAATGAAATTTAATTTCTTAAAATAATAAGGAGGAAAATAAAAATGATTAATAAAATTAAACCTATTCATGCACAAGATTGTAACTGTGAAAATTGTAAAAATAATATAGTAATGGTACCTATTGATGTTAATTCTCTTTCTGATTCTGATAGAGAGATAATAGATAATTACATGACTAAAAATAATAATAATATAGTTTCAAATACAAATATTGATATACCTAGACCAGCTATTAGATATGATGGTTTTAATGTTTATACAAATAATGGTATCGTAAATATTCCATCGAATGTTTACAATGTTTTTTCATCATTGGGTGTTAGTATTACAGATTTAATTTCTCATGATGTTAATAGTGATACGTTTAATTTTGATATGAATACATTAGAACTTGTTGTATCTACAAATATGTGTATATGTATTGATAATTTTATTTTAACCTTAGATAATTTGTATTCTGTTGCTATTGAGAATATTAATAATAAATTTAAAACATATTTTATTGATAAAATATTATCAGAAATGACAGCAGAAGAAGATTATTATAATATGGATAGCAGTATAAAGAATTTCGAATTTCGTCCATACTACCATTTCATTAATAGAACAGATCTGTCTAAAGCTATTAGTACATATATTTCAATAGGGCCTAAGGCTAGAGAAAATATGTATGATAATATAATGTCTTTTTCTATCGCTTATATAAATAAATCTGGTTTATCGATTTATAATAATCTTAGAAACGAACTTACTTCATTTTGTGAAATTAAAGAAGTTACTAAAAATGGAAATGATATTGTAAAAGATATGTTTTCGTTTATAGAAAAAGAGTTTTCTAATATAATGATATCATTTACAAGTGAAGCTGCAATATTTTCTAATAATATTGTAGAAAATTTTGATATTTTATTTAATCCTGAAAAATATATTGCTAAATATTTACAAATTGAAAATTCTTAATTTGAATGTAAAAGTAAATTCGTAATTAAATAAATATTATAATTATGAATTATATAGAATGGAGGTTAATATTTAAAATTTATATTCAAATTAACTCTCTTCTAAAGAGAGAAATGAAGATTTTATAAAAGGAGAAAATAATAATGTTTGCACCCAATTATATGAATATGCAGCCTATGAATGGCTATGGGTTTAATAATATAACTAATAATTATGGTGGATATCCATTTGGATATCCACCTCAAATTGTAAATTCTGGATACAATATGTATCAGCAAAGAAATCCATACAATAATTATGGAATTCCAAATACTATGAATGGAACATATTATCCAACAATGCAAATGCAAGAACAACAAATGTTGTTGCAAAATGGTGGATATTATGATAATAATACAAATCAATTTATAACAAATGACAAACCTTTAAAATCCGGTCCCGATAATCCCCTTGAACAATATAGATATATTCCTGGTCAAAACACTGGATATGTAGAATTAGAAAAATCTGATGGTTCTAAAGATAAAGTGTATATTCCTGGTGGAACAATTACAAGACCAGGAGGATATAATCCAGCCACTGGAATGATTACTCAACCAATGGTTAGATATCCTGGATTAGAAAATATGACAAATGTTCCAAATTATGGTATGTTTAATGGTTCACAATATCCTATTCACATGTTACCAAATGGATTTGGACAGAATTATTTTGGTAATTGTGTACAAGGATATTCTATGAATGAATTTGATAATTTTCTTAAAGAAATATTATATAGTGATGAGCCATATAAATATTCAGCATTTGATGGAATTGAGATGTTAGAGAATATAATTTTAACAGATGCTGAAAGGGAGAAAATTAATCATAATAATAATGTATCTATAATTGGAACAGATTATTATGGAAATCCTATTTATAATAATTATTATTTAGCAAATCAACAAAAGCAAGAAATTATAGAAAAAATTAGAAATAATGAAATAGAACATTATACACGAATTTCTAAAGCTGTTCATGCATATGATGGAAAAGAATTTGATGAAGAAAAAGCTAGAGAAAGATTTGATCCAATGAGAAGATATAATCAATATCAGCAAACTATTAATCAGCAAATGAAACCATTTAATATGTATACAGCTACAGAAAAAGAAAAGAAAGAATATTTTGAAAATATAAGAATTATAAATACAAATAATCTTGTAAATCAAATTGAAAATTTTGATAGACAAATGGAGCAATTTAATAGATTTAGAGATATGATGAGATGTAAAATCAAAGAATCTCATGATATTGCTCTTGGTATAAAACCAGGAGAACATTATAACCTTTCTACATTTTTAACGAATGCATATAAAATTGGAATTAATAATAAAATGCAAGAACTTAAATCGTTAAAAAGAAATGGTAAATTAAAATATAATTCTAATGATTATAAAAATGCTATATCTAGAAAGGTTAATAGAAATAATTTTATTAATAATACTCCAGATATTGTAAGTACAAAAGATACAGAAGAATTAACTATAGAAAGTGCTTTAAGATCTGCTTATGACCATAATAGATCAGGAATGCCTATTCCTTTACCAGATCATGGGCAATCATTAATGATCAGTTTTGGTGATGATAATTCAAAAAATAATGGAATTATGTATGAAGCTGGTAAAACTCAATTAAATGTATCAGCATATAATGATAATCAGCTTGCTAGTAGATTAGAAGAAGTAAAACAAGAATTTTTAAAAAGAATGAATGAAAATAAAGTTAAAGCGATGGGGTATGCACAATGAAAGAATCAGAAAGAGTGAATATCCTTGAAAAAATATTATTTTCTGGAACTATAACTCCTATTGAATTTGAATGGGAGCAATTATCTCCAGATGTTAATATATATCAATTATTAACACAAGAAGATATAGATTATATGAAAAATATAATTACTTCTCCGAGATATGCTGGAAATTCTAGACTTAGACTTTCTAAACTAGATGAAGTAATGAAATTTAGAAATTTTATAAAATTCGCTGGTGGGACTAATAGAATAGTATATACTCATCCCTCAGCACCAAATATGGTATTTAAAGTAGCAGTAGATGCTGTAGGAATTAGAGATAATCCATCGGAATATTATAATCAAAAATTATTAAAACCGTTTTGTACTAAAGTATTCCAATGTTCTTCTTGTGGAACTATAGCTTCATTTCAAAAAGTTGATAGAATTACAAGTGAAGAAGAATTTTTTAGTATTATAGACGATTATCTTTCTCTATTAGAAGTTTTAATAGATGGAAAGCATATATATGATGATATTGGAACTAAATATTTCATGAATTATGGTATATGGAAAGGAAAAGGATTAGTTATTCTAGATTTTCCATATATGTATGAAATAGATGGTAAAAAATTAATATGTAAAAACATACTAGATGATGGATCTATATGTAACGGTGATATAGATTATGATAAAGGTTTTAATACAATAATTTGTACAAAATGTGGAAGAATATATAGAGCAGGAGACCTTGCAAAAACACCAGAAAGTGGAAGTTCAATAACAAAAATGAAAGGAGCAGCAAGAATGAAATTTAGTCTTAAAAGAGGAGATAAAGTAATTAAAACTTTCGAGACAGGTAATGAGGTTGAATATATTGTAAGAAGAGAAAATAATATTGCTAAAAAGAATGAAAAAAATAGAATATACAACAATGAACTTATCAAAGTTAAGAAAGTTATTAAAACAAACAATGAAACCATTAATTCTGTAGAAATTCCTAAAAATAAAACCAATACTGAATCTTCTACAAATGATAAAGATAGTAAAGAAGAATCAGTGAAAAAAGTAGTTAAAACAATAGGTGTTAATCTTAAAAAAGAAAAAGAAAATAAAAAATCTATTAATGGAATTAATACAGAACTTATTAAAGTTAAAAAGAAAATTAAAACAGATTCTTTTAAGAAATATAAAGTAAAAACAATTAATAATAAAAAGAAAAATATTCTTGAAGAAAAAACAGAAAAACCTAAAGAAAAAGATACAGTGATTGAAAGGATTATTAAAGTATCTTTAGATGGTAATATAGATAATACAACAAAAATTAATACAGAAAAAGATAACACTGTTAAAAGTGGTGTAATCAAAGTTAATAAAACAATAGCAATTCCTGAATCTGAAATCAAAAGATTTAGTAATAAACCTTCTTTAATTTCATCAGAGAATAAAGATAATTCTGTAGTTATTGAAGAAGAAAAACAGGAAATTATTAATAATTCTAAACCTACAGAAGAAATTAAAGAAGAACAAATAGAAAATTATAATGAATCTATACCAATTTCTACTAAATCAGAAGATCAGATCAATACTGAATCTACAGATATAGAAGATAAAGATATTAATAATGATAATGATAATAAAGATTCCTCTAATAATTTTTATTATGTAAAGTTTTTAAATCATATTCCTGATAAATCTGAGATTGAAAATGATTATATATATGCTATATATAAAGGATCAGAAAATTTTAAAGATCATATAGAATATATAGAAGATATTATGACTATTGATAGAAATCTTTATGATATTTATGGATCATTTGATAATAAACTGTATTTGATTGATAATAAATATGATGAAGATGGTAATCTTATTTTCTTAGTAGATGAAGATTATGAAGAAAATAATATTGATGATGAAAAAGATATTGATAATGATATCATAGAAAATATTAAAAAGTCTGGAAAACCTAGCATTAATGATATATTATAATAATGATATTATAAATAAGGAGGCTTATTATGGCTTCAATAGAAATTAAAGATGACAAAATTGCTAATAATATTGATAAATATCCTAATGGAGAGAAAGTAGTTGGTGCTCAAACATTTGTAGTAAAAACTACATTCTTAGGAGATGTATATATTAATGGTAGACATTATAGACAATTATGCTTTACTCCAAATCAAGTAGCTTTAGCTATTGAGGATTTTTTGAATGGTGAAGATTATGATGATGGAGAAGAAGAGCATAATATGAAGAATAAGGAAGAATAATATTATGACTATTTTAGGTACAGTTTATATTATAGATCCTACACAAATAGATCTTCTAATATATAATTTATCTACTAATTTATCACCAGCTACTGGAATTGGTCCTAATAGACTTTTATGTATGGATATGGATGAAACTTCAGATGATCTGGAAAAAGATTTTCCAGATCATTGTATAAAAGCTACATTATTATGTCCACCACCAATAGCGATGTATAAAGAAATAGACGGAGATCAAGAAGGATTTATTAGAACTTATAATGAATATCTTGAATATGATTCTTCTGTACAAGAATTTATTACATCTATGCTGTATTTCTTACATACTGGTGGAAATATAATTTTAAGAATTCCTGCATATTTGGAAGACGATCCAATATGGGTTCATACATTAATTATATTCTTTTATACCAGATTTGGAATTACTATAGGAACTTCTCCACAGAATCCTTTTAATTATGATACAAATTATGATAATGCAATAATTACATTGCTTTATCAAAGAAAAATGGTTGATGTATTTGATTTTATTAATTCTAATACGAACATTTTTCCAAACGGATTTCCTGCAGAATTATATAATCAAATAGTAGATGATTTAATGATCTTTTCAGGTCCGAATAATGATCCTATGGAATTATATGAATTTATAAAAAGAAGTTATTTAGAAACAGGAATTCCTATAATTAAACCAGCAATTTATTTTGATAATTAAGGAGAATATTATATGTTAATATTTGGTCCTTATAGAGCAATACCAGATGATACTTTTGTAATATTTAATTTATCATCACAAAACCAGGCAATTGAAAGATTGCCTGGTTTGATAAATATGCCAAATACAGCTATTGGTAATCCATATACACCAGCAGAATATGAATATGCTTTTGATTTATGGTATTATGATTATGTATTAAATGATCCGATAGCTTGTTCATCTTTAATGATGATATTAGATAAAATATATGAAGGATATAAAGTATATATATGCATATCTGATTATTCTTATGATAATGGAATATCAATGATAAATGAATCATTTATGAAATTAATTCAAACAAGATATGATATAAAATATTCTGTTATAAATGAAAAAGAAGATTATTTATATATTCCTCAAGATGGTTGTGATTTTATGTCAGTACAAGGTATAATAACTTTTGATGAAGATAGAAAAAGATTTATGCAGATTTGTGAAGAGAATAGAATATTATCTGGGGGAAATTAAAAATGTCAGCAGAAATTGTAGAGCATGGCAAATTATCAAAAGAAAGAAATAAATTTATTTATTTTGAGTGTCAAAATCCAAAATGTGAATGTAAATTTAAAATAAGGGATAATGATGAAGATTTAAATATTATTACAACAAGATATGGTTTTTTTCTTAAAAAAAGAAGAATCGAATATTGCTATCGTTGCCCTGAGTGTATGGAATTAGCTAAAGTTATAGAATTACCAGACGAATATGATGATATATAAAAGGAGGATAATATGAATATCACATTAAATGTAGACGAAAAATTATTTGATGAAGGTGGTATTGGTGAAGCCATTAAAGATGCTTTTATAAACATGCCTATGGAAGAAAAATCATCCGTAATGAAAGAAATTTTAAAACAATATCTTCTTGATAGTGGTTTTATTAAAAGATATTTTGTAGAAAATAAAAGTTTTAGTTCTTGGGGAACATATAAAACAGAAGAAGCTCCAACAGCAGAATTTAGAAAATTAATTTCTACTATTGATTTCTCTGAAGAGATGGATGATGTTAAAAAAATATTTGAAGAAGTTATTAAAAATGATTTAAAAGAACAAGTTATCAAACTTATGGTAGATAGCTATGTAAATACTATAGCGAATACTCTATTTGATAGTAGTTCAGAATTTAGAGTTAGATTATCACAAAATATTTTTTCTATAGTTATTAACCAAATGAATAAAAGCAAAACTTAAGAAAACTTAAGGTATATAAAAATGACTTCTAGTCTATGGAGAAATATAAATTATAAGACACCGATAAAATATTATATAAATACTTATATTAGAGAATATGATTTATCTAAAGCAAATATAAATGCTTTGTTATATCAAAAAAGAATATCTAAATCTGAATATGATAATTTCTATTCTATGGATAAAAAAGAAAGAGAAGTTATTATAGGAAAAATGATATCTAAAGATAGAACAATATATCAAGATATTCAATCTGGTATAAAAGAAGCAAAAAGAAAATTATTTTTAACAAATAATATAGAAGATATAGATATTGTATCTATTAAAAATGATGCAGTATTTATAGTAGGAAAATATTTACAAAATACAGAATTTCCACCTTTTAATTTTGTAATAAAAAATGAATATAATATATTTTTACAATTACAGGAATTAGAAATATATTATTCTGATTCTATAGATAATAGCGGATATAATATAAATATAGATGTAAAAGGGATTGGAGATAATAATTTATTATTACATCAAAATGGAATGTTAGATTTAATTTGTGAAGTTTGCAGAAAATTACAAAGAGAACCTGTAGAAGAAACAATGAATTATGTTTCTGTTATGTATAATAAATTTATAAATAGAGAATTAAATAAAGAATATTATAGAAATTTTGATTCATTCTCTATGTATATAATTCCTACTTTTATGCAGTTTATACAAGTTCCAGATATATCTGAAGATATGAAATATGCTGTAGATATAAATAGAAATTTAAGTATAATGAGAAATTTAGTAGGTATAATATCAGATATTTATAGACAAAAAAGGAGAAGAGGATAATCCTCTTCTCTTTTTAATTTTATTTTTAAAAAATAATATTCTTGAATAAATATTATAATAATGAAATAAAGGATAATATTTATTATTTTAAGGAGGATAAATATGAATAATTTAAATCTTGATGTTGATATTAAAAGTTTTGATATTTCTCAAATTTCACAAATTTATGTTGGAATTTCAAAAAAAATAGATGTATCTATATATGCTGATCCTAAGTTTGATAGTGATCAAATGCATCAAATTCGTCTTGGTTTAGAAGATAAATTAGATATATCTATTTATGCTGATCCTAAGTTTAGATGTGATCAAATGCATCAAATTCGTCTTGGCTTGAAAAATGGATTAAATGTTTCTATTTATGCTGATCCTAAATTTGATGCTTATCAAATGAGTCAAATTTATATTGGTTTGAAAGATAGATTAGATGCATCTATATATGCTGATTCTGAATTTAAATACTTTCAAATGGATGAAATCCGTCTTGGTTTAAAAGATGGATTGGACGTTTCTATTTATGCTGATCCTAAATTTGACTGTTCTCAAATGCATCAAATATATCTTGGTTTAAAAGATGAATTGAATGTATCTATTTATGCTGATCCTAAATTTGACTTCTTTCAAATGAATGAAATCCGTCTTGGTTTAAAAGATGGATTAGACGTTTCTATTTATGCTGATCCTAAATTTGACTGTTCTCAAATGCATCAAATATATCTTGGTTTAAAAGATGAATTGAATGTATCTATTTATGCTGATCCTAAATTTGACTTCTTTCAAATGAATGAAATCCGTCTTGGTTTAAAAGATGGATTAGATATATCTACCTATGCTGATCCTAAGTTTGATTGGGAACAGATGGATGAAATTCGTATTGGATTAGAGGATAGATTAGATGCATCTATTTATGCTGATCCTAAATTTAATAATTATCAAATGAGTCAAATTCGTCTTGGTTTAAAACATGGATTAGATGTATCTATTTATGCTGATCCTAAATTTAGTGACGATCAAATGAATGAAATCCGTCTTGGTTTAAAAGATGGATTAGATATATCTACCTATGCTGATCCTAAGTTTGATTGGGAACAGATGGATGAAATTCGTCTTGGTTTGAAAGATGGATTAGATGTATCTATTTATGCTGATCCTGAATTTAGCAGTCTTAAAATGAATCAAATCCGTCTTGATTTGAAAGAAGGATTGTATATATCTATATATACTGATCCTAAATTTAATTAAAAAATAAAGATATTTAAATTAAAATTATAGATAAAGAAAATAGGGATTAATCCCTATTTTCTTTTTTATTTTTTAATTAATAATTATAATAATAGAATAGAAGATAGATAATAATTTTATTTACAATTTTATAAAATGGAGGAAAATATGAATAATTTAAATCTTAATATTGGACTTTTTAGTTTGAGTCAGATAGAAGTGATTTATCGTGGTCTTGAAGAAGGATTAGATGTATCTATATATGCTGATCCTAAGTTTGATAATGATCAGATGGAAATAATTCGTTATGGACTTAAAGATGGATTAGATGTATCTATATATGCTGATCCTAAATTTAACTGGGAACAGATGGATGAAATCCGTCTTGGTTTAAAAGATGGATTAGATACATCTATTTATACAAATCCTAAGTTTGATTGGGATCAGATGGAAACAATTTATCGTGGACTTAAAGATGGATTAGATGTATCGATCTATGCTGATCCTAAATTTGACTGCTCTCAAATGTATCAAATTCGTCTTGGATTAGAAGATAAATTAGATGTATCTATTTATGCTGATCCTAAGTTTGATAGTTATCAAATGAGTCAAATTCGTTTTGGTTTGAAAGATAAATTAGATGTATCTATCTATGCTGATCCTGAATTTAAATACTTTCAAATGGATGAAATTCGTCTTGGTTTAAAAGATGGATTAGATGTATCTATTTATGCTGATCCTAAATTTAGTGGTATTAAAATGTATCAAATCCGTCTTGGGTTAGAAGATGGATTAGACGTATCTATTTATGCTGATCCCAAGTTTGATTGGGAACAGATGGATGAAATTCATCTTGGTTTGAAAGATGGGGTAGATGTATCTATCTATGCTGATCCTGAATTTAATTGGGAACAGATGGATGAAATCCGTCTTGGATTAGAGGATGGATTAGATGTATCTGTTTATGCTAATCCTAAGTTTAATAATGATCAAATGGAAATAATTCGTTATGGTCTTAAAGATAGATTGGACGTATCTATATATATTGATACTAAGTTTAATTATAGTCAGATGAGAGAAATTTATCGTGGCCTTAGAGATGGATTAGACGTATCTATTTATGCTAATCCTAAGTTTGATAGTAATCAAATGGAAATAATTCGTTATGGTCTTGAAAGTAGATATTTATGGTGTTTCTAAGTTTAATTGAAAAACAAATACATTTAAATTGAAATGTAGATAAAGAAAATAGGGATTAATCCCTATTTTCTTTTTTATTTTTAATTATATATTATAATATTGAAATAAAAGATAAATAATAATTTTATAAAATGGAGGAAAAATATGAATGATTTAAATCTTAATATTGGACTTTTTAGTTTGAGTCAGATAGAAGTAATTTATCGTGGTCTTGAAGAAGGATTAGATGTATCTATATACGCTAATCCTAAGTTTGATGTTTTTCAAATGGGAGCAATTTATCGTGGACTTAAAGATGGATTAGATGTATCGATCTATGCTGATCCTAAATTTGACTGCTCTCAAATGTATCAAATTCGTCTTGGATTAGAAGATAAATTAGATGTATCGATCTATGCTGATCCTAAGTTTGATAGTTATCAAATGAGTCAAATTCGTTATGGTCTTAAAGATGGATTAGATGTATCTATATACGCTGATCCTAAGTTTGATAGTGATCAAATGGAAATAATTCGTTATGGTCTTAAAGATAAATTGGATGTATCTATCTATGCCGATCCTAAGTTTGATTGGGAACAGATGGATGAAATTCGTCTTGGATTAAAGGATGGATTGGATACATCTATTTATACTGATCCTAAGTTTGATTGGGATCAGATGGAAATAATTCGTTATGGTCTTAAAGATGAATTAGATGTATCTGCTTATGCTAATCCCAAATTTAACTGGGAACAGATGGATGAAATCCGTCTTGGTCTAAAAGATGGATTAGATGTATCTGTTTATGCTAATCCTAAGTTTGATAATGATCAGATGAAAATAATTCGCTATGGCATTAAAGGTAAATATTTACGGTGATTCTAAGTTTGATAGTGATCAAATGAATATAATCCGTAGTAGTTTTGATAGATGATTAAATGCATATGTGTATCTTAAGTTTGATTAATTGAAAAACAAATACATTTAAATTCTATTTTTAATTAGATAATTTAAAATTAAAGGAGGATATAAATTATGAATAATATGTATAATGGATATACTTTTAATTCTATTAAAATGAACGAAATTCGTTTTGGCTTAAAAGATGGATTAGACGTATCTATATATGCTGATCCTAAGTTTGATTGGGAGCAGATGCGTGAAATTCGTATTGGCCTTAGAGATAGATTAGATGTATCTATTTATGCTGATCCTAAATTTAATTGGAAACAGATGCGTGAAATTCGTATTGGCCTTAGAGATAGATTAGATGTATCTATTTATGCTGATCCTAAATTTAGTGGTATTAAAATGTATCAAATTCGTCTTGGTTTGAAAGATGGATTAGATGTATTTATTTATGCTAATCCTAAGTTTGATTGGGAACAGATGGATGAAATCCGTCTTGGTTTGAAAGATGGATTGGACGTTTCTATCTATGCTTATCCTGAATTTAATGATTATCAAATGGGTCAAATTCGTCTTGATTTAAAAGATGGATTAGATGTATCTATTTATGCTAATCCTAAGTTTGACTTCTTTCAAATACGTGAAATTCGTCTTGGTTTGAAAGAAGGATTAGACGTATCTATCTATGCCAATCCTGAATTTAGTATTTATCAAATGTATCAAATCCGTCTTGGATTAGAGGATGGATTGGATGTATCTGTTTATGCTGATCCTAAATTTAATGATTGTCAAATGCATCAAATCCGTCTTGGTTTAAAAGATGGATTGGATGTATCTATCTATGCTGATCCTAAGTTTAGCAGTGATAAAATGCATCAAATTCGTCTTGGCTTAAAAGATGGAGTGGATGTATCTATTTATAAGGAGGATAAATTATGAATAATATGTATAATGGATATGCTTTTAATTCTGATGAAATGGATGAAATTCATATTGGGTTAGAAAAAGGATTAGACGTATCTATATATGCTAATCCTGAATTTAATGATTATCAAATGCATCAAATTCGTCTTGGGTTAGAGGATAGATTGGATGTATCTGTTTATGCTGATCCTAAGTTTGACTTCTTTCAAATGGATGAAATTCGTCTTGGTTTAAAAGATGGATTAGACGTATCTATTTATGCTAATCCTAAATTTAACGATTATCAGATGTATGAAATCCGTCTTGGTTTGAAAGATAAATTGGATATATCTATCTATGCTGATCCTAAATTTAGTGATTATCAAATGGATGAAATTCGTATTGGTTTAAAAGATGGATTAGATGCATCTATTTATGCTGATCCTAAATTTAACTGGTCTCAAATGCGTCAAATTCGTTTTGGCTTAAAAGATGGATTAGACGTATCTATTTATGCTGATCCTAAGTTTAGATGTGATAAAATGTATCAAATTCGTCTTAGTTTAAAAGATGGATTAGATGTATCTATCTAAATAAATTCATCTTAAACTCAAAAACTTTAAATAGTAACTGATATTATTAACAGTATTGCAACTGAGATAAAATATAATATAAAAAGCTGTGAGAATTAATTCTCACAGCTTTTATTTTTTAAAATGTATTAATATTTCTTAATCCAAAATTAGCGTTATCAATATCTCCATTTTGCTTAATAGAATAATTTAATACTTCTAATTTAGCTCTATTTTTTATACTTTCTAACATCTCTTCTTCTGTTTCGAATGGATATCCAACTGATAATCGTAATTTAATACTATCAGTCATTTCTAACATTATTTTTTTCATAATATATTGAATAGAATTTTCTATATTTTGTTCATTCATATAATTTTCGCTATTTGGATCTATATTATAAATTTGCCATTCTAATAATGCTTGATTTACTAAATAGTCCATTAAATCTCTAGAATCTTTTATTGAATAATTACTTTTCTGAATAAAAACGTCTCTATCTCTGATAATTTCTGAGATGCTTTTTATAGTTTTTTGGTAATAAGTTAATTTTATAAAAACAATTATTGATATAAATATAAAAAACAATAATAAAATTAATATAATAATTAAATTCATATTAAATCTCCTGTTGTAAAAGTTTTAAAGGATGTAATGAATAGGGGTGTATGATGCACCCCTTATTTTTTTATACCATTCCATTTATATATCCAAACGAATAATCAATTAAATTATTAGAATTGATATAATTGCTGTTATAATAATTAAATTCATTATAATCTCCCCATGATTTTATAGTATCGGAAAGTTGATAATATTGTAAATCTGTAAGTTCATTATTTTTTTGGCAATTATTTATATATTTTATTACTTTATTAGCTATATCCATTGTAATACCATAACTATATTTTCTTAATAATTCTACCCAATTTCCAAAACACATACTGATAGGAATATACATATCAGGATTAGCATGATATATTTGATGTGCTGTTTCTGATAGCATTACAATAGGAATATGATTTTCTCTATGTTCTTGTATCAATAGATTTATAATATCAAAAGTTGTACATCTTCCTACTGTATTTAATATGTGTTGAGATATTAATATTGTGATATCATATATCGTTAAAAAATTATGATGCATTTCGATATCCGCCATTCCGTCTTGAATATTTCCTAGTATTTGACATCTATCTAATCCCATACTCATTAAATAAGCTTTATATCCTTTATATGCTCTAGATTTTCTAAATCTATGTATACAATTATCTATAAACCTTTTATAGGTATCAACATCTGCTAATGTTTCTCTTGTTTGATAAAATTGTAATGGATATGGAGATATATTAAAATATATACTAGCTATTGGAGTATTTGGATTTATAAATTCTCTTGCCAAATAAATATCTATATCATTTTTATCAGCAATTTTTGTATTAGATAATTCTGTAAATTGATTTTCTATTAAATTATTCATAATTATTCACCTTTATTTCAATTATTAAAAAGTAAATATTTTCTACTTTTACCACTTCAAATTAAAGTGATTTTTAATAATAGGAGAAAATAAAAATGCCAAAATATAGATCAAAAAATTTTACAGATGCTGATATTAATAATATTATTAATTTATATGAATTAGGATATTCTATTCAGCAAATTAGAGATATTACAAAAATTGCTAAAGATGTAATAAAAAAATATCTTGTTATTAAATTTGATAATGAAATTCCTATAACTCTTGATGAAAAATCATATTTTAGAAAAACTTATAAAGCTGGAAAATCTATTACAGAGATTTCTCATATAACAGGAAGAAATTGTTCTGTTATTAGAAGATATATTAAAGATCTTATAACTGATAAAGAAAAAGAAGAAAAATGCAAAGAAAATGAATCAATATTAAAAAAGAAAGCAAATAAAAATTCTGAAGATATTATTAATATATATTTAAATTCTTCATATGAAATATCAGATATCGCTAAATATTATAATACGTCTAATGATTCAATTAGAAAAGTTATTAAATCTTGGGTCGATAAATATACTACATATGATAAAATATTTGAAAAACCGATTAATATTATAAAAGAAAAAATATTTAAAGATTTTTATTGTAATATAGGAGATAAATATGAAGTAATAGTACATACTTTTGAAGACGGAAACAAATTATCTGTTGCTACAATAAAAGAATTATATCCAAAAATTGTTATGACAGATAAAGGAAGTTTTTCTTATAGAGATATAATATTAAATTCTAAATTAATATCTAGAAATATTAAAAATAATTGACATCTATGTAATACCCTATTAATGGAGGAATAAATGGAAAAAGTAACTTTATCCAGTAAAGTATTTACTGAAAATCCATTACTAGATGAAATAATATACAATATTAGACAATTAGCTATTGGAACAATATTAAAAGATCAAGATAAAGCTGATAATAATGAAACATTAGAATCTATTAAAGCTGGAGATGTTCTTATTAGTCTTAATAGAGGTCATTATAATTTTAATTTCTTTTATTATGATGAAACTTTATTAAGACAGATATCTGGATTAACAGAAGAAGAAATTATAGAATATTCTGCTGATAATAGTAAAATTCCTGAAAGTATAAGAAAACCGTTATTTAATATGGCATCAGAAACATTTTTAAATAATTATGTTGAATATAATAATTATTATAGAATGCTTCATGGTGAACCGGATTATGATGAAACTGGTGTATGGCAAGGACTTTGGATAGACGATAATTATATAGATGAAGAAATTCCAACATCATTAGATCATATATCTATTGCTTATAAAGAGGAATACGATAATAATGGTAATCTTATATCAAATTATAAATTAATTCATGAATTATCTTTAGCTAAACAGATTATTCTTGATTCTAATGGTACATTGGATAATATAATAGAAAATGAAACATGGCTAACAGCTAATAATTTAGAAAGAGATAATGTATTATATCTCTTTCATATGGGTGATAAACAAATAGAATATTATGATGCAAGAACAGCAGAAAAATTTGCTATGTTATATTGCCCATCTTGTGATTCTGAAGAAGTAAGAATAAGATATAAAGATTTATTAGAAGCTAATAGATTGTATTTATTATATACAGTATATTCTACAGCTTATAAATATAGATCTGATTATTATGATAATTTTATGATGGTGTTTTTAATCATACAAACGATTATAGATATGATCGTAGAATTACCAGAATATTTAATAAGAAGAGATATATTTGATACAAGAACAGCTAGATATATTTTTGAATCAAATGGTGTTAAATATTTTAAGGATATACCATTAAGATATCAAATAGCTCTTGTAAAAAATCTTAATAAATTGATTAAATTTAAATCTACAGATAAATGTATTGTTGATATAATATCATTGTTTGGATTTAGAAATATTAATGCTTTTAAATATTATATTTTGAAAGATAGAAATGTAAATAATCCAGACAATTTGGATTATTATGATAATACAAAAATTGTAACAGATGAAGAAGGAAATAGAGATATTGTTCCTGATAATGATACAAACTATGATGTTAAATTTATTAAAGTTCCATTATTAGATCCGATATATGATAATTATGCAAAAAAAGATCAAAATATATTAGAATATGATGAAATAACATTACCAGATGCATATTGGACTGGAGACAAGCAATATGAAACAGTAAAATCTGGAGTTAAAGATCTTGATTTTACTGTACTTAGGTCTAAATATTATACAATAGAGGCTGTTATAGATTTAGCAGAAAGAAATTTTTCTCTTGTATATTTTATGAATATTCTGATGTATAATAAAATAGATAAATCTTCTCTTAGAATAAATTTACCTAATATTTCTACTACCAAAAAAGTAGAATTAGTAAATGCTATTTTAGCATTATATTCTCTTGGGTATATTTATTATGGGATAGAAGATACTATAATGGATAGTAGATCTAAAATAGCAGAAATATTAGGATTTAATATGGAAGCAGATTTTGCAGCTATTGCTCAATATTTGCATGATAATCATAGAGGATTAACTTTAGAAGAATTGTGTTATGGACATGATGCTGTAGAAAGACCAGGATTTACAGTACCTAGTGATGATAAAATTTATAGTTTTGAAGAGCTTAGAGCTATTTTCTTAAATAATAGAGATATATATAAACATGTAATAGAAGTAATGCAAAATCCACCTAGCAAAGAAATATACAATGCTTATAGATATTTATATAAGACATTATTCATCATGGATATGAATCTTGAATATTTCCTTGTAGGGGATAATGATATTGTAGATGAATACAAATCTAATGGATATACAACCAGATTTATCAATATTCCAAAACCAGAAAATTATCAAAATCCAGATGTTTATGAATATGATATGAAATGTCTTACAAGTACTTGTAATGAAAATACTCTTTATTTTGAAATGAGTGATAATTTTAATGATACTCATGAATTTAATCTGTATACTTATAATCCAGAAAATGAAGAGTTTATCTCATTAAATGCTACTGCTAAAATGGCTAGCACATATACAGAATATATGAGATATAATGATGGTAATGTATATAAATTTCTTGTACAAGTTGCTTCTATAGATGATGAAGAAAAAAGGCAAGAAACTTGTGTCAATGCTATTCAACAGATTATTGGATATATTAAAGATTATGTAGATGAAGATAAAACTGAAGTTTATATGGATGATGTATTTTCTGGTTTACCATCTGTTTCGTTAGAATTTGTTAAATCTTATATAGAAGAGGTAATAGATTTCTTCAAATCCTTTAAGATATTTACTCATGAATCTTCTATTATGTATGTAATAGATGATAAGTTTGATCAATATGTTCAATTAATAGATCATATTTTACTTAAATATTTATTTGATAAAGCTGAAATTATTAAAATTGAAGATTTTATTTCAAATTCTAAAGTAAATATTACAGAAAAAGAACGAGCCGATCTTATAGATAAAGTATGGTTTAGTATGGATTGGTGGATAAGAAAAAATTATTCTGAATATTATGAGAATAATAGAAATGCTTTAGAGGAAAATACAAGGCATGAATTTGTATATTATTGTCCTCAGTGTGGAACTAAATTAAATTCTAATGATACAGTATGTCCTCAATGTGGGACAGAAAATAAAGTTCCTATTATATTTGATAATTATGCTTCATTTAATAAAGCAATAAGAGAGTGGATAGATAGAAGGACAACTTTTGAATTATATGATGAAATGTTTAATCCAGAAAATCATTATATCAAAGAACTTGAAATTTATGCAGTAGATGCTATTTTACATATGCTAGTAGATATGTATGAGTATAATCAGATTAATATTAACGATACTATAGGAAAAATGAGTGTTACAAAATATCTTACTGAATATATTAATGAATGGATAACAGATATTGCATATGTATTTCTTAAATTAGAACTTCATGATGGAGAAATACATTGCTCTAAATATTTCTGTCCTCATTGTGGAAAAGAGATAGAATATAATACTATAACTTGTCCATATTGTGGAAAAACAATATTAGAACCAGATTCTAAGTATCACTATATAAGTCATATTAAAGATACGTTAAGCAAATCTGCTAGACTTAATTTAAATTATGCAATTAATTTTAGAGAAAGTATTAATAATTTCAATCAAACTATGAGTTTATATGAACAACCATATAGACTTTTTGATAATTATTATGCAATTATAACTCAAGAATTTCCACCACATGAATTTATAGATGCTTAATACTATATAAGCAGAACATTCAATTAATTACGTTAACACATTATAGGAGGTTAATTATAATGCCTAATAAAAATATCACATTATTCGATTTTCAAAAAGCGAATGATGATGTTAATCTTAAAAAGACATGGCTTAAAGGCGAAGTTATTTTCAAAAATATTGATACTGGAGAGCCTATTCTTACTGTTCATAATAAAGTAGTTATTGCTGGTTCTCAATTTGTGGCTCAAAAGGTATTTGATCTTGATGAACTTGTTCATCTTCCTACCTATAATGAGTCTCTTTCTCTTGATAATAGTAGTGATCCAGGAGCTATTCCAGAAAATACTCCTAAAGCATGCCTTTTCTGTTGTGGTACACAAGGTTGTGGACCAGAAAGCTCTGCAGTTTATCCGGTTCAATATACCAATAGAATTAAGCCTGCTGGAGATCTTGTTCCATTTAGATATCAACTTATTCAAAATGATCTTCCTGATGATTTAAGAGAAGTTTATTTTGGAAGAAAAGCAACTTCTGATAGAATTGCATATTATTTTAAAGCTTTCGAATCTGAGCCTAAATTATATATGCAATATGTAGATTCAACTCCTATTGATTCTACTCTTTATGATTCTCAGAATACGTCTGATGCTGAAACTTATGTTGAATTTACTCTGAGAATTACTAAAGATGATTTTAGAGATTATTTTAGAGCAACTTCTTCTATCAATGATGCTAAAATTAATTCTATTTCTATCCTTACTGCATGGTATACTACGAGTCAGGGATATAAATGGTATCAAAATATTATTCCTCTTACTCAATTAAATATTCCTAATGAACCTCTTATTGATCTTACAAAAGGAATTGATATTACATACCATATCTACTTCTAATATTAGGAGGTGGATATAATGGCTAAAAGAGTATCGAAAAAAATTACTAATAGTGAATTAAGAGATACTTTAATTAATATAGAAGAGAAAAATATAACTGCTTCATTTATATATGATTTATTTGGTGAATTTGATGGGGTTGCAAAATGCAACCCCTATGACACTATAGACATTCCACCAAATAAATATGGACCAGATAAAAAGAAAAATAAAAATAGCTTTACCACTACAGTAGGTTTGTGGATTTTTAATAAATGGATAATAGAACCAGATTTATTTAATATATTTGGATATATAAATAAAACTATTGATGGAAAACAACTTGATCATATGAATCAAGAATTATCATATGCTTTAATGGAAGACAGAATTGAAGTTGAAGCTTTAAAAAGATATTTAATGAAAACTCAATTAGCTATGCAATTTGTTACTATATTAGCTCCTAATTATAATGAATCTATTTTAACAATAACAAAAACCATAGATAAAAGAAAAGAAGAATTAATTAAAAAATATAAAAAAGAATTAGATTCTGGTGACACTGTAATAGCTAAACAAATCGAAGATGAATTAATTGATTATGCTTTGAAAGTTCTTGAAGATGATCCATCATTAGATACTTTCTTATCTGGAGCTAGAAGCAATATAAATAATAATTTTAAAAATTTATTTATTTGGAAAGGGGCTACTAGAGATCCTAATCCAGATTCTAAACAAGAATTTAGAATAGCTACATCGAATTATACGGATGGTATTAAAAGAGAAGAATATGGATTATATTCTAACTCTGGTATTGAAGGAGCATATTCTCGTGGTAAGAAAACAGAACATGGAGGATATCTGGAAAATCTAGCTACTTCAGCTTATCAAGATATTATTCTTGACGAACCAGGTACTGATTGTGGTACTAATAGATATATTGAAGATGTAATTACTGAAAAGAATTTAAATAGATATATTTATAATAATATTATAGGTCCTAATGGTAAATTAATAGAATTAAATTCACAAAATGCTAAAAAATATTTTGGGAAAAAAGTAAAAATGAGAATGGCATTTCTTTGCCCTCATGAAAAGCCATGCAATGCTTGTGCTGGTAATTTCTATTATAAATTAGGAATAAAGAATGTAGGACTTACTCTAATGCAAGTATTCTCTATATATAAAAATAAAACGATGAAAGCTTTCCATGATAGTACTGTTCAATTAATTGAAATAGACACTATGAAAGCTTTCGGATTAAAGTAATATGAAAGATGATTATTATGATCTTCTTACAAATAAAACTTTTATTAGAGGGTATGAAAGTAAAAAAGTAGAAGAATCTAAACATTTAAAATATCCAGATATTTTTCCAAATATTTATATAATAACAAGAACAGGTCAAATTTATAGCACTGTAGATGACTTATATATTAGATGGGATTATATAAATAAATTCCCTTCTGTAAATCTATTATGTAGAAAAATAGAAGGAGAACCATTTATAAAAAAGAGATATCTTATTAAAGATCTTATGGCTTATAATTATATAGCAAATGCTAATAATTATTTAGAGAGAGGTTGTAAGATCGTTAATATAGATGGAGATCCAAATAATTGTAATTATAATAATATAATATTTTTAGATCCAGAAAAAGTATATTAAATAAAAATAAATCCAGAGGAATTTATCCCTCTGGATTTATTATTTTCATAATCTATTAAATAAATCTGATAAATTTCCAACTAGTTTAGGATCTTTATTTTTATCTATATTATCTTCTCCATAAAATTCTTTATTTATATCATCTAAAATATCTGTATAACCAAGTTTAGATTCTTTTTCTAGGTAATCCATCGGTATATGATAAGCTTTACTTATAGCTTCTCTTCCATATGGTGTTCTCTTTATTTTATCTAAAGCTTTTTGGTCTTCCAACATTTGTTGTTTATATAAATCTTCAAAAGTAATATTTTTTCTAGAATTTAATATTTTTAATTGCTCTTCAGCTATTTGTACAGCAGGATCTTCTGTCTTAAATACAGATGGATCAATATTTTCTCCTTCCATATACTCTTCTTCAAGAGAATAAGAAGTTTCATCATAATGATCATCTGTATAAATTTCAGTTTTCATCAAATGGAATCTTGTAGCAAGTTCTTCGCCATGATAAAATACATAAAGAGCCCAAAGATAAGAAAATACTAAATCGTCATGTGCATCGTCAGCATGTTCAGTTTTACCATTAGGTTTAACTACCATTGTACAAAGCTCATCATATATTTCTTTAGAATTGAACTTATCTCTATGATGTTGTACTCTTTGATGAAGAAGTTCAATTAAAAGATTACGAGTTTGCTTTGTAGATGTACCACCATATACTTTTACTTTTCGTGTTTTTCTACGTACAGCTGTACCATCAAATACTTCTTCTGTCATTCTATCTTTAATTTCATAATATAGATTTTTCTTGATAGAAGTTTTTAAAAGCATTTGAAGAACAGAAGAACCAAAACCATTTATGTTTAGAATCGATCGCAACTCAATTCCTCTAGTTAATTCTAGACACTCTCATTACAAGTAGTGATCAGATCATTTGTTCACCCATAAAATGGGGCAGTATTTTTCTTCCTCCATTAGCTTGAGGTTCTACTCTTCCGTAAGAAGATGATCGTTGAGCCTTAATCTTATTTAAAAATAATACCTGGAATTAAATTCAAAAACATATATATTTTTATCTTCCTTTATAATAAAATTAATTCCAAATATTATTTTTTAAATTTAGATTATTGGTTGCTATACTTTGGCTTCTAACAAAGACTTAGGATTTAACCATATCTTTATCCAAACTTTTCTTTCTGATTTCTCAACATTCACGCTTGTCTTTTCAGGCTACGTTGTAGTAAGTTTGGCTCTTAACCAGTGAGTCATAGCAATTAACACTGAAACATTGACAGATTACTCTATCAAGTGAGACTTTAGTTGCTCCGTTGTTCTCAATTATACAGATAGCATTTTTAGCATATCCTGTTACAAATTGATATATTAAATCTGCCAATTCTGGCATAGTAATAAAATTATTTCTAAATGTAGCAATAACTTTAGTAGTCTCAGAATCTATAACTGTTATAGCTGAAGCATCTCTATGAACTCCAGAAGCTGTATCAACACCAATGATTAGTGGGTATGTAGACCCTACTGGTATTGTATCCCAAAATTTCATTTGGAATTGTCCAGACTTGCCAAAGAATAAAGTATATCTAGGTTCTTCTTTAACCATGGAAGCTATAACTTCTAAATCTTCTCTATTGAATGGATTGTTATCTGCCATTTTAGCCCATTCAATTAATACTTCTCTTCGTATTTTAGACCAATCATTCTGTAAAAGTTTTACCATATTATCAAAATACTTAGCACCTTTACCAAGCATTTGATATGTATATCTTATATGCATGAAATTGGATTGTGTATTTGAATTGATCAAAGACATCAATTTATCATAAGGATAATCATAAAACGATTCATTCCACTGAGTAGCATTCTCAGTGATCTTATATGCAAATTGTCCTTCTCTAGTAGTAAGGTCTCCTGGAGTTGATGTAATAAGCATTCCATATGGAGATCCATTTTTCTTTGCATTTTCTGATGCTGTAGAAAATGCAGGAGCAGCAGCTGTATATACTATATCATTATATGGTAAGAATGCAAACTCATCAAAATATAGTAATGGAACAGTAGCACCACGACCAGCACCATCAGCTAAAGCAGGAGTACGAGCACCTGGTAAAGTTGAAATCAAATTTCTATTTATTGGATTTTGTAGAGTTTCAGCAGTATTTGGTACTCTAACTTGTTTACCATCTCTACCTATAAGAGAATCCATTCTAAGATAATCTGGTAAAGCTGATCTTAAATTCTTTAATGATCTAAGATTAGATTTAGAGTCATCATGTTTCTTATTTGCAAATAATATTTTACTGTTTGTAGTACCAAAATTAAAAGCCCACAAATAAAAACATAAAGCACTTATTGATTTACCTTGCTGTCTTGGAATACAAACCACTTGATTTATATTATATACAAACATATAACTCATTGCCAAATTAGCTCTTGTTAATTCATACAATTTACCAGAACCAGCTTGACCACCTTCTTCAGGTATTCTTATAACTTCTCTTATATAATACCAATAATTTACACAACATTCTTTAAGAATACGTAACTTCATTTCTCTTGATAGCATAGGATTATATGGATTTACTCCAGCTAATCCAGTATCGTATAATAATAAGAAAAATGAATTATTTTTTATTCCTTTTGCTTTAAGAAAATAATGCATTTTTAAAAAACTCTGATTATTTGTATTATAATCATAATATACTTTAATTGGAGTTTGTACCACATTTAGTACAGCCATATATTATTCTCCCATTAATAAATTATTATGAAGTAAACATGATATGTAATAATAAAAATTATAGAGGTATAATTATGAAATCTGTAAATTATCATATTATATTTTTTGGAGTTATACTTGGAATTTTTATGCTTATAATAAAATCAAAAATTGAATATTATAAAGCTAAATCAAAAATAATGAATGAAAATATAACAGCAATAGCATCTAATAAAGAATTTATATCATGTATAATTCAATATATTAGAAAAAATCCTAATATATCAAACATATTAAATTCATATATTCCTTTTGAGATTTTTAGATATAGATGTTTAGAACAATTAAAAGAAGATTTTAAAAATGATTATAAAAATAATATAGAGTTTTTACCAGATACAACAATAAAAAATCCTGTTGCTTATTTAGATATATTTCCATATTTTAAAACATTAGAATTAAAATTAGAAGTATTTACCAAAGCTATAGAATCTTTAAGTATAGAAAAAGAATTATTACAATTATATTCATATCATATAGAAAATAACATAAAAGAATTAGAAAAAGAAGAGAATAATATTATTATTTTCAATAAAACTTTTAATGATAATTATGAAAAAAATAATTTACCATTACACCCAGCAGAAAAAGATAAAAATAATTACGAAGACGTAGAATATCCTGAAGAAATAGATTTTAATAAATTAATATCTATGGAAGTAGTAGAAGAATTTGATGATAATTTAAAAGAATTTTAATAAAAAATAAAACAGGGGTAGACTAATGTCTACCCCCATTCTTTTATTTATTTGTAAGATTTCTACCACAGAAAGGACAATACAAAGCTTCTAACTCTGCTAACTTTATATTGCCCTCACCATCTGCAAAATATGCTGCTAAGATTCCTGTCCATTTTTTATTATTACAAATAGGGCAATCATCCATCTTTTCTAATATAATAGACAGAATCTTATTTCTGCTTTTTATTCTTTTATTAGAAGCAGCATTTTTCAGTAGTCTTTCTGTTTCGTTCTTATCTAATACATAAGACATTAATTTATCTGGATTGTTTAAACAATCACAGCAAATCTCATCTTTCATATTAGGATTATCTTTTATTGCTTTTTCACATATAGAGCATCCATAATCTGCTCTATATAAAAAGAGCTCTTCATAAAGTTTATCTTTTTTGATTAGCTCTTCCATATACTTGTAATCTTTTGGAATATAGCATATCATATTATTTTACTTTACCCTCTGATCTTCTGCTACTCCGACAAAGACTTTGAATTTGTAGATTTTTCCATCTTTGGTCTCTGTCAGATACTTTGCAATATCATCCTGTTTAATATTCAAGGTGATATATGCAACCCTGTTTTCTTCTACCAGCCTTTTGATCTCTTCAGGAGTTATTCTGAAGATCACAGGATTTCCAGGAGCTCCATAGTTTTTCATGCACATCTTTGTGCCGTCCATACACTGAGCTTTGTATCCTGTAGCTTCAAAGGTTCCATCACACCTCTTCTTGCACCACTCACAATATCCATCTTCAACACATTCTGCATAAGCGCAGTTAGGCTGAAAATCTTTTCTCTTGGGAGGGGTGGGCTTCTTTACAAAAGTTTCATTAGTTTCAGTGGTCGTGTTTTCATTGATCATGTTCATGTTCATTTCTTCACTCATTGTTTTTCTCCTTTTCAACAATTTTAACAAGTTTCTGAGTTTATATTATAACAGGATTATTCCTGATATAACCTTTCGCACCACTCATTGTAGTATGCCCATACTTTATGAGAGTTTTTATTAGTACCTTTTTTATTATGCTTACCAGTATTGTATGAATAATAAGCATTTTCAGAAATACCATGATTTCCTACACAAATATTCATTTCATCCATTCCAGCCCGAATATTTATGTAATCATCATATTGCAACTCATCACAGGTTAATCCATGATATTCTGAAATTAATCCTTTCTTTTTCAAATCTTTCCAGTTACATGAATTAACTTGCATAATTCCAAGGTCTCTAGTACCATTGGAATTATAATTACTTCTTACTCTACCCAAATCACTTTCCTGTTGCATTACACCTAACAGAAAAGCATAATAATGTTCTGGATCTGCTGGATAAAATTCTTTGCAAAGATCATATGTATATCTTTGCAAATCCTTACTAAATCCATATTTTTCAGCAAGATAATTTGAATATGGTGTCTTATCTAAATTATCTTGATATAATTTATATTCTTTTTCTGTGCCAATATAATCAGATTTTATATAATATGATTGATCATCATATAATATTTCTGACCAACCATTTTCATCCTTAACAACTCTTACATCAGTACCAGTATTTAATACTGTTATTGATTCTGATTCTTCAGAAGGAGAAGTTCTTACATTTACATTGGTAAAAACTTTTTCAATAGAAGAATTATATTTCTTATATTCAGTTGTAGTTCCAAGATATTCGGATTTAATATATCCTGGATTTTCATTATATAGAACTTTTATCCAGTCTCCTTCATCTTGTAAAACATCAACCAATGTATTTTGAGAAATTTCTCCCAATATATTTGAATTTATATCAGGATTTTCTCTTACATTAACATTAGTAAAAGTTAAATTCTGATATTGAATCTGAGAATTATAATCTGCTTTTGTCTCGTTTAAACTCAGTACTAATGAATCTGTACTTGATGTTTCTACAATAGCAGAAGAATCTGTTGTTGATGCTTCTGCTATATTTTTATGCATTAATATGATAGCAAATATGATAACAAATGCAACTATTAATCCGAAAGACATATAAAAACCATTACTTTTTATTTTTTGAATTGTCTTTCTTCTTTCTTCTCTTTTCATGTTTTTGTTTCTTATTTTCCAAAAATTTTTAGCTCTTTCTTCCCCGTTCATACTTCAAAATCACTCCTTTCAAAAGTTCCTCCAACAAAAATATTCGTATCAAGATCTTTAATCCTGTAATACGAATTGTTGTCTTCTTTAGTGTGATGAATATAAGCCTTGATGTGAAACATTGCTTCGCTTAAAGTTTTAACAGTAGACAAAGGTAACTCATCGTATTTCAAACTAGCAGCATATTTAATTATCTGATACATTTTTCCTCCTAAATAAAATTATATCAACATATTCATTTTTATAATATCTATTTAAAAAATATTATAAATAGATATATTTAATTATTACAAAATATTGTACTTTTTTATAAAAATTAATTTTATTAAGGAGATTAATTATGACAGAATTTAATGGTATTCCTTTTCAATATAATCCTGCTATAACTAATGTAAATATAGATAATCAACTTGCTGGTATTCTATCTCAACTTGGTGATGATTATATTCTAGATATAGTTAAGGATTCTATAAATGATAGATTTAGAATCTATGATTTACCAAGACCTAATATTGTAAATGCATTTGAAATTACATTTAAAGATTTAACTAATGGTTTTACATCAAATACAGATGAAATTTATGATACAAGAAAAAGAGTATATAATACAATTATTAATATTATTTGTGATTATTATAATTTTACTTTTAATAGCAATGATGATACAGATTTATATTCTGCAGCATATTGGCTATATGATATATTTGTATCAAATTTTACAACATCTCTAATTAATTTTTATACTTTATATTTAATTAGAGAACGTTATCCTATTAATACTGCTCTTGGATTATCTGAAATGAATAAAATTAATGAAACTACTTATACTTATTCAAAAAGATTATTCAAAGATCCAAATTTAGCAAGTATTCATTGCAATCTTGAATATGTAATTGATCAGATTAGTAATTTTGATATTAGTATTGATACTATATTAAATACTATATATAATAATGCGAATAGTAGTGTAGCTTCTTATGTTACAAGTATTATTTCAGATAATACTGGTATGTTTTTTAAAAAATATTATGAATCATTTATATATGGAAAAGAAGCAGCAGATATCCTTACTCAAATTAAATTAAATTTACAACAATTAGGAAGCGAGATCGAACCTTTAGAACCTTTTGCTCTTGGAGAATAAAAAGAAAAATGGAAAAAGAAGAAGAGACTAATAAAAAACTTAAAATTCATGAAAAAGAAGAAAAATTTACTTGCATATTTTGTGCAATGGTATATAGAACAAATGAATATTCTGATAGAGAACCATTTAGAAAATACTACGATAAAATTTGGTCAAAATGTCCAAGATGTGAATGGATTTCATATAAAGCTGTAGAAAAACCAAAAAATGAAATAGATAATTATAAAGGAGAAGATTATTAAAATGAATAATAATGAATCAAATAATATAGTGCCTATTAAAGAAAAAGAAGTTAATCAAGAATCAAAAACTTTAGCTATGGAAACATATAATCCCGCTACGGGAAATATTGTAACTTCTCCAGTTAGTGATAATGATGTAAAAGCGTTATCTGATTTACATTTTGATAAATTTATTTATAATTCTGAAAATATTTTAGATAATGATGATTTAAAGAAATTATTTCCTGATGCTATTGGCGATGATATAGAAGATATTAAAAAAGTTAATGAATTAATTAAAAGAAAAAATAATGGACAAAAAATTACTTATGAAGAACTTCCTAAATTTTTAAAAAATAGTGTTATAAATATTGTATCTAAATCTTTAGATGATAATACACCATCTTTTGCTTATATGAATAATAAAACCCAATTAAATTATATTGCTAATTTAGTAATAGGACAATTAGTTGAAGAGTATAATAAAAAGAATACTAATTTTGATATAGATACAATGTTAGCTGGATTTGATGAATCTATAGATAAATTACAAATAGAAACTTCAAAAGAATTTGGTGATATACTTATGTCTTTTGATGAAGAAAGAAAAAAAGAAATTAATAATGCAATTGAAAGATGTAAAAGAGAAGGTAAAGAAGAAGCTGTAGAAAAATTTCAAAAAATTAAAAATGTAATTGATGAAGCTTATAATTTAGATAAATTTTCAGAATTCTGTAAACATGTTAAAATTAAAAAATTTGATATTGAAAAACCGAAAAGAATCTTTTTATCTTTTAATACTAAATATATGAATCACACTAATAATATTAACGATATCCAATATTGTCCTGTTGTATTAGATAGGCATAATATTAGTGATCATAATTCTAATATGAAATTATGTTTAGCATTTTGTAAATATTGTATGAATTATTCTCCTGACAATATAGAAGAACATACTTTTATGTATTATTTTATTAAGAATATTATTCTTCTTGATAGAATAAATCCAAAAGGTAAAATATATGATACCTTAGACGAAAGATCAAAGAATTTTTATGATGGGTTTATTAATAATATTTTAAAATGTATCAATAATATTAATAATAAAACATTATAACATTATAATAATTAAAGATATATTTTTACTGCCCAATTCCTTTAATTATATATCTTTGATCTTCTTCGTGCTTTGTGACTCTTGTTGTTGTGTATTCATTATTTCTCCTTACTTTATTATTTTTAACTTTTATTCTTGATTGTTTCGTGTGTGTTCATGGATAAGGCCTCCTTTCGATCAATGTTCTGGCAAACCCAGTAGGAATCTCCTACTGGGTTCTTATTTTTTTATTAAAACTTTATAATAAATCAAACTAAGTGAAAGGTATGGTATGTATAAAAATGCTCTTAGATAGTTCATATACAATCATTCCACAAATTAGGTTTATACTTTCTTTTGATAATGATGTAACAAAAACTGTAACTGTTAAACACGAAGATACCGTCTCTTGTACATATAAGAAGAATGGTGAAAAGTTTTCAATTGTTGGTGTTGTAACTAAGATTGGATGCAATTTTAATTCTTCTCTTGGAGCAGTAAGCACCACTGCTTATATTCAAATAGATGGTTCTTCTGAATATTCTGGACAAGTTATTTACGTTCAGCCAACTCAAATTCTTGATATTAATGTGATATCTTCTAGTGGCACTGTAGAAAATATTGTTTGCTCTGTATCTAATGAAGATCAGAGAATTACATTAGTTAGAGAAAATGAAGTTGGAGTATTCCAATATAGCCTGGATGGTATTACTTGGAATACTGCTGTTGGATCTCAAGGCATGTCTGCATATGAATGTGCAGTTGCTTTAGGTTTTGAAGGAACAGAAGCTGAATGGTTAACTAGTCTCATTGGTCCTAAAGGTGATACTGGAGAAGCTGGAGCTCTTGAAATTTATAGAGTATTCCATTCTATCAGAGAAGCTGAAAGAGATAGATGCGAAGTTCCAAAAGGAAAACTCGTAGCTATCGTATTAGAAGAGGATACATATCTCTTTGTAAGAAAAGATGAAGATGATAAATCTAGTCACTGTGGGTGTGGTTGCTTCATTGATGAAGATGGAAAAACTGATCCTATTAATGTAAAAGGATATGATTACCTCGGGTCTCTTACTGTTGGACCAGAAGGACCGGAAGGTAAACCTGGTAAATCTGCATATGAATATGCTGTTGAAGGGGGATATCCTGGAACAGAAGAGGAATTTATTCAGACACTTGGTAAATCTGCTGTAGCTGTTACTAGTTTCTATATGGGCAAAGATCCTACATTAAGAGAGACCGTTATTGGTCCTATTGATATGAAGGTCTTTGGATATACAGATAAAGAGACTTTTAAGAGTACAGAATTATCTAGAATAGATATTTATTCTAAGATAAGAGATATTAATCAAACTTTATTATTACCAGAAACTATTATTCTTAGAGCTGTTCCAACTAAGAATACTGCTGCTAAACCCAATTTAATTATAGATGATCAGATGTATGTTGCTGACCATATTACAAGCTATAATGGAAAAATTGGTGTTCTTAGAAGAGTAAAATATATTGAATCATATAGTGGAGAAACTATCATTTCGGATTGGATTTCTTCTACTGGTGAATTAGATTATGGTGCTGAAATTCAATATGTTATTGATGGAGAATTTCAAGAATTCACCCCAGAAGTTCAAACTCAATATAGGAAACTTCATACATATGATGATATAACTACTATTGAAACTACAGAATCTACTTATATTTCAATAGTATATCCTATTGATATTACTAAATTTGTACATACATATGTAACCACATATATTGAAGAACACAAAGAAGAAATTATAGCTCCTATTGTAAGAGAAATTATTGATCTTCCTGATGGAGAAACATTATCTACATTTGTTGATAAAAAAATTAAAGATGTAACAGGAGATCTTCCTGATGGTTATGATTCTGTTACAGATTATATTAATGATAAAATTGGACCTCTTCCAGATGGTGTTGATTCTATTGTAGATTTATTGGATAAAACAGTAGGAGAACTTCCTGATGGAATAGATTCTGTAGTTGATTATATTAAAGATATAGTAGGCGAATTACCAGATGGTGTCGATTCTATTGTAGATTTTATCAATGATATAAAAGATACTATAGGTGAAATTCCAGATGGCTATGATTCTGTAATAGACTATATTAAAGACACTGTTGGAGAAGTTCCTGAAGAGTATGAAACTCTATCTGAATATATCACTGCTGTTAAAACTAAAGTAGGAGATATTCCTGATGAATATGAAACAGTAGCTGAGTATTTGGAAGCTATCAATGATAAAATTGGACCTCTTCCAGATGGTGTTGATTCTATTGTAGATTTTATCAATGATGAAATCGGTGAAATTCCAGAAGAATATGATTCTGTAATTGATTATCTTGATGATGTTAAAGCATCTATTGGACCAATTCCAGATGGATATAATTCTTTAGCTGAATATATTGATGATGTTATTGGTGAATTACCAGATGAGTACAATTCTATTACTGAGTATATTAATGCACTTAAAAACGAAATCGGTGAATTACCAGATGAATATGATTCTGTAGTAGAATATTTAGCTGATCTTAAATCTAAAATTGGTGAAATACCGAATGAGTACGATTCTGTTGCAGATTACATTAAACATCTTGTTGGTGAAATTCCAGATGAATATGATTCTGTTGCAGATTATTTAGCTAGTCTTAAATCTAAAATTGGTGAAATTCCTAGTGAATATGATTCATTAGCCGATTACGTAAGTAATAATACAGAATTTCAAGAACCATTTACTACAACAGTTTCTGTAGGAGCTGTTCCTGCTGGTACATATATTGATTCTATGGGAAAATTGATTGATCTTGTTAAAGAATCTGTCGATCCTACTGTAGAAGAAGATAACACTATTATTTATGTAGGTGTAGTAAATGATGTACCACTTACGAATTTTGATGGATTAGAAGAAGTAACCATTAAAACTGCTACTATAAAGTATGATAAGTTTATCAATTCTTATAGTTCTAATGATCAGCATCTTATTTATGCTGCACCGAAGACTCTTGGTGAACTTATTGCTATTAAAGATGCTAGTACATTAAATTGTTTAAATATTTGGTCTTGTACAGAATATAATGGTTATTATATTTATTACACCAATGAACCTCTTACGCTTGAAGATTACGAACTTATATTTTACTACAGATAATAGGGGGACTTATCTATGATTACTGCTATTCAAGGTTTTGAATTAAAAACTAGAGAAGCCATAGATAATCGTCTTGTATTATCTAAGGTAGAAATGCTTAATATTAATGATAACCATATGCCAGAAAAATATTTTGCAGTATGTAAAGACGATGGTTATCTTTATATTTACAATAAGAATTCTGCTCTTATAACTTCTGAGACTGGTAAATTTAAGAAATATTCTTATTGTAAAATTGAATCTATTAGTATAAATGGTATAAATCTTCCTATTGATGATAGTCTTAACGTTGAAATTCCTATTGCAACAAAAAATGAATTTGGCGTTTCTATGGCTGGATATGGAATCGTATCTGATAATGGTGTTTATAATATCGATTTTAATGCTATTGATGACGATTCTATTCCGATTGAGAAAGTTCAATGGGAAAATGCTATTATAGTACGTGGATACTATTATAATGGTGAATTCTATCAAGATATTGAGCATAAAATAAAATATGTTCCTTATGAATATAAGATTTATATCAATATAGATACATCTAGTATTTATGTATGGAATGGTGAAAACTATATATCAGCTGAATCCAATGTGCCATATGGATCTGATACTGTACCTGGAATTATTAAATTATATCAATCTACTGGTAATAATACTGATGGTTCTATTTCTCAGAAAACAGCTACAGAAGAACTTAATAAAAGATTTAAAGTAACTGCAAATGAAGAGGAAGAAACCATTAGTTTATTTAACAATTAAATAAATCTATAAATTAAATTCTCAAAAAGGAGATAAATATTATGTCTTTTACGCCTAGTTATGATCATAATACTACAATGTCTAAACTTAATGTCAATGGTTCTATTTATTGGCTTAAGGATGCTGATTTAAGAGCTATTATCGCTACTTTTGGTGATGCTGTTCTTAAAGATGTCGATGTTACTTTTGTTGAAGATAGCACTAATCTTGTGACTTCTGCAGCTATTCAGGCTTGGGTCGAAGATCAGATTAGTGACCTTGAAGGTGCTATGCACTTCAGAGGTGTCATTACTAGACAAGAAGGTGAGAGTGATACACAGGCTATTGCTCGTGTAGTTGCTGAGCCTGAGGCTGGTGATGTTGTTATCATGCAGGATAATGGTAAAGAATATATTTATGGCGGTTCCTCTTGGGAAGAGCTTGGTGACCAGAATATTTATCTGACCATTGCTACTGCAGCTGCTACTTATGTTCCAAAGACTACCACTGTTGCTGGTATTGCTCTCGACCATAGCATTACTGTTTCTGAACTTGAAGCTGCTTCTGCTCTTAATCTTAAGGCTCTTGCTCATAAAGATTCTGCTACTGGTTCTGTGACTACTGCAGATTCTATTGATGATATAACCGTTGCTAAGGCTGGTGAATATGCTATCTCTGGTGATACTGTTGCTGTTCCTCAGACCTGGAATGCAATGGATGTTACTCCTGCTGGTACTGTTGCAATCACTGCTGGTACTGCAGCTGCTGCAACTTATCAGAAGACTTCTAGTGCTACTATTGCTGCTTCTGCTCCTGGAGATGGACAGACTGCAAACTATACTCCTGCTGGTTCTGTTACTCTTCCGACCATCACTGCAGCTGTTACTCTTGGTAAAGAAGCTGTTGCTACCGTTACCGATGCAGGTACTGCATATACTATTAGTGATGGTGGTGTTACCAAAGCTGCAGATACTACTGCTAAGTTTGTTAAGAAGGGTGTTTCCTTTGCAATGGATACCACCGATACTGAGCAGCTGAATCTTAACTATGTTGCCACTACTGATACTGAGTTCTATACCGATGCTGTTACTGCAGCTGGTGATATTACTTATACCAAGCAGACCCTGTCTGGTGCTCTTCCGACCTTTGGTTCTAAGGATGTTGCTACTAGTGTTTCCTCTGCTACTGCAGTTTATGATGGTGATGCAACCTTTAATGGTACTGGTGCTGTTATTGGTGCTACTCTTGCATACGAGACCGCAAATGCAACTGTTACTCAGCCTACCTTCACTGGTACGTTCTCTGGTACTGCTGCATCTGTTACTCCTACTGCTGCTACCACTACTGATGCTCTTGCAAGCGGTAACATCACTGTTCCGACCGAGACCATTTCTCTTACTCTTAATAAGACCAGCAAGACCGTTACTGTTTCCTGATTTAAGTCTAGCTCTTATTATTAAAGACAATATGGGGAGGGAAGATACTTCCCTCCCTGTTTTTTATTATCAAACAGACATCTTAATATAAGTATTTATATATTAAGATTCGGAGATAATAAAAATGAATAATTCTAATTGGTTATCAGTAATAATACCAGCATATAACTGTGTAAATACCATCGAAAGATTATTAGATTCTATTCTTGATCAGCAATGATGATGATTTAGAAATTATTATTTGTGATGATCATTCTACTGATAATTTTATGGATAAAGTTAAGCCATATTATGATAAACTTAATATAAAATATTATAAAACTAAAGATAGAGAAATACATTGTCCTAGTAATACAAGATTAGATGCATGGAAACATGCTACAGGAGAATGGATTACTTTTATAGACTCAGATGATATGTGAACCTGATGTTTTTAAAGAAATAAAAAAACTTATAATAGAAAATGATGAAAAATATTTAGTATTTACTAATTTTAGAGATTATAATTATGATACAAATAATTATAATCTTACTTTTACTGGTGGTACATGGCATCATGGTAAGTTTTATAATAGACAATGGCTAATTGATGAAGGAATAGATTTTAAAGAAAATTTATATACTAATGAAGATTTATATTTTAATGGATTAGTAATTGCTACATTAGAAGTAAAAGAATATAATTATACACAATCAGATATTTGTACATATAAATGGGTATATAATCCAAAATCTTTTACAAGATCATTTGATTCTAGTAAGCATAGCCTACTAGAAACTTATTTTGAAGATTATTCATTTGCTGCAATTGATCCCTGGATAAATATATTACATAAATATCCAAATAAAAAAGATACTATCTTTTCACATTTATGTTTGATGATTCTTTATATGTATTTTTATATTCAAGCTTATAAATTTTCTTTAGGAGACAAATATATTAAAAATAATGAAGATCTTATCAGAAAATCAATAATAAAAACATGTAAAAATTGCAATAAAAATATATCAGATATTATTAATTTAATATATTCTGATCCAAAATTTTATGATGAAATTAAACATGATGCTGAAACTGGAAGTAATAAATTTATAGAAGATGAAAGCTTTAAAGCTTTTATTAATAGAATTTTAATTTTATAAATAATCTATTTAAAAATGAAAATGGACTGAAATGATGTCTATTAAATAAAAATACCTTCTTTTTGAAATGAGATAAAAGGAGTAATATAGAAATGAGTAATAATAAAAAAGATATAGCCATCGTTAAAAGAGACAGCACTAAAAATTGGCTAAAAGCACAAAACTATATTCCTCCTCTTGGTACTATAATTATTATGGAGAATGAAGATGGATCAATAGATAAAATAAGATTTGGTAATGGAAGCACAAATTTACATGATTTACCAGATTTGATACAAGAAAGATATACTTCTTCTAATAAAACTAAATATCATCAAAACGAAGAATTATTAGAATTATAAAAACAAATTTTTCATAATAATTAGGAGGAAATATTATGTCAGATATTTCTAAACTTAAAGTAGAAGGTACAGTGTATAATATTAAAGATTTAACCGCTAGAAATTCAGCTTCTGATGCTTTAAAGAATGATGAAAAATATTCTAGTACGCAACCTTCTGCAGGAACCCAGAATGTTGGAGCGTTTTGGACTCAAATTCTTGACTCTTGATAAAAAATAAGTAATCAGCACTTACTTAATTTATTATTTATATTTGGGAGAAAATAAATATGTACAAACATGATCCTAATTCTAATTGGTTATCAATTATTATACCAGCATACAATTGTTCAAAGACTATAGGGAGATTATTAGATTCTATTCTTGATCAACATGATGATGATTTAGAAATTATTATTTGTGATGATCATTCTACTGATAATTTTATGGATAATGTTGTTCCCTATACAGATAAACTTAATATAAAATATTTTCAAACTATTCCAAGAGAACTTCATTGCCCAGGTAATACTAGATTTGACGGTTGGCATCATGCAACTGGAGAATGGATTACTTTTATAGATAATGATGATATGTTTGAACCAAATGTTTTTGGTAGGATAAAAGAAGAAATTGATAAAAATAATGAAAGAAGATTTGTATATACATTATTCAGAGATTATATAGTTGAAACTGGTGAGTATATGCAAGTATTTGATGGTATTACTTGGATGCATGGTAAGTTTTATAACAGGCAATGGTTAATTGATGAAGGAATAGATTTTAAGGAAAACTTGTATACACATGAAGATTTATATTTTAACAGTTTGGTTGCTTCTACTATGGTAAGTCAAGATATTACATATACTAGAATAGAAGATATTTATACTTATAAATGGGTATATAGATTAGATTCTATGAGTAGAAGATATGCCAATGCTACAAATGGATTTATTGAAACATATTTTAAAGATTATGTGTATTCAGTCATGGAAGCTTGGCTAGGGACTTATCATAAATTTGGAAAACACAAAGACTATTTCTTCAAGCAGTTAAGTTCTACTATACTTTATCTATATTTTTATTATCAAAGTTTTGTTTGGTCTAAAGGTGCTGATAAAGTTAAAAAGGATAATATAAAAGTAATAAAATATGCATTAAATAGACTATGCAAAGAATTTGATTGCACTAGACTTGATGTTTTAAATTTCTTATATTCAGATCCTTCTTATTATAATAGAATTAAACATGAAGCTGAAATAGGTAATTGTGAATTCATTGAAGTGACCAGTCTTTACGATTTTATTAATTCTTTATAAATACTTTTTAATATAACTTGTGAAAGGAATTAATACGATGGCTGGCTTTGTTAAAACTAAAAGACATGTCTTAACCGATGATGGTTATAAGACTATATCTCAATGGAGTAATGCTAATTCTGTTGAGATGGATAATGGAACAAATGTTCAAACAGAAATTACAAATTTAAAAAATACTGCTACTAGTGCAGCTAATGGGCTTATGTCCAAGGATGATAAAGCTAAATTAGATACTGTAGCAACTTCTGCTAATAACTATACTCATCCTACATATACAGCAAAAACTAATGATCTTTATAAAGTAACAGTTGATAATACTGGTCATGTTAATGCTGCAACTAAAGTGGTAAAAAGTGATATTACTGCTCTTGGTATACCTGCACAAGATACCACTTATGCTGTTGCTACTACTGCTAAAAATGGCCTTATGTCTTCAGCTAATGTAACAAAATTATCTACTATTGATACTAGTGCTAATAACTATGTTCATCCATCATTTACAGCTGCTGAGTCTGGATTATATAAAGTAACTGTTAATAATGAAGGACATGTATCCGCTACTGCTGCTGTTACTAAAGCAGATATTACTGCTCTTGGTATTCCTGGAGAAGATACTAATACTACCTATGCTGTTGCTACTACTGCAGCTAATGGCTTAATGTCTAAAGATGATAAAGCTAAATTAAATAGTATAGCAGCATCTGCTAATAACTATACTCATCCTACCTATACTAGTTCTGCTAGTGGATTTAAGAAGTTTACTGTAGATGGTACTGGACATGTATCTGCTACTGCTGCTGTTGCTAAGAGTGATATTACTGCTCTTGGTATTCCTGCACAAGATACTACTTATGCTGTTGCTACTACTGCAGCTAATGGTTTACTGTCTAAAGATGATAAAACTAAGTTAGACAGTATAGCTGCTAGTGCTAATAACTATACTCATCCTACCTATACATCTGCTGCTAGTGGTTTTTATAAAGTAGCAATTAGTGATGAAGGTCATGTTAATGAAGTTACTAATGTAATAAAAGCAGATATAACAGATCTTGGTATACCTGCACAAGATACTACTTATGCTGCATTTACTTCTGCTGCTGAAGGATTAGTACCTGCTGCTAAGAATGGTACTACTAACTATGCAACTTCTGGTTATGTATTAACCGGTGCTGGATGGAAAGCTGGTACTAAATATAATACCGATACTACCTATGCTGTTGCTACTACCGCAGCTAATGGTTTGCTGTCTAAAGATGATAAGATTAAGTTAGATGGTATAGCAGAAGGAGCTAATAACTATACACATCCTACCTATACTAGTTCTGCTTCTGGATTTAAGAAGTTTACTGTAGATGGTACTGGACATGTTAGTGCTACTGCTGCTGTTGCTAAGAGTGATATTACTGGATTAGGTATACCTGCACAAGATACTACCTATGCAGCTGTTACTACTGCTACAGACGGTTTAATGATTGCTGCAGATAAAACTAAGTTAGATGGTATAGCAGAAGGAGCTAATAACTATACTCATCCTACCTATACTAGTTCTGCTAGTGGATTTAAGAAGTTTACTGTAGATGGTACTGGACATGTATCTGCTACTGCTGCTGTTGCTAAGAGTGATATTACTGGATTAGGTATACCTGCACAAGATACTACTTATGCAGCATTTACTAGTGCAGCTAATGGTCTTGTTCCGGCTGCTAAGAATGGTACTACTAACTATGCTACTAGTGCTTATGTTCTTACTGGAGCTGGTTGGAAATCTGGTACTAAATATAATACTGATACTACCTATGCTACCGCTACTACTGCAGCTAATGGTTTGTTGTCTAAGGATGATAAAACTAAGTTAGATAGTATTGCAGAAGGAGCTAATAATTATACTCATCCTACCTATACATCTGCTGAATCAGGATTATATAAAGTAGCTGTAGATGGTACTGGACATGTATCTAGAGCAACAGCTGTTACGAAGAGTGATATTACTGCTCTTGGTATTCCTGGAGAAGATACTAATACCACCTATGCAGCATTTACTTCTGCAGCTGAAGGATTAGTACCTGCTGCTAAATCTGGTAGTACCAACTATGCAACTTCTGCATACGTTCTTACTGGTGCTGGTTGGAAAGCTGGTACTAAGTATAATACTGATACTAATACTACCTATGCTGCTGTTACTACTGCGGCAGATGGTTTAATGACAAGCACCGATAAAACTAAGTTAGATGGTATTGCAGAAGGTGCTAATAACTATACTCATCCTACTTATACTAGTTCTGCTAGTGGATTTAAGAAGTTTACTGTAGATGCAACAGGACATGTATCTGCTACCGCTGCTGTTGCTAAAACAGATATTACTGGATTAGGTATACCTGCACAAGATACTACTTATGCAGCATTTACTAGTGCAGCTAATGGTTTAGTACCTGCTGCTAAGAATGGTAGTACTAGTTATCTTACTTCTGCTTATGTATTAACTGGTGCCGGATGGAAAGCTGGTACTAAGTATAATACCGATACTACTTATGCTGTTGCCACTACCACAGCTAATGGCCTTATGTCTTCAGCAATGGTTACATCTCTTAATAATTCTATTCCATCTTCTGAAAAAGGTGCCAATAATGGTGTAGCTCCTTTAAATGCATCTGGACAGATTGATTCTGCATATCTTCCTGCATATGTTGATGATGTATTAGAATTTGAATCTAGAGATGCATTCCCAGCTACAGGAGAATCTGGAAAGATTTATGTAGATATATCTGTTGAAGAGAATAATACATATAGATGGTCAGGTAGTACTTATATTCTTATTGCTAAGAATACAAATACTACTTATTCTATTAGTAAAAGTGGATCTACTATTACTCTTACTGGTAGCGATGGATCAACATCCACTGTAAGTGATGCTAATACTACCTATGCAGCTGTTACTACTGCAGCTAATGGCTTAATGTCTAAGGATGATAAAATTAAGTTAAATAGCATAGATGCATCTGCTAATAACTATACTCATCCTACTTATACTAGTTCTGCTAGTGGTTTTAAGAAGTTTACTGTAGATGGTACCGGACATGTTAGTGCTACTGCTGCTGTTACAAAAGCAGATATAACTGCTCTTGGTATTCCTGGAGAAGATACTAATACTACTTATGCTGCATTTACTAGTGCTGCTGACGGATTAGTACCTGCTGCTAAATCTGGTAGTACTAGTTATCTTACTTCTGCTTATGTATTAACCGGTGCTGGATGGAAAGCTGGTACTAAGTATAATACCGATACTAATACTACCTATGCTGCTGTTACTACTGCAGCTAATGGTTTAATGATTGCTGCAGATAAAACTAAATTAGATGGTATAGCAGAAGGAGCTAATAATTATACTCATCCTACTTATACTAGTTCTGCTAGTGGTTTTTATAAAGTAGCTGTAGATGGTACTGGACATGTATCTGGAGCAACAGCTGTTGCTAAAACAGATATTACTGGATTAGGTATACCTGCACAAGATACTACTTATGCAGCATTTACTAGTGCAGCTAATGGTCTTGTTCCTGCTGCTAAGAATGGTACCACTAACTATGCTACTAGTGCTTATGTTCTTACTGGTGCTGGTTGGAAATCTGGTACTAAATATAATACTGATACTACCTATGCAGCTGTTACTACTGCAGCTAATGGTCTTATGATTGCTGCAGATAAAACTAAGTTAGATGGTATAGAAGATAATGCTAATAACTATACTCATCCTACCTATACATCTGCTGCATCTGCATTAAGAAAAGTTACTATTGATGCAACAGGACATGTATCTGCTACTGCTGCTGTTGCTAAGAGTGATATTACTGCTCTTGGTATTCCTGGAGAAGATACTAATACTACTTATGCTGCATTTACTAGTGCTGCTGACGGATTAGTACCTGCTGCTAAATCTGGTAGTACTAACTATGCTACTAGTGCTTATGTTCTTACTGGTGCTGGTTGGAAAGCTGGTACTAAATACAATACTGATACTACCTATGCAGCATTTACTAGTGCGGCTAATGGTTTAGTACCTGCTGCTAAGAATGGTACTACTAACTATGCTACTTCTGCATACGTTCTTACCGGTGCTGGATGGGCTGCTGGTACTAAGTATAATACAGATACTACCTATGCTGCCGCTACTACTGCAGCTAATGGTTTAATGTCTAAGGATGATAAAATTAAGTTAAATAGTATAGCTGCTAGTGCTAATAAATATACTCATCCTACTTATACTAGTTCTGCTTCTGGATTTAAGAAGTTTACTGTAGATGGTACTGGACATGTTAGCGCTACTGCTGCTGTTGCTAAGAGTGATATTACTGCTCTTGGTATTCCTGCACAAGATACCACCTATGCTGCTGCTACTAGTGCTGCAGATGGTCTTATGACAAGTGCAGATAAACTTAAATCAGATAATTTATCTGGTATCTACACTGTTAAAGGTACTCAAACTGCAACTACTGGATCATGGTTAGGAGAAATTAATGTTCCAGCTCTTTATGATGGATTAACTATTGCATATTATCTTCCTTATAATGGGTCTGGTAATGCTACTCTTAATCTCACTTTAAGTGATGGTACTACTACTACTGGTGCCATTGATTGTTATTATACTGCTGCATCTAGACTTACTACACAATATGGTGCAGGAAGTACAATAATACTTACATATTGGTCTGCTGGTAGTATTGAAGTTGCTGGTACTGCTACAACCAATAATAGATGGACACATTGCGACTATAATAGTAATACTACATATGCTTTAGCTACTACTGCTAAAATTGGTCTTATGCCAATTCTTAGTAATAATTCTGATCAATATCTTAATGGTACTGGCAGTTGGTCTACTCCAATTGATACTACCTATGCTGCTGTTACTACTGCTGCAAATGGTTTAATGACAAGCACCGATAAAACTAAATTAGATAGTATAGCTGCATCTGCTAATAACTATACTCATCCTACCTATACTAGTTCTGCTAGTGGATTTAAGAAGTTTACTGTAGATGCAACTGGACATGTTAGTGCTACTGCTGCTGTTGCTAAGAGTGATATTACTGCTCTTGGTATTCCTGCACAAGATACTACTTATGCTGCATTTACTTCTGCAGCTAATGGTCTTGTTCCTGCTGCTAAATCTGGTAGTACTAGTTATCTTACTTCTGCTTATGTATTAACTGGTGCTGGATGGAAAGCTGGTACTAAGTATAATACAGATACTACTTATACTCATCCTACCTATACTAGTTCTGCTTCTGGACTTAAAAAGTTTACTGTAGATGCAACGGGACATGTATCTGCTACTGCTGCTGTTACTAAGAGTGATATTACTGCTCTTGGTATTCCTGGAGAAGATACTAATACTACTTATGCTAATTATATTGGAGCAACAAGTAGTGCTGCTGGTGTTGCTGGATTAGTTCCTAGTGCAACAACTGCTCAAACATCATCTTATCTGAGAGGTGATGGTACATGGAATGTTCCAACTAATACTACCTATGCTGCTGTTACTACTGCAGCTAATGGTTTAATGTCTAAGGATGATAAGATTAAGTTAAATAGTATAGCAGCTTCTGCTAATAAATATACTCATCCTACTTATACTAGTTCTGCTTCTGGTTTTAAGAAGTTTACTGTAGATGCAACAGGACATGTTAGTGCTACTGCAGCTGTTGCTAAGAGTGATATTACTGGATTAGGTATACCTGCACAAGATACTACCTATGCTGCTGTTACTACTGCGGCTAATGGTTTAATGATTGCTGCAGATAAAACTAAGTTAGATGGTATAGCAGAAGGAGCTAATAATTATACTCATCCTACTTATACTTCTGCTGCTAGTGGTTTTTATAAAGTAGCCGTAGATGGTACTGGACATGTATCTGGAGCAACAGCTGTTGCTAAAACAGATATAACAGGTCTTGGTATTCCTGCACAAGATACTACTTATGCAGCATTTACATCTGCAGCTAATGGTTTAGTACCTGCTGCTAAATCTGGTAGTACTAGTTATCTTACTTCTGCTTATGTATTAACTGGTGCTGGTTGGAAAGCTGGTACTAAGTATAATACCGATACTAATACTACTTATGCTGCTGTTACTACTGCTGCAAATGGTTTAATGACAAGCACCGATAAAACTAAATTAGATAGTATAGCTGCATCTGCTAATAACTATACTCATCCTACTTATACTAGTTCTGCTAGTGGATTTAAGAAGTTTACTGTAGATGCAACTGGACATGTTAGTGCTACTGCTGCTGTTGCTAAGAGTGATATTACTGCTCTTGGTATTCCTGCACAAGATACTACTTATACAGCATTTACTTCTGCTGCTGCAGGATTAGTACCTGCTGCTAAATCTGGTAGTACTAGTTATCTTACTTCTGCTTATGTATTAACTGGTGCTGGTTGGAAAGCTGGTACTAAGTATAATACAGATACTACTTATGCATCTGCTACAAGTGCTGCTGCTGGTCTTACTAAAGCATCTTATGTAGATGGAACAACTCTTGTGGTATTCTAAAAAATAAAATATTTTATTTTTATAACATTATTTTTAAATAATTATTGGAGGAGAGGTTATCCTCTCCTCCTTTGTTAAGAAAACTTTAAATTAATAATGTTATGAAAGGATAGCCAAAATTCATGGGTATCATAACTACAGATGATCAATATTATCATGATATTGCAGATGCTATTAGAGAAATTAATGAAAGCGAAGAAACATATACCCCATCATTAATGGCTGGTGCTATTAGAAATATGGGTAGTGTAAAAGGGGTTAAAGGAGATGCTGAATCTGAATATAGAAAAGGCTATGTAAATTTAACTCCTGCTGATATTGGAGCATTACCTTCTTCTGCAGCCGTTCAATCTGCAGAAAAAGCTACTAAAGATGCAGATGGTAATGTTATTAGTACAACTTATCAAAAAATTACAAATGTAACATCAAAAGGTGATGCTACAACGCCTGTATATTTTGATGCTAATGGAGCAGCAATACCAATTTCAAGTTATTCTGGTAATGCTGCTACTGCTGATAAATTACATAATCAAGTTGATATTACTGTTGGATCTTCTACTAAATCTTTTGATGGTTCTACTAATGTACAATTTAGTAAATCAGAAATTGGATATATTACAGCTGAAGTTGATGGAGAAACATTAATATTAAAATAAAATTATATAATTTTTGTTTTTATATAACATAACTCCATAATAATACCTATATATTCTGGAGGTAGTATTTTAATTATGGTTAACTTTAAATATTTAGATATTCCTCCTTTTAGTAAAAGAGAAGGGGACGCTCTTTTATTTAATGAAGATGGATATCTTGAATATTATATACCAGAAGATTACTTTGAAGGAGGAAAATCTACCTCTGCTAGTATTCAAGGTTCTTATATAGAAATTTTTGGATCTTTTATGTATAGGATATACTCCGATAAAGGTACTCCTGGAAAACTTATGGATTTTTCTTTTCCTACAAAATTTCTTTGTAGACCTGGATCTATAGAAAAGAAAAAAGATATATCTCTAGAAGAACATTTAGACGCTTCTGATTATAGGATTTTACGATTTGAAAAAGGTGATCAATTAATTACAAGATGTCATGTTGAACAGAATATTGATAATGTATCTGAGTTGTTTAGATTACATATTCAAACTGGTAGAATTCCAAACGATATAGACTATTCTTCTCTTTATAAATTTCCTTTTGAAAGTATGGAATTAAATTCTAAAGGATATTCTGTACATGCTCAAGCAATGGGATTGATTTATTCTAAGATTTGTAGAGATCCAGATGATGTGTCTAAACCTTTTAGAATGTCAAAAACTATTGATAAACAAATGATTGGGTATAAACCAATCTCTATTAAAGAAGCGGCTAAATTCGTTTCTCCGTTTGTTTCTCTTACATCTGAGAATTTGGATGAATCTATTATGTCTTCTGTACTTCTGTCTGAGGAAGAAAAGAATGGAAAAGCACATAAAGAAAGTCCATTAGAGAGAGTTCTTATGATGTAATTAAATATATAAGAGAATATTTAAAAAATAAAATTAATATGTATAATATTATAATTTTTGATAAAGATTTTCTATACTTAAAGGAGGATACAGCTTATGTATGCTGGAACAAAAGTAAACTGGCATGAAGTACTGATGAGCAATGCTGTTGCTGAAAATAGTAACGAATCGCTTCCTCTGTTTCTTTGTGTCTTTTCAGCAGATAAGGGTACCGAAGAAATTACAGATTTAACTTATACTGATTTTAGAAAAATGTATGGTGATAATGCTGATTTCTTCAAGCATGGCCAACCTTTAATTCAAGCACATAAGATTTTGGCTGCAGGTGGTAGAGTCCTTGGCAAGAGACTTGTTGCTGATGATGCTACTCTTGCTAATTTGGTTATTCTTGCTGAAATTATTGTTTCTGATATACCAACTGTTAAGTTTACTAAACAAACAGTTACTGATGCTAAAACTTTTGCTCAGGTAAAAGATGCAGCTCTTGAACTTAAGACTAGTACTACTTTTCCATTATTTATTATTTGTGATAATGGTAGAGGTGAATCTTTTAAAAATGTAAGAATTGCTCCTGATTATGATGCATCTAAGACTCTTGATTTTATGCTTTATAATATTCAAGATATCGAAGGTGTTACTGTAATGGAATCTAATAGATTTTCTCTTGATCCAGATGCTATTACTTATAGTGGAAATTCTAAGAAAAATATGGCTCTTCAGAAATCTACTATGAATCAGATCAAAGCAGAATGTCTTGTTGATAGTTTTAAAGAATTTATTGATAAACTTGGAACTGAAGCTGGATATGTTATCCCCGATGAGGAAACTGGAGAGAATATAGTTGATTATAGTACTCTCTATAATCTTGATATCCTTAATGCTTGCAGTAAAAAAGGTCTTCCACTTACTACGTTTAATGTGGATACTACCGAATTAGATATGAAAGCTACTTATGGATATACTCTTAAATCTGGAGATAACGGTTCATTTGGTTCAGCACCGTTCCCAGGTGAAAGTGGAGCAAGCACCGAATGGGTTAACGCTGCAACTGAATTTTTAAGTGCAGAAGTTCCTAGCCCATATTATTCTTATGATGAGATTTACGATCTTGATTATCATAAGATTGATTTCTGTGTTGATGCTAACTATCCTGATGATATTAAAAATCTTATTGTAGAACTTGCTAACTTCAGAGAAGATTTCTTCTATTTCAGAGATCTTGGAATAGATATTGATAATATTGATGAAGTTATAGAAAAAGTTGGAGATGCAACATGGTCTCATAGTCCATTTGTTGGCGACTATATGACTACTTATGATATTATTGATGATTTTTCTAAGAAGCAGATTAAGGTTACTATGCTTCATGGTGTAGCTCCTCTTCTTGTAAATCATTATATGAATAATCCTAATGCTCCTATTGCTGGAGAATTTAACCATTTCATTATTACAGAAATGGTTGATAATACTTTAAATATTATCCCAAGAATTACTCCAAAGAGAGATATGAAGACTGAACTTGATGATCTCAGGGTTAATTATGCTAATTATTCTTCTGATGATGGAATTATTACTGTTCAGTCTACTTATACTTCTCAGGATCATTGGGGTCCTCTCAGTTATTCTTCTAATGTTATTATCACTCAGATGTGTATTAAAGATATTAGAAGATATTGTCCAAAGATCAGATTCATGCTTATGGATGGAAATGATTTTGCACAATATAAGAAACTGATTCAGGATAATGTTATTAGTTACTATGAGAAGTACTTTAAGTCTATTGAGCTGGTTTATACTCGTGATGATGTTATGACTGCTCAGAAGATTTTTAATGCTTCTCTGTATTGTTATTATAAGGACTTCCCGCAGGGTGAAATCTTTGATGTTTTTGCTATTGAAGGAAACCCTGAATCGAATCCAGCATATTAATAAGGAGGAAGTAAAATATGGCTGCTGGTCTTAATTATATTAAGATGCCCAGAAGTGTTACAGAATACACTCTGATGAAAGGCGTTACTGATTTTTCCAATTTAAAGCAGTTTGATGTCTTTGAATCAGGCTACTCCTTCCTTACTGTTGTTGGTGTTCCTGATTTCATGAGCAAATTAGCTGCTAGAAGCCCTGCTGTTAAAAACCTTCAAGATGGTCTTGTCCATATTATGGAAGGTGAGTTTAGAGGACTTTCTGGTATTCCTGATATTACTGCTGATGCTGGTACCATCTCTAATGGTAACAACGAAATGATGATTATTAATAACGTAACGATGGATACTTCCATAACTGTTGAAATGACATTCTGGGAGAGATCTGGTTCTCTTATTACTAATTATCTTCAGTATTATCTTACCGGTATTAAAGATCCTTATAGTAAAGCAAAGACTTATCATGGTCTTGTGGGTTCTGTCTATAATGATCCAGGTCCTCAATATGAGGTATTTACGTTCCTCTATTATGTAACCGATAATACTATGAGAAAAGTTGAAAGAGCTTATCTTTTAGCTAATGCTCAGCCTACTATGGCTCCTAACTCTCAGCTTTATAATAGTACCAAGGGTACCATTGAGTTCCAAGAAATCAATATATCTTTTAACTGCTTCCCAATTATTGGTGATCAGGTTAACAGATATGCATCTATGATGCTTCAGAATGATATTTCTCAACCTAATGGTAATCCAAGAAAAGTTGTTCTTGACTTTAATGATTATGAATGGGCTGTTATGAAGGGTGGTTATAAGCCTGATGGTTCTGGTCAAACCAGAAACGATGGTATTGTTGAAAATACTGGTCTTGTTAAAGATATTCTTAGTAATACCAGCCTTTCCAATACTGTTGCTGAAAAGTATAATCAGAACGTTCCTCTTGGAAACCTGTAAATAATAAAAAATAATAAGATTATAAGAATTTATATCCGGTAGGTAAAAACCTACCGGATATATTTTTTATAAAATTCTAATATATTATTTTAATTTCTTAACCCATTCGACACACAGATCAAGAAATTTATTTAATTCTGGTTCTTCTCCAAAATAAGGAGGATATAGATCGGCCATGGTATATACATAATCATCCTCCTTATTTTTTCTAAATCCACATATTTTTGCTGATAATGATTTACCAGACATTATCTTATGATGGTTAACGACGCAAAGTGCAACCTGCCCTCTCAAATGTTCTTTAAGGCAAAAGTCTGGTAGTGATTTAAAATCTTTCATAAACAATACTGGTGATGATCCAATATCCCAATCACCATCCTCTGTCATAGATATCTGAAACTTATAGCCCCTGAAAGGAGTAAGATATCCAACAATGTTTTCATCAGCCTTTACTGTTAACTGAGGCATATTATATTTATCGTCAATCTTTGCGTTTTCGAAACTCATTTTAAATTCTTTCATTTTATTTCTCCTTTTTTATTTAATTTAAATTATCATATACAAATTACAGATACAGGATATAATAGCATTGAGCCGATACTATTATACTAAAGAATTAAAGATTGCAACCATTGGTATCCTAATCTGCAAACAAATTAATAGTATCTCTTTAATTCACTATTATACTATATAATTAAAATTATTAATTTAAAAAAAAAAGAAAACAGAATTAATCTGTTTTCTTTTTAATCGGTTCTATTATATCATAATTCCATATTACTATTGAATCCACGTCCCACATTGTAAAAATATGAGAATGATTATGAAAATATCTATAATTATTATGCATATGAACTTCCATAGCATCGAATTCATTGTATATCTTTTCTAAATCTAATTCATATTTATAATCATCATACCAATCTATTCCCCATAAATATTTATTTTTAATTTCTTTAAGATAAGGTTTTATATCATCGAAAGTTCTAATTTCTAAAACCTTACTTTTTCTTTTAATTTTAAATTCAAAAGATGTTTTTAATTTATCTATTTCAAAATATTCACTTTCACAAAAATTTTTCCATCCCCAACTACTATATTTAGGTGATGCCCAAATTCCTTTAGGCTTAACTTTTCTTGAAAAATCAAATTCTCTCATAGGTCTTTCTTTATCTAAAAAATCTGCTCCATAATGAATATATACTTTTCTATTTTTATATTTCTTTTTTCTTTTTGCTTTCCACATATTTTATTTTCTCCTTTTTATTTGATTTACATTCATTTTCAATATTATAATATCTTTTTTAAAAAATAAAAATAATAAGGTAGAGATTTCTCTCTACCTTTTATATTATTCAAATTCATCTTCTCCTTTAGATTTTTGAATACTACTATCTAAAGCAATTTGATCTTTAATCTTTTCAATTTCATCATCACTCATATAAGAAGGAATTAATTTTCTAATTAATCTCTTCTTAAATAAAGCTTTAGCTTCATCACTTTGTCCAGCCATTTCAACTTCAGTAATAGATTCAGCATATTGTACAGCACTATTAAGAAGCTGAGTTCCTTGTGTCATACTTAAGAATGCAGGAGGAGGTAATTGAACTTCAAGTGTAATATTTTCATCATATTCAAATCTATAAATTTTAGTAAAAACTTCAGATAAAAAATCTTCCATTTTAAGCTGCCTTTTTAAAACATTCCTAAGTAATTTAGCATTAGTCATAGTATATCTAACAGCAAAATCCATACCAGTAGAACTATTTACTATTTCTAATGGAACGCCTGTAGAATTAACAGCAGATTCTTCAAGATTAGCTTGTAAATCTGTTGGAAACTCAAATTGCTGGCCAGGCATTGTATCAAATTGAATAGGAGGATCTCCAGATGGGCCCATAGGAATAACAAAATCATTAAATCTACCAACAATACCCAATATATTATTGACAGATTCCATTTGTCTTACTCCAAAGTTTCCTTTTTTTATTGTAGTAATTACATTAAGTAATGATTGAGCAGTATTAGTATCAAGAGACTGTTTTACATAATAAACTCTTCTATCAAAGCCTCTTGTAGCCCAACCCAATACTGAAGTTAATGTAAGAGTAATCCACTGTTTAGCAGGTACTAAAGCATCCCAAAGATCTGATATTCCTCTATGAGTATCAGGATCTTCTTTAAATTTTAAATGATGAATATCATCAGAAGGAATGAATACAACATCCATATCTATAGTATGAGATATTTGATTATATTTATCATTAAATCTAAGAATTTTATAAATTTCTTCTTTTAAATCTGCATTAGAATTAATAAAAGCAGCATCTATCTTTTGAGAAATTTTTCCAGCTAATGTTCTTAACAATAAATTCTTTTGATTTTCTACATCTTCATTAGTAGTAACTTGCGTAGAAATTTGTCCATTATTAAACATACCTGTTATAGAATTATATCCTTTTACATTACCACTAGCATTTAAATCTATATTTTCGAATTGATTAAATTTAATATAATAAGCTCCAAACATTGTATCTTCAATATAAATAGGAATAATTTTATCATGTTTAATAGTTCTTAATACTGCGCCGTTTACTTTAACTTTTGTAGAATTTTGATTTTTATTTGCTATTAATCCATCAGCAGCAGATTTATCATCATCTTCCCATTCTAATTGATCATCTCTTACTGTTTTATCAAATTTTACAACTGTAGTATCTTTATTTAATTTTTCTAAATGATCAGCAAATTTATCATTAGTTTCATTGATAACAAAAGATTCTGATAATCCTTTTAAAAGTTCATTTCCAGAAGCTTTTTGTAAATATAAATTATTTTCTATTGCTTCTTTTAATACTTTTGATTTATCAAAATTAATTTTGATAATTGGTTCATTAGAATCTCCTGATTCCATTGTAACTGTAACAGGTAATTTTTTTATATCTTGATTAAACTCTTTTTTTGTTACAGATTCAGTAACAGAAAATGATGTATTTTGTTTTCTTTTTAATAATTGTTCTAAAGCTGCAGAATATGGTACACAATACACAAATTCTTCTCCATATTTAGAAGTATCTTCATACCAAGTTTCAGCTTTATTAGAAAGATCATACTTTTTGATCATCTCATAAATATTATTTTGAATAGCAGCATTTTTATCAGATTGAGGATTTTCTCCTCTAGCATGAACTTCAAGAAATTCTTTAGTATAAGAATCTGAGCATAAAACTGCGTCTCTTTTTATATCCAATGCTGCTTGAAGTTTAGTCATATATTTACATATAAGATCAAATTCATTATCTAATTCAGATATCCACTTAGTTTTTGAATATGCTTCCATCATAGAAGCAACCATATCTGTAGATTGAAAAAGAGAAGAAATATCATCTTCTCCACCACGACCAAAAGATTTATCTAATTTAGCTTGAGCAGAATTAGAATTATTTGTACTTTTTAAAAGTTTACGAAATAATCTAGATGTATTAGATATGTTTTTATATTCTTCATCTTGTTGTGTAGATTTTCTAATAGCATCATCTAATTTATCTGTAACCTGGGATTTAAATTCTTCAGAAGTATCATTAGTATAATATGTATTTGTATACAAATCATTAACTTTTTGTCTGAGAAGATCAAGAGATTTATTAATCTTTCTCTGATTTGCATTATCTGCCATAATTCCATTAATCTCCTATATAGATTAGATTATAGTGATGTTTTTGCTATAATGAAATAGCAAAAAAAAGAAAAGGTGATTAACCTTTTCTTTTTAAAATAAAATAAAGAGAGGAATTTTTTCCTCTCTTATATAACAATTATATTACTATATATATCTGCTATTAATTTGAATTTGTTTTTATATAATGAATATCTAATAGTTTTTATATTATTATCATTTTGGTTAATAATATAATTATAAATTTTAAGTCCTACTTTATCAGCTTTATTTAAATTAGTTATACTTTTACTAGCAGGAACCATAAAATTTTTTATACCATTAGATACATTTATATATCCTATTTCTGTATTAGAACTAACTACAGAAAAATTATTTATATTATAGCAATCATCTTCAGAGTATATACAGATAGTTTTATTATCTATATTATTATAAATATTAAAATACTTTATAGAATTATTACATTTAATATTAGATCCAAGAAAATATGTATTTTGAAATAAATTCATCATACTATTTTCATCTTTTAATTTTAGTAAATCATTAATTCTAGCAGTAATCATAATATTAAATATAATAGGAATCTTAATTATATTTATAAAACTTTCATCATCAGACATCATTATTATATATCCTGGAATATGGGTTACATATCCAGTAGTTCTTATAAATCCAGCAAATGATGTTATTATTGGATTTACATATTTACAAAAATCTATATATAGAGATGACTCCATTATAAAATAGCTCCTTTCTTAATATCTTCAATAATATTATTACTTATTGACTTGTCAAGAGCTATATCAAAAATTATTGCAGAAGAAGCATTATAATTATTTTCTATAAAAGCTTGAGTCATTTTTGATTTGGTAAAATAAACAGCATCTTTAAGAGAAGTATCTATAGATGGTCCATTATTATAAGAATTAAAATTATAAAATTCTTTAATATCAGATTCTACATCATAAATATCTCCTAAATTAAGCCATCTCCAACAAAATTCTAAAATATTAGATGTCATTAAATTATCTAAAAATTCACCACCACGAGAATATTTAACAGGATCATCATCATTACTAAACATATCTTGATGTTCATTACGAGAATAAGTTTTATTTATATCTGATTCGTCTTCAATAATTATTCTACCATATTGTGTATTTGGAGCCATGTTATTTTCAAGAACTATAGAAGGATAAAGTGAAGAATAATCGAAATCAACACAATTTTCCATCAACATAGTTGGCTTATTATTAATATGATATGTAATATCAGGATTATTATGCAATGGATCTCCTACTTGAGCTCCCGTGAATTTTATATTAGGTTTTTCATTATATATATTTTTATTATTTCCTATAATATATCCATAATTATAAAAATCTTTAGCAAATCTATTTGCTAAATATACACTTTGTCTATGACATTTAGCATAGCTTGTATTATTAACTAAACATTTTGTAAATATATAATCACAATCTGCTGTTATTCTTTCTATACATTTTTGTACAATTACGTCCATTATATTATAAAAACTAAATGTTTTAAAATCTATATATGGAAGCATATTAATATCTTTAGTTATATTAGAATAATCCAATTTTTTAACATTTGCTACATCTTCTCCTATAGCATTAAGAGCAAAGGATGGATAAGCTCCTCTTCCTTTTCTTCTAGATGCAAATGTTATCATTTGATCATTCCAAACTGTATGTGATGATATAGCTACAAAATCTCCTCTTTCTTCAAAATTATTTTTATTTCTTTCATCAACATAATATCTTAAAAATTTTGGAGAAATTCTTTTATCACATATTACATCAAGTACATTTCCTTGAAGTTCATAAATTCTTGCCATTATATAAGTAAGGTCAAACGACATATTCCATATATTAATAAAATCTGGTTCTGTTTTATTGATAATATCAAACATCTTTTCTAACATTTCTAATTCATCTTTAAAAAAGACTATTTTATATTGCATATTATCAACACCATATTTTACAGCTTTTTTATATCCACCAACAGCATTAATTACAAAATCTTTTAATTCAGAAATTACATCTTTTTTAGAAAATAATCTTTTATATTCTTGTAATGCTGGATTTCTTGGATCATCAAATATAAATTGATATGTCGTATTATTTTCTTCATCACAATAAGCTATAGCATTTATTGGAACTTCTCCAGGTTCTGGAAAATCTCCCATAGCATAACGTCCATCTGTTTCTATATCAAGATAAGCTTTAGATAATTTAAATATATTATTAGGATAAGATAATCCGAATAAAAATCTATAATAATTTTCAATATTCATATCTGACATAAATATAGAAGGTATAGTATGTAATTTTTTATTCTCACTAAATATTTTATTATCTACATTATATTTATAATAATCCATCATATTAGTGACTTCTGCTATAGCTTGTAAAATATTAGAGTATTTACAAGTGTATGGTGTTACATATTCTTTAGGTATAAAGAATAATACATAATCTGTAGGTATGATATCATCATTAAGCTTATAAAAAGTATATAATGGTTCATAAATTATATAAGTTTTCTTTTTCTCTTTTTTGTTATCTCTAAACAATATGAATATATAATCTTTTTCATATCTAGTATTTCCTTCTTCATCCTCTACTTTCTTTCTTGGTACATAAGATGTATTTAATACAGTTATATCGGACCCTTCTGGATATCCAGGAATTAATAATTTATATTGTTCATTATTCAAAATAAAACTCTTTGGTTTTTTACTCATTTTATTCTCTCCTAATTAATTAAAAATTATAGTAAAGTCGAGAAATATATAATTTTTAATTTACAATACTTCTAAATAATTAAAATAGAATATTGATATATTTATCAATATTATAATATGTTTCCAAAAAGGAGTTTACAATGAATTTTCCTAATCCACCTTCTAATGGTAATAATATTTATATGGGACAAGCTTATACTACAGATGGTAAACCAATACAAACAGAAACTATTCCTCCGTCTTCTAATAATAATAAATCTACTTTAGGAGTAAATTTTTCTGGACTTATTGGAACTAATGTTCGTACTCCAATTGCTCCAATATCTGGACCTATTAATACTGAAAAAACTTCTCTTAAGAAAAAGAAAAAGGGAACCAAAGTAGTTGATCCTACAGATAAAAAAGATGATATAGATCCTACTAATTCTAGACAAGTTGTAGAAAATACTGTTTATGCTGATTCTTATGCTACAACTAATAGAATGTCATATAATATTATTGCACAAGCAGATGAATTGCTTAAAGATTGTAAGCAAGATCTAGATTTTATTAGATCTCAAAGAAATCTTAAAGGTAAATATCATTATACTAATGCTACTTTAGCAAGTATGAGTAGTTTATTAAGTACTAAATTAGCAGCTGTAAAAGAAATTAATAATACAATTAAATCTGTTAATGATATGGAATATAGAAGATTTAAAGATATGAGAGCTATAGATCAGGGTGATGATAATAAAGCTATTATGGATGCATATAATGCTTATATTTCTGCTCCGATTGGTGCTCCTGCTTATAATCAACCATCTACTATGGACATAACAGCTGGATTAAATGGTATTATTAGAGGAGGAGTAGATAATGCTACTCAAAATAGTTTAGACTCTGGAATGGCTAATTATTTAGCAAATTTATCTCCTGAAGAAAATTTAATGCTTAATGATAATAATCCCAATATAGAAGAAGTATTAATATATGATGAAGCAACAGGAGCTAGATTTTTCCAATGGGTTGATAGAAAAACTAATCAGCCTATTCCTAATATGCCAATAAGTTCTGAATTAACTGCTGCAGATTACAGTGTCGATGTGAATAGAAGAATTGCAAAAAATAATAATTTAAATGATACAAAAAGAGTTATTATAAAAAATAGTTCTAATATGTCAAGATTTTAAATAATAAAAAAATAATAACGGGTTTTACCTGTTATTATTTTTTTATTTTAATCATTATATATCACCCCCTTCTTTTTTGCTTTCAAGCTCTTTAACCCTTTTTCTCAGTCTGCTATTTTCAGACCAGAAAAGGATAAGGGCACCAATAGTTGAGACTTCTGTTAATCCTGTAGCTGTTGCAGCGATCGTTCCGATTGCAAGACCGATGGTAGCAACATCCTTAGCAATAGACTTCTTATCCATAGTAGTACCCTCCTTCAGGCAAACACAAATAGGTTTTATTAAATTTTTAATTCCGTTTTCTTAACCCCGTATCTAGGGGAGGAAGTTTAACCTCATTCCTCATGAGGATGATGGTCTGAGAATTACTTCATAAAGATAGTAAATTTCTCAGTGCTCATCCGCTTCTCAGCGGGAGCAACCCTCTCATACCCCTTAGCAGGTGTCATACCGACCACCTTTTCAGGATATGCCTGAGCAGCGATGATAGATCCAACGATCCGAACCGGACCTTCAAAACTGCTTGCTTCCTGGAGGATCTGCTCAATAAGAGCTTCCCCTTCAGAGGTGCCAACAAACTCTGTGGTAACAAGACCAGCGCCCAGGTCACGTTCCACAGCCCTAGCATTGAGAATATAGTTCTCATTGCTGGGGATCTCCACGATGCTTCCATCATGATCGATGAATCTGATCAGATGAGGAGTCGTGTTGACAATGAGAGTATTGATACCCTCAAAACCACTGGTTGCAACAAAATTGCTACTCATCATAATACACCTCCTGAGATTGAGAATGAAAGTTTCTGTATCTTGTCATATTTATTATATATAATTAAAAAATTTAAAAATAAAATAATAGCAGGAAATTACTCTCCTGCTATTATTTTAAATGCATCTATACCTCTTAAAATAATGTCCTGATACTTTGACATTATTTTATCATGATTAGCAATAAAATCTTCAATTGTGACATTTACAACACCTATATCACATTGATTTAAAAGTATAACTTGATCATGAACCCATTGTCCATATTTAGCAATAAATTCTTCTTCAAGCTCTTTCCCAGTTTTTTCGCTTCCCCATGGCTTATTATTACCTTTTGACCAAACGTTAAAGGGAAGCATGTGCGAATGAATGATTGTTATATAAGGAGCAGCTTCTTCTTTATAAAATCCGATATTCTTAAAGATAATAGCTGCCCCAAAAGCAGACAATTTTTCATGATCATAAAAGCAGAGATCACCTTTTCTATTTACTCCAGTGTCATACTTTTTTGCACAGTCATGGAGTAATCCAGTAAAGAGTAACCATTTGTCATTCGTTCTTTCCATCATACTACCCAATACCATCAGAATATGAGTGTGAATAGATTCTGCATGATATTTAGAAGTCTGCTGGCCAATAAATCCAGCTTTTTCAGATGCTCCCTTCTGAAAAGGAGGAAAAATTACATTAGGACCGTAAAATTCTAATGTTAATTCATCCTCTGTGTGTTGATCTTTCATAAAGCTCTGTATAAATTCAGCAGGGCCTTTATCTTTGTATTTAATATCAAATATAGAAAATTTGCCATAATCCTCTTTGTCATACACTGCTTCCATAATATCTTCAACAGTGTTGCATTTGATTCCTAATAATTTTTTATTCATTTTATATTCTCCTTTATTGATTATTCAATATGTATTTTTATATATTTTATAATCATTGCTAACAAAAAGCAATTCATAGCACATTCTGTTTCTCCATTATATATTAGAATAATAGCTGAAATGAATAATATTATGTCAATGGGTATTTTTATTTTCATATATTATTCTCCTATATATTCTAAATATTAAAAAAATCTATATAATATTTTTTTGATAATAATAGCATAAAGTAAAGCCCATGCTGCATTATTCTGATACCCTATGGCAACCAATACAATTGAAGAGAGGGATAAAATTATCCCAGCAACAACTAATAAATTTTTTAATATTTTCATATATATTCTCCTTTATTAATTTTCAAGATAGACTCTAAAATTATCAAAATCTGTTTCTGGATACCACGATCCATCATCTGTATAAGAGTCAAGATATCCTCTTTCTATATATAATCTTCCAACCGGAGTCATAATTTTTAACATTCCACCATAAGAATACCCAGATGATTCATATACTATCACATTGTTAAAAGTATCAAATATTTTTAAATCTACATCAAATATAGATCCAGAATTGGTAGCCTTTAAAAGGATTCTTCTATCATCCCCTTCAATATCAAACCAGGTATCTTCATTAACCATTAAATTCTCATCATAAATAATATACATAATATCATATCCTCCATAAAATATAAACCAATATTTTTATATAATCTATTTCATTATTATAATACCTTTTTATTTATTATTAAAAAATAAAAAGAGTAGAGATTTATCTCTACTCTTCAAACTTTATTCCTTTAGAAGAACAAATAATCTTACTAGTACTCTGAGTATCAAATTCTACATTATGTGAGCAAATTATACATTGTTCAGAATTCATTATGTCAAGTATACTATTAAGAACTTGAATAAATGTAATTCTGTTTCCTTGATCAAGACCACCATCTAACTCATCATATCTAGGAATATTGTATTTTAAACTAGATTTCATCATTGCAACTGCAGAAAATACAAGTCCTATCATACATTTTTGAGCAGTAGATCCATTTGATATATCAGGAACCCTGATTCCACCAGGACCAATAAAAGGTATAGAAAATTGTTTTTCGTTTATTATTGGAATATCTAATTGAATCATCCCTCCAAACATATATGAAAGCATTCTGTTGCAGTCAATAATGATATCACTCATATATCTCTTTATATATTCTGATTGTATCCCTGTACCACTTCCTGGAGAACAAGCGTTTCTAATTACAATCATTTTATCATATTTATCAGACAGAGATCTGTATTCCATTTGATAATTTATTATATTTGATAAATTATACGTTATATTATTTATTGTATTTCTTAAAGGTTCTATATCTAATTCTATTGAATTAATTTTAGTTTTTAATATGTTTACAGAATCTACTTTCTCTTTTACTAAAGATATTTTATCTTTCACAGAATTGTATTCTTCTTTTAATTTAGATTTTTCATTATCTAAAGATATTATTTTATTATTCGTTTCTATAAGAGATTTTAAATTTTCTATAGTAATAGAAGTTTCTGATATTACTCTTTCTAAAAAATCACAATCTTTCGATAACGATTTAATTTCATTTTCTCTTTCTGTATATTCTGCTTCTAATTTACTAATAGATTCGTTTAAAGAATCTTTCATTAACTTATTAGCTTTATATACTTTAAGATCAGATTCCATTTCTTTTAGTTGAATAGATAATTTAGAAAAATTATCATATATAGACTTCTTTTCTATTAAATCATCAATAACGGAAAATTCTGGAAAAGTATTATGATTAATTATTCTTAAAGACAATTTATCAAAATCTTTTAAAAAATGTATTTTAGAAATTTTATCTATTATAGACTTTGATGTAAAATTAAGTATAGGTTTTAATTTATTTATTATATCTAAATAAATATTATCTTCTTCTATTCTTTTATTAAGATCTTTAGATATATTTTTATTATTTTCTAATTCTATTTCTAGGTTAGAAATTTCTTCTTCTGATTTTATGTTATTTTTAATTTTTATATACTTTGTAATATATGGGCAAGTATCAATATTACATTTTTCTGGTCTTGTATAATTAAATTCCTTTAATTCATTATAATCTTCTATATATTTTTCTAAATCTTTTTTAGTAGATATTATAAATAAAGTAATTTCTTGTAATCTTTTTCTTAATTCAATTATATCAGATTTAATATCAGATTCATTATTATAATAATTTAATGCGATTTTAATATTATCATCACTATATAATTCTTGTATTGTAGAAATCGTTGTCTTGAAATTTTCTAAATCACATTTTAAATCTTTTAATTCTGATAAAGAAACAGATTCTAATATATTAATTTCTGATTTTTTAATATAAGAAGAATATATCGATAATTCTTTTTTAATATCTTCTACAGCTTCTTCTATATTAATTTGAACTTCATTTCTTGATAGAGATAATAACTTATTTTTATTTTCTTCCAAAGAATTATATATAGATTGATTAATACTTAAAAGACTATTAATCTTAGATTTATTTAAATCATAATTTTTATTATATTCTGATAATTTTTCTTCTTCTTTTTTCAAGACATTATCGAAATCTTGATTTTGAAGATTTATATTTAATTTGCTATATATCTTATCTAAAATTGATTTATTTTTCTCCATTTCCAAATTAATAATCGTCAACCTATCAGAAATAGAGTTATAAAGATCCTGCATTTTATTATCCGGATCTATTAATTTAACAGTAGTTTCAGATTCTGATAATTCTTTTAATAATCTATCTCTTTCTATATTAAGATTTTTTAATTGAATTTCTAATTGAGATTTTTGTAATTTTAACTCATTTTCATTTCCTATTTCGTAAATCTTATTATTTAAAGTATTCATATAAGATTTAAGGTTAGATACTTTTTTAGAAATATTTTTATAAATATTATTATAAGTATCTAATGATCCAATATAATTAGCCATATATTTTCTTCTTTCAGAAGGAATCATATCTACAATTCCTCTAGATTCAGAAGAAACAAATGATAAATCTAAATATATAGGATCTATCCCCAATAAATCGTCTCTTATTTCTTTAAATGAAGTAATATTTCCATTTGGATTTAATTCTTCATTATTCTTTTTAATAAACGCCTTAGTAGTTCTTCTTGTTCTAGATTCATCTACTAAAGATTGTATTAAAATTTTATATACAATAGGATTATTAGATTCATCATAATCTAAATAATGAATTTCTTTTTCACCAGGATATTCTATAATTTGTCTATTTCCAAATTGATCAATAAAAACATCTGTTCTAAACGAATCAGAAGAATCTGGATTTGGTGTTAATGCTCTTATTATTGTAGATTTTCCTGTTCCATTTTCACCAGATACAAGTATAATTCTATTTTTAAAATCTAAAAATGGTAATACTAACTCATCTAATCCCATGCCATTTAAAATATTTATATAACCTTTAATTCTAAAATAAGTAATTTTCATTTCTTACCTCTTATAATATCTGGTATATTTGATATTATATGAAAATAATTTAAAAATATTATAACCAATCCTCATTATTAGCATCTACTTGTTTAATTTTAATTTCTACATTATCCATATTAATATCTCTATGTGTATATTTAAAATGCTTAATAGCTGAAGATTTAGCTTTATCTTTACCATTAGCATCTTCTCTAATAATAATTATATTTTCTTTCGTATTTTTATCAATAAAAATCACATCATAAGTTCTCATAAAATCTCCTTTATTTAAAAATAATAATATATAAAGTGGTTTATTAAAGTATAAAAAATTAAAAAACATGAGAGGAATAAGAACATTCCTCTCATGTGTTATTACCAATCTTCTTCAGAATTATTATTTTGCTGAGTATTATCTTCATTAATTGTATTATTAATAATATTTAAAATATCTTTTTCTGACAAATCTTGTTTTACAAAATTATTTAAATTTATAGATTCTGTAAAATTTATTGATTTTTTTAATTTATAATTAATCTCATTAATATCACTATATAAAGTATCAAAAGCATCAATATACTCATTAATTACACTATATAATGATTTATTATTTTTAATATTTACGTTTAAATCGTATCCATAATAATCATAATCATTAGATGAAAATATAATAAATAATTCATGTCTAAAGAAAGCTAATTCTTTAAACATTAGTTCTATGCATTGATTTAAATCACTTATATTTCTTTTCATTTTAATATCATTAGGTTCTAATAACCATTCTCTAAATTTAATAATAAATTTATCCAATGAATTAAATATTTCATCTAAACTTAAAGAATATAAAATATCTGTCTCTTCAACAGGAATCGTAAAACACGAAGGAATACGATTTTTAAATTCTTCTTTTATATTTTCTTTTTTAGTTTCTGCATATTTATAAAAATGAAATGTTGATACTAATAAAGAATTTTTTGAAATTATTTTATTTTCTAATTGAATAATCATATCTGCAGTTGTTTTTAAAAATATACTATAATCAAAAAATCTAACTGCCATATAATTAGACAAATCGTCTAATACAGTTATATAATTATTTAATTTTTCTCCGATTTGAGAATTTAAAATACATTCTCTTATATTAAAATCATTATTCATAAATTCAATCACCATCTTTCATTAAGATATAACTATCATATTTTTTATTGCTTCTTTATATTTTTTATCTTTTATATTATTAATAAATTCATTCCAAATCTTATAATGCTTATCGGATTCAACTTTTATTCTTTTATTAAGTTTATTTATAACTTCTTCATTATCAAATTTTTCTATATCTATACCATCATAATTTTCTTTATATACATAAGGATTTACATACCCATTCATATAATTATGAATTAATTTAAAATCTAAAATACTTTCTTCATCTAAATCATGATTAATAATAATTTTATTTAAGAATGTAGAAACTATTTTAGTTGCAGATATTACAGCTTTTATTAAATAAATATCTAAAGGAATGATATTACAAAATAAAGAGTACCATTTTATATCATCATTATTATTAAATTCTCTATTATTATTTTTTTCATTATTATATATTTCTTGTACTAAATAACAAAAATATTTTCCTAAATATTTAATAGCTTTTTCATTCAAAATATCAATACAATTATTAAGTTCTACATTATTTACATTTGCAAAATATCCAGTATTTGTAATATCCTCATAATAAATAGCTGTACAACAATCTTTAAATTCTTCAAAACTTTTTGATGATTTATATTTGCAATAAAAATCTTTTGGTGCATTAGGAAATTTTTCTTCCTTTTCTTTTAAAAACTTATTTTTTGCATCTAATAAAATTTCTTTTTTATAAGAACTATACATTTATTTTATCCCCTTTCTATATTATATTGTCATAATTATAATATCTTTTTATTTCATTAATTGGTACATTATAAAAAGAGTAGGGAATTTCTTCCCTACTCTTATATATTAAAATCTTAAGATATTAAATTAATGTCATGGAATGCCATAACCAATTTTATAAAATTATATAGTATATTTTTAGCCGTCTTCAAAATAAACTCATATATATCTACAAACCTACGTTTCTGGTTAGAAATAATTCATAATAAGATACTCGCAGCTCTTTATATTATTGGAGCCTAATCTTATTACTAGCATTTTTAATTAACTTAATAATCTTAAGATCTAATATCATTAATTATAATGCCATGAACCAGTACTTTCATCTATCCATATTTTTGTACTAGAATTAAATTCTAATAATTTAAGATCTATAGTATTATAAAAATCATAAATATTATTAATCAATTTATTGCTTTCTTTTAATAAATTTAAAGGATCTAATATTTCTAATTTATTAGCATCTTCATATTCTTTAGCAAAATCTTTATACTGTGGAATAGATAAAAGACTATTCAATTTATCAAAATCAACATTTATTTTTAAAGTATTTAATTTAGTTAATACATAAGTATTAATTTTATCATCAGATAATGTAGACTCGTTGTATTTTTTTAAAGTAGAATTTACAAAATCAATATCATCTTTTATTCTTTCAGCAAATTTCATATAATATTCTTTTATCATAGGTGATTTTAATATTAATATTTGAGAAATAGTCAATAGCTTACTATTAAAATCCCCCAAGATAATATCAGGAACAACAAGTTTAAAACTTGAATTAACTTGTTCTTTAATAATAAGTAAATTTCTAAGTTTGTTAATATTAAATACAATATTATTATATTGTATTCGTATATCTTCTAAAGTTTCATTTATTGAACTTCCATTTATTGTTGTATTTCTTGAAGGGTTGTATAAAGAAATTAATGATTTAGCTTTTTTAGATTCTTCTTTGTCTAAATATTTATGATCAGTTTCTAATACAATTTTTCTTTGTCTTTTTATTCTATTTAAAAGTTCTGTTATAGTGATATTTTCTTCCATGTTAATCCCCAAATTCATTAAAAAAATTATAAATACTTTTATCATATAAAGGTTTAATATTTGGAGAATCACATTTATCTTTATTACATTCAGTATTTATAATTTCATATTTTATTGGACATATATAATCACATCTATTACATTGATATCGGATTAATATATTTTCTTTAAATAATTTTTTTGTAATTAATTCTAATTTATTTCCACAATGAGGACAGGTATTATCACAAAAAATAATACCCTCAACAGGTTTTTCTTTTTTAAATCTATCTATTCCTGTGCAAAGTTTTAATTCTTTCATATATTCCTTAAAAAATAATATTATAATTATATTGGTAGAGTAATTAAAATATATACTCTACCAATATAATATTTTAATTATTCTTTAGATATAAATTCCATAAGAGTTCCTTTTTCTATAGAATCTCTTACGCTACTTATATTAGTTCCAAATTTTATAAGAGCTTGAATAATATTATTTCTTACTTTTTCTGGCAATTCTTCATTAGTAAAAGAACATAAAGTAAGATCTTCAACATTAGAACTTTTATTATATTCAAACCAATTTTTCATTATTATATTCATACATAATAATGCAACATAATTCATTTGAATATCATAACTATAAATATCTATTCTCTTATCGTTAGCAACCCTGATAATTTCAATACCAGGTTTATACTGTAATGCATCATCTAATCCTAATAATCCAAAATAAACTTCTCTTAATAATTGAGATGAAAGATCTGCATTAAAATTTTCATTAAATGCTAATCTTGGTATTCCAACAAAAATACAAATTCCAGGACCTCTTTTTTCTTTATTATCAACATGAATAGAAATTTTGTCAATAATAGGTTTAGTAACATTATTAATTACAGAAATATATACTGGGTTAAATATGTTTTCAGTATCTGAAGTTAAACATATTTTTGTTGTTATAGGCTTATTTTTATCATATACAATTTCATCATAATGTCTTAATAAATATCTATCAATAGAAGAGTATATAAATTTAGGAACTTCAGGAAGTTTTCTTATATTAGATTTACCAGGATTATTATAATAATCTGATAATATTGTAATTTGAGCTGTAACGATAGACATTATTTCAAAAATATGTGCCATTATAAATCTCCTTTTTATTTACGTGATACAGGAGTATATTTCATTTTAGATATATAACCTTCTGCAATCACTTTACAGTCAGGATATCTATTTGATGATTTTTTAGACATTTCTGTAAAAGGTTTCTTCCTTCCATTAACAATCACAGTGCCAGGAGTAAATATTCTAGACATCTTCTTCTCTATAGCCGTTCTCTCCTTAAACTGTTGCTCTGAATAAAGAAAATATACATAAATGTTTCTATCTTTTAGAATATTTGGACTCATATTAATAATCTCCTTTAATATTATTAATAAGTCGAATTATTCTAAAGAAGTAGTAATAGTTCCAACTCCATCTTCAGAATCGGATTCTATTAATACTTTTTCTTCTACATCAATAAGTGCTCCCAATGTATAATCTTTCTTTCCTTCTATATCAATAATAAGAGGCATTAATCTATGATATGTTTCTATTGTTTCTTTAACCATATCATCTTTTACATAGTCGTAAGAAAGACCAAGTTTCTTTTTAATTTCAATAGCTTGCTTCATATTATATAAATCATTAAGTTCTATCAATGTTTCTTTATAAAAATCTCTCCATCCATTTGGTTCTTGATAATCAGAAAAAGAACCATCATATACTTTTGCCATAGGGCAAATAATACCAGATAATCCAGGATCTGATGCTGAAGAAGAGTCTAAATCTACACGTCCCAAATGAGATGGATGAACACTTCTGTAGATAATTGGAACAGCTGTTCCATTACCCTGATCACCTAATCCAGATATTCCTTTGTAAGTATACGATAATGCTAATTCTGCATCATTATCATTAACAAGATCTACATAATCTACTAAATTAGCAGAATTTATAGATTTAAGTATATAATCTGGAGCTGTATCTATTACTCTTGTTACATCTTTAAATGTAATATTTTTCCCTTTATCAGAAATTCTATAAATACCAGTAGAGATTTTCTTAGCATATATAGCAGGTAAATATTCATCTGCTTTTCTTGGATGCTTTGTAGATATATCTATATTGTCTCTTTGTTTTAAATAAGAAAATTCTCTCATCATCCATCTAAGAATACAATAAGTATTTTCTTTATCTTCTAATGGTAATCTTATAGATTGTTTTGTCTTAAGATCATAAATACTTTCTAATGAATCAAGTACAGGAATTCCTTTATCTAATGTAGCAGATTGAAAATCTGCACCTAAAACTTTATTCCAATATCTCGGATCATAAATATCATTAAATTTATTTAATTTTTTAACACTCTTTAATACTGTATAACAGAAAGATTCTGTTACATTATCTTTATCAAAAACTCTTTTTGCTACAGATAAAATTATTTTATTATGTTTATCTGTAAAATTATAAAAAATATCAGGATTTATTGGTTTACCGTTTTCATATGGTTGAATATAAATCGCTTCTAATTCTAACATTTCAAGAGCACCATAAAATCCATATCTTCCTAAAATGAATTTTATAGTATCAGTCTTTTTGGTAAATACATAACTTGCAAACAATACACATCTATGAGATTCTTTATCACACATATCTACAAGGTCATAATACTCTTTATATACTTTAATAGGCATAAACTGAGTCTTTAAAGTAATAGATTGTGTTTTACTGTTAGATGTAGAATTATTATATGTACTACCATCAACTATCTGAAAAATTGGATTATAATAATTACCAAGAATTCTAAAGTAATATTTATCAACATATCTTGGTAAAGCTATTAATACATTTACAATTCCTTCACTCTTCTCCAATTCTCCAGTTTTATTATCAACTCTAATCTTATTATCTGGTACATTAAGTTTTACATAGTATATTATTTTTAATAACATAATATCTGAGTCTCTTAAATTAATATACTCATAATTATTATCGATTTTTTTACCATTCTTGGTTTTAGATGAATAATATTCATAAAGAGTTCTGTTGATCTCATTATAATCTTTAATAGTTTCAAAATTTAAAACTTTTAAAACAAAATATTTATCTCTTTGACAAGATAAAATTACTTGTTTCATTCCTTCTATTAAATCTTCATCATTTCTTTGAAACCAATAATCGTTAAATTGTTCTCTATTATCTTTATTAAATTTATACATAAATTCATCAACAGATGGCTTATTATTTGGAGAAACCATCATTTTACCAATATTTCCAGAATATGGATTTCTATTTTCTGGAGTTGGTATTTGTTCATAATTATAAGAAAAATTTTGATTCATTTAATCCTCCTCGGAATTATACTTGTCTGTTAACGTTGTCTCAATAGTAATTCCCATAGGATTTGCAATATTAGTATTTTTATCATTTAAAATTAATTTAGCTTCAATATCGAGTTTATTACATATTGATATCAATTTATTCATAGTGATATCATCACCTTTTAATATTCTCTTATCATTTAAATAATTTTCTCCAAATCTAGAAGAGTACCTATCTATGTCCATATGTTTAGCAATGATGGCTTGTTTTATAGCTTTCATATGCTCACTTTCTCTTCCAGAAATTGGTGGAACAAAAATTTCATCAGAATCTGATAACGATAAATTTTCCATTTCTCTAACTTGATCATTTTTATTTAAAAAATCATTTATATTATCAACATTAGAAAAATCTATAATTTCTAAATTATCTTTATTATAAGATAACTCTTCTTCTGCTGTTTTTGGATATTTTACAAAATAAATATGACCATCTGGGTAAATTCCAGGTCTATCATCAGATTTACCTCTAAAAGGTAATATATATGATTTATCTTGATTATTAACTTCAAGAGCAGTCATATAATAAATAGATGGATTATTAGAATACATATCATATTTACTTTTATATTCTTTTTCATCGATAACATCCATCACTTTACCATCTATAGAAGTATTGCGATATTGCATATCAATCTCCTTTTAAACAAATTTCTATAAAATATAGAGAGGAATATTTCTATTCCCCTCTATATTTTAACACAACTTAAGATATTATTCCTGAATTGCAGAATCGTCCTTAATAAGAACCTTCATAGCTCCATCAGGAATAATACTCATTTCAATTTTACCATTCTCTACTTTACCAATGGCTTTAAAGCAATTTTCAAGAACCAATACAGCAGGATCGGTCTGAGAAGTATTATCTTTTACCCATCCGATAATCATTTCAAGAATAGTTATCATAGAAGTAATGCAAATATCAAGTCCTAAGAATTTAAGATTATAAAGTTCCTGACCAGCAGAAGTAAAATAAACAAGTACTGTAGAATTAGTACTAAGATCAATAGTGTCTACACCCTTCATATCTTCTTCATAACAAGTCCAAGTATAATCCCATCTACCAGCAGAAAGATTTCCAGGATCAGATTCATTTGCAAAATATTCTACTTTAGCTCCAGCAAGAAATTCATTAGATAATGATCTAATAATGATTCCCTTAGGAATATTATGATTTTTAACTGAAGCGAGATATTTAGATATACCAGTAAATAAAATATTGGCTATTCTATATGCATGCTGTGGACCAAGAAGAATAGACTGTTTTGCCAGTGCTCTGCTAAAATCTTCAGAAATATTTGTTTCTTTAAACTTCATTTCCATGTTACATTTCTCCTTTCGATATTACATATATTAAAATAAAAGATAACCCTTTATTGGGTATCAAGATTATAATACTTTATTGTTTTTAATTTTATAAAGTTTTATTTTAATCTTTTTTATCTGCCTGTTTATTTTTTATGAAATCTTTAAATTTTTGTGTTTCTTCAAAAGTTTTTTCTATTATTCCTATATTATTTTCTATTTTACCTGGATATGATATTAAATTAGAATTAATAATAAAAGAATCTTGACCAATATCATCAGGAATTCCAGCATATCTAATATTAAAATATCTATTATCAATATTCATTATTCCAGATATGCTAAAAATATTTCCTTCATTGGTATTATAAATATTTAATAAAGTATTTCTAAGCTCATTAATAAAAATATTATATTCTTTTGCTATTATACTAGTATAATAGCAAATGCTTTCTAATGATTCATTTTTAAATCTAATAAAAGATAGATCATCAATTACTTTTATATTGGTATTAATATTCATAATATCTTCATCAGATAATTCTTGAGGATATTCTTTATTGCCAATAATAATATAAAGACTTTTAAGTCCATTAATACTATCTGTAACAGGAGACATTGTAATAATATTATTACAAGATCTAATATAAACATCTAAAAGTTGTAAAGTCTCATATTTATTAATATTAATTTTTTGTGACCTTAAACACTCAGTCAATTGATCTATTTGATAATCTATATTAAATATTGATCTTATAATAGGATATTTATCAAAAAATCTATTAGATTTGTATGCTTTATTTTCATAAGGATCAAAATATGAAAATCCCATGTTTAATCTCCTTTACTTGTATCTTTCTATATTATTCATAATATCTTCCATAGGAACTATTGGAATATTATATGAATTAGCCATTTGTGTCTTATAGCTTGTAAAACCAGGTGTCGGAACTACTACATAGCTTACATCTTTTGTAATTGTTCTATTAAAATCTACAATAAATCCATTATCTGTTAATAATTTTACCAATGCTTTATCTCTAGTTCCAGATAATTTTACTATTTTACCTTTAACAGGTACATATTCTACAACATTTCCATGTTGAATCATATAATCAATATCTTCATAAAAATACTTAAATTCTCTAGCAATAGTATCTGCTATAGCAGGTCCTATGCCTTTAATAGATGACATGAATTCTATACCTTTTTTATAATAAAATTTACCAGGATCTATCATTGTAAATAATTCTCTTAATTTAGAATATTTTATTTTTGATAATATGGTTTCCCATGTTTTTGTAGATATACCTGTAAAACCAATAGCTCCTAAAAGTTTAGCATCAGTAATAGGATCTTTTAAAAGCCCAATCAATTGATTAGTAATATTTACAGCTTCAACAGGACCAAATCCTTTATTAATAAACTTAATAGATCTATCTTCTTGATTAATCATAATCATCTCTTCTAGTAAATCTTTAAGATGATAATATCCAAGTTGCTGTATTGTAGCTTCTCCAAATCCTTCTAATCCTAATTTAGCAAACATATTAACCATTCTAGCTAATTGTCTACCACCACAATCAGGATTTATACATTTAGCGGATTTTCCAGAATCTGATATTTCTATAGGAGATCCACAAATAGGACAATTTGTTGGAAAAACTTCAGCAGAAACTCTCTTTTCATTATCTAAATTAAAATCATTGAAAGGTTTATATACGTAAGGCATTACATCATTTACATATTCTATAGCTAAAATATCTCCCAGATGTAAATTTAACTCTTTAAATCTAGCAAAAGAATGTCCAGAAGATTTAGCATGAATAGTTCCATAAAATTCAACTGGATCATAATGAATCATAGGAGTTATAGAACCATCTTGCCCTACAGTGTATGTGTATCCTCTAAATATTGTTTCTTTTCTAAGAGGATTAAATTTTACAGCAATAGAATATTTATTAATAAAATTTTCTCTTCCTAAAGATTTTCTTATATTCTCATCTCTATAAGATGCTACAATTCCATCATACATAAAAGGAACCCAAGGTCTAGAAGATTCTGCATTTTCTGTAAACATATTAATCCATATTAAATTTTCTAGATAGTTTCCTCTTACAACAACAGATCTTAAAGGACATCCTTTAGATATAAATTCTTTATTTAAAAATTCTATTTCTTGTACTCTATCAGAATTACATACAGTTTTATATATTTTTTCTTCTACAGCTAATGGAACTAATGTGATAAAATCTCTATATTTCCAAGCATCAGAAGAAGAAAATAATCCTACAATAGCAGATCTACAATTCTTATAATCATAATTTTTAGCCTTATTAAAGAACGGTAAATCATATTGAGTAATAATAGCTTCGAATTTAACTCCAACCATAGGACTATTTGGTGTTCTATGTGGAAATCTATACCCTTTTAATATCGGTGTCAAATCTGAAGCTTTTCCTATTCCTGTATCTCCTCTAGATCTTGCAGAAACTATAACATCTGTACAATCTGCTTCTATAGAAATTCCATCATATTTTAACTCTAATACCATATCAAAAATTGTATTGGTATTTATAATTCCTCTTTTAATATGATCTTGAATAAAATCTCTTTCTACGATTTTTACATTAGAATCCTCATAAACTCCTCTTGTAATAGCATCTCTTTCTAATACAAATTTACATTTGTCAAGAGTACCAACCAATTCTGGATGATTATGAGATGTATCATGTAATCTTTTAGTTATATATTCACTTTCTGCATGATTATTATTATTAATAAAATCTCTATAGTCTAAATATTTTCTTTCATCTACAATAATATTATTAACAAAATAATTATCTTTTTTATCTGGAATTGGATTAAAAGATATAGCCTCTCTCATAGGCTTTATTACTTCACCATTGTTATTAGTAATAATAGGTTCAGAAGATGTAAAATTAATAACTTCTGCTCCTACTTGAAACTTTGGATCATATTTTTTATATTTTTCTAATAATAAATCATAAATACCATCTTCAATTGGTAATAATTCTTTATCAGTATCATTATAAGTAATATTACATATTAAAATTATATTTTTAAAATCTTCCAATTCATCTTTAGATAATCCTGTTTTATTGTAAAGCATCATTGCATAATTATTTAAATATTGTTTATTATCATAAACTAATTTAGTACTACCAGATCTTAAATCGTTTAATATATTATTTATAATAATATCCTTCATATAAACCTCCTTTCTTTAATTTATATATTATTCATTTTCATAATAGGAATTTCTCTTTTCTAGTCTTTTATCTTTATTTTTTCTAGAACTAAGAATAAACTTTCTATAACTCTCATATCCTTTAAATGTTCTATATTTGCAATTCTGAACATCAAAGCAATTATTTCCTCTAGCTAACTCATAAGAATTTGTAGAAGCTATAACATAAAATTCTATTCCTAATTCTTTTGCATCTGGAATGATTAAATTTTTAATAATATCAACTACTTCAGAACAATAATCAATACTAAGTCCAGAATCTATAGCATCAAGAAATACAAATAATTTTTCTTTATTATCTTTTTTATATTCATGAATAGCTTTTCCTATTTTTCCAACAATATCACCAATATTGTAGTAAATATTTTCTCCTTCGGATGAAGAAAATCTTAAAGCAACTTCATCAAATTTATTATAAAATGCAAGTTCTGATATTTTATTGCCACCGCCTTGCGTAAGATTATTAAATTCTAATATTTTAATAGATTCATTTTTTCTTAATTGGTCTTTCATTTGATTAATCATGGTAGTTTTTCCGCTACCATTACAACCCACTAAAATAGTTAAACCTTCTTCAATTTCTATACAATCTTTTTTGTATAAATTTCCATCACCATAATAATCTTTAAAAATTTTAAATGTGTACATTATTCTCTCCAGTATTATAATATAGAATTTTATAAAACAGTAACGATATCAATATTATAATATCTTAACATTATCTATTTTAATATCTTCATTTAGAGATAGATTATATAGATTATTAAATTCATTTAAAGTTGTTTTTATTTGTGGGGGAGATAAATATTCAAGAGTACTCAATCTGACGGGTTTAAATGATATTATAGAAGTATTTGGATTTGATTCATCTATGTCGGTAAGAACTATTCCAGAAAAAATAATATATTTAACAGATGAATTTTTATTGATTGATTTTAAAAAAGTTTCATCATTATTTATATCACTTACTACAAGATCTATAGAATCAGAATTTCTAATATAAATTCTATCAGCATTATAAATATCTATATTGCTATATTTTTTAAGAAATTTATTTTTAAATTCTTCATAAGATTTAAAAAAAGGTATTATATCTTCAGATTTCAAAGTTATTATGTAATCATTTTTAATATCTATATTTATATTTTTTACTTTATCTAAAGATGATATAGATATTAATTTATGTAATTTTCCAAGTTTATAACCAATATCCATAATATTAATTCCTTTTTAAAAAATATAAAGAGGAATATTTCTATTCCTCTTTATATTATATATTTTATTCTTGTTCTGGAGCATGACTCATATCTTCAGTAAAAGCGATACCATTAATCATAATAGCATTTTTCTTTTTAATTTCTTCTATTTCATATAGAGTTTTATACCAATGATTAAAATCATATCCTTCCTCCATAAATTCAATTGCATCAATTGGATCTTCTGGAGATCTTTCATAAAATTCTAATGCTGGAATTAATGCTGCATATTTTTTATGCTTTTTGATCTTCTTAAAAACCAATCTGTATCCCATGGTTTTTAATCTAGTATTAAGAATTTCAGCAGATCTATTTTTTGCTTTATAATCTAATTTGATATCTACATTATATGGATCACCAACTGCTGCTTCTTCAACTAATCTTCTACCATGTGGGGATAAAGAATGAAGAAGTAAATTAATTACAACATATTCTGTTCCCATATGATCAAAATCACCAGATTCCATTTGACCAAATTTTATAGGTGTATTAGAATTAGGCTCTCTATAATTCTTACTTGCTTTACTTTTAGTATTTTCATTTTTAATATTAGTAGAACTTAAACTAGCAGCAGAAAATTTTTCTTCAGCAAACTGTTTAAGCCTTAAACAATATATCGGAGCAGCTATCATTGGTCTTCTTGATTTTATAAATCTATAATTTCCTCGTGAATCTACAATAGGAACCATCAAATATGATTGGCTAATCCATGGAAATTCTTTATACAACATTCCTAATTTATCTATATCCATAGTTTCAGATATAGGATTATTAGAAATTGGAATACATGTTTTCTGTAATATACTTTCTAAAAAGTATATCATAGACTGTCTATCATATGAGTTTACATAAACCTTCATTTCTTCATACTGTTTAGGAGATTGCAATTTGATAAATTTCATAATATCATCCATTGCAGCATCTATATCATCTCCATAATATCCAGATCTTATTCTGTCAAGAATACACATAGAAATATAATTAATTTCTAATTCAAATATTTGTCCAGCATTTTCTCTGTTATACATTGTAGAAGAATTTTTAATCATTTCTACAGGTGTTCCATTAGCCATTTTAGGCATTAATTCACTTGGAATAATTTTAGATATTACACCTTTTCCACCATATCTGTCTGCTACTTTATCTCCTATTCCTAATGGTCTATTCTCCATAACAGTAAATTCAATTCTGATATTAGAGAACAACTTTTTCTCCATAAATTTCTTACCATTAACTTCAGAGACTGCTCTAGAATATAATTTATCTAATCTATATGTAAGTTTATATCCCTGTGCTTTATAAGGTCCAACAGCATCCATAATCTCTGTACACATTCTAATCCTATCCTTATAATAGGCATAAAACTGCTGATTATATGTAGACTTAGAAATATATTCAGGATTATTACAATAAAGCTGAATATCAATTACTTTTCCTTTAATAGTAATTTTATCATCAGACATCATCATCTGTTGTAACCTAGATACAGATTGTGTATAGATTGCTTCTTCTCTTTTTTCCCTACGATAAGCAAGAAGAATTCCATCTTTAACATCTTCTCCAATATCTGGAAATACTTTATAAATAGAATCGTTTCCATAAATATTAAGAGGAATATCATTTTCATTTAAGATAATTTCTACTGTACGAATAAGAGGTGCAGAGAGCTTTTGAGAACAAGTATCAGAGATAATTACAGAATCTTCCATATTATGATCAAGAGCCATATAAGCAGTATTTACATTATATCCATCTGCTTTATTCCCATAAGCATCAAAACCAGTAGAACGTCTAAGAATTGTATTAGGCGGTATAATAGAGCCAGGAACAGAATAAGCATCTAATGTAGAATTATTATAAAGAAATCCATAACATTCGGTTTGATATTTATATGATACTCTTTCAATAACATCAAGACAATTAGATTCTGTATCTTTTACTATTAAATAATAATGATGATTTGGTGCATAAGAAAATTTAGAAATCTTAGCAAGTACTTCTATAGGAGAAAAAGATGATGCTCGATGTGAATTATCATTTTTTTCATGAGCAAATAATTCAGAAGAATTAATAATAGAAGAAGATCTCTCTCCAAAACGATTCTCAAAACCTGTACCAAGATATGGAGGCTGAGCTTGTGAAAGTGTAAGATGATGGCTTTCATGTACAGCATGCATCAGCTTCCTCGCACCGCTATTTGTAGCACTATTTGGTTGTAATAACCCTTTTGCTAATATTTGTTCTTTTGTTTCTAAATTAGAATAACTTTCTTGTACTTGTTCAATAAAATTATTTGATTTCATTTTTATTATTTCTCCTTATTAATTATAAAATTGTAATGTATATAATAAAAAATGAATATCATACATATCATATTTATAATATATATTTAATCTTTAATTTGATCCTGAGAGATTGGTCTTCCAAATTCATCTAAAAAATAAATAGCATTAATAGGATTTCTATTATCTTTTCTTCCTCTCATTGCTTCTTCAAAATCCCATCCTCTTTGAATCCTTACTCTTGCAGTATTAGTATTAACTCCAAAAGCTCTAGTCCAATCTGTAAGGGTCATATCATGATTATTATAATTAATTATTACATTTGATCTTGTATTATTTGTTTGAACAATTCTTGGAGCCCATCTACAATTTTCTGGAGTATAATTTCTATTAGGATCTATTCTATCTAAAGTCCATCCATTTACATATGTTGGAGCCATATCTGAATAAAAATTCATAAATCCATCTTCTTCATCTAACCATCTTTGACAAACTATAATTCCTCTTCCACCATAATTCTTATAATCTTTATTTTTAGGATTATAACACCTAGATTTCATAGCAATATAATGCATATACTCTTTTGTTTTAGATAATCCATGTGTAGTTCCAGCCGGATAATCTTTTTTATAGCAACCACAGCTAATTGTAGGTCTATTAGTTTTTGTAAGTGCATGACCTGCTACAATGGTTTCATTTCCACATTCACATTTGCATTTAAACATTTTAACAGTATGCCCATTAGGTTCTCTATGAATAGGAGCTTCTTCTATTACAGTAAGTCTTCCATATTTATCTCCTATTTCTACATGTTTATATCCATTTTTATCAATAATCATAATATTATCTCCTATAAATATATTTTATTTTTATATTATATTGTTGTAAAGTTAATAAAGTTTTAATAATCCTGAATTAATAAATAATGTATTTTCATTATTAATTAAAAAAGAAAATAGAAATTAATTTCTCTTCTCACTATTATCAATTTATATTTAATATCTATTTGAAAGGAAGAAATCCTAAAATTATTCCAGAGGAGATTACTCTCCTCTGGTTTCTTTATCTTTATTTGCTATTAATTTTTAACGCTAATAATATAAATATATCTCTAGAGAAAAATCTCTAGAGATATATTTTAACCTATTAATTTCTGAATATCAATTAAATAAGAATATAATCCAGCTGTACCAGCATTATCTTTTGTTACTAATATATAGCCATCTTCTGTACTTTTAAAATTAGCACTAGAATAAGGTTCTGGATTTGCAGTATATACAACACGAATTCCAGAAATATTATTAGCAGATGTTCGTTCTTCTTCAGGAATTTCTAATATATTAACAGTGGTAAATATACTTCTAAATCTTGTTCCAACAATTCCTCCAAGAAGTAACATATATGATTTATTAGCTTCTACTTCATATATATCAGAATAGGATACTGTATCTCCTCCCCATCTCCATTGATCCGCATATACATATCCAGTTGAATCATCATATGCAATTGGAGAAACTATACCAGGAAAAGAATTAATTTCTATTTCAGAAAATCCATCTAAATTATAATTAGATGCATTATATGTACCATTTTGATCAAAATATTGAGTTCCTAGTATAAATGGGTTTATTTGATTTATTCCAGAAATAAAATCTTGAGGAAAAGATAAAGTATTATTGTTATTTAATTTTTGACGTATTTTATTAGCAATAGATGTAAGGTCAGAATTTAATTTTGCTGAATCTATAAAAGAATATGTTGGCATTTTATATTCACATCCAATCGATTTTATTAATTATCTGGTATTGTTTTTATTATTTTAAATAAATAACTAATTATTCCAGATACACCCTGATTATCTTTTTGTATTATTACATATCCATCTTCTGTACTTTTAAAAGATTTGAATGTATATGGTGATGGATCATTTAGATGTTGTATATTAATTCCTTTAACTGTAGCTGCTTGAGTTTCATTTATATTTATTGTACTAAACATGACTCTGAATCTAGTTCCGACAACAGAACCTATAGCTATCATATAGTTAGTATTGGCTTCTACTTCATATATATCAGAATAGGATACAGTTATGCCACCTCTTGTCCAAGTTCCACTTGCAACGTATCCTAATGAATTATCAAAATCAATAGGAATAATAAGTCCAGGATGAACATCTACTATTATATTAGAATACCCATCTAAATTATCTTCATGTGCATTAAATATACCATTTGATATAATATTTTTAGGACCATCTATATTATATGGATTTATTTGTTCTATTTGAGAAATAAAATCAGATGGAAATGATAACTTATTTGAACTTGGTAAATCTCTTCTATCTCTTATAGTATTAGCTATTAAAGTAAGATCAGAATCTAATTGAGAAGCATCAACATAAGCATCTATAGGCATTTAGTATTCTCCTCCATTCCAAATTGTAAGAGATAAAAGATTTACTAGTTGTGTCATTTGAGCAGCTGTAACTGTAACTTCATCTTGTGTATCCTTCGCTAGAACCAGTGATGTTGAAGATTTTTTATTTATATCAGAATCTATAGAAGAGATTTTTGTTTCAAGGTCAGATCCATCGTCAAATTCTATAGATTCTGCTTTTGTCCAATATGATAATGGCTTATAGCCGGTTCCAGATAATAATACATGACGCTTTGCTTTCACGTAATTACCCATTTTTATACTACTCCACTTCTACATAATTATATATAAAGTATTATTTAGAAGTGATTAAAAGATAAAAAGAGAAGGAATAGTTCTCCTTCTCTTTTTATATTAAAAATTAATTATATTTATATATTGGATTATCAAGATCTATAGTATGTTTACAATCAAGAATTCTTTGATTTTTACTTCCTCTAAATTTAAGAGTTACATCTTTTAATTCTTCTATAAATCTACCATATACTAAATAATCTACTAATTTAATAATTTCTTTTTTCTTTTTATCAATTCTTATCTCATCTATATTATATCCAGTAAATAACCAGAAAGTTTTTGTATCTTTAAACTCATATCTCAATCTTTCTAGTATTAATATTACTGAATCAATATTGAAATCTGCTAATGGTTCTCCTCCAAGAATAGAAATTCTTTTAATATAATTTCTTTTTCCTAGAGTAATAAATTCTTCTAAAATATCATCAGTAAATTCAGATCCTCCATATTCATACCATGTTTCAGGATTAAAACATCCTTTACAATGAAGAGGACATCCTTGAACAAATAATGATATTCCTATTTGTGAACCATTACAAATTTCAAATTTATCTATTCCAGCATATCTCATAATGAGCCTGCCTTTTATTATCTTTTCCAAGATTTAAGCATTTTTGAATGTTTATATCTCATATCTGCTTCTTGCTGTTTACCAAGATTAAATGATTTATGATAATCTCCAGTAAGATATCCAGTAACTCTGCGAAGTCTTTGAATATCAGATGATCCACAAATTGGACAATTATCATTAATTTCATCAGTATATCCACAATTCATACAAGTATCAGATGGAACATTTATTGCAAAATAAGGAACATCCTTATCCATAGCATAAATAATAATATCTTCTAATGCTTCAAGATTATTTTTAGCAGATGATTCTATTTCTACATATGTAATACAACCTGCAGAAGAATATCCTGTTAATTGAGATTCTATATCAATTTTTTCAAAAGGATCAATTTCTTTCCATACAGGAACATGAATACTATTCGTAAAATAAAGTTTATCTGATACATTAGGAATAGTTCCATATTTTTCTTTAAACTTAGTCATGGCAGTATATACTAATGTTTCTGCAGGTGTATAATATACACCAAAATTAAGTTTATATTTCTGTTTAAATTCTGCACATCTATCTTTAAATAATTGTTCAATTCTTTTAGCTAATTCCATACCTTTTGGTTCAGTATGATCACATCCTATAAGAATTTGAAGAGTTTCTGCTAAACCAACTTGACCTAATGCTAAAGTTCCATGTTTAAGTGCAGATCTTGTATCTTTACCATCATAACCAAGCATTACTTTATTACCATACATGAATTTAGCACATTCTGCTGGTTGAGCACAAATCCACTCAAATCTTTCAATCAATTCATCTTTAGCATCATTAATATAATGATCAAGAAGATTCATAAATTCTTCAATAATATCAGAATTTTTCTTTAATGATTCTTCTTTTGCCATCATAGCGATAGTTGGCATAATTACAGTAACAGGACAAATATTTCCTCTTCCATCTTTAGTTTGTGGATTAACATCTGGATCATGATTTATATCATAACCATTTACTGTCCTACACATTTTACCCTTTATCACTAAAGGAACTGACTATATCATCATTTAAATATGGGATTTAAATGTCCTCCGCTTCGAATATGTGCTTATCTCATATTCTACTCTCTTACATTCATCAGAGATAGTCGATACACTTTCAATCAAGAATAGTAATTTTATTATCATTAATATTAATGATAACTCCCCATTTACTATATATACAATATTCAATTCTCTTGATTGCTTAGCACGGTCTCAACTTTAATAATATTTTATTATTGCATAAATAATAAAGTCCTAACCGTTAGCAGCTTATAATTAAGCTACACCCATTAAGCATGGTTCAAAGGATTTTATATGGGCTGTAGTTCTAGACTTACCCATAGTTGCAAATTCTGTTTTTGGATCATTTGGATCATATCCAGCATTGCCAGACCAATCTACATTTGCATAATTAGGATATAATCGTTTAGCTGTACACTTAACAGCTAATTTAAATATATCATAATTAGGATCTCCTGGATGCTTATTAATGCCATTTTTTAATTTATAAATACAACAAGGAAATATTGGAGTTCTATGAACTTCTCCAATTCCTTTAATAGATTCTTCTAAAAGAGCAATAGATATCATTCTTCCTTCTGGAAGAGTACATGTACCATAGTTAATTGAGGAAAAAGGTCAAATGTTATCTTATAGACTTTTTATTCTATAATTCTTACAATTTCTTGTAAGGTCGGCGTACATATTCACCATGGTATTTTACTACTTTAGGTATGGGTACTCTTGGATGGATTATTATATTCTTCACCATCTACGCTCTACAATGTCAGTTTACCTTTTAAATTAAACTGATTATCTCGGTATTAACATAATATATTAAATTTAAATTAATATATCTTAGCCTTCACCGATTTTACCCAATTCATCTTATATATTTCTATATAAGCGGCCACCAATTTAGCTGAGATAATTTTATTATCTTATAGACTTTTTATTCTATAATTCTGGAAATCGCTTTCATACTCTACATACCTTTATTAGTAGAGATACGTCTGTCAATTCAGACCAGTTTGGCATAAATTTTTACCCTCGTTTAACGTTAGGTTTGTCTGCGATCAACTCAGACTCATATAGTGCTATACACTATAGTATTCGACACTCGTGGGAGTATTATATTTATTCAACTCCTATGCTCTACAATACTAATTATCCTTACGTAATATAATTAGTTATCTCGGTATTGTCACAAATAATTTTATATTCTTCAAATTTTCTTCTTAAAAATAAATTTTGTGCAAAATTATATATATTATTTTGTGAGTTTTACCGATTTTGCCGAATTAATCTAATATATTTCTATATTAGTGGGCCCTCATTTGACCCGATCTACTCTGCAGTGTGTTAAGATTATGGTACATGGCTTCTATAGATTGATAAACTTCTCTTTTTGTCATATCCATAGCATAATTATATGCTTTAGAATATTTCTTATACCAATCATCTTCTATAGAAATTTCTTTAATATTTTTATTAATAGGGTTTTTATATTTATCTATTAATTCTTCTTTATTTTCTACATATTTTAATCCATCTCTAAAATGTTTATTAAAGCTTTTTCTTACAAATGGAACCATTGTCCAGTCGAGGTGCGTGGCACTAACTCCCATTACTCTTTATATTTCTATAAAGTCTGACTATATCTTCTTTATTCTATTGAATAAAGTCTCGCACTTGGGTAATAGATATTTTATATCTACTATGTGGTCTTGATACCACTCCTACTCCCTTACATTCATCAGGGATAGTCGATACATTAAGGAAATAATACAATATATTTATTTACTCTTTTTCTATAATTATTATTTCTAAAAGTTGAAGATTTCCTTAACACGGTATTACCATATCTATATTTATATAGACTTAGGCTCTCTTACCACTTTAATCTTTCGATTTGGTTGACCGTTAGCAATTTATTATAAAAATAAATCACACCCTATATCTATAGGTTCACGAGATTTTACTTCGGCAGAGTATATTATTTACCGAATTCCTCTAGACTTTGAATTTGAAATATAACTGCTACTAATTGAAAAGCAGTACTTACTGTCTGTGGAGGTCTAATATCATTTTTTGAATTTCCTTTTAATGCAAACCCTTTTTCAAATAACATATCAAAAGGAACACTCATGCAATTATGCATTCCTACTACATATCTGTCTAAATCATGAATATATACTATATTATTTCTATGATTATCAGCATGTCTTTTAGACATATATTCATCTAATGCTAATTCTTTCATTATAGCATTATCTGCTTCACCAATTCTTCCACCAAAACTTGCTTCATCTATATTAGCATTCTGATTTTGAACGTTAGACGCAGCAAGTTTTTCTTTAATAATTTTTCTAATATTTGACTTTTTTTCTCTTTCTTTAGTACGTTCATTTCTATAAGTAATATAAGCTCTTGCTACATCTTTTCTTACATCCATAAGAGCTTCTTCTACTTTGTCTTGAATTTGTTCTACAGAAAGATTTTCATTTAAATCATAAATATTTTGTGCAATTTTTCCAGCTTCAATAAGAGCTTCTTCAGTGCATATACCATCTACAGCATTAAATGCTTTAATAACAGCAGTTGATATTTTATTTTTATCAAATGATTGCATTGATCCATCTCGTTTTTCTACATAAAGCATAAGAAAAATATCTCCCTCCTTAAAAATATATTAATGATTAATACAAAGTTCTACTGTATATACGAATTGAAAAAAAAAATAAAGAGGGTTTCCCACTCTTTATTTTTTTACACATTTTATGTATTTTTATATTTCTCCCAAAACTCCTGTGTGTCATACATATTATCTATGATATAATCTTTCATATCTTCATGCTTAATCTTCTGATTATCCCATTTTTTATTATATCTATCTTTCATTTCACTATAGATAGATGTAATAGGATAATTAAAAGGAAACGCATGAGAAAAATCTGTAGGAGTTATTACATAACCTACAGGTAATTTATCATAATTGTGTATATTCATGATATCATCAAATATCTCAGTGGTTATCATCAACACTTCAGCAGGAGTTTCTGCACAAGCAGAAATAATGATCAGTAATTCATCAGGAATCACTACATCAACTTTTGCCCAAGCAAGTCTCTTGATAAGAATTTCTGCAAAAAACACATTCTTCATGATTTCTTCTCTTTTACTTGTGAGATCTTCCACTGAAACATGTTTATTTGTTTTCATAAACCATGAAATAAATACTAAATTTAAATTTTCAATCAAATCGTTTTTCATTTTATAACTCTCCTTTAATTAAGTTAAAATGATATCAATTCTATCAATAAGACTTATATAAAGTCCTGTTGTATTTGATATAGAATACAACGGGATCCAAATAACTGTTTTTATAATATTTCCTTTGTTAGTGACCATGCTTTCATCATATTTATTCTGCAGAAATTTTACCCATTTCTTAGCTAGCCCAAATGGTATATTTGATACATGTTTATCTATCCAAGATAAACAGTTGCAAACATTACCGACGATTCCTCTATATTTCTTTTCTCCTATCATCTTAACATTAATAGGAGTTAATTCTCCTTTCTTTAATATATAAGGATTAAGCAATCTATAATCGTAGGTTGTACGATACAATTCTTTTAATTCATCATCTTTTTGTTCATCTGTTAAAGAATCGTTTTCATTAATCATACCTTCTGCTAATTCATAGTCTACTTCAAGATCATGAGGAATAATATCACTATCATCATAATCATCTTTACTACCTAAAATAACTTGAATATTGGATGATAATGGCACAACTAATGTATTTTCTTGATATAATTTTGCAACAAAACTTTCTATATTATCAAATTCTATTATTTCATTCTGATAAAATATTCCAGAGGAGGTTTTTACTTCCTCCTCTGGCTCATAATCCTTATTTTTTCCTTTGTTTCCAACTATAAACATAATTTAATCTCCTTTCATATTTTTAAAAAGATATTACGACTTCAATATTATAATATCTTTTTAAGATAAAGAAGATTAAAAAACATTAATAAATTTTAATATTAAATACTTTTTCTAATTCATCTCTAGCATCAACTATTTTACGATAATCATCAGGACTTATAGAATTTAAAGAAAATCTTCCTTTAACACCAGTTTCTTCCAATTCTCTTGAATAAAGAATAAGTATATCTTTAATTTCATCATAATCCATAGTATTAAGGATTCTGAGTATAGCAATATTTACAGAAGAATATACATATTCTTCATTAAAATCATCAAATTCATCAAACCTATCTGTCATTACAGCACAAAATAGATTAGTTAGTTGATCTTGAAATAATATTGTAAATATTTTTATTATAAGATCCTCATCCATAATATTTCTATTAATGTGCTGCATTGCTCTTGTTGCTCTTCTTATATTTCTTCTTTCATCTGTAGATGAATATCTATTTATCACAATCCAAAGAGCATTAGATTCTACTAAATCCTTAGTAACAATTTTATCAACAATTTCTTTATTAAATTTAAGAGCTATATTATACATAAGATTAGCACATTCTGTATTAAATATAGCATTCTTTACAGGATTTATCATATAAGCTCTATAAACTCTATTAAATCTGTTAATATAATCTTTAGTCATTATATTATTAAGATAAATAGACCCTGTACTATCTTTTAAAAGAATATCCATTGATTTAAGAAAATCTTTATCTGTAATAATTCTAAGACTATTTGGATTTTTATCTATAGCTGAAGTTAATAAATCTGTAATGTTGTTAAGTACAAAATTACACATTTCAACATAGCCATATTTAGATATTCTATTTTTTATAGATATAAATAATTGATAAATATCGTATGCAACATTTGGTCCTGCAATATTATTATTTATTATATACTCATCTTTAATTTTAAAAGTAATATTGTTATCCATATTTCTACCACACTATATTTTTATTTTTTAAATATTTATCTTTTCTGATATAGTGCCAAAATTCACAAATGATATCTCTATCATCATCTGTTTTTACAACATCTATATTTCTTACTATCCATTTAGGAGAATTATTTTCATCAAAATCTTTATCTAAATTTAAAAAATATGAATCAGCTTCTTTATCAGAATTTACTTTTGTTACAAATATTTCATCAATATAAGTCATCATTTGATTATATATTGATGAACCACCACATACAAAAATATCATCTTCGTATGCAATTTTTCTAGAAAAATCGACAGCTTGCTCTATACTATTTGCTACTAATAATATAGGCTTTACATTAAATATTGTATGATTATTATTACAATATTGAGAAAAAAGATTATATTTAAATAAATCTTTAAAATTTTCATTTTTTGTTTTAACTTCAACAGCTCTGCAAAAAGAAGATTTAAATACAGATTCTTCATCTATATTATTTATATCTCTTGTAATAACAATATTTATTCGTCCCTTTAATGGAGCCTTATGAGGAAAAGATTTAAGAGTATTATTTCCATATATAATTACTTTATCCATTGTTTTTTCTTTAAAAAAATTCATATCTTCTTTAATATGAAAAAGGAGTTTATTATCTTTTCCTATACCCCAATTATTATTTATACACACTATAGATTTCATATAAGCACCTTACACTGCTATAGGAATATCTTTAATCTGAGGACCATGTTGATAATTAATAAATTTTACATCGTTTTTAGTAAAATCATAAAAATTATGAATATCAGGATTAAGCCAAAAATCTGGAGCAGGATATTCTTCTCTAGAAATTAATTCATTAATAATTGGAATGTGTCTATCATAAATATGGCAATCCGATATTACATGAATAAATTCACCAGCAATCATATCACAACATTGAGCAATCATATGAATAAGTACAGCATATTGTACTTCATTCCAACTAAGTGCAGCTAATACATCTTGTGATCTTTGATTTAAAATTCCATTAAGAACAAGTTTATTTGAATCTTTATCTTTCGTAACATTAAAAGTCATAGAATATGCACAAGGATAAAGATTCATTTCATATAAATCACTAAAATTATAAATATTTGTCATAATTCTTCTAGAATATGGATTATGCTTAAGATCCCAAATCACAGCATCTATTTGATCTAACTTAAGATATGCTACAATATCATAATTATCATCTTTTTTATATTTTACAGTAGTTTCATATTCTGCTGATGGATAATATGAAATATCAACATTATTTTTCATATATTCATCTATCTCTTTGTAAAGATCAACAATATCAAAAGTTTCTTGATTATTATAACTAGTAATAATATGATGATTATATTTTTGACCGATTTGATATCCATATGCTTTTCCAATACTGCCTCTATAATCTGCCCATTCGTCCCATATATTAAGTGACATATCATCTATATTATGAGATTTTTTCTGCCAAATCCAAAGAAGTTCTTCTGTAGCAGATTTAATACCTGTAGGTCTTAATGTAATAACAGGAAATTCTTTTCTAAGATCGTAACGATGAATAACACCGAATTTTTTAATAGTATATGCTTTTTCTCCAGTATCTGGCCAAATTGGTCTTACTAATTCTCCTTTTGTATCTGTACCATTATTAATAATATCTCTACAAGTATTTTTAAATACTTTATCAGCATAAGACATTTTTATTTCCCCCAAATTTTATATTTTATTAAAAAAATCAATAGCATCTGATAAATTTATAATATCATCAGATTGATATCTGATACAATCACGATATAATACTATAGAATTTAACGGTTCTCTTTTAATATATTCTTTAAAATTTTCTAAATCATCATATCTATCAGAATCTATAATACCACTAGAATCGTAAAAATAATCATCAATTTTACACACAAAATGATTATATATTTGAGAATACCATATTTCCCCATTAAATAAATTTTTTAATATAAATGCAAACCAAAAGCATTTACCATTAAGAAAATAATATTTTAATTCATTAAATTGAGAAATAAAAGATATTATATTAGACATTTTATTATCCATATTAATTAATCCTTTTTATTTTTTATTTATATAAAGTCTATTAAAAAATAAAAAATAAATTTGCAGGGACCTTTATGGTCCCTGCTATTATTTTACTTGCTGTGATCTTCACAAGAAGTGCAGACTTTATCAGAAGGAGAATCTTTCTCCTCCTTATAGATCAACTCAGCAACTTTTCCTGCCATCTTAGACACAGCAGCAATTAATGTCATCTGAATGGCGAGCCATCCGATTGTACACATCAAAGTATCAAACTTCTTGTTGGATGTGCAGTAATAATACTTATTCATTTTTTTCCTCCTTCTTCTCTTCTCTCTTGCTACCTCTGATCTTTTTAATAACAGCAAGAATTGTGCACAAAATACCAATGCGCAGAATCATCCATCCTATATCACTACAGAAGTCTTCCATTGGACCCGGAAGTCCAATCAAGTTGAAATTCTTTTCTCTCATTTTTTCCTCCTTTTTACTTTAGTTATCGAATAAACAATAGATCCGATATCTATTCATTCATTCACTTTTATATCATCTAATTGAAAAATTTAACTTTTTAAAAAATAAAAAGAAGGATTATTCATCCTTCTTTTTATTATCTGGTAATAATTTTACCCATGTATATAACTTTTTCATTATATTGATTATTTTAATATAAAATTTATAAATATCTATATCTTCATTATTTATTCTTGATTTTTGAACAATATCACTTATATCATAATATAAGCTTATTAAATATTTCCCATTAGGTTTATTTTTTAATAAATTAAAATCAGAAATTATACCATTTTCATCACATAATTTCAATCTTTCTTCAATAGATTCTGGCATATATTCTACAAACCATTTTTTAGGTAATGTATCTAAATTTGGTAAATCTATATCTTTATCAAACATTATATATGGACAAGACCATCCTTCATCCATTTCTCTATTTTTATTATCTGTAAATATTAAATTAGAACATTCTATATCATATTCACCAAAATCAAAAGCAATATCTTCAAGATTATTTTTAAAGTAATGTCCAGAACAGCTATATTTAGTCTTATATCCTTTTTGATTAAGTATCTGTATGATTGGAGCTATTAATTCATCAACTTCAAAACATGTTTGTCTTTTTTCTTTACTTTCTATTTCTTCATCTGTATCGTAAGATGTAGAAAAGTAATATTTATAATCTTTTGTTAATAAAAACATTATTTATTTTTTCTCCTTCTCATAATCACAAATGTCTATGCATACACTCATATCTTTACTTCTGGCAATATCAATCATATTTCCTGTTCCCTTAGATTTACCATTCCAAAATGCTATTAAAACACCAGTAGCATTATCAGATGTTGCATATTCTGCCATCTGAGCATTTCTAATAATACCAGCTTTTCTACCATATTTAAACCAATCTGCAGGAAATATTTGTAAATTATATCCTTTCATTCTTGCATATGATTCACCTAGTCTATCTGTTCCTTTTGCGTTTCCTGATATAATAGTAATATTAATATCGTCATTATAATATCCAGATATTACTTTATCACAAGTTTGTGATAATCTTTTAAAATCATTAAATTCTCTTCCACCAGCAATAATAATTCTAACATCATTGGGATTTTTCATTTTTATCATCCTTTTTCTTGTTTAGATATAAATAAATTCTGTTACATTATGCGATAAGATATTTTTCAATAAAATACAAATATCCATATTTAGTAAATGGGGTATATAAATATCTATATCCATCCATAATTAATATATTATTATATTCATCTTTAAATATAAAATAATAATTAGATTTAAATTTTTTATTTTTATTATAAATACCAAAATCTACTAATTTCCATTTAATATGCTTTTTTGATTCATAATTTGGAAATAAAATTCTTTTTATAAGTATATTTACTTCTTCAATAGCAGATAAAATAATATTATTATCATAATATGAAGCTCTTTTTATTTTTGATGGGTATTTATATGGATATTTATTATAAGTATTTTTATTAATGTTTTTATTTTTTTCATATTTAATATCGATATCATTTTTATTATTCATTATCATTCTCCTTTAAATTAAATATTATAATACTGAAGAGCATATGCTCTTCAGTATTATAATATATTTTTATAATATCATAATTTTATTACATTAGTGTAATTAGGTTTTTTATTACCAAAACTACTTAAACCTACCGATTCTATAGGAAATGTAGTTAAATTATCATCAATAATAGATTCATAATCAATAAAAGGAATTAAAAATTCTGGTACTGGTAAATCTTTAGGAAGTGCAATACATTCTAATTTTCCTTTAAATATTTCAGAAAGTTTTATATCATCAATCATTTTATCAGTATTAGGATCTAATATTTCGAGTAATCTATCATACTGTGAAGGATATTGATTTTTAATTTTAATAACAGATTCTTTATCTATTTTAAGTTTAATTATATCTAAAGAATTTCTAGCTGTTAAATCAAAACCAGGTAAACCAGATTTAATATAATTCCATGCTAAACTTGCTTTAATCCCTTGTATTCTTAATGGATTTTCATATGCATTTGCAGCTTTTATAACCATTGGTTTAAAGTATTTTTTACTACCACTTTTAAGATCATTATAAATTTCTCTTTCAAGTATAGCTATATCTTTTATTAATTTTAATTGATCTACTTTTCCTGTAAGAATATCTTCAAGTAAAATTTTTCTTAAAGCTTTCTGTGTATCCTTAGATACAACAGATTTTGTTAAACATGGAATACCTTTACAATCTAATATTCCGCCATTAAGATAATTTCCTTCTTGTAAAATTTGTAAAGAAACATAATTCTTTTTAGTTGAAGTTAACAATATCCTGGCTAACATAAATTCATTTTTCATATTAATTCTACATAACTCATCAGACCTATAAGATCCAGATTGTTTTGTAAAATCAATCATATAAAGATTAATAATTGTAGATAATATATAACACATAATATTTATTAAAGCAAATTTCATATTATCTTGTGGTATAATTTCTAAAGCATTTATTAATCTTTTTCTTTCAATAATTTCTTGATTATAAAAATCATAATCTTTTTCATTATCTAAAAATTCTAATCCTTCTAATCTAGAAGTATCTATTATATCTCCAAATTCATCAGTTTCAAGAATTTCAATTCCTTGTCTTTTATCAATAGAATTATACCAATCTGGAATTTCTTTATCTTTCCAATAAAAATCTTTAGATTTCTTTTCTTTTTCTAATTTCATGAAAAGATCTAATTGTTGATGGATAATTGGACAGTCAATATCTTTAAGATATTCCATATTATAATGATACCATGCATCTAGAGATACAAAAGATGAATCTGTATCTGATACAATAGAAATATTCTTAATCATATTTTTATTTCTATCCATTCTATCCATCCATTGATGATTATAGAATACATATTCAACCAATAAATCTCTTAATTCATTTAATTGAGGAATAATTTCTTTAGGTGGTTTTGCAGGTTCTATATATGGAGTCTGCATATTTGAGATAATAGAAATCATAAGATTTCTTGCTATTGGAAGATCCATAAAACAATATAAATTATTTTTATAAAACAAACGATTTAATTCTATTTGATTACAATTTTGAAGAATTTTGTATATTGTATCCATATCTTCATAAGAAGGTATATACTTATATCCACAATTCATCATGAGTTTATTAAAGCATTCTTCTAAATTTACAAAACCAGAAGATTCTAATATAGAATAATCGTTATATTTCCAAGATGAATATTCTAATCTTACATTATCAATAAAAATAAGAATATCATTTAATGATGAAAATTTTACATTATTACCAAGAAATCCTTCAAAACACAATATAGCAGAAGATATAAGAGATCTTCCTGTTGAAGTAACAGCAGGTGCTATATTAAGATCAAAAAGAATAGATACATAAAGGCCGATCAACCCATATATGCCATTAACATCTATTTTACTAAGTGCTTGTAATAAATTATATTTTTCAAATTGTTCACTTCCTTTTGGATATTTGAACATTTCTTTTTTATATTGTTTTCTTAAATCTAGAAAGCTTTGTATAACTTTAGCCATTGGATTAGGTACTGTTTCATGTCTTTTAAACATTGTACCATAACTAGTTATAATAGGCTCTCTATTTTTTATATAATCAAGTATTTCTAATGCTGTCATATTTGCAGTTTTTTCATTGTATTTATTCTGTATTTTTAAATCAAAATCTTTAAATCTTTTTTGTATACTATATTCTACAGCTCTTTCTATATCTTCTTTATTCATCAAAGGATATTTAGAATTTATAATTCTTGTCATCGTATCTCTATATTGTAATAATATAGAATGATCTTTAATTTTTACCTTATTCAATTTATCACCCCTTATTATAAATATAAATAATTAATAAATCAATACTACATTATCAGAATCGATTAAATATGTTATTCCATTCTCAAAAGTTATTTGAATTTGATCAGATTTTTTATAATTTATATAATTTTTAATTTTCCCTTCTATTACTTTATCATTTGGTAATTTTATAATAGCTGTACGAAAATCATTAATATGTACAGTGGTTCTATCAATAATAATATCATTTATTATTGCATATCCAAGTAAAATAGCTAATATAACAGCTAATATAAATTTAGTATTAAAAATAAGATCTATTAAACTATACCAAAAATAATCTTTTATATAATTATTATCCTTTTTATCTTTCATAAAAATATCCTTTTATAATTTATTATTATAATATTATTTTATTAATCATATTTTACCATGCAGAAATTTTTTGCTTTTCTATAATTAAATCATATCCAGACGGTGCATCATCTTCTATTTCATATCCTATTATTAAAGCATTATTATATAAATCTGTATCTTTATTATTTGGATATATTGCTGTTTCACAATCCCATTCATATATTCCTCTAAATAATATATCTACAATTCCATTTTCTATAGTATAATCTGTTTCGTTTCTATCAATAGTTACAATTTTACCATCATTTCTTTTAATAGAAATTGTATTAAGATATAAAGATTCTTTTTCAACAATTTTGTTTTTATAAGTTCCTGTAAATTCTATTTTCATTTTCAATCCTCCATATTATTAAATTAAATAAACCTCAAGTGTATTTCTACACTTGAGGTAAATTTTTAATTTAGCACATACATTTTTTACAATCAATAAGATTCATACTATTAGCCCAGGAAATAACTTTTGCTTTAGTATCATAATCTGGAATTTGCTCAATAATAATTGGACCAAATACCATTATAAGATTAGGAATTCCTTGACCATCAGGATCAAATTTAAGTTTATCAAACATTCTACAAGTTTTATAACCAACTTCAATCATTTCTGATTGAAATCTGTCATCAAACTCTTTTTTGTAATTATCTCTTACATTTACATAATGCATATATGGATAAAATAAAGCTAATCTCTCTTTAAAACTCATTTTATCCCAATTATCAATTAACCATCTCCATCTTTCATAATTCTCATTAATTATAGAAGAAGATCCTTTTCCATTACAATTACAATCACAATCTGGATTAACTTTAACAGTATTGGATACAGGATTAAAAAATTCTCCTTTTACATCTTTCTCAATATAGTTACCCATAGCTTTTATTCCTTTTCAGTGCAGAAGAATACTCCTTCTTCTTCACCAACAAGCTCTGTAGCAATATCCTGATAAAGAGTAGATCTTAATCCATTAATATCTTTAAGACTATCAATACCATACTGAACAACTTTATTCTTAAAAACAACATAAGTTACAGGATTTGTAAAAGCTCCAGTAACGGTCTTCTGATATAAATATGCAGGGTTTCCTTTAAATGCTGCCTCAATAATTCCAGCTCTTGTATTTAAAAATTCATTAGAAGGAATTATATTGATCTTAAGAATAACATCACCAAAAGCCTGTTCTGAAGGAAGAAGTTTTTCTATAGCATTAGCTTTAGTATCACCATTTACATAAAGTTTAAGAACCAAATTATCATTATCATAAACAATTTTAATATCAGGATCTTCTCCAAAAAGAGCTTCAATTTCTTTAGTATAACAAACCCATGGAGAATAAATATTTAAGTTTTTACTATTGATATTATCAGACATCATAATAATATCCTCCTTATTATTCTTCTGTTTCAGTTTCTACCTTAGCTTCTTCTGAAGTTGTATTAACCTGGATATCATCAGCAATATCAGAATTAATATTTTCAGTTACTTCTGCCTTTTCTTCTACAACAGGAGCAAGAGGAGTTCCTTCTTCAGGAATAACTTCAATACTAGAATTTTCAGATTTATTATCATCATTCCACTGGAAAAGATGACGATAGTTTTCCATAATATTATCAATTCTATTATGAAGTTCTTTCTTAAAAGAGGTCTTCAGTCTTTCCTGAATATAAAGAATACGAATATTAATTCTATCACCACTTACATAACCACTTCTTTGAGCGTTAGCAAGATCCATCATAATATAATTGAACTGGGAAACAGTTTTAGTATCATCCTGAGCAAAACCTTTATCATTAACAAGATAATTCAAAATCTCTTTCATAGTAATTTTCTGAATATTACTAGTATTTGAAATATCTGTATTAGCAATATCGTTATCAAGATATTCAGCTACAGCTTCAATCATATCAAGATTTGCATTCTGCTTTGCAATAATCTCTTGCTTCTTGTTATACTGCTGATTATTGTTTCTATTGTTATTACGATTATTAAAATTTCTGTTACCATTGTTTCTGTTGTTATTAAAATTTCTCTTATTGTTACCATTGTAACTCATAACAAATGTCCTTTCTTGGGTTTTGCCCATATAAAATTAAAAAGTTTTTGTAATATATAGTGAATAATATATTATTTTTTAATTTACAACTTTTCTATAATGATTAGTATTATATTTATGAGATAATAAAACGAGCTCAATTATTTCATAATCAATATTATAATATCTAATTATTCTAAATATTCTACATGTAGAAAGGAAAAATTATATTATGGGACTGTATTCTAGTAATGAAGATGAATATTATGGTATTGATGAAAATGCTCTTATAGAAGCTTTTCTGATTGATGATCTTACACATAATTATGGGGAAGATGCAATCCATGAGTTTTGTGCTCCTGGTGGAGTAGCAGATGCTTTACTTGAAGCTAAAGTTCTTTCTAATAAAAGAACTGTTATTAGACTTGACAAAACTGCTGATGCTTTAAGGCGTAAAGTTATTACTGCTATTATGATGGCAAAAGCTAAGAAAGATCCTCTTTATGCTAAGCTTGTTAAATATCAACTTCTTCGTAAACAAACCAGACAAAAGATTGTTGATAAATATGGAGCAAAAGCTACTAAGGCTGCAATCAAAGGTCAGAAAGCTTATGTTAAATCTATGAGAGGAGTTAATATTTCTAATAATGTTAATTCTTCTATTTCTGATGCTATTTCTAAAGATAAAAATCGTTGATCTCTCCTTTTTCTTTTATCCCGATAGGTTTTATACCTATTGGGATTTTTAACTTCAATATAATATTATTAAAATTTAGGAGATATCAAAAATGCATCTACCTGAATTGGGTTCTTATCCATTAACATTGAGAGATTTTGACATAAGTAATCCTAGGCGAGGAGAATTACTTCTTGATTATAGTAAATATGAATTGTATTATGTAAATAAATATACTGGAGAACTGGTATCTATGGCTCAAGATATTTATCAAAGAATACTTAGAGCCAAAATGGAAAATACCAATATTATAAGATATGATAATACAGATAATCCTTCTCCAGTTATTGGAAAAAATTTATCATTACAAAATGCTACAGTAATAGGAACTACAGTACAATTAGAAGAATCTAAATATACATATGCTCAATTTAGAGAAGATGTAGAAAGATATACTCTTTTTCTTGATGATAGTATGTATATGCATCCTCCAATTTCTGAAAGAGAATACAATACATTTTATTATATTATTAATTCTGCAACTATTGTGAATTAAAAACAATCCCAAGAAGGAATCAATTCCTTCTTGGGATTTAATTAACTTATACTAATATTGATTCCTATTTTATTTGTGAATTTAGCTCCAGTATTTTTCTGAGTATATGGTATAGATACTCTTCCATATTTTGATTTATAAATTATTTCATTTGTAGATCTTTTAATAATTACCGTACAAGGACTTGTATCACAAATATTAACAGCAGCTTGATAATCTGGTGTTTTGTCTATAATATTAGAATTTCTTGTATTTTTTATAATATATAATTCCGAAGATTTAGGTATCGATTTTCCATTATTATCTATAAGATTAAGATACATAGCCAATAATGTAGACAATTTTTCTTTGTTTAAATCAATAGCATCAGAAATTATAATATTCTTTTTTACTTTATTTGTATACCATACAGAATTTGGTGAATTACATATTCTAAAATTATATCCACCAAAATTTAAAATTTCTTTTAATTTAGTCAATTCTTTTATTGTTGGAACAACAATATCATATTCTTTCATATGTGTAAATACACAAAACATAGAAGAATTATTTTCTATTAATTTATGAATATCCGAAATTACAGATCCTAATAATACTTCAACTTTTCTTGTATCTATTTTTTCTGGCATATCTATTCCAGTATTATTATCAAACATATATATTTTGCCCATATACTATTCCTTTCTTATCTAATATTGATATATCCATATATAAGATTAGGATCTGGTTTCATATTTTCTATACCTTTTACAGTAGTAATTTTAGCTCTACCGTTATATACTATATTATCATAAAAATAGAATGTTCCAGATACGTATCTATCTGGTTTAGAAGATATAGTATTTTTATATACTGCTCTTTTATTTAATATTAGTTGTTTACCAGTTTCTGGTTTTACAACAGGAATAGCTTTTGGAGTATTATCTGGTTCTACAATAACAGATCTATCCCAAGGATCAAAGAAAATTTCACCATTATCATTAATAAATACTTTATAACCTTCATGTTTAAATGCCATCTTTAATGCATCTTCGTATATTGCTGAAGCATATATTTGAGAATCTGGATTATCCCAACTTAATCTTACTCTATACATATTCATATTAATTTTATTCTCTTTTTCTATAATATTATTTTTTATTACTTTTTCTTTAATTTCGGAATCCCATAAATATAATTTATATTTTTCTATAATATTTATCATCTTATCTTGTATAAATTTTATATCATCATTTAATCTAAAATAATCTTGCATAAATCCTGCTCTTATTAATTTATCAATACAGGATTTATAATTAAAATCTTCAATAGCAAATTGATATTTTAATGGACCATTTTTAGATCTTCTCTTTGTAACAATGTAATTTATAAAATCTTCAATAGATTGATTATAATTTTTATAAGCTTTATATAATATTGGTCCAACCTCTCTACATTCTGATCTTTTATTATAAATTTTACCAGAATTTTTTGAATAGCACATTCCAAACCATAATTCATCTATCGGTAAGTTAAATAAATTTCTAGCAAATGCGGCTTCTCTAGTAGTAGCAAAATTTGATTTTATTATAGATATCATTGCTACTATAGAAGGACAAAATCTATTTTTATTGCATTCATTAATTATTGTAGGTTTTATCATATTAAGAAATGTTTGTTCGTTATTAGTCATATTACATTCCTTTTATATATAAGATTATAAAGATGTTTTGGAAATCTATGATTTATAAATAGATATTATAAATATGGAAGACAGTGTAGCTTCCACTATAATAGCGAAAGGGACTTATTAAAATGTGTAACTTTAGATCTTATTTTGGAGAAGATACTACGACATATGGTTATGAATATGATCGAAGTATATTTGAAGATATAGGACCTAACGATACAGATGAAGGAGGTGATGTAGAAATTCGTTTTAGCCTAGAAGATGAAAAATAATATAATAATAATCTAATATTGATAAATATGCCAAAGGATAAAAATTATCCTTTGGCATTATATATTATTTTTTATATTTTTTCTTTTTTCTAAACGTAGGTTTAATATTATTTAAATTTAATTGTTGAAAACTATGTTGAATATTTTCTGTATTAGTATCTGTGGTTTCTTCAAAAGTATCATCTTCGTCTTCATTATCATTAATTTCTATAGATTCTTCATTCTCAACTTTTTCTTGATTATTATTTAAATCAATTTTTTCTTCATCTTGCTGTTCTACAGCTTCTTCAGAAGTTAATATTTCTGGAATATTATTCTCATAAGTTTCTGTTTGTGTATATTTTTCTTTTTCTGATATATCATCTGATGGTATAGAAACTGATTGAATTTCTGAAATTGTATTATTTGTATTATTTTCATCAATTTTATCATTATTAGATTCTACTACTATTTTTTCTTTTTCACATTCTTCAATAGTACCTTCTCTATTAATAATAATATTAGTTTCTTTTTTATCTTCTTTATTATAAATTTCTTCTAATTTATTATAATCCATATTTCTTATAAATTCCCAATTATTATTTATTAAAACTTCAATATCGCAAATTGTAAGAATTCTTTTTGCATATGCATAAGGAACAGAATTAAGATAAATATTAGAAGATTTTTTCTCAATATTACGTCTATCAATAATTCCTCTAGAAATAAGTCTAAATAAATTACTTTTATTAATTTTAATATTTTTTCTATTCATAAAAATACTCATTTTGAATACCTTTCTTAATTTGAAAAATAATATTATTTTATTTATCTTAAGGTTATTAAGATAAATTCTCCCATAGAGGTTTAACTCCTCTATGGGAGATAATATTTATTAAATATTACATTTTAACAACTTCTACAGTTCCATTATGAGCTTTTTCTGCTTTATATCCTTTTGCAATATAATCTTCATTTTCAAGATTACTAAACTTACCACCATAAATAAAGTTCTTGCAATCGGATTCAGGAGTAAGGGTTTTAACCGCTTCTTTAGCAGAGAATACTCCACCATAAATTCCAATGGTAGTATTTTCAGTAGCTACTCCGGTTTCATTCGGATCACCTTCCATAAATGCAGCACCATTAGCTTTAAACTTACCGCCAAGAATCTTAACTTCAATAGGAAGTTTGGTACTATGCTCAGCTACAGAGATACAAATATTTTGTCCAGTAGATCCGTTACCATTCTTCTTCTGAGTAGCTTCTCCTTCTCCAGTAGAAATATATTCTCCACCTTCAATAGTAAGTTTTCCTGCACGGATTTCAACAGGAAGGAAAGATTCAACTTTAGAATTTCCACCAAGGAAATATTCACCATCACCAGCAAGATAAATACCATTTGGTTCATCTGCTGCTTCTGCTCTAGTAATAGCAGTACCATTAAAATTAAGTTTAGTTCCAGTAGATGTACCATTAGTAGAAAAACCATACCAAAATCCATCAAGAACTACATCTTTACCAATATTAATAGTAGCGTTTTTAGTTTTACTATTAGTAAAAACAGCAGCATTGGCTATAACTCTAATCTTACCATCAATATTAAGAATTGGATTCCAATCATCATAGATGTTAGACATAATAAACAGATAATCGTTATCCATATCAGATGCTTTTATGGTACCTTCTCCTACAACATTAAGAGTTTTATTCCAACAATAAATTGGTTGATTACAAGTAAGACTAGCTTTATTTAATTGGATGGTGACATTATCATATTTATATATCTGAATATAATTATTCATAACAGTATTTTTATTAATAACAATAGTACTACCATCTCTAACTCTCTTAAATGCATCTTCAAAAGAATCAACAGCAATACCATCTACAGTAATAGGATCGAGACTTGCTTTATCTTCTTGTCCAACAATTATGTCTTCAGTTACAGCAAGTCTATTATCAAACATAAAACTTACATTCATATTTTTAGACTCCTTTTAATTAGATTCCACTATTGTCACCAGAATCCGTATTTCCGTTTCCAGAGTCATCTGGATTGGTTTCGGTATTATCATCTTCACTATCTGATCCCTCACTATTAGTAGGGGTATATTCTGCAGATATAGAAATAACTTTAGAAGATACATCAGCTTGAGATATTCCCATATAAATATAATTCACACCATCTTCAAGCTCTTTTTCTTCACCAAAAAGTTTAGCCTCAGTATATCCTTCTTCTGCTGCACCAGACTTATCAAATTTAATAGCAAACCAATAGCCATTCTTATCAATAGCATCTATTCCAAGCTTGGTATAATCTTCAACTTTAACAAGTTTACCAGAAAGTATACCATTATAAATTTCAATCTTATCTTGAATTTTATCAAGACCTTCTGCATCTTCATTTGAAGGAATAGAGAAGAAATAATCAAGTTTCTTAACACCAAAATTATGATCTTCTTCAACAGTAAGCTCTTCACCAGCAGAAATGTGATCATACTGCTCATAAACATTAGTCTCATCTACAGGATAATATTTATCATCCTTGACAATAGCAACATGTGCAGTATCAAGAAGAGCAATAACTTGTCTAGGTACATTGACTTCAGCGATATCAATAAATCCTTCTTCATTTTTAACAAGAACTTTATCAATAGCCTTTCTAGTAGGATACTTAGGCTTTACAGCAACAAAAATCTTTTCAGCCATGATATTAAACTCCTTTTATATTTAAAATTTTAATTTAAATATCATCAACAAGTTCATTAACATTAACATCTTGTGTTATATTATCTTTATCGCTTCCAATTGCGATATCAATAACTTCATCATCTTCGAAAGGATCAAATGCAATATCTCTCTCTGCAGCTATAATATCATCTGCATCTACCCCTTCAATAGAATTATCAACTTCATCATCTATATAATCTATATTTGTATCAACAATTTCATCATCTTCTTCATCACTTAAAGAATTATCATCTAATTTAATATCATCAATATTATCATCTACTGCTAAAGCAGTATCTATAGCATCTTCAAAAATATAATTTAAATCATCATATTCAGGAATAGCTTTTCTATTGTACATAATAATCTATTCCTCCTTTAAAAATCAGAATCTAAATCTTCATCAAAAAGTTCATCTAAATCTTCATCACTAAGTTCATGTTTATCATATTTATCACTAAGAAGATCATCAACATCATTTTCTAATTCACATTCTTTTTCAAATGTTTTATAATCTTCATCAGTAAATAAATGATCATTAGACTCAGTTTTAAACCTATCTTCAATCACCCCAATAAGAAGATCTTCATCATCACTTACTATACTATCCATATCTTCGATAGCATCTTGCATTTCAATATCTTCTTCAAAGAGAGAATCTAAACCTCTCATATCTTAATCCTCCTGGGAATATTATTATGAAGTTCCTCTCTAACTTCAACTCTAGTCATTAAATCTTTAATATAAAATTCAATAACAAAAATAAGCATGGGAATAAGAAAATAATTTTCTGTATTATTTTCAGTTTCAGTTATTCTTTCAATAGGAATGATATCCTCTACTCCTAAATCAATATGATTAAAATATTTTATAATCATATTGTATTTAGTATATTTTGTATCTTGATCAAATAACTGATTTTCTAAAATATGCCCAATTACTTGAGGATCAAGGATATCAATAGAATTAGCAAACATTTCTGCTACAGGATCTGGATCATTATAAGTTAATTCAAAATAATCTTCATATCTAGTACTAAATATTGTACCAGGATCATCAATATATACAGCAGCAGATGAATGTTTACAAGCAGAAAGTTCATATTTTTCTCTTGTTTCAAATACTTTCCATATAGATTTATTATATTTAATATTAAAATCTGGCATTAATGTAGTTTTATGATCAACAAAATCATATTTAGAATCTACATTATCTAAAAGCTTATTTCTAATAATAAATTCCATCATATATGGATCATAGAAATAATCAGAATTCATATTCCATTGACAAACTCTATATAAATATACAAAAGTATAAGTTTGTACTTTATTATTATAATATAATCCCTTAAATAATTGCTTCATATTTACTGCAGCATCATCTAATTGTTTACAAACATTATATTTTGTTTTATGTAAAACAGAAGCATAATTGGTTCCAATATTACCAGATATGAATTCAAACTCATCTACTACCAATTCATATAATTCGTGATCATCAAGATGATCAAGTTTATATTCTATTCTAAAATAATTACTACCATTATCAAAAGTATCAGTAGTAACTGACGTTACATTAAACTGATATCGTTGATCAATCATAGTTATAACAAAATTATCTCCTACATATGGATGAATAGTATTAGGAAGTATTATAGCATCACCAGTAATTTCTGAAGTCTCTAATCCATAATCACCATTCTCTAATGTAGTAGATATTCTATCTATCCCATATAAATAGAAATTTCTAATTAAATTAAATCTTAATGACGACTCTGGGCCGTGGTCAGCATACGTTATTCTTAATGATGGATCAAGTGTGGTTCTTGTAGTATTAATATTATAATAATCTACAGGAGTACCTTTTTTATCATTAAATAAATAAAATGGATTTTTTAATAGATCTTTTTGGAGACCTATTAAAGATTGGGTCACTACTTTATGTTCAGTATTTATTAAGCCCACTATAAGGACCTCCATATTATATTGAATTATAATGATGTTTTTTGAGACCTTATTATGGTTTTAATATTTATTAAAAAATGAAATATATGCAGCTTTTTTTATAATATCATCCCCAAATGTTGGTAATATCTGAGATTTTACAATATCTTCAATTTTATTAATATCATCTGTATTAAATAATTTAGTGGAAGAATTTTTAATAATATTTGTAAGTCTAATTAATACATCATTATCAGTATATCCATCAAAATGCGGTGCATGAGGAATTTCTGGTATTTTAAATAAATCCCAATATTCTAAATCATAATGATAAGATACCATTCCTGTAGGTGTTGGAAATCCTGTAACAAACATACCATCATACATAGTTCCATCTTCATGAATTTTAGATTTCCAAGAATATGGAAAATTTAAAAATAATAATGCTGATAAAATGGTTCTATGCTTGTATAAATCATCAAAAGAATGATATGTATCACTTAATTCTCCAACAGATTCATTAGGATTTTCTTTTTTAAAATTATCTATTAATCTCTGAATATGTTTTAATTGTATATTCATTTTAATTTCTCCAATAATTATCTATAGCAATTTTATCTATATCTTTATAATTATTTAATACAAACATCATAATATCACTCCAATTAGAATACATTTCTTCTATTAATTTTATCATATTATCACATTCATTTAATATATTTTTTGATTCTTCATCATTACTATTATTAGATATATTATTTATCAAATCATTCATATCTACTGCTAATGTATTTTCAACAATAAGTCCAATAGGATTAGCAGGATATTCTTTAGCCTCTTCATATTTAATTTTTAAGTATTCTAATATAGATTGATATTTATTTTCATTTGTTCCTTTGTCTAAATTATACCAGAAAATAGAATTAAATGGTCTAATTTCTTTTGTATAAGGATTAAATTCAAAACAATGATTACAAGAATAAAGTACCATATGTAAATCTAAATTATTGTTTTTTAATCTTGATTTATAAGCTTCGATATAATTTTTCAAGCAGATTCTATCTTTTGATTTCATAACATATTAAGCTTTAACTCCTCCTATCTATTAATATAAAATATTGGCCCAGAATTCCTTTAATAATAAGTAAATTTTAATCATCAAAGAAACTTTTTATTTTAGAATTTCTGTCTAATGGTTTATTTTTTATTATATTTACAGAATTATTATCAGACATATAATCTTCTGGTTCATATGAAGTTTCTATATTATATCTTTTATTAGAAGAATATTGAGTATCAGATAAAGCATTTCCTACTAATTGTGTAATATATGGACTAATCAATTGTGATGCCCAAAGATATAAATCACATGTTTGAATTATATATACAAATTCTTTCCATTTAGTTATAGATCTTATTGTAAAATAGTATTCTTCATTTAATCCAATATTTACACCATAATCTAAATCATTTTTATCTTTTCCTTCATATAAAGAATGACTAAATTCTATACTATAATTTCTCATTGGTCTAGATGTTACAGTTACAATTTTATCAGAAAGAATTTGTAAAGAATTATCTGATTTTAAATAATACGGATCAAACAATATACTATCAAATTCTTTTACTTTATCTCTCAGACCTAATATTGCATAGACAGGAATCATTACACTTTTTACATTATATTCTGATTCTCTTGATGGATAATCTATTCTTAAATAATAATTAAAATTTCTTTTTGCTGTTATAAGTGATGATTCATTTCTATATTTATTAGAATTATATTTAAATTCTTCATATACCCTTTTCTTGTTATTATCTTTATCTTTAAATCCTAAATCTACAACCAATTTTAATGATACACCATTATAGAAATCTATAACCGTATCTATCAATCTTTCATATTGAAATAATAATGCTGCCCTTAATTCACTCATTTATTTTCTCCATATAGTATATATAAAAAACGATTTAATTAAAGGTAAAAAAAGAAATAAAAAAATATTAGGGGAGATATCTCCCCTAATATTTTTAAAACTTAATTATTATTTATAATGCCGAAAATATAATTAGAATCTTTATATTTATCGACATCATAATCTACCCAGAAATTACCCTGGGCTGCTTTGATGTGTGATTCTTCCTGACCAAGTGTAGATTTATAGAAAATCTGCACTTTATCATCACATATCATTTTAAAATGATTGCAGTCTTTAATCTCTGTAATCCTGAATCTGCAAACAGGAATTTCAGAGTTCTTGAATATATTTGAAATATTGATGATCAGTTTTTTCCACTCATTAAAACTGATCGATCTTCCATCTTCTTTCTTCGTAAGTTCCTGAAGATTATGAAGATCGATTCTATCTATGAAGATATATTTATCTTTATAATCTCCTAAAACTCTAGGAAGCTGATCCATGTTCTTTTTTCGATCATCTTTATCAAAAGTACCTTTGATGATCTTTTCTACAAGGTCCTTTTGCGAAATAGCAACAAAAGTACCTTTTCTTGCTCCTTCATGATCTTTCATATGGATTACTCTTAATGTATCTCCATATATAATACAAGGATCAAGAAGAACATATCTTTTATCTTCTGGATTGGTTCTACTGAAGATGAAAGCCTGAACCAGATTAGGATACCACTGATTATTACTATAGAATACAGAGTATCCATTGTTTCTGCAGAGATTGGTAAATCTATCTAACTTATTTACAAATCCTTCTGCATCTTCATTGTTCTTTTTAATTGTTTCATCAGGCTCATCAGGTCTTTTATAAATCTTTTTCTGAAGAGTCTCTTCTTTCTTTTCCTCCTTTTTAGGAGTAGGATCTTTTACTTGTTCAAATTTACCGTCAATAATTTTTTCTTCTTTCTTTTCATTATTGACGATATCAAATACTTTATTTACAGCTTCTGATATTGTATCTGAAGAATTATTAACAACCACCGCTTCTTCAAACGGTGTTTCTTCAGATACATTTTCTTCTACAGCTCCGGGTTCTTTATCATCCATAGGATGTTCATCCATTACTGGATCTGTAGAAATATACCCTGTAACCTGTTTTACTTCTCGATAATCTTCATTCTCTTTAAGAGTCTCATTCTTGTAGTGATACGTAAATGGAGATTCACATTTTTCATTAAGAATATAATATTTCTTAACAATATCAGGAATATCCTCCATAGAATTAATATAACTATTCCACAAAGGAACAAGTTCCTGATGCTTAGGAATCAATCTGTATTGATAGTTCTCATTAAAGAACCTATCAATTACATAAGAATGAACTACAATCCAAGCAGCCTCTTTAAGAGGATTTTGCTTTCCATTACATTTTCCTGTATAATATGCTTTTCTTACAGCTCCTGCTATAAGTTTATCACCAAGAGAATCATATTCTTTATACAGATCATTATTCACCTGGCGATTTAATACATTGAAATGTCTTGCTAAATTCGCAAGATTTTTATCGGATTCTTGTGTATTGATTCTGGATTCAAAAAACCTTTTTACAAGCCAGTAGACATCTCCATCCTTCTTTGTAAAATATGGTTCCGGTTTCAGTTTTCCATTAATGAATTTCTGAAAGTATTCATTAACAATTGCAGGATCTCTATATCCTGTTCTTATAATAAATACTTTAGAATATTCAGGATATTCTTTGGTATTAGAAGATTTATCTTTGTAAAAATCAGAAGAAAGTCCCATTTTGTTGTACTCAAATTCTTTAGGTAGATTGTTAAAGAATTCGAATAAGTTTTGACTCTTGTTTTTGGCTTCAACTGCAGCTACAAATTTGCTCATTTTTATTCCTCCTTTTAGAGAATTAATATTGTTATTAATTTAAGCAAATATTCCTTTCTTAATATTTACTCATAATAATAATATCTCATTTAAAAATAATAAAAAATAAATTGGAAGGGTTATATAACCCTTCCAATATTTAATTATATTCATTATCCCCAAATATGATTCCAGAAATCATTTTTTCTTTGGTAAATATAATAGCTTCTCTCATTCCAATACAATTAGGTTCTATTGCTTCTTTAAATCTGTTTTTAATATTTAATTTTGTTTCTTCTTGTATATTGTACATTTTTAAATTATCTATATTTAAATTTTTACATTCAGAAGCATATTTATTAAATACAGGTTTTTTAGCATTGTAATAAGCATTTAATTGTTTAAATCCAACATCTACTAATTCAATATATATTGTATTATTGTCTCTTGTTCTTCCTAATGTTTGTCTAGCTAACACTTCAGATTTAAAAGGTTCTGCTAATACTACAGAATATTTTAAATGTGGAATATCTTCTCCAGCTCCTGCTGATTTTGTTGTTGTTAAAATATATTTTTTATTTTTCTCTTCTATTTTATTTTCACTAATAGATGTATATATTCCAATATCATATTTTAATTCAGGATAATTAAATAAAATTCTTTGTTTTACTTTTAGTATTGCTGAATTTGTTCCTATATAAAATAATGCTCTTCCACCAGATTTATATATAAGAGAAAATATATAATCAAACATTATCCAAAATCTTTCATTTCTCATTAAATAATCTATATACAAAGGATTACTAATTCCATAAACAGATGTTTTACATTTAGCAATCTCTGATGGTTTTGGAAATGAATTATATTTTATAGCTATATATTTAGTATGAGCATCCACATCAGGATTAAATAAATCTATAGATGGTACATTTTTCATATATAATTTATATATTTTATTTTCTGTACTATCAGATCTTGATGGCGTTGCTGTAACATAATATGTTCTCCATACATCTCTAGCAGCAAAATCTATTAAACTCATATTAAGAAAATTTTGATGAGCTTCATCAAATACTTTAATTCCTATTTTAAGAGTTTTAAATAATTTGCCAATAGATTCCCATCCATGTGTATTAGCATAACTTTGTAAAGTAGAATGGGTACAGAGATATAATGATTTATTCAATATTGTACTTTTATTTTCCAATATTCTTGAAATCATTGGACCACCTTCTATCTTTACAATTTCAGAATCATCTATTGTTGTATATTCTTTTATTCTTTCTATCCATTGATCTAAAATACCTGTTTGTGCAGTAATTACTATAGTTCTTATTCCTAAGTAACTTATAGCAGCAGATATTACAAATGTCTTACCCTTTCCAGTAAATAAATTTAAAGCAAATTGTGATTTACCAGAATTTTTATAATATTTATCTTTACATAATACAAAATTTAAGGCTTCTATTTGTATATTATCTCTTGGAGGAATTTTTAATTTAATAGGTTTTTTATTGTAAGAATATTCATAATTATGAATTATAGTAGAAGAAAATTCTTCTATATCCATATTAGAAGAAATTTTTCTTTTTACATAATCAACATCTATTCCTCTTGGTAAATATAATTTTCTATTATTTTTATCATAATAAATTCCAACATAATCTTTCTTAAATCTTAAAGGATCCCAGTTAGAAAATTTATTTGTTAAAGTTGGATAATCTTCCCAGTTACAATCATTAATAACTATTGCAGAATTATGCAATACCATTTTATAGTCATCTATAGTTTTCATAATTAATCCTTTAATAAAAATATAAGGGAAGTATTATAACTTCCCTTATATTAATTTTTATTTATTTTAATTATCACAATCATTAGGTTCTTCATTATCTATAAAATATATAGCATCTCTCATTTTATTAACTTCATTATCTTCAATCATATTATATTTATCTGAAATCATATCATTATTTTCTAAATAATTTTGAGGTTTTTCCATAAAATATAAATCAAATACTGACGGTTTTCTTTTTCTTGTAGATAATGGACTAATAAGAGTTTTACCTATTCTCTGATATTCAAGATTTACAGTAATAGAAGGACTATTATTTAATGCTGAACCTAATGTAAGAATTTTATATGGAGCATTTTTAATTGACCAATTTGGCATAGATAATATATCTTCTGGATCTCTCATTTGATTAGATACAATAGTTTCAAGATGAATAGCAGAAATATCAATACCACCATCCATATTAGCAGTAATAAATTCTTTAACTATTTCATCTTTTGTATAACTACTAGTATCTTTTTCTCTATTAATAATATTTTTTGATCTTTCTAGAGTTCTTTGTAATTCTTTATTTTGAATTTTTACAGTAAATACAACAGGAATATTTTTTAATTGGTCTAATGGTATAATATAAATACCATCATCATTTTCTTTTGTTTTCTTTGATCTTAATAATTTATTTAAATCTTCTGTAAGATAAATATTGTCTTCTTCAGATGTATGGAAAGTAATAATATTTCCATTTGGATATCTAATATCAAACGATGGAGTATATTCTTCATACTGAATAGTAGAGTCTTCTGAATCATCTTCATCATCTGACGTAAATTTATTTGAATCTAATATCATATAATATCCATCTAATTCTACATCTTCTTGTATAGATATCATATTAAGATTTAATTCAAAAATATCAAAAAATTCAGAATTCCATTTCATTTCAATTACAGAAGATTCTAGTAAATGCTTTGCTGATAAAAGCATCTGTGTATATTTTGAAGATAATAATTCTGCTGCTATTTTACCAGGGTTAATATCTCTATTTACATAATAAAGATCGCCATAGCATTTCTTGCAAATTCCATTTCCATGAGCATAAGATGCACATGTAATTGGAGATCTAAAATATAATGTCTGACCAATTAAATGATAATCTCTGTCTTTATCTAATAAATAATCAATACCTTCTGGATTAAATTTATAATATCTTTTATCATATTTAGATAACCAATTAGAATCTTTAATAAATACTTTAATAAAATTTTTTGTATCACAAGAATATTCTGAATCTGGATTAAAGAATGTATCAAGATTATTAGTTTCAAGTAATCTTGCAAAAGCTCCAGATGTACCAACATTCATTTTTTGTAATATCTGTGCTGTTCTTCCAACAGATGAATCTATAACATAAGATTCTGGATTAGATACACCACCATTCATAAATGAATTATTAATAATATATGGAAATATACCACCATGCCCATCTGGTTTAGTACCAATATTTACAGATACTTCTTTAAACTGCTTTGGAGATATTGCTTCTTGTGATATAAATGAATCTCTTAAACAATGATCATTATTTTTAATATAATTAATTTGAGTTTGAGTATATTTCATTCCAATATCTTTTACATCTTCAATCGGAACGTTAGATAAATCTGCATGTATAGATTGATTAAATTCTGGATATTTTTCCATTAAATCTAATGTATCTTTAAAATTTACTGTATTTGATAAATACATAGCAAATTCATCTATATATTTAAATTTATAAATAGTTTCATCAATAAGATTGTTTAATGTAATAAAATCTACATCTTTTGAATGTAATTTTATTAACATATTAAAATATTCTTTTATAGTACGTTTAGTTATTTGTCTTGTATCTATTAAATGAATTACTGTAATAGGATCTTTTATATAAATAGGAAAAGTCCAAAAGATTAATTGAAAATAAAATTCTGGAATTGTTAATCTCAAATAATTTCCATCATCTAAATGAATTCCTATTTTAAGAGATTGTACTTCTGGATCTTCTATACCATCTCTCATAATATTAAGTAATCCATTAAAATAATCAACATAATTTTTAGGAGTTATATCTTTTGTATATAAATCCATATATTTGTTTTGAATAAGTGTAACAAATGGTCCATAATTTTCAAAGTATTCTACCATTTTATTTCTCCTTTTCTGTATAAGGTGCCAATACCTTATATATTTAAGTTTTTCAATTTATAAATTTCAAATTTAAATATTTACTACATATCAAAATTATAATATATTTATAAAAAATAATTTATAAATATAGAAGAAGGAGATTTTTCTCCTTCTTCTATTATAAGTATTAATCAAAACCATTCTACTTTGTCTGGTTGTTGTTCATGAATAAATCCGCAATCTTTTCCTGTATCAATATCAACAATTCTAATTCCTGTTGTTGGTAATCCTAATCTTTTAGCATTAAAATATTCTTGAGATTTATATATTATATCTCCTCCAATTGGATAATAATCTGCGTTTTCATGACAAAGTTCTCTTAATTTTTCAATCAGATTCTGTTTAGTTTCTAAAAACATTTTTATTTTCTCCTTTTAATATTATTTATCAATATATATTCCTGATAAAGAATCTTTTAATACTTTAACAAATGCTTTATAATTTTTACTATTGCTATCTGGAATAGCAAATATAATATTTGTAAAATTATATTTTTCTGATAATAAATATTCTTTAAATAAATGTGCTACTTCTTCAGGATTTTGTCTAAATACTCCACATCCAAAAGCTCCTAAAATAAGAGTTTTTAAATTTTCTGTTTCTGCAATATCTAGTACAAATTTAATTCTGTTAGATAATGCAACAGTATTAAATTTTTCTAATATAATTGCATCAGCATTTCTAATATTAGGTGCAGCTACAGTAATAACTGCTACATTTATAATATTTTTATTTTCTCTTAGAAACATTATATTTGGACTATAAATTCCTCTATCTAAATAGATAAAATTTATAGTTGGATTCATTTTACATTCATATCTATTTGCTAAATAATAAGTATTACTAAAGGATTTTAAAGTTTCATATAAATTGCTTTCATGACATAATGCTTCTTCTTGTGCAGAAGAACCTTTTAAAAACATTCCACCTGGATATTTAAAAGAAGCAAAATTTAATATTCCAATGTTACTGTAAAAATTGTTAATCATATATAATGCAGATACTGTATCTGTATCTAAAATCTGAATAATAGGTTTGATTCCTGTTTCAGATCTTTTACACATTTCTGGTGTATATATTTTAGAATTAGCAATAGATATATTTGTTATATCTTGATAATTTTCTTTTATCATTTTATGATGATTTTTAGCTTTTTCTGCTAATTCTAATTTGTATAGATCACTATTTTTTGTTCTAAAAACAAAATTCATATTATTTCTCCTTTTTTTGATAATAAAAATAATTTTATTTAGAAAATAGTATATAATGAATATATTATTTTGAATTTTTACAATATTCTCCTTTCTTATATTATATAATATTGAATCAGTATTATAATATCTTTTTAAAAATAAAAATAGTTATATGGTTTTTAAAAATATTTTTTATTTTTTCTTCAGAAAAAATGAAAATACCCCATTGGGTTATTATTCCATATGACGTTTATTAACTATTCATTATTAATATACATCATACTATTATTATTAATATTATTTTTATTATTACATTTAGACTAACAAATACTATTATTATTAATATTATTTTTATTATTACATTTAGACTAACAAATACTATTATTATTAATATTATTTTTATTATTACATTTAGACTAACAAATACTATTATTATTAATATTATTTTTATTATTACATTTAGACTAACTAATACTATTATTATTAATATTATTTTTATTATTATATTTAGACTAATAATAATATTAAATTTAATATTATTATTATATTATATCATGGATATAATAACTAATTGAAAAATTTTTTACTACCCCTATTTTTAGGATTTTATATAAAATAGGAGAGGACAAATAAGTCCTCTCCTATTGAATATTATATCAATTACCATCATCAGCATGATAGAAAAGTTCACCATCAAGTACATTTTCTGGTCTTGCAATATTTTCAGTAGTAGGAATATAGTCCAATAATTTATCATGATCCGGAAAGATTGTAATAAGCTTGATAATATCTTCATTATCAAGATCTTCATTACCACTATATCTACTATAAGGATCCCATTCTGCTCTTTCAAAGTCATAAACAAATGCTTCTCCAGTAGCTGCTTCATTTCTTACAAGATAATAATCTATAACAATATCATAGAGAATACTTCTAAGTCCACCAAAATATGTTTTATAATTGATTTCAATATCTTGATCTTCTATAGCAAAATATCTACCATAAATACATGATAATCCATCTTCTATATTAGTTCTTTGAAGATTCTCTATATAAGTTCTCCAAGAATCATAATTACCATCTTCTAAATAAGTTGGTAATTCTTCATCTCCTTCTATATATTCCATAACAGTTATATTGTTGATAGATGGAATATTATATTTAACAGTTTCCCAATATCCATAATTATTGATTTTATTACCATATTCATCTCTTACATATTTATCTACAAAGATGAGCATTTGATTCATATCAATATCTTTAATTTCTAATGGATTTACTTTATACCCGTTTATAAATATCATTGTTGTATATTTAGAAAATGGATATTTTGTTGGATATTCTTCTGTTAATTGTAATAATCCATCTTTTTCGATAGTGTCTAATCTATAACTCTCTTTAAGAATCATAGGGATATAAAATATATCTACATAATCTCCTTCATCTAATATTGTAGAGAGATATAAAATTAATTTATCGAAAGGTCTATGTTTATTCATAATAGTAACAGTATATTCTGTTCTATCTATTTTTTTACCATTAATAAATATTAGATATCTATTTGGATCATGGCAGTAATTAAATTGTGTAGGAAGTATAATCTTAAATTGTCCATCTTTTTGTTTAAATCTATAATGTTTAAATTGTCTCTTTGGAACTATTTTAAGATTTTTTCCATAATAATATTCATTATCAAAAAATATTTTATAATATCCTTCTTTATTTTCTATTTTCTCAAAAGTATAATCTGGAATATATTGTTTTCTATGTTCTATACTATCTGGAACACTATAATCAGGATCAGCACAAGTTTCTGACATAATATACGCATCATCTAAATTATATTCTGGATGAATATATATTTCTTCATCAGATGAATTTACTTTAAGATCTAATACAAGATTATTACATTTTGTAAATAATATAAGCTCTACATGATCATCATCCATTATTCCAAATATTGGAATATTAATAATATTATTTGTATAACTTATATCAATAGAATATTCATATAATTTACTATTCACAAAAACCATTGCTACATCTTGTATTGGATAATCATGTCTTCTTGATAAATGAATATATCCTTTATCATCAGACATATTTTTGTATTCTGATCCTTTATAAGTATATATTTTTATTGGCTCATCATTAAAAAACGATGTTCTCCAAAGTCTATAATCATATTTACTTATATAATTAGCAGCATTAAATATATTTATATCATAATTGATTCCAAATTCATGATCAAAATCAAATTTTTCTATTAATCTTGCTACTTTGTTATTCCAATCTTCAGAACCATATTCTACTGAATCTAATAATTCATGTATTTTATTTTCATCTAAATCTTCCATCCTATCATATAACGATGCTAATGATTTAGTATGTGAAGTATTATATAATAAAATACATACACCTACTGAATCATTATTAATAACTTTAAATTTACCAAAATTACCATTGTATATATCACTAAAATATTCTGATGCATCATTATGTATAAATTTTCCATCTATATCAAATAATAAAATATTATCTAAAGATGGAATAAATCCTTTTGGAAGATCTGTAAATTCTATATTACTAGAAAGATAATTTGATAAATCTATTTCTTTATAATATATATCATCATCAAGAATTTCTAATCTTACAATTATTTCTGCAAAATCAGCATCTACAAGTCTAGTTCTATCTTTTCCAAAATAAAAACCTTTTCTATCAGATACTCCAGCTAATATATCATCATCTTCGCCATATCTAATATGTTTAGATCCTATAGGAAATACTATCATATCTGTATAAAAAGAATAATCTGGACCATAATTATCTATTCTCATATAAGAATAATCATAATCATGAATAATAGTAATATCTGACCAAGGTATTACTTCTCCATTAATAAATAATAAAAATGGCCATACTTTATCTTCATCAACAAGATCTTTAAGATTTCCTTGAAATACTGTATTTTTTATATCATTATCATAACAGTATGGAATTTCTTTAACAGCATAGATATGTGTATTATCTTCCCAAAGATTATATTTATATCCATCATACCAATATTCAAATTGATAATTCATATAAATATTTTTATTAATCATTGGACATAAATTTTTTTGTAATGCTTGAATTCTAGAGTAAGTATGATGTCTTAAAGTTTCTATTCTGTCAATAAACTTTTGTTCCATCATGCATTTTCACTCCCTACTCTCAATAATTCATTAGTGAATATTGTAAAATTCTTTCCTACAATTTTTTCAATAGTATTTTGTTGATTTAAATATGCACCAACATAAGTATCAGTAAGCATCTCAGCAAATGGAACAAAACAATCTAAAGCAAAGAAAGTATTTGGACCATAAGAATACATCCAGCGTTGAACAAATGATTCTGTAGTTAATTTTGCTCTATTTTTAGGACTTATTTGTGTATTGTCTTGATCTAAAAATACTTCTGCAAATTTACTAAGAAATTTATCAAATGTAGTTTCTTTACTGATACAAGAATTAAAAAGAATATGAAGATGATCGCATATTCTTTTCTCTTTTATTCCAGATACATTTTTTGATAAATTGTATGTGGTTTCTCCATTATCTTTTCCTATTACACATATTTGATAATATTCAGCTAAAGCAAAACTCATCCTTTCTTTATTATCATTATATGTAACAGGTACTTTTAAATATCCTAATACATAAAGCATTAGGTCTACAAAAGCTTCAGTAGAGGATTTCATTAAAGTATTATTTGACATAATAACTTTTGGTATATTATAATATACAACATAAGTCATAGCTGTAATTAAATATGATATTAAGGTACCGATTTTTTTAATTTTATATTCATTATTTTCATATGTAATTACACCTGTACAATCAATAAATACTTTCTTTTTACTATTTTTTCCTTCTTTAGGATCTATAGAATAAATTACTTTAAAAGCTCTTGATACTCCTTTTTGATCAATCATTAATACTACTTTATTACTTAATAGAACTTTTACTAATATTGGAGAAACAGCTTGTCTTTTTACATCATATATAATATCTGTAAAAGTTTCATTTTCTTTATTTACTCTATGTGCACCAATTAGATAAGCTGTTAATGGCTTATCATAATCTATTTTATCATAAAAGCAGGAATCAGAAAGAACTTTCATTTTAATGAATCCTCCATCAAAATCAGAATATTATATTAATGTTTTTTATAACAACAAAAAGCCACTACTGATAATATCAGTAGTGGCTAATTTAAAATTACATAGGTTGTATATCAGTAGAAGGAATACTTGGCATTGCTTTAGCAATTGCAACTTGATCAAAATAAAGTGTAGAATTATTATTAGCAAGAGCTATAATTTTAATTTTAAAACAAGCAGAAGATTTATAAATACCATAAAAATCAGATATAAAAGAATATTCTACATATTTATTTATATCACCAATATTTATTCCTGTAATTGTTTTTGTTTCAAGTAAATCTCCTTCTATTTCATCAAGTGAATCATAATAATAAATTTCTATTTTTGCAAGTTCAATATTATCTATATTATTTGATTTCATCCTAATATTTACAGAAACATTTCCAAAAGGAATTCCAGCAACAGATGTCTGAAATAAAATCTTATTTGTAGAAGGAGATGATATCATAATAGCAGAACCGTTATTTGCATATTCATCAATAGTTTTAGTACCTTCTGTAATAGTAACAGATCCGCTGGTAATATCAGTAGTAGCATCTTCTGCATCTATAATTCTACCAGCTAAAGAAGATCCAGACTGAGTTTCGGGATAATATATATTTCCTTCCCAATCTTCTATTCTAATATTTCTTCTTTCAATAGCCATGTTTTATTTATCTCCATAATATATTTTATTAATTAATAAGCAACTTCATTACCATCAATTATAACACCAGTAATTTTTTCTCCTTTGACCCAAGCAGTCTTATCAATAACAATATCACTAGGCACAGCAGTACTATCTGTCTGAGATTCAAGAGTAGCTGCTTTAATTACAAACCCATTTGGATAATATCCGGCTTGAACAGTAACACTATCTCCTGCATTAATTGTAACATTACTTCCAGTTCTTATAGGTATTGTACCAATTAATTTAACACCATTAGCCCAAGCTATTTTATTTTCTAATATATCATTTACAGTAGCATCTCCAGGAGTTTGAGTATCCGTTCCAGCTGCTATAACCGTTCCAGTACCATCATGATATCCTTTTGGAATAATATATGAATCTCCTCCATTAAGAGAAATATCAACAGTTCCAATATTAGGCATTGTACCAGTTATTTTAGTACCATTAACCCAAGCAGTTTTATTAATAAGAATATTATCAGATATAGCATCACCAGGAGTCTGAGATGCTAAAGTAGCAGCAATTATTTTACCAGTACCATCATGATATCCTTCTGATATAGTATGAATAGAACCACAATTAATAGTATCATTTTCTGATCCTATATCTGGCATTGTACCAGTTATTTTAGTACCATTAACCCAGGCGGTTTTATTAATAAGAATATTATTAATTACAGCATTGCCAGGAGTTTGAGATGCTAAAGTAGCAGTTGTTATAACTCCAGTACCATCATGATATCCTGCTGATATAGTATGAGTAGAGCCAGCAAGTAACTCTTCCGATTCAGAACCTATATTAGGTATAGTACCAGTTAATTTAATACCATTAGCCCAAGCAGTTTTATTTATTAAAATATCAGAACTTTCTGCAGTAGCTGATGTTTGAGATGCTAAAGTAGCAGCAATTATTTTACCAGTACCATCATGATATCCTTCTGATATAGTATGAATAGAACCACAATTAATAGTATCATTTTCTGATCCTATATTAGGTATAGTACCTGTAATTTTTTCACCATTAACCCAAGCGGTTTTATTTATTAAAATATCAGAACTTTCTGCAGTAGCTGATGTTTGATCTGATAAATTTGTAGCTACTATAACTCCATTACCATTATGATATCCTTCTGATATTGTAAAACTTTCTCCGGCGAGTAATTCTTCATATATTGTATCTATAATTGGTATCGTACCAGTTAATTTAATACCATCAACCCAAGCAGTTTTATCTTTAATAATATCATCTGCTGTAGCAGTACCAGGAGTTTGAGTATCTGTTCCAGCCGCTATAACCGTTCCAGTACCATCATGATATCCTTTTGGAATAGTATATGAATCTCCTCCATTAAGAGAAATATCAACAGTTCCAATATTAGGCATTGTACCAATAAGTTCAATACCATTAACCCAAGCAGTAGATCCTTCTATTATATTATCTTCAGTAGCAGTACCAATGGTTTGTTCATTTAAAGATTCTGAAGTTATAACTTCAGAACCATCATGATATCCTACCGGAATAGTATATGACTCTCCTGCAGATATTGTTTGACTTTCTGGTTCTACTATTGGAATCGTACCTACAACTTTTTCACCATTAACCCAAGCAGTTGATCCTTCAAGCATATCTGTTGCTGTAGCTGTACCAGATGTTTGATCTGATAAATCTGCAGAAGATATTGTAACTTGAGTATCATGATATCCAGTACGAAGAATAAATGATTCATTAGCATACAATACAGTATCTGAATCTGTAATTGTAGGCATCGTACCAGTCTGTTTACTTTTAGCATTTGTATTATAAAAAGTTTTTCCAGATACTACATGTTCTGGATATGCATTTCCTGTTAATTCTAATGTACCAGTAAGTTTTTGACCATCAACCCAAGCTGTTTTTGGAGATAATATATCTGAAACAGTAGCAGTACCTTCTGTTACAGATTCTATAGAAGGAGCTGTTATTTTACCAGAACCATTATGATATCCAGCTGGAATAGTATAAACTTCACCAGAGTCTAATCTCTTTGTAATTGCTCCTCTGTTTACCATTGTTCCAGTTTCTTTAAAATCTGGATAAGTTGTATAAAAAGTTTCCCCTTCTAATACATGTGCTGTTTTAGCATTACCAGTTAATTCTAATGTACCTTCTAATTTTGTAAAAGGATCATCAGAATAAAATTTATATCCTCTTAGCACTTTATCTGCAGTAGCATCTCCAGTAAGTTCAAGCTCACCAGTAATTTGTTGATGTACATTATTATTGTAAAAAGTTTTTCCTTTTAATACTTGTACAGAAATTGCAGTACCTGTTAATTCTATATTACCAGTTAATTTAACTCCATCAACCCAGGCAGTTTTATCTTTAATAATATCATCTGCTGTAGCAGTACCAGGAGTTTGAGCATCCGTTCCAGTTGCTGTAATTATTCCAGTACCATCATGATATCCTTTTGGAATAGTATATGACTCTCCTCCATCAAGAGAAATATCTTGATGATTTATAACAGGTATAGTACCTGCTATTTCTGTACCATTAACCCAGGCAGTTGATCCTTCAAGTAGATCATTTGCTGTAGCAGTACCAATAGTTTGTTCTTCTATAGATTTTGTCCAAATACGATCATTACCAGTATGATATCCACTTAAAACACTATAAGATTCTCCTGGCTGAAGTAATATTTCTACAGTTTGACGCAATGGCATTGTACCAGTTAATTTGACTCCATTAACCCAAGCAGTTTTTCCTTCAAAAATATCAATAGATTTTGCATCAGCCACAGTTTGAGAAGCTAAATCTTTACCTTTAACAATACCATTTCCAGAATGATAACCTTCTGGAATATTATATATTTCATCACAAGCTACTATTTCATTTAAATTTTCAATTTTTGGCATAGTACCTGTAATTTTTTCGCCATTAACCCAAGCAGTTTTTCCTTCTATTAGATCGTTTGGTTCCATATTAGCAATTGTAACATTAGCAATACCTGTTACTTGTATTGCTGTAAGGCCATTATAATATCCTGCTGGGATATAAAATATATCATCATTTGTTAATATTCTGGTTTCTTCTCCAGAATGATCTATCATGGTACCTTCAACTACTGTATTATAAAGAGTAGAATAGAATTTTTTCCCTTCCAATACATATTCTTTTTGAGTTGTAGCTTCAGATAACCATTCTCTAACAGCATCTTCTGTCTTAAAAGTTCCAACTATTTTCTCACCATTAACCCAAACAGTTTTACCTAAAGCTATATCTTTAGCTTCTGCATCACCTACAGTTTGAGATGAGAGATCTGCAGCAGTTATAACAGATTCTCCAGAAGATAATCCATATGGAATAATATACTCTTCTCCTGGTAATAATATTTTATCTATACGATATAAATATGGAATAGTACCAATTATTTTTTCTCTTCTAACCCATGCAGATTTACCAGACATTATATCATCTGCAGTAGCATTAGCATCCTGTTCATTAGAATCTACATCTAAAGTTCCAACTATTTTTTCACCATTAACCCATGCTACTTTGCCAGCAGCTATATCTTCTGCTTTAGCTGTACCATAAGTATATTCAGATATACTAGGAGCTATTACTATTCCAGTACCATCATGATGCCCTTCTGGAATTATATAATAAGATTCTCTTCCATCTTCACTTGGTTCAAGAACTATATGAACAGATCCATTTTCTGGCATTGTACCAACTAATGGTTCTCTAGTAATAGCATCTTGAAATATATATCCTGACATTACACTATTAGATGAAGCAATAGTTCCATTTCTATTAATCTCGGTAGACCTATTTGCTGCATCATTATCATAGTATAAAATATTATCAGCCATTTGGGATTTTAGACTCCTTTAAGCAATATTAATATAATGTGCTCAAAGCCTAAGATTCAACTCCATAGTAATATTATGGCTATTCTATATAGGAGGAATATTATGCCATTTACAGATTCTATTAAAATGGTTGATGTTGTTATATCAGATAAAGAATTAATTACAGCATCTCCTATTGATGTTGCTAATGGAAAAGTATATATTGGAACCACATCACAATTAGAAACTGGTATTATGCCTGTTGCAGCATATTCTGGTGATATTAGTTTGCTTTCTGGAGAATCACACGTTGTACCTTTTGGAAAGATTCCACAATCTTATACGGTTACAGCTGCAGCTTTATCAAATCAAACTCCTGGAAATGCTATATCTGATAATATTCTTATTAATAAAACTGCCTGGGTTAATGGTGAAAAAATAACCGGTACAATGCCAAGCATTGATTCTGAATCAATAGAATTACAATCTGGTGAAAGCTATACTATACCAGAAGGATATCATGATGGTACTGGAGTTATAACAACTAGAGGAGTATCAGATCAGACTCCAGGAGATGCTGTAGCTTCTAATATTTTAAATGGAAAGATTGCATGGGTAAATGGAAGATCTATAACTGGTACAATGCCTAATATTGGAACTGTTGATGTTTCTCTTAATGGAGGAGATTCATATACTATTCCAAAAGGATATCATGATGGTACTGGTAAAATAATTGCTGCTACTTTAGCATCTCAGACTTCTGCAACAGCAGTATCAGGAGATATAGTATCTGGGAAAACTGCTTGGGTTAATGGGGTTAAAATAACTGGTAATATTACAAAAATTACTGCTTCTACAGAAATACTTCCATTAAATGGAACATATATTATTCCAAGAGGATATCATGCTGGAACTGGAAAAATTACACAGAATATTGAAATTTTAGAAGGACAAACTGTTGCTTCAGCATTTGAACCTCAAATTATTCAAACTGCTGGAAAATTTATGAGTGGAGATATCACTGTAACAGGTATTAATGCTCTTAATTATAAGAGAACTATAGAAGCTGTTAAAGATAGCAGAAATATAGAAATATCTAATTATCAGATGGATGTAACAAATAATAGTTATACTATTCATCTTAATGTAGATAACTGGCATGATAATGCTACAATGAATGTTTATCATTTTATATTTACAGATCTTATCGATTCTGTTAATAATAGTGTAGATCTTGATACTATTATCGTATTAGATTGGGGTAATAGTAATACTATAAATTATATTTATAAATTTGGAAATGTATCCATTACAGCTTTTCTTGAAGAAGGAACTAATGCTCATAGTTTTACTATTAATGGTATTAGTAGTGGAAAAATTTCTATAATTGAATTATTCGCATCAAGACAATTTGGAGATAGTCATGATACAAATGACTAAAAATTGATAGGAGGAAATAATTATGATAAGACCTCAGTACAATTATACTAGTCTTAGTCAATTTTTTAATTTTCTTAAGACATCTGATGGGTATCTTGAAAAAGCTAATGGAACAAATTTAGGAGATTTTACACCATCTGGTAAAGTTGTAAATGCAGGAAGTGCAAATTATACTGTTTATTGGAAATGGTATAAAGAACTTGGATATGGAAATATGCAAGGTTCTGCTTATTGTGCTTGTGGAGTTTCTACAATGTTAGTATCTGCTTTTGGATTAGCAAAAGCTAAAAAACTTCTTTGTGGAGACCTTTTTGTATATTGCCCAACTGGGTATAATCAATTTAAAAATTCTAAAAGAATTTATACCAATCCTAAACCAGGAGATGTAGTATTTTTCTACAGTGATAATATGGGAAGATATAGCCATACTGGTTGGGTTGTTGGAGTCGATTCTAATGGTAAAGGATATACTACCTGGGAAGCTAATACCTCTTCTGGAAATGATATTGTTATTAGAAATGGTGGTGCAACTTGTTATAAGCATTATACTTTAGGACAGAGAAAAGTAGCTTTTGGTCGTCCTGATTGGGAAGGAAATGGAATTTCTTATGAAACTTCTAAAGAAATCGAATCTGTAGAAATCGGAACAGATAGTAATAAGATTTCTTGCACTACAGAAGTTCTTAATGTTAGAGATTATCCTTCTAATGGAAATGTAATTGATTCTATTAAAAAAGGTGAAAAAATAACTCCAACAAAGAAAACTTTTGTTGATGGTAAAGCTTGGTATTATATTGAAGAGAAAAAAGGTTGGGCTTCTGCATCTTATTTTACTGGATGGATTCTTGAAAAGTCTAATAATAGATGGTGGTATTTATTAGAAGGATATAAATATTACGTTGATAAGATTGTTAATATTGGTGGTAAGAGATATTTCTTCGACTCTAATGGATATATGTTTATAGGAACATTTCTTATTCAAACAGATTCTTCTGGAGCAATTATAGAGTATAGGAATTCTATGGAAGAATAATAAAAATAATAAACCCAAGAGAGTTTATTAGCTCTCTTGGGATTTATATTTTCTAAGTGTAGATATTAATTCTGATATTTCATATACAATATCTTTACTCATTTTATCCCGAGGAACATGTTTTACCGATTTATAATATATAGAATACCTAGCTTTAAAAAGTCTATCGATTAATTTATCAATATTGTTTTTATTTTTATCAAAATCATTATAAAATTCAATGATTACATTATCTATCAAATTTTCCGGTCTCCTAAATTTAACAATTTTTAAAAAATCTCTGGTTTTTGCATAAGTGTCAATACTAATATCTGTTATAGAATTAGTATAAAATTCTTTTTCAAATATTTTAAAAGTATCATTTGATGTATTTATATACATTCCATATCCTGTAAAGTATAAAAGATAATCATCTTTATTATAATAAATATTCATATTATCACCTTTACTTTTGATATAAATATAAACAAGTCAAGAAGTATAAAATGTATGATAAGAAGGATTTTTTTGTTTATATCAAAAGTATTTATATATTCGGAGGTTTATAAATTTAAAAATTCCTCGGTGACTTATATACTTCTTGACTTTTATTCAAATGTTTTAACCAAAACTTATTTATAATATATAAGGAGATTTAATATCAATGCCAAAATCACCTAAAAAATATTTAATACAAGATTCTACTATAGTAGATGAAATATATCCTCTTATAGAACAATCTGCAAAAAATGGAAGAATAACTAATGTAAAATCATGTATTCAAAAATTTATACAAACAAGACATAAAGAATTATACGATTATGCTCCTGTAGATAGAATATATTTTAGAAAACAAGATGTAAACGATTTCTTTAAAGCTGTTAATATTAAAGAAAATGATATTACAGATACTATAAAGAAATTATATTATTATAATAAAGATGAATTACAAGCTTGTAAAGATGAATTTTCTTTATCATGTTTAATGCTATTAAGATATTTATTAAAAAATAAAGAAAATGATAAAACAATCATAGAATTAGTGTATATGTATCTATCGTTTTCTGGTAAATTTTATGCATCTTGTCATGCTGCATGGTTTAGACATTACATACCAAAAAGAGAAGTTATGGATTATGTAGTAAATTATATGCTTTCTCAAAAATTTGATCTTGCAAAAACGGGTTCAGTATGGGGAGCAATAAAAGAATTAACTTTTACATGGGTAGAAAGTTATAAAGAAGAGTTGTGTTCAGATATTACTGATGAAAGAATAGTTTATTTAATTCATCAATTACATAATAGAATATATGCTTTTCTTAGAAATATTGCTAAATTATATTATGAAGCTTATGAGAAGAAATTATATCTAAATACTGAAAGTGATAATTACAGTGAAGAAAAGTATAGAATAGCTCATAATAATTCTACTATAATAAGTGGTATAACAGAAAAAACAATAATATATTTTACTACAACACAAGTTAACGTTTCTATTTGTTATAGTTGTGCTGGTAGTGGAGTGGATCCTTATGAATTAAAAGCTATATTTGAAAATATCCTTAATAGTAATGATTCAATTAATGATTTAAGATCTGTAATTGTAATATTATTGTCTGATTTTATTAGAAGATATCCAGAAGAAAAAGAGATTACTGGAACTAAATTTATTGCCCATAGTATCAGTATGAAACCTAATACTAAAGATAAAGATATATTACAATTAAAGAATATTATTTTAAATTGGTTAAATAATAGTGCTAGATATAGAAGTATTAAAACTCAAGCAACAAAAAATAATTATTATAAAGGAATATTAAGCTATATTGCAATCATTATAAATAAAGCTAATAAAGAATAAAAAATAAAGAGGTAGAGATTTTCTCTACCTCTTTTATAACTCATTAATCTTTAAACTTTTCTATTCCATATATTGATTTATATTTATATAGAATATTTCTTAATTTTACTCCAGTATAATTATTTTGTATTATTTCATTACATAATACATGTTTTATTGCATTTTCACATGATGCATAATTATATAACCATTCTGTAATATAATTTATATCACAAATATTATAAAAATTATCAAATGCTTTCTTTACATTATTTGAAATTTTAAGATCATTTTTAACTAAATAATTGTTACTATTTTCATTAATAGCTTTTTTCATTCCATCATTATAGCATTTATCAATATATGATTTAGCAACTTCTATTCTATTAGTTGTTATATTATCCGAATTTTCTGATGATAATGCTTGCTTTATTAATTCAGACATATTAACAATAGTAGCTACCCAACTACTAGTTTGACATATATCTTGATTATAATTAACATGCCTCCATTTAAGAGTATGCCAATAAAAAATTGTTAAAGGTCTTTTTATTTCTTTTACATCACTTTTTACTCCTTCTAATAAAGATTCTATATATTTAATATTAAAAATAGGCATTAAAATATCCTCCATATATTATTATTTATAAATTCTTTGGTATTATCTGAAACTTTTCTTATTTTAAAGCATTCTTTTATCATATTTATATAATATTCAATATTTGTAAGATTTTCTTTATTGAAATCATTATTGTCAATAGTGCAATTTAAATATTTTATACATTTATCGTAAGCTATTAAATATGCTTTAGACATATCATAAAAATCAAACCTGCTATCATTTTTTAATAATATTATATTAGATAATAAATCCTGAATATTATAATCATCGATATATTCATTTTTATCATATTTATATTTTATACATATAATATCATTAAATATTGAAAATATTTTTCCTTCATAATATTTTATCATATTATTATATTCACTAATTATTATTGCACATGCTTGAGATGCAGTATCTTCTGATATTATACCAGAATCTATTTCATTTTTATTAGCACTTACAAACTCATCAAGTTCTAATATATTATTTTCATCAATATTTATTAATTTCATTGTATTTATTTCTCCTTTTAAATTTATATATACCCCCATTTATTTATTAAATAAATATATAAAATCTCCAGTATAATTTTTCTTTATAAAATCATTATTAATTATATACTTTATCTTAGAATTATCAGACCTTCTGATTATATAATCTATTAATTTATTAAATATTAAAAGTCTATCTATATCTATAAAATTATAATATACAGAATCATACTCATCAATATCTGAAATATAAATTTTATTATTAATATCATCATTTATCTCTTCTGCAAGACGAGTTTCTTTTATTGCTATTCTTTTTCCAAATTCATATGCTTCATTATTTCTTACTTTTATATTATTATATACAGATCTTATTAAATCTTGTTCTCTCATCTTTTTATTTTTATATATTAAATCTACAATATGCATGTAACTAGAAGAAATACTTCTAACCCAAGATACAGACTGTTTAGAAGGTTGATATTTCCATTTTAATAAATGACAAAATATAACCGATATATAGGATATTAAATTTTCTGTAATATCTTTTATTGATTCTTCAGTTAAATAATCTTCATTTAAATATTTAATCATATAAAAATTCCTCCATATAAATATTTAATTTATCTAAAAAGTACTTATCTCTATTAGTATCAGTGCAACAATTTTTAAATTCATTCAATCTTATATTTATTTTTAAGAATTTATCAATATCTGATAAGTCATTTATAATTTCTTCTGTAAAATCATTATTATTCCATGGACTATTTTTTAATTTTTCTACTATATCTACGATTTTCTTCTTTTTAAAATCTATAGATGAAAGACTAAATTTAATATCATTCTTTAAATATGATATATTTCTTATATAGGTATTCAATGCACCAATATCTGGTCCTATATCTTTGCTCAAATATTTAATACTAAATATTGATGTTAAAATCTGCATTATATAAAAATCATATTGTTTATTTATAGAATCATATAAAGCTAAGCAAGATGAGACTAAAGGTCCAATCTCATCTTTATTTATTTCTCCATTATTTAAACTATTAAAATGATTTTTAATAAATTCTTCAAAATCTATTATTAATTCGACATCATTTTCAACTTTAAATTTTATCTTTTCCATCTTATATAACCTCCATTTCAAAATTATGATATCTATTTGATTCCACTTTTATATAATCAATTAATATAGGAGCTAGTATGGCTATATTTTCAATTAATAATATTCAAAAGATAATTCCTACTTCTATTTCTTCTAATCAAAGATCTGTAGTATATTTTTACTAGAGATATTTCTCCATTAGGACTTATTAAAATTTATCAAGCTCTTAATATAGATCTTAAACCTAATGTAGCAGTAAAAATTTCTACAGGAGAAGCAGGAAATCCTCATTATCTTCAACCTTCTCTTATTGGTCCTTTGATTCATTATCTTGATGGAACTATTGTAGAATGTTCTACAGCTTATCCAGGATCAAAAAGAATGAAAATATCTGATTATCTTCAAACCATTAAAGATCATGGGTTTTTTGAAATTTCTAGTGTAGATCTTATGGATGATCCAGATGAAATAGAAATTCCTGTAAAAAATGGATATCATTTAAAAGAAAATATTATTGGCGCAGATTTAAAACGATATAATTCTTTACTTATTCTTTCTCATTCTAAAATGCATAAAATGGCTGGATTTGGATCTGCTATGAAAAATATGGCAATAGGAATTGCATCTAGAAGAGGAAAAATTCAAATTCATACAGCAGGAAAAGGAACAGAATGGGGTGATTTTGAACATACTGAGCAAGATCATTTTATAGAATCTATGGTTGATGTATGTAGTTCAGTAATAGATTTTATGGGAAAAGATAATATTACATATATTTCTGTAGCAAATAATATTTCTATAGATTGTGATTGTGATTCAAAACCACATAAACCAGAAGTTCCAGATATTGGTATATTTGCTTCTAGAGATATTGTAGCAGTTGATCAAGCATTTATTGATGCTCTTTATAAACTTCCAGATAGTGGTGGTAAAGAAAGATTACTTGCTAGACTTAAAGAAAGAAATGGTGAGCATATTTTAGATGCTGCTAAAGAAAAAGGATTGGGAAATAGAGATTATGATCTCAAAATAATTTAAATAGGTGAAATATATGATTCATAATAAACAATATGAAATTACTTTAGAAGAAGCTAAATTATTAAACATAGATTATAAACTTCCATTAGATTTTTCTTCTACTATTACTAATCCGATTAAAGATGGTAATAGTTTATGGATTGGAGCTTTAAGAGATAAGAGTTTTGATATTAATAAATTTAATAAATATATTGAAGCGCTTTCTGTGATAATTAAAAATAAAGGTATATTAAGCAATACTATTGCTGTAGATAAAGCTTTCAATATATGGTTTAGTATATAAATGCAGAAAAGAGATGGCAATATTTACAATGGACTTCATAAATGAATATACTAAATTAAAATCTTCTGATAAGCAAAAGATTATATTATATAGATTACATCATGAAAATCAAGATGGTAAATTAGCAATTCCTAAAGTACCAGATAATTACTTTACTAAAAATGGATATGAAGAAAATAAAACTCCTAGAGTATGTTTTGGTCCTAGTATAGGAAAATGCTTGATGGCATTAAGTAGAAACTGTACTAACGAAGAGTATTATGTTTATATTCCAGAGCCAGGAAGTAATTTTGATGTATATAAACCAACTTTAAATGAAGTACCAGATTCTGGCATTACTGGAGAATTGTGGGTTTTAAATAAAGTAAAACAAAAATATATTGGTAAAATTAAAGTAATTAGTGATGACGGAAAACCTGGTCATAAATTCAATTATGGAGATGGAAAATCTGCAGAATTATATGGCTGGAAATATAAATGGATAGAGAGATATTAATTAAATGGCTATATTTTATTTAAGTGATTCTTCTATTAATAATTATCGAAAAATAAAATCTTTAAATGAATCTAAAGATAATAAAAATAGAAAATTTAATATTTATGGTAGAGCAAATGGAGAAAATCCAAAACTTAAATTAGATACATCTAATTTAAGTAATATGAAAAAAGATCTTATTAAAATTGCTAATAAAAATAAATTTACCGATTATGATTATGAAATTTGGTGTCCATCAGATTATACAAAAGATCAAATAGATGATAAAAAATCTTTATTAATTGGATATTGTTATGTAGATGAAGGAGATAATTATATAGTATATTCAAATAAAAATGATAAATTTTATTTATGTGGTGATGGTGGAGATTTAAATGATTTAGTTGAATATTCACTTAAACATATTAAAGAGATTATTGATGAATTTCAAAGTAGATATTTTTAATATTATTTAATTTAAATAATAAAGGAGATTAATTATGCCAACAATTTCTCCAGAAAAAAGAAAACAATGTGAAGAGCTTATCTATAAAACTTTTGATGCTATAGATCCTACTGGAGCTAATACAGAATACTATCAAACTCTTCTTTCTAATATGACAGATGATCAATTTACTAAACTTATTTCTGGTAGATTACCTTTTAGATATCATGTATCTCCTTTTAATAATGAACCAAAAATGCCAGATATTATTAATGCATTTAAAGTTTTAAATAAACCTCTTATAGAAAAAGTAAAATTGCCATATTTAGCACAAGATAAAAATGGAAGACCAATTGAATCTAAAGAATGTTTAGTTGGTTATATGAATATTAAAAGACTTAAACAGATGCTTACTAAAAAGAATAATACTGCTATCGAAATATCTAATAGAGATATGAAAACTGGCAGATTATTAAGAAATGATAAAGGTGGTACAGAATCTAATAAAGAATTTGAAGGAGCTTTAGCATTAGGTCTTGAAAGAACTACAGAAGAATATGCTAGAATCAAAGCTGCTGCTATGAAAGCTAAAGCCGAAGCTTATAATACAATTAATGTAAAAGGAGAAGTAAGTTTTAAAGATATAGATACGGATAGAGTAGATAGTATAGCTAAAAGTACAATGAATATATATTTAATCGGAGCAGGATTACATAGTAATCTAATAGATGAAGATTATTTTACTCCACATAGTTTAGAAAGAAAGAAAAAGAGATTTGAAAGAGAATATTAAATAAAAAAATAAAGAGGGATTTATTATCCCTCTTTGTTTTTTTATTTAAATTTTTATTCTTCTTTTCTCTAATTCATATATAAAATTCTGATTTGTTATTTTACTAAATATTATATATTTTAAAAATAAATGCTAGGCTCATATAGAGCCTAGCTGGGAGAAAATAAAAATGAATCAAAAGTATGTCATTAAAAAACAGGTAATAGACATACAAGGGCCCACCTCAGCACCATAAGCGAGCACTTTATATATCTGTTAAATCAAAATCTCACATTATATAGTTATTAAAATTAATTTTAATAATATATAATTAATATTAATTTTATTCATTAAATATATTTTTAAAATTAGCTTTAACTTTACCAGTATTCACATTACAATAAATCATTGTTGTGTCTAATTTAGAGTGACCTAAAAGTTCTTTAATTTGTTCAATTGGCATACCTTTATCCATAGCATGAGTTGCCATAGTTCGTCTAAATCTGTGAGGATGAACATTATCAACTCCGCTTTTTAAACCTAATTCTTTTAGGATAAGTTGTGCTGCTCTTATTGTTAATTTCTTTTTTGGTTTATCTAGATGACTAAATAGTGGTTCTTCTGGTTGAGCGTTTCTCTCATTTAAATAAATTTTTAACCATTTTATACATATATTAGATAAGTAAACTATTCGTTCTTTATGACCTTTACCAAAAACTACAACTTCTCCTTCTGAGAAGTCTATATCTTGAACATATAAACTTAAAGCTTCTGATATTCTACATCCAGTAGAATAAAGAAATTCTAGAAATGCTCTATCTCTGCTATTATTACATACTGATCTTAATAAAGTTATATCTTCTTCAGTAAAAGCTTTTTTAACTTTCTTTTCAACTATTATTTTCTCTATTCTATGACATGGATTTCTTTCTATGAATTCTTCATTTACTAGAAAATCATAGAAAGCTGATATAAATCGTATCATAGTTTGAGTTGTACTTGCTTGTAAATTATGTTCTTGTACATAATATGATAAATAATTTTTAATATCAGATGTAGTTAATTCGGTTAAATTTCTGTTTGGATAAAATTTTCCTAATTTTCTTGCTTCTGATGTATAATGTAATATAGAAGATTGAGATAAACCAACCAGTTTTTTATTTTGTATGAATCTGTCTATCAATTCTTCATTTGGTAGAGAGTTTCTTGTAGTTTTGAGAATGATTTCTAATACATTTTTGAGTTTAGCCAGTTGATATTCGTTTAAATCTGGCTCCATTAATTTTAGAATCATTTCTACATTACTTACCATATTTATAAAAAATATCCTTTCTAAAAAATCATGTTTTTAAATTATTTAAGGAGGACATAATTATGTCGAAAGTCATTTTATCTACTGGATATGAGTTTACCCTTGCTGATAATGGTTATGGAGCATCTGATAATAGTGTTAATTTCACCATTATTTGTAATGATAAAACTCTTGAAGAAATTGAAACTGCTTTTACTGGTGTTGAAGAGTTTAAAGTTGCTCTTGGAAATGATGGAGAAGATCCAAATTTCATTGCTAAATATTATGGATTCACTGCAATTAGTGAAATTGCAAAATATCCAAGATTTAGTAATGGAATAGATCCAGAAACCGGAGAAGAAATATTCAATACTGCTGTTACTGTTGTATGTATTAAGAAAGCTGTTGAAGACAGACTTAATGATATTGAAGAGTCTGTTGATGATATAGTTTCTATGATTCTCGGTGGAGATGATCTTTTCCCTGCTGATGAAGAAGGTGAAGTGTAAGCCTATCAAAAAATTTCACTAGAATAATAAAAAATAATATATCCTAATAAATATATTGATCTTATATATAATAAGGAGGATTTTTAATATGTATACTACTCTTCTTAGAATGCGTAGAAAAGGAAAACTTACCGATCAACAGGTAGATCAAGCTGTTGCAAAGGGTTGGATCACCAGTGCTCAAGGAGAATATATTAAATCTATTCCTAATGGCTAATTATATAAAAAGAATATAAAAGGGTAAGAGGATTTTCCTCTTACCCTTTGTTTATTATTTAAGAATTTCTGCTTTTAAAATAATATCAGATTTTGTATTAATTATCTTTTCACCTTTACTTATAGATGAAGCTAAATTAATATCTTTTACTTTTATTTGTAAATTATTACTTGTTGTAGTAATACTTAAAACATCATTATCTGTTACACCAAATACTTTATATATTCTATCGTTTTTTCCTAAATCTATTACTTTACTTCCAGCTTTATTTCTTTGAGATCTTTCAAATCCACTAGTAAGGAATTTATTTACTTTACCAGATTCGGTTACTACTAATATATATTTAGTAGGATTATTTTTATCTGTGTAAATAATACTCATTCCCTCCATTGGACCATGTTTTCCTCCCATACCTAAAGTTCCAATAGTATTTCTTTTTAATAAAGATACATCTTTGGTAGATATTCTTAATGCTTTATCTACACTATAAAGAATAAGATCCATATTATCAGAAATTATTTGAGTACTTACAATATCATCATCTGGAATTATTTTAGAATATATAATTCCACTAGGAGGTACATTAAGAAAATCTTGAATATCGAGCTTCTTTAAAGTATTATTTTTAGATAATATAGCAATATATATTTTTTGTTTAAGCTTAGATAATGTAATTAATTGTGGTTCATATATAACAGAAATAATGTCTGCTGTAAGTCCTTTTAAAACTCCTTTAATATCAATACCTGGATCCGATTTAGATATTATTGGAATCTTATGAATAGGTAATTTAAAAACTCTTCCTTTATTATCAAATAAAATAAGATTTTCTATATTACTAACATTTACAACAAACTTTGGTCTATCTCCTTTTATAATATTTACCGGATCATTTTCCATTAGTTTTCTAATATAGTTATTTTCAGTAATAACCATTTTAAAATTACCATCTGGAATATTTCCCAAATTACTTACTTTAATTACTTTACATATTCTATTTCTTCCATATTTTTTCTTAATTGCAATTAATTCATTTCTTACATCATCTAAAATTAGTGAATCATTTGATAATCTATCTTCAAGCCATTTCTCTTCATTAGATAATTTATCAAATTCTTCTTTATATTTAGCAAAATATCCTCTGGATAATTGTTTAATTTGTGCATTAATAATATAAGAAGCTTGAATATTTGTTAATCCATATTTTTTGATTAATAATTCAATTAATTCATTATCTGTAGATTCTTTTCTTTTCTTAATAAGATCAATAATTTTATCAATATCTTTAGAACCTACAACTTTAATAAATGCATCTAATCTATGTAATCTTGTTGATACAACATAATTTCTTGCTGCATATTCTTTAATTTTATTATTAATAGCAAATTGAATAAATAGATTAATATATTCTTTATAAGATAATCTTACAAGTTCTGTTCCTAAAACAACTTCAAAATTTACTCTAAAAGATTGTTCACATGGAGTATATTTGTAAAGAGCTTCTTTAACAAAATTTACATCAGTACCTTTCTTGAGTTTAATTACTATTCTTACTCCATATTCATTTTTAGATTCATCATTAATATCTATAATTTGAGGGAATTTTCCATTATCAATTCCTTCTTCAATTTTAGATACTACATTTGAAGTGCCATAAGATGGTAATGATGTTATAGTAATATATGGATAATCATTTTTATCATAAGTGACTTCCATAGTAGCTCTAGCTCTATAATTACCTTGCCCTTTATTACAAATATTTTGCCAATCTGTATCTATAATATCACAAGGTAAGCAATGATCAGGAATTAAAATAACAGGACTTTTAGGATTATCAATTACTCTTAAAGTAGCATCTATTACTTCATTTATACAATGTGATGGAAGATCGGCTTTAACACCAGTACCTATTCCTCCCAAAATTCCATTAATAAGAAGCAATGGAACTTTTACAGGCAAGTACTGAGGTTCATATCTTTCATTTGTATAAGTAGGGTTCCAATCTACTACTTCTTTGTTATTTGCTAAAGATCCACATACACATTCGAGTCCAAATGGATTTAATCCACATTCGGTATATCTTGCTGCAGATTGTGGATCACCAGCTACAGATCCCCATCCACCTTGACCATTTACTATAGGCATTTTAATCTCAAAATAATTAATTAAAGTTTTAAATGATGGATATGAACTACCATGAGGATGATAGTTTCCCATAACAACACCATCGACTTTTTGAGATTTAACTGTTTTTGGATATAATGCTTTTTCATCATTTAATAATGTATAAATAATTCTTCTCGTAACAGGTTTTAATCCATCTCTAGCATCTGGTAATGCTCTTACCAAATTAACAGCTAACGTATATAATGCTAAATCAGATATATATTGATCATGGGCTATATGTTTGAGTATCCGTTCTGCCATTATAAAATACTCTCCTTTAAGATATAAAAGGTTTATTAAAAATTAATCTATTTCTTAAAAAACGTTCAATAATACAATCGATACTATCAAAATCAATTAATTGATAATATGGAACATTATCTGATCTAAACATCGGAATTAATAAACCTTTTTCAACAAGAGTAGGTTTAAATTCTATTACTGTACCGTCTTCTTTTGATATTTTAAAAGATTCTGATACTAATATACCTTCAAAAAGTCCACCTTTTGAAAATTTAACAGATATATTTTCAAAATTTATATTATTAGAAGAATCATTTTCTTTGTTATTTATATCATTTTCTTTACTATTTATATTATTTTCTCCCATTTTATACACCTCTAATTATTTTAATCTGTTTATGAGTTTTCCTTCTTCTTGTGTACCAATATTATTAAGAATAAAATTTTTATCAGAGTAATCATCTATATATATACAAATATCAGAATTACCATAAGATTTAGTAGGAATATTATTAAAAATTATATTCCAAAAATCAGCTTTATATAAATGCTCTTTTTCAATTCTGATACCTTCTAAACCATCTTTAATAGATCCATAAGCTTCTGGAACTAATGATAAAGCCCCAGCTTGTGTAAATAATAAAGTTTGTTTATCATATTCTTTTTCAATATATTCTTTTAACACATCTTCAATATTAAAATTTTGTTTAGTGATTATTTTATGAATCCAAATAACATTACCTTTATAATCACTATAATTACTTATATCATAAATTATAGGTCTTACTCTTTCATTTTCTATTTTTTCTGATATTTTATATTTAAAGAACTTAATAGTTCCTGAATTAAGATTAATATTTTCTGCTTTCATTACTATTAATTCTCCTTTAATTTCTTTTTAAGATTATTAATAACACTAATTTTAGCATTATCATCATTAAATTTTAATAATCCATCATTAATAGATACACCATTAATATCTAAAGAATAACTATTTGGTTTATTTAAATTTATACAAATAGGTTCTTGATATTCATTTGTAGTAACTACAGTAGTTTCATATAAATACCATTCTATTAAATTACCAAATTCATCAATCTGTATCTTTCCGCGATATGTTTTGCTATTTTTATCTATATTACAAAATTCAAATTCAAAATTAAATGATTTTGAAAACGCTTTTGTAATATCACAATCATATCTGTTTATGCTTTTTTCTTTTATATATAAAGCTCTTGTATATGAAATATTAATAATATATTCCTTTGGCTCTTCATTTACAAATAAAATTCTTTTTATGAACATATTTGCATTTTTAATTGCTGATTGAATATCAGTATCATAATCAGTAATAATAAGCTTTCCATAATCTTTTAATTTAATTTCATTTAACATTTTTACTTTCTCCTTAAAAAATTAAAAGGGACTATATTTCAAGTCCCATTATTAATCATATCAATTTTATAATATCTATTTGATAAATATTTATAAACCTATTAAATCTCCTCTATCAACAGTACCGATTCTTTGTAAAATCATTTTCTTATTAGAATCGTATTGTCTAATAATTTTCATTGTCTCATTAATATCATCAATACTATATTGAATTAATGTTCTAGTATTTGGATTCATAGTAGATTCTCTTAATTGCCAATCATTCATTTCACCAAGACCTTTATATCTATTAACAGATCCTAATGAAGCCATTGCTGTTGACACTAATTCATAGAGACCAACTTTTTTACCATTTACTTTGAATAGCATATGATTTTGAGACATTGCTTTTCTAATAGGTTCAATAAGTGGTTCACAATCCTTTATAAATCTGTCATTATAAAATAAAGTTTCAATTCTATCGTTTATTAATCCTTTAATAAAAATTGTAGATCCTCTTTTTTCTATATTTTTATTTTCCATAAATCTAAATTCTGAAGTTATTCTTTTCTTAAGAGTATCTAATCTTTCTTTTGCTATATAAGAAGTAAGAACAATTTCCAAAAGCATTGGATTAAGTTTATATCTTTCAGAAATCGTTGTAAAATCATACATATAATCAGAATTTTCTATAAGTAATCTTGAAAACGTTGCAGAATCGATAGGCTTACCTTTAATATCTGTAACAGTATTCTTCTTATAATATTCCTTTTGCATATATCTTACAAAATCTATTCTTTCTGAAAAATACTGCATTTTATTTTTTACAGGAATACCATAAAGAGGTGGTACTGCTTTATATACTCTACCAGATTCTACTAAACCAGGAAACATTTTTAAAAATACTAATAAAAGAAGATCTGCGATATGGGAACCATCAAAATCTCCATCGGTCATAAAAATAATTTTTCCCACTTTCATTTTATTTATATCGAAATTTTTCCCATATCCTGCTCCTAAAATTTGTATAATAGAAGCTATTTCTACATTAGATGCTATTCTTTGTGGAGTAGCTTGAAATACATTAAGTATCTTTCCTCTAATTGGAAATATACCTTGTGTTTTTTCATCTCTTGCATTTCTTGCTGTACCTAACGCAGAATCTCCTTCTACAATAAACAATTCTATTTCTTTTGAATTTTTGCTAGTTGGTCTTACATATTTACTTGGTAATCCACTTGTAGAAGACGTTTCATATTTTGCTGTTACTTTTATTTTTTCTGAATCTGTTTTAATTCTTACATTAGCTATATCTTTAATAAATTTACAGCATTTTAATAAATCTTGAGGTTTAGATTTTGCCCATTCATCAAGAGCATTCATAACCACAGATTTTGCATAAGGTTTAAACTCTACATTAGAAAATATTTCTTTTGCTTGTCCTGTAAATATTGGTTCTAATGCCCATGCTGAAATCATTAATTTAAGTCCAGTTTTTACATCTACTGGCATAATTCTAATTTTTAACTTTTCTTTATCTGTAAGAAATGTCTTATTTATATAATTACAGAACCATGTGCAAATTCCATCTAATACTCCACCAACATGAGTATTTCTGTTAGCTTCTGTACTTGTTGGACACATGTTAGCATAAGCTGTAATATCTTCTCCTCCAAGATCTTGCTGATCAAATGTAAAAGACATTTCTAATTTCATTTCCCCAGTATCATTATAAATATTAATAGGACTAATCAGCATAGCTGAACTTTTACCTATAATATTTGTCATGATACCATCTTCATTTACCATTAATTCATGATAAACTTTTCCTTTTTTATTTATACTTGTATAATCAATTTTAGTACCAATAGGTAATAGAGAAAGAGTATCTCTTACTAATAGATATACTCTACCTGGATCTAATGGTGTTTCTCCTAATATTGTATGATCAGGTTCACATTCTACTCTAGTACCTTGGAAAAAATCTTTATTTGGTAATAATTCTTTTTTCTTAAGAATTCCTTTTTCAAATCTTACATGCATTGCTGTACCATCATATCTATAAGATATTACATCGAAATATGAAGAAACAGCATTAGTTACCTTAGCTCCAATGCCATTAGTTCCAGCAGTATAATCACCTTTTTTATTTTTAGTAAGATTTCTACCAGTATGACCTTCTGTATAAATTTGAACAATCATATCAAATGGTATGCCCATACCATTATCTTGTATAACAAATTTATAAGTTCTTTCATCATATAATACTGATACAAAATTACAAGGAGATTCTGGATTGATAACTTGGTCTATCGAATTCTGAAATATTTCTCTAAAACCATTTAACCAACCTTGATCATGTTTACTTCCCAAATACATTCCTATCTTTGCTCTTACTGCATTGATAGTTCCTTCTATGTGCTTAATTTCATTTTTATAATTATCAATTACTTTTATTTGCTCATCTGATAATCCATGTGTATTATTTATCTTTTTAGTCATTATTTTTATAATTCCTCTCTTAGATAAAAATATCTTCATTTATTTGTTATTACACAGGAATTTTTTAGTAGTTCTTCATTTAAAAAATATGCCTCCTCAGAATATCATTTTGTGATTAATTAGAGGTTATTATTTATGTAAAAATATATATTATAATAAAATCTATATATTTTTAAATTAAAAATAAAAGGTGGAGGAAATTTTCCTCCACCTTAATAAATAATTAATGCCAATTACTTACTTATTCTCAGTAGTCCCAGAAGCTGCAGTATTTCCCTGCTGAGGAGCTGCTGCCTGACCAGTAGGATTCATTGCATTAGGCATATTAGTATTCATAAATCCCTGCTGAGGAGCTGCTGCTCCAACAGGATTCATACTAAATCCCTGAGTCTGAGGCTGATATCCACCAGCGAAGATAGGATTAAACTGAGGATTCTGCTGAGCAAATCCAGCATTCATATTAGGATTAAACCCATACATCTGCTGATTAGGCATCTGAGCTGCCTGAGGCTGCTGAGGAGCCATATTAGGCTGCTGCATAGCACCATTCTGAGGATATCCATATCCATACATCTGCTGCTGAGGAGGAACCATTCCCCAACCAGGCTGAGTCATCATAGCATAAATGTTAAACGGATTAACATTATATCCATTAGAACCAGGCACGAAACTATCAATACCTTCATATCTCTTGAAATCCTGAACAGCAATATTATACAGATCAGGAATTTTCTCAATAAACGGAATAATCTGGAAATATTCAAGAGCAGCATTAGGATCAAGAGACAGATACATAATCTTAATAGTATTTAAAATATCAAGAATATTTTCTGTAGCATTTTTAATTTCTTCTGCACTAAAATCCTTAGTATAGAAATGTGTTCCACAAAGACCACAGGTGCAACCACCAGAACCATCAGCATCTGGAATAAGGGTTGAACTTCCAGTTGCAGAATCATAGTGATTGCACTGTCCTTTTGCAAGTTCCTCTTTGGTTACAGACAATTTAAACTGAGAAAGTCCTTTCTGAAGAAGTGCAAGATCTTCAGCAGGAAGCCAGTTGATTGTCTTTTTCTGCTGATACTGATTGGGTACCATACCAGGTGCTGGCATAAAACCATTAGTGTACATGTTCATTTTTTATTTCCTCCTTTAGAATAATAAAATATGTACTTTTTGAATCTTAGGTGAAATGTGAGATTTTAACCGTTTGATTCATTATTATAATACATTCTTAAAATCATTTTTACAAATTGATTTTTCGAATGAATTATTCAATTCCTTCGTATTATTTAGTTAGGTGCTATTTAAAGTTTAATTGAAAAATATAGTACTCAATCTTTATTAACTAAATCATCATAATATTTTGATAAACCATTAATATCAGTACTAATAGCAGATCCTTTAAATGTTCCATAAGAAGATCCAGGTGCCACATTATCAACATTTTGGAAACTTCTAGGAGACAGAGCTTTATGAATAGTATCACCTTGAAGTTCTTTTAAAATATCATCAGAAGATTTTGTGGTTGCAAGAGGAGATAAAGATCCAATGTCCTTATTAATTTCTCCACTTCCAGGACCAATATATGATTTTACGAAAGAAATATCATCGTAATAAATATATGTTATTACAAAAGGTTTTTCTCTTTGTGTAAGAGAAGGAATTTCGTAAGAAGAATTTGATACATTTTTCTCTACATGAACAATACAATCTCCACCATCAAAGAGCCAATGTCCTTCAATATTACCATATATAGATTTAACATCAATAAGACCCAATTCAACGGGTCTATCTTTAAATTGTTCTAATTTTGCTAAAACAACATTTTTAATCATAATAAAATTTCTCCTTTAATATCTTTTTTTCATTTGTTTCTTATAAGAATTTAATTCATTAATAAGACTATACAAATTACTAGCATTCTTTGTAGCATTTACATAAGAAAGTCTATTAAAGAGTATACTATAAATAGCAATATCCTGATTTACAATAGCAATAGATTGAGTAATATCTCTTATCAAAGAATCATCAATTCTAATTAAAATATTATATCTCTCAGGATCATCTATTAAATTTGCTCTTTCAATATAATCATTATAAGTATAGCCTAATGAAAATTGTAAAGCTTTATTAATTGCAAGTTTATTAGAACAATAATTTATCAAAGTATCAATAATTACAGGCATAATTATATATTGACCAAATTTATCATAATCAACTCTGCCAGCAATCATATCATCAATTATTCTTTCTGCATTTTTACTAACTTCTTCAGTAGTAAGTTTTCCAGACGTAAAATAATTTTCTCCTCGTTGTTCTATCATTCTGATAAACCAGTTACTAATTTTTCTTCCATTAGGTTTATCATTATTATTGATATGTAAATCTTCTTTAGTAGTAGGTTTTGGAAGCATACTTCTATCCATATTGATAGGTATAGGTTGTACTCCAAATTTATTATCATAATTAGGAACAAAATCTGATACAAGTTTATCAAAATTCATCTGTGCATTTTCTTGATTTTCATTATTTTTATTATTGTTTTTAATCAATTTATTTAAATCTAATCCTACTGAAATTGTATTTTTTACCTCTTCTGTAACTAATTTATCTACAGAAATATTATCTACAGTTTCTTCTTTAGGGTTATTAATAACTTGATCAACAACAGCATTAAATCCACTAAATACTTTATCTTTTACTAGACTCTCACTTATATTACCATTAAAATTCATAGCAGAAGATTCTGCACTTTGAGTAGTATCTTTTTCAATAAGACTATTAAATTTTGGTCTAGTCATCATAGCCATTCTTCCAGGAATTTGTCTATGATTACCCGAAATATTACTTTGATTATTATTGGATATCATATTAGAATAATCTTCCATATTAATATCAAATTCGTTCATTTTTATTTTTCTCCTTATTAAACTTCAAATATAGTTTTATCTCCGACATTATTTATATCGAAGTCATTCACATTAAACATATCATCACCATCTAATATTTTTTTATTTTCTCTCATTACTTTCAAGAATCTAAAAACTGTTATAGGTGATACATCATTAAAATGAATATTATTTTTTTCATTAGTTACATTATCAGACACTACATCTGAATTTATAACACTACCACCAATAATAAATGAAGTGTTAGGATCTATAGCTTCATATTTAACTAATTCTTTAAGATAGTCATATGTAGCTTGTCTACCTATTTTGATTTCCCATTGTCTTATTATATCATCTTTAGCATCTTCAGATGTATCATATATAGATAATAATACTAAATAAGCTTTTTTATCTGGATCTTCTTCCTCAAAAGTTATTGCAGGAATTACAGCTCCTAAATTAACACCCTCTTCTTCTTCAACATCTCTAATTATTTTATTTAATTCATCATTATCTGTTATAATTCTTCCATTTTGATTGAATATTTGTAAATTATTATCCATTTTTATACTCCATCATTAATAAGATTTCCTAATTCATCGCATTTAGCAAATCTGAATATCTGTTTAATTTCGGGATATTTATTTTTATCTACATCAGATAAGAATTCGATCATATCTCTGGCATATACAATCCCAGTTAAAATATTTTTATAAATAACAAATTTATCTACATTTTTTACATTATCGCTTGCATTATTTGCAACAGATATAATTTTATATAAATATTTTGTAATAGGATAAGGCTTATTATTATCATCTTTTATATTCATTTCATATTTAAAATGAATGTAAAAATCTCCAGGTTTAATATCTCTGACAATTGCTATCGGTTTACTGTATTTCATTTTTATTTCCTCCTTTTAAATAAGTTTTGTTATTCATTATTATAATATCTTTTAGTATTTAATTTTACCAATATTTAGGTTTATGCTTTACATATATTAATTTATTTTTAAATCTAGTAATTGCTGTATAATTTAAAGCATTTTGATACCATCCAGGATTACCTAAATATTCTTCAAAATAAATACCGTAATTATACTCAGAACCTTGAGCCAAATGTACTGTAGATGAATAAGCATATTCAAACAATTCACCTTTAAGATATGGATCATTTCTAATATTTTCTCTATCGTTTTTATTCTTTGCATTTATATAATTTTTATTTATAGCAAGATCTATAAATACGTTATAAGATAAATCTGGCAAAAAATCTATTTTTATTGTTTTTCCATCATATTTTCCAACATTAGGTTGAGAAATTACATTTCCTGTAAGTCCATTTACTAATGGAATTCCATCAATCATAATTCCCCAATTATTTTTCCTACATATTACTCTTTCTCCATAATTTGGTGTATCATTGTAATAATGTAATATATCTTCTCTTATTTTTTTATTTAAAAAATCCCTTGTATTATTTTTTCCACACAATATAACATCTGCTTTAGATAAAATATTATTATCTAATTCATCATCAAATATTACAAGAACATCATTACCATATAATCCATAATCTATTGGATATCCATATCTTGCTTTATGTGCTATATATACTAAAGCAGAATCTTTTTCTTGTCTCATAATTTCTGTTAAATAATAAATATTTCCATCTATAAAATATCCAGGTTCGTCTGCTATTGGTGGTAATTGCCCTGGATCTCCAGTAGCTATAACTTTAATATTTGTATCATCTATAAATTTTCTAAATTTTTTTGGTATCATCCAAGCTTCATCAAGTATAATTAATTTTATATTAGAATTTGTAAAATCTTTTGGAACAAATTCCCATTTATATGTAACTGTATTATATCTTGTATCTATAATATAATTTCCTTTTTCATCTATTGCTTTAACTTGAACAGGATAAAATAATCCAGAATGACAAGTACAAGCATTTTTTAATCCATGCAATCTCATTACCATAGCTGCTTGTCCAGTATAAGCCATTGGTAATATTTGATCATCTCTTAATCCTAATCCTTTTACTATTTCTCCAATTAAAACACTTTTACCACATCCTGCTTCAGATGCTATTTGAAATAATCTACTAGATGAATTATAAAACCAGTCTATAGCAGCATTATAAATTATTTGTTGGCCATTGTTTAGTATAATATCATTCATCAATTTCCCACTCGCTTTGATTTATATCATACTGATGAAGATCTGTATCTGCAAATGTACCATCTAAATTAAATATAGCTTCTATAAAGCATATTATTTTATTAATATACCAATTTCCTTCAAAATTAGTACCATCTTCAAATCTTATATTAAGTTTATATTTACCATCATCTTTATTTTTATCAAAGAAATATGTAGAACACACTGGAAGATTTTCTTCTTCTACAGCATCGTCTAAATATCTTGCAAAGAATCTTTCCATTAATTTTGTACATTTAGGATCAACCGGATTAAATCTTACATCATCTTTATTTATAAACAATGCTGTGTCATTATCTATATTAGCTTTTACAGGATGATCTTCAAAAAATATAGGACTTTTAGAATTTTGATAAAATAAAATATTACTACCTTTTTGTACTTCAATTCCAAGGGATATTAAAATATTCCTGGTAATCTCTGTAATATTGTTGATATTAATCATTTATTTATCTTTATCCTCCATTTTTATTTCATTATTATAAAAATTATAATCATATTTTTTAATTAATTATTAACCTCATCAATGCTCTGGATAATTACAAAAAAAGCTTTTAATTTCTTTCTAAAATACTTATCTGCCATAATTGCAGCTTTCTTTTCAGTATGAGCTTCTACGATACATGTAGCAAAATTAGAAGCATCATGATTTAATTCTGCGGTTATTTTCCATTTTTTAAGTGCCATTTTTCCTCCTTTTTATAATAATAATTTGATATATCATTATTATAATATCTCAATATATCTATTTTTAACATTCTGAAACTTCTATATAATTATTAATAGGAGAATAATTATGGATAGTTCTATAATGAAAAATAATTATATAAATAGCAAATCAAATACTCTTGGTATTCACTATGTAGAATTAATTAGTGAAAAAGTTACATATGATAATAATATTGGTAAATTTGTTATGTCATATTTAACACCAAATCTTTCTAAAAATGAATATGATACTCAACTTCCAAGACAAAGTGCTAGTAATGTTATAAATAGAGATCAACTAAGTCTTGGTGTCTCTAATATCACTACATCAAATTATGTAGAATTATCCATTCCTAAGCATTTATTTTATATTACTTCTATATCTGTTTCTGTTTATCATCCTGGAGGAGATAGTTCATCTACAAATCAGGCTAATGTTACAATACATAGAATGGAATATACAAAAGGACAAAAATTTTTAGTCTCTAATTTAGCAGGAAATTATGATAATCCTGTAATTATAGGAGTGATTTAATAATGGCTACATATTCAACAATGAAATCTGATCAAACGATAACTGTTCAAGATTTTATAGCTATGAAAAATTCTGATGAGATTACTTACTATAATTTTTCTATAGTTGAATATTTAAATGGATATGATATGTTTATTACAAACATATTATATGATTATGAAGATGAATTAAAAGATTTATGTGTATATATCAAATTATCAGATGTTGAAAGACTTAAATATAGATATAAACCATATTTATTTGTATATGATTTATATGGTAGCAGAGAAATGGCATTTATAATAATGATGCTTAACGGCATTATTGATCCAAAAGAATTTGATTATAATAAACTCAAAGTAATTAAATACTCAAGTCTTGCAACAGTAATAAACAGAATAGGTGCTATTAATGAAAATTTTATGAATAAAAATAAAGCTAAATTGAAAAAAGATTTTAAAAATAATGAAGGAAATAATATTTGGATAGAATAATATATAATATAGTGGTAGGAATAGTGTTCCTACCACTATATTTTAATTATTAATTTTCATTACTTATAGGAAACATTTCTACACTATCACCTATAGAAATATCTCCTTTTCCTAATATAGTAAATGCTATTTTAGCAGAACTACTATATTTCATACTTATTAATTCTTTTTCCCAACTTGACATTTCTTCTGTTGGGGGTTGTAATGGTACAAGTTCGATAATTGGTTGTTGAATATCATAATTATCATATACGGGAATAGATGGTGCTCCAATTACATTAATATTTGGATTCATTATTTCATTTATGGATACTTCTCCTGTAGATACGGTTTCATTTACTGTTGATATATTACTTTGACTAAACATATCTTCATCATCATCAACTCTTTTATTAGAAATTTTAACATAGTCATTATTGCTCATTCTTAAAGGACCAGCTTCTTTATCAATAAGGGTCCATTTATATGCTGGATAATCACTATTTACATCTTCTATTAATTTGAGTCCATGATTTTCCATAAATGGTTGAAAGAAAATTTCAACATCACATTTAGTTCTAGATTTTATAGAACTTATTCCCATATAATAATTACCTTTTGAATCTGTTTCTTTATTTAAAATTATACCATTATCACAATTATCAATCATCAATAAAGAATCAGATACATTATTAACTCCCAATGACCTAATGATATCTTTTTTATTTTTATTTTCACCAATATTTTTAGCAGCTTCTCTATTTAAATGGGATATAGTTATTACAGGTATATCTTGTATATTTGCAAATGCTTTAAATTCATTAACAATATTTCCCAAATCTAATCTCATATCTTTTGACGGATCAATAGACCTTATTCTTTTTATATGATCAACTATAATACAAATTGGTTCTTTATTTTGAGATTTTATTTTATCTACTAAAGCATATAAATAATTAGTCGATTGAGATAAATTTGGTTGATATTCCATATATAAGTCTATATCTTCATGCCCAGAATATGCTTTAAGTGCATCTCTAAATAATGATTTTGCAACATCATACTGAGTATACTCAGACATAACTTTACCTGTAATCATATTAAAAATTCTTGTAACATTCTCTTGTACAGAATTTTCCATAGTTAAGAATACTATACAAGGTTTCTTTGTTGGATCTTTTGTTTTATATTCATAATTATATTTAGATATTTGTAAAGCAACATCCAATGCAAAGAATGATTTACCGGTTGCAGCTGTCCCGAAAAATATATATACTCTTCCAGATTGAAATCCACCATTGAGCATTCTATTAAGTCCTATTAATCCTGTTTTTAATACTCTTGATGGACTTGTTTCTTTAGAAAATATATCTCTAAAAGTACTATCAAATGTATCATCATATAAACTAAATTCTGGTTCTATATTTTTACCACTTTCAATTTTATTAAAAGCAGAATTTAATTTTTGTACTAAATCTCTAATTTCATTTATCGTTAGAGTTCTATTAATTCCTGTATTACTGTGAAGATCTGTAGCTAATTTAGCTATATTATTAAAATTACTATCAACAAAATATGATTCTGATAATGAACAAGATTGTTCATTTATATAAGCTAATTCATCATCAGATATTTCATCATACATTGAAATATCTAATAATTCTTCGTTACCAATACCACCATTTATATATTGTATTATTAAATCTTTATCTTTTAAATGTTTATTTACTTTAGCTTCTAAGCCTTTTTTGATAAAATTAATTCGTTTTACTCTTTCGATATCATTACCATAATCTGATATCATTACTTTATCAAATAAGTTTTGTACTAATATTAAACTTGAAGTTTTAATGTTTGAATTTGTAGATATAATATATCTACAATATAGATCTAATGTTTTTATATCAAATAATTGAGTTATTTTTTCTTTTTTCTTTTCTAAATTATTATAATTAGCTGCTCGTCTAATGTTCATTTTTACGATACCATCTCTTTTAATGATAAAAAGTATAAGATAGTTATAGTAAAAGTATATTTCTATTTATCTTTCTTTTGGCACAAAATCAGGACACATTGGGTCCATTTTAGACCAAGCTCTTCTTATAGCTTCAGAACATTGACTAAAATAATATTTATTTGATCTTAGAGCTAAATTAAAATCATCTTCCATATTGGTATATCCAAGAGGAGCTTTTCCCATTGTATCTTCGTTTAAATGAATATTTAAAGGATATATTTTAATATCACCTATTACTTTCTTTTTATCTTTTAAATATTTCCTATATCCATCTGACCAATTTGTAGGCATATTATTGGGTATTCTTAAATACCCTCTTACATTGTTATTATTTGTACCGTCTTTATATTCTATAGCAACAAATCTCATAGATTTATTTTTCCTTTATTTAATAATAAATAAAATAATGATTAATACTAAAATTAATCCAGCAATTCCAATTCCAAGTTTAGTAAGTAATTTGGAATAAATTTGAGTTGCTTTAATAGCAGAATTTATTTCATTAATATTATGATCTGTAATTTTAATCAATTTTTCTATCTTTTTATTAATAATATCAACATCATCGGTTAAATTTTCAAATAATTTTTTATATGTTTCAAAAAGTTCAATATAATTTTGATTTGGATTTATAAATTCAATTTCATTTTTATTAATATTATCATCTACAAATTCAGATTCTCCATTAGAACCATCAGAAAATCCTGGTGATGGTGGAACATCTTCTGTATCATCGCCAATTTTTTTGCCACGTTCATCTGTAATAATATTTTCTTCGGTTGGGGATTCAATATTTAATGCTCCATCTTTAAATGAAACATTTTGAAACATTTCTTTAATATCAATATCATTTTCGTTAGTACTATTTTCACCCATTTTTATTTCCTCCGTATTAATAAATTTATTAATTATCCATGACTAATATTTAAATTTAAAAATGTAAGTAAAACTAAATTTATAAAATTCGTAACAAATATAAGAATAGCAACTTTGACAAGAGTATCATAAGCTTTTCTATAGTTATTGGTAGATGCTTTAATCTCTTCATCTGATGTTATTTTTATAAGTTCTGCTATACTAGATAATCTATTTCCCATAAACTCACAATTATTATGAAGATCTATCATTATATCTTCTATATTTGCATTTATAGCATCATTTCTTTTTTTCATTTGATCTATTTGTTTATTAATTATAGATCTTGAGATTCCACATTCACTACCATCTTTATTAATTATATTGATCTTTTCAATGATATCATCATTATTATTATCACTATCGTTATCAAAAGTATCAAATAAATCTTCTTTATATTCTTCATTATTCATATATAATATACCACCTTTTTAATTTTAACCACCTAATATATGTATCATAAAATAGTAGATAATAAAAAATATTTGTATAATATTTATAATAATTAGCCAATATATAGCATTTTTTAATTCTTTTATTTTTTCTTCGATAGATGAACGTGCATCGGTTTCTAATCTGTTTACAATTTCAAGAATAGTACCAGTTTTAATATTATTATCAATAATTTTTCTATTATTCTTATCTAATAATTTATAAGTATCTTCATAAGCTATAGTAATTTTTTTAGTAAGTCTATCATAATTATATTTTGTTTGCTTATTTAATTTAATTTGTTGTTCTGCAAAATCTTGATATTCTTTTCTAACTTCATTTGTTTTATCAATAACATAATCTTGTACATTATTCTTTAATTCATAATTAGCAGTATCAATTGTAGCAGTTGCAATTTTAGTATCTTTATTATAATCTACCATATTATCACCATTTTCTATAAAATATTTATTTGTATTTAGTGTCGTTTTCATCATTTTTAAAAACTTAGAATTTGGAGTAAATATAGCCATATGAATTACCCATCTTTAAGAATATTTTCCAATTCTTCTACAGTTAAATATTGTTCATCATTTTTTAAATAATTAACCCACATAACAAATTTTTGTTCATCTGTTAATTTTGGGTCTAATAAAAATGAAAATTTTTCATTATCTTGTTTAATTTTTTCTTCTGCTTGTCTTGCAATTTCTCTTTCTGGAGAGAAAAATTCTAAGGTAACAGTATCATCTGTTCTAAAACTATTATTAATTGCCATTCTATTGGCTGGTTCTAAAGGAATATCAAATTTTACTCTAATATAATCTATCCCTTGATTATTTTTAAGATTTCTAATATAATTTATGGTTTCCAAAGGATCATTACCAATTAATTTAGATAATGTAATTGTTTTATAATTATCTGATATAATCTCTTCATAATCAAGATAATATAATCTTGTCATTGTATTGTATGACATTAATATGAATCCTTTAAAACAATCGTCATCAAATCTCCATCTATAAGGAGAACCACAGTAATAAAAATGATTATAAAAAGTATCAGCTTTATGTATATGACCAGATATAATAGGTCCTTTACAGTTAAGAAAGTCATCAATTGTAAATAACCTTCCTTGACCTACATTATCACCATATACAGCACCTTTAATTGTACCATGCATTATACAGATATCATAGAAATCTGAATGAAATAAGATTTTTTGATAATATTCTTCATCTACTCCATATAATTCTGGAATACAAAGAATTCTTACTCCTTTTACAATTTCAAATCTGATGTTAGTGACTATTCTAACATCTACATCTGTTCTCTGCATATAATGATAATAAATTTTTAATTGGTTAGCATCATGAGAAATAGTACCTTGTAAAATAATCAAAGTAGCATTCTTTAATTTTGCTATTTCAACTAATCTTGCTACAAACATTGAAGCATATAATGTAGCATCGGATGCTGTCATTACTTTATGATCATATAGATCACCATTAACACATATAAGATCCAATCTTGGCATAGATTCTATCTTTTTCAAAAATTGATCTTCTAAAATAGAATATTGCTTATATGGATCCATTACAGGAAAATGTAAATCGGATATATGAGCAGATATTATTGTTGTATTATTAAATAAATAATTATTATAAGTCAATTCTTGATTTGTGTTATTCATCATAATCCTTTGTTAGTTTTACTTTATTATTAAAAGTTATTATAAATTAATATATTAATTAATCTATTAAATCTAATGATTGTTTAATTGTATCTTTGCTGATTAGCATATATGAAATAATTCTATCATGAACAAATGGAATCAATAATCCTTCTTTAACAGCAATAGGTTCGTATACTTTATCATTAAGATAAATACGTCTAACAACATTATTACTTAATTCTTTTATTTCTTTATAACTGCATAATTCTTTAGTTGTAGTAGTCATAATTTTACCTCCATATTATTGATTCCATTTTCTAATAGATTTAAATATCCATCTATATCATCTATTTTATATAATCTTTGCACTTCTTGTAGATAAATAGCGCTTTCTATAGTTCTTTCTTTATAAAAATTATCTATAGCTTTTTTTAATGCAAAATCCCAATCGATTTTTATATCTTGATTTTTCCAAAATTTTGTATTACACGAATCGTCTTTATTTATTTTCTTTGAAATTTCTAATGTATGATTAATTAATCTCTTTTTTATTTTTGGATATTTAACTTTAGTATTGATTAAATTGCTTAAACTTTTATTAGATACTATCCATTTTCTACCATTTTTATATGCATATAAAGAACCATTATTTATTAGATTATTAATAGTTTTATAACTGCATTCTAATTTTTTCATAGCTTCAGACATAGTGATACTGTCTAGCATTTTATTTTCTCCTTTTTAAAAATTAAAAATTTTTATATAAGTATTATCAATGTGATTGATAATACTTAAGGTATTCACTCTAAGTAATACCTTAGATTTGAATATCTTGCTTAACTTTTTTTATAAAATTTTTATTAATATTACTATTAGAAATATCGTCTAAATAATTTTTAAGAATATTTATTATTTTTTTCTTGCATTGTAATTCAACCTTTCTTTGAGAATCATTAGTGACACCATCTCCAGAAGAGATTTCTAGCACCCTTCCAGATTTAGTATGTATAATTGAAAAAATTATTACATTACCTGGCTTAATATCTAATATATACATTTTATTTTCTTCAATATCAGAAAAATATATTGGAATAAATTTATTTAATGATTGTGTATATGTAATATCTTTAGTGATAGAAATATCTTCAGAGTATTTTTCTAATCTATCCCAATATAAAATAAATATTTTTTCTAAATTAAATAAATATTCTACAGTCCAAGTATCTTTAATAAGATTATCTATCATATTGATTACTTGATTTTTTAATTTTTTATATTCTCTTTTTTCTTTTATTTTCAACCATCCAAAAGGTTTATTGAATTCATTATTTAAATCTCTTATCAAATCACAGCATTGAAAAATAGACAATAATGGATTTATCATAAAATAACTCCTATTGATTATGATATATACTTTGTTTTATATGAAGGTTTTTTTGATAATAAAAAGCAAAACTACAGGAGAATTATTCCCCTGTAGTAGATATATCTTTTAATAATGATTCATATTGATATTTAGTATTCATTCTCATTATAAAAGCTGCATTTAATAGCATAAAAGTTTGTAAGCAATCATCAAAGAATTTTATATGACTGATATTATTCTTTAAATCATATTCATATGTATAATATGTATAATTTGATTTATCTAATCTAAGTATTAAAGCTCTAGAAATTTCGATATTTTTTAATTCTTTGAGCAAATATTTATATGCTGCTAATTGTAGGGCATAATTATAATTCATATGATTAGATGTTTTAAAATCAATAAGCCAATAATTATCATCTACTTTAAGAAGACAATCACAAGTACCAGCAAAATACTTATGGATTAATGTTTCTTCAAGATATATAACTTCTATTTTTTTATAATTATTATGAATTAAATTCCACCATTTATAAAACCCAGTCATAACAGAACATACTGTTTGCTTAATTCTATCATTTGGAATTTCTACCATAGAATCTAAATCTAAATATCCTTGTTTTAAATATCGTTCAATTGCTAAATGTGAATATGTACCTTTATCAGCAGATTCTCTCATAAAAGCAGTGTATGAAATATGTTTAAATCCAAGATTATTAGCCCATTTCATAAGAAAATCTTCATGAAGCATAGCAGAAATAACTTCTGTTACTCTAGGTACTCTTTTACCATCATATTCATATTTAGATTTAGTAGATACAGATAATTCTATTTCACTCATTCTATCCATTATTTTTTGTAAATCTTTTTCTTTAATAATCATTTTAATAATTCCTTATATATTGATTTTATAATAAAGTATAAAAAATAATAAAATAAAATGCGAGTAGAGAAAGAAATCTCTACTCGCATATAATTAATTCTCGTCTAATTTATCTAGAGATTCATAATCAACAAATATACCATATGCAGATTTCTTTTTATAATTTGAATTTTTAACAAGTTTATCTCTAATATCCATATATTGGATTTTAAGATTAATCCATTTTTCTAATTCTCTTTCACTAGTACCAGCTTCTCTTTCTTCTCTAATAAAATCATCTAATATAGCTAAACGAGCATTTATTTGTTTCAATGCATAAAATACATCGTCTTCAGTTTCTGCATTTTTAACACGGATTACATATTCATAGAAATCATTTTCTATATCTTTAAGTCCAGCATATTTTAAAGCTGTAAAAAATCCTCTTCTTTTGGATTCTGTAATATACATTTGAGCAGATTCTGTATATAAGCTAGTATCAATTCTATTTAATGCATTAATAACAGAATTAATTCTATTGATATATAATACAGAAGCAGTTAATTTTTTAACTTTATCCAGTAAATGCAGAGCAGGAACTCTTTCTTTATCTACATTACTATATAATCTCAGGCACCAATCAAGCATAGTTAATTTTGGTTGTCTTTTTATTTCATTCTCGCATCCAGGAATTTCTCTGTAAAGTTTCTGTAATGCAGATTCAAAATTAGTAAATCCTAAAGATTCTACAAATGTATCATTAACAATATCATCTGGTAAATATAAGCATGATGTAAGTTGATTAATTGCATCATATAATCCAAATGCTAATATAGCTTGGAATTGAATAGAATCTTTGATAATAATATTAGATCCTCTATTTGCCAACCAAGCATCAATCATTTCTCTTACTCTAATTGCAGGAGTAAAATCACATATTAAATGATAAATATTATAAAGCATAATAACAGCTACATCTTCATTAGTAAGACCATAATCAAACATCTTACTATCGATTTCTACTTCATATGTATCAAATCTAATATTATCGCCAACAACCATAAGATTATTAATAGTATTGGAAGCCATTTTTGGCATAACTATACAACCAAATGGAATTTTATCTGTATTAATAGTATAAATAAAATTCTCACATTTAGCATCTTTTCCAAATATTGAATTAAGAGCATATTTTACGCTAATTAGATCTTCTTGATTATGAGAGAAGTTACGTAAATTATCAATAGCTCTTATCAAATTTTCAACTCTATTATCCATAATATTTTTTATTCAACCTCTCTTATTATTATTCAGAAGCATAATTAGCAATAAATAGTACATTACCATAATCACCAGCTTCAATTCTTTCTGGATTCCATTTTATAAAAACATATCCAGATTTAATTGCTGCAGGTGGTGTATATGCTCCATCTTCTATAGTATAAGATGTCTTAGCTGATGCAGGCATAGTACCACCATCAGTATTGTATGTTATAGAATAATTTACTGGTATATAAGTAAAAGTATATTCTAAATCTTTACTTGTAATAACAACACTATCTATATCTTTATTATATGCAGTAATATTTTTAGCATACAAAGTCTGTCCAGGTATACAATCAATGTTTGTTGTTTCTATTTCTATTCCAGTAGATGATATATAATGTACTTTTACATTCCATATATACCAACTAGGAATTCTACCAGCTTCCAATGCTGTTGTATTAGTAAAAGCATCAGTAAAATCAGAAAACTGTCCATTTGCCCAATTTTCAACAGCAGACACATCACCTAATAATCTACAATCTTTAAATAAATTAGTAATTTTCATTCCTGAATTAGTTTCTAATTTATTTAAATCACTAATATTTCTAAGTAAACTAAACCCTTCAAATGCAGAACTCATATCATTATTACAATGAATTCTTACTGTACTGTATAAAAATAATGTTCCATTAGAACACCATGCTTGAATAGGTGTACTTGTATTTGAAAGATTAATAGTGTTACTAGTATCTGGTTTTGTAGAAGATATTTGAATAGACATTATTGTCGTTTTATCAAATTTATTATTAACCAAAGAATTAAAATTACTTCCATTTACTAATATAGCATTATCTGACCAATTTGCTGTAATAGTAATATCTCCTGTATGTCCTTTTGTAATAGAATTAGGATTCCATCCTATAAAAGTATATCCTTCTTTAGAAGGAACAGGAGGTATATATTCTGTTTCTACAGTATATTTATATAATGGATTTAAAGATTCATCGAAATATCCACCATTTAAATTATAATCAATATTATATTCTATTGGAGAATATTTAAAAATAAAATGCTGTCCATCTTCTGTAAGAATTTGAGGATCTGGAGTAACATATCCTTTAATATCTTTAGGATAGACATAGGTATTTCTTTTTGCTACTGAACAATATTTACCAATTACAGTACCCATATTCTATCCTCCATATTAAGCCCCATAATCATCGTTTTCATCGTTATTATTTCCACTATTATCATCTCCTGTAGTAGATTCATATGTAGAATAATATGATAACAATGATGGATCTGATTCATATGTATAAAAGGCATACAGTGTTATATTTGATTCTGGAACGTAAGATTCGTCTATAATTATAGGAGATATTTTATTAGTAGACCATCCATTGAATATATATCTAGCATCGGTTTTATCTGGTTCTTCTGGTAATAACTCTCCTAATGCCATACCAATTCTAATTTTAATATCATCCGGTAATACTAACCCTGATACTGATATATTAGTATCGAAATGAATATTATAATAATCTGATCCAGCAAGATCAACCGTTATATTATAATCACCTTCGTCTGTTAGTCTAAGAATATATACATCATATGATACATATGAGCCATTAATATTATTTATAGCATATAATCTATCTTCAACATCAGCATCGATAACGACACCAGTATCTTCATTTACAAAAGTCGGTGTCATATTAATTGGAACATAAAATGCTATTACATAATCTTCTCTTAATGTAACTTTTACAGTACTACTGTCTTCGATCATATTTTGAGCAACAAGAATATATTGATATAATCTATCTTTAGCAGTAGTATCTATTAAACCATAATAAACATAATTTTCTAAGCCTACAGCTCCAGATTTAGAAGTTTCTGAACTTGTTATAACATAATACCAATGGTTAGTTTTTCTATCTTTAATAGCAGGTAAAGTACTTTCTGTTACTATATGAACAACTACAGAACCATCTTGTATTTTTTTAATATCTTCTTTTATTTGACCTGTAATGGAAACATAACCATCACCCTCTTTAACATAAATATCATTTTCATTGAAATCCATTACAATTTCATGATTTTTATGTTCATCTTTATTCTCAAAATCATCTGGAATAATGGGTACTCTGGCCATGTATTTTTTATTATCAGCCATTGTAGAATATCCTCCACAAATATATTGGGTTATTAATATAAAGTTTTGAATAAAGATGATTATAAAAATAAAAAATATATATGATAAATCTTTTGTTTTATATATTGATCTTATTATAATTATATAAAATTAAAATTAATTACCCAGCAAGAAAAATCTTGCTGGGTAATTGTTATTTATTTCTTTCTTTATTTTCTTTTTCTTTATTACGTCTCATGACTTCTTGATCAGATTCATTAAGAATATTAAAACCTAATCCAAGATCACCTTGCTCAGTGATTGCTCCATATTCTAATTTCTTTTTATTACTACTAAGCATTGATAAATCGTTAGCGTCCATAATTTTTTCTCCTATTATTTATTTTAAGATTTAATAATATCATAAATTTTATGTAATTCATCAGAATAATATTTAATCATATCATTATAAATTACCATGGATTTTGTATTAAAATCCATAGAAGCTGTTGCATTTTTAATTAAATATTTAAATAATCTATCTATAGCATCTCTTCCTTCTTTATCTTTTCCATAATCAGAAAGCATTTTCTTATATGCTGTATCCAATAATTGTAGATATGCTAACTGAGCAGAAATATTTTTATTATATATATCAATAACATAATATATATTTTCAATATATTCTTTATATACCATTAAAACTTCTTCTAATCTTTGATTAGTATAATTTTCAATTTTCATAAATGGATCACAACTATAGATATATCCATTATTTTGAGCAATATATTTTTCTTCATTAGCAATAAGAGAATCTATCATTGTATTAATAGCTTCTATTCTATCATTATCATTTTTCTTAGAAGAAGCATATCTCATGATATCTTGAACTTGTTTAATATAATAATCTGGATTATATGCAAGATTATCAAGATAAAGTTTATATACTTTAGTAGGATCTTTCTTATCAATCATAACAGCATAATGAACTTCAGCATCTATACGATCATCACGATGTTTAAATCTTGCCATTTTGTCATGAGCAAGAAGATATTCTACTTTAGTATATATATCATTTAATTCTTTAGATTGAGTAAGAAGTTTTTTAACTGTAAGCGTATATTTAGATTTAATCCAATAAATAAGTTTAGCAATAATAGCTCCTATAGCAATAACACCAAAAGCTACCAAACCAAAATCTTCTTTAAGAAGAATCTTATCATAATCTTCTTTAAAATTTTCTTTATAAGATGATTTCCAATCTTCAGATTCTATAACAGTTTTAATTTTCGTATATTCATTATCTAATTCTAATGTGGTAAAATTAGTAGTTTCTTCTACCATAATATCAGAATTAGGTTGAACTATTTTAATTAATTCAGCCATATTTAATATACCTCTTTATTTATACTGTCATTATTAATGGAATAGCTTTATTATTTGCAGATACATAATTACTTTCAAGATAGTCTATAATTCCATCTCTTTTTCCATATTCACTTTCAAGATTACTCATCTTTAAATCAATAGTAGAGAATACAGTTTCAAAACCATCCCAATATTTTAAATTATTTACCAAAAAACCAGCAACATCAGCTTGTGCTAATTGTTCAAATTTTTCCATTGCTGTTGGAGGTATACTAGTAAGAGAATCTAAATGTTTTAAATATAATATTATATTAAATTCTCCAATATTAACATCATAATTTCCAGCAGCAACTAATCTTATTTTATTAGGAGCTTCAAACTCAGGAATTATTTGATTTGAAAACATAGAAGCATAATCTGCTCTTTGTTTCATTCCCATTATATCATCTATAGTAAAATTAGCTGCCAATCCAGCATCTATAGTACCATATCCAAAAGTTTGAGCAAGTCCTATAGATCTATTTCCGAATTTAGTCCAATCAATATCACCAACTCCTAATATAGATTGAGAACCAATATAATCTTCATCTATATAATACCATCCATTTTTCTTAGGAGCTGTTTGAGCTGTAACTTTAAATGAAAATTTTCTTGGACAATATCTTGAATATGTAAGAAGACTATCTTCTTTTATGATAGTAGCCCAAGCATTTTTACCAAATTCATCTGGTAAATGCTTTGTAAGTGGAATCAATCCTAATCTCCACTCTATTTTATCTATTAATTTAGATATATTATTTTGATATCCAGCCATAATATATTATACCAACCTTTCTTATTGATTGGTTGTTTCTTTAATATTTATTTTTCTAATAATGATTTTACCATTATATGTTTCAATATCTAAATTATTAATATTATTATTTAATAAAGCATCTTTAAAATCTCTAAATATGCATTCTCTTACAAATAATTCTATACTATTATTATATATATCAGACTGAGTTGGTCTTACTAATAAAATAGTAGAATCAAATAAAGTAGTAATAAAACATCTCATAAGTTTTATATCAGTATTTGGTGAATAATAATAAAACACATCACGTTTTTCGTAATTATATGATCTTATTATTGGTTTTAAAATACTTCTAATATTTGAAATTTCTTCTGTAGAAAAAATAAAACTAACAACATTATCTTCTTTTTCTTTAATTATTTCATTATTATATATTTTTTCTTCTTCTTTATTATCATCTTCAGAACAGTTAAGAAAAGATTCAGATATATCAGAGGTGTTAGTATTTTCATTAGATATATTTTCCTCCTTAGAAATATTAGAATCTTCTTTCTTTTTAAAATTAAATAAAGATTTTAAAAAATTAATAATAGACATAAATTATCCTCCTATAGGAGTCTCTATTATATTAACTATAATTTTGAATTTCTTTAGCAATATAATCTTCAATATTCATAACTATAGTAGCATTTCCAGATTCTGTAAGTGCAATTTTATTTGGAGATATTAAATCAACCATATCTATTTTTGTCATATCAAAAGCTTCTTTTAACATATGATAATTAAAAGATTTATCTTTAATATAATCAAAAGCCATTGCTGATTCGTTAGAATGTTGAGATTTCATTGCAGAAATTACATCATTATTGGTAAATGGATAAATAGAAGATTTAGTTGCATCATTATTATTATTAAATTTAAAATTAGAAACTTTTGAAGGAATAATATCTGCAGATTCTGATATTATTCCATGAGTATATGCAGTAACATGAGATGGAAAAATTACTTGATCCCACGTAATAACTTTAAGATTTTCAACTATAGCACCTTCGGGCGTAGATCTAATAGTTCCAAGTGCTCTAAGAGAAAATGCTGGAAGAACACCAATTCTTAAATCTTTATCAAAAGCCTCACCAAGATCATTATTGGTACCCTCAAATGTTGATACTACATCATCACCTTTCATATCTAATGTGAGGAATCTAACACAACAAAGTTTTGGATCTATTGTTTGCTGAACAACAAGATCAGAAGAAAGAGGATGTCCTGCATGACCACATAATGTATGGGTTCTTAATAATTCTTGTTGTCTTGGAGCATGAATTTCTCTCTCTAAATCTTCAGTTTTATAAATTCTTCCATTTCTATTTTTAACATTACCTGTTTGTAATACACCATATCCTTTTACTCTATCAGGATTTCCTTTATACTCTCTAATATCAAGAGATTCTATTTGATATCCAGATTCATTTATAATATAACCAATTTTATTAGAATTAGACATTTATTTATTCCTCCAATATTTGGATATTGCTTAATTAATAAAAAGTTAAAATAGATAAATATATATAAAAATAAAATAGAAGAGGATTAATCCTCTTCTATTAACTTTAATTTTTTAAAAGTATTTTCTAATAATTCTATGGTTATTGGTTTCATTATTACTTCATCAACACCAAATTCTATAGCTTTATTTTTTTCATTATGCCCATCTAATGAAGTTACAACTATTATTATACTTTTTTTCTTTATATCTAAATTTTTTCTTTCATATTTTCTTATATTTTCTAAAGCATGAAATCCACTACTTATTGGCATAATTACATCTAATAATATTACATCGTAAGGATCTTTTTCTATATAAGCCTTAATTGCCAAATTACTGGCTTCTAATCCGTTTTTTGCAAGATCTATTTTATTAATTTCTTTAAATTTTGATAATATATTTTTAGTAACCATTCTTTGAATATCTGAATCTTCTACTAATAATACTTTCATATATACTTCTTTCTTAATTAAATATTTTATATTAATATCAAGTTTTAAAAAATAAAAAAAGAAACCCATGTGGGTTTCTTTTAAAATACAAACCATATGATTATTCAATATAATCAGCAAAAATCTCTTTAAGCAGATTATATCGATAAGATACTACATCTTTTGTCGTAGTACCTCTCTTATATTTGTTAAACGTTTCTTCTATTTCTTTTGCATTTTTCTTACTAAAATAATTATTAACAGCTTCGCAGAAACCGGTCATATTTTTTTCAGAAACCAGTAATGAAATAGCAAGAACATAGCAAAAATTCTTGCCCACATCGCTAGTGTCGTTTATCTTTTTTGTTTTACTAATTCTACGGATCAAGGTCTTGATGTTGTTAAGATCTTTTTCCGTTATATTGACCACCTCCCTGTTAATTGTCGGTGTTGTAATGTCAATAACCCCATTATTTTTAATAATAAGAATCGCTCTTATTATCTGAATAATGTCGTTATTATACTTATTAATCATTGGTTCACTCATGAATGTTCTGAAAAATTCAGAATACTCATCACAGATCGATGTTAACAAGTCTAAACAACGAGGATTATACTTGAAGAAAATAATCCTCGTACTGTCAATTGCAACCATTGCAGTTCCGTTGTTAAGTCGATTGAACAGTTCGCACATACCTGTATCATCAAGATCTTCATACCTCACATAGAATACACTGTTTGTGAGGAGATTCTTTTTTAACTCTTCAGGAAGATCTTTGAAGTATTTATTCTTCAGAGGAAATCTTCTTGACTGCTTTTTGTTATCAATAAAGGTTACCTCAAGATCATAAGTGATCTTGAATTCATTATTGATAAATGCGATTATAGTACTTAACCTTTGCTTTCCATCAATGACATAGTCTATGCCATTCATGGATACGATCATAATCATATATGGCACAAACTGTATTAACAGTGAATGGATAAACAAGCATTTCTGCTTTGTTGTCCACACTGTTCTTCTCTGCATGGGGATATCAAGAGAAAGTTCTTCATTTTCCACATCCTCCACCAGGTCACGTACATTCTTACTCACATCTTTGTCATAGTAACTCTTTCTTTTTTTCATTATTTTTCTCCTTTTTTTAAAATAATATGTAACACTAATGATATAAAAATAGAATCCAATATTCTATTTCATATCATTAATATAATATGTAATTAAAATATTAATAAATAAAATAAAAATGGAGAGTGAATGCTCACTCTCCAAATATTTTTAATACATCAATATAGTAATACATTAATGTATATATTAAAAAACCTGTAGCAAAAAATCTAAATATTTTTTGTTTCATATCATACTCCCAATATAGAATCTATAATATTATTATAAGAAGAATTATTATTTTCTGTAATTTCAACAGGTTTAGCCAATAAAGTTTCTAATTCTTCTTTAGCTACAGTCATGAAAGCTTGAGCAAAATCATTATCTGATAATAATTTATCTTTAAATCCTTTCTGAGTAAATCTCATATCAGGATATCCTCTAAGATTACAATAAGCTCCTTTCATTTCTATAGCACCGTTTGATTTAAGATACATAAATAAAGATAATATTTCATCAAACCCACTATTATAACTAAATACCATAGGAACAGATCTTCCAGATGCATTTGTTCTTGATTTAATATAAGTAAAATCTACAATTTTGCCATATATACCTAAATCTTTCTCAGGTTTAAGTACAGTACCATCATCTACTCTTATCATATTATTAGCTAAGTATAATGCTGCTTTTCCACCAGGTAATGATTCATTCTGTTTAAGAAATCCTACCTGTGATTTTGTATGTACAAAAGCATTAATTTCAATTTTATCTGTAATATGATTAATTACAAATAAAATAATATTAGCTGCTTTAAGCTTAGGGACAATACGTTTAAAAACAGCAGTATTGGTTTTAGCCATTGCTGTTGCAGTCATTTGTCCACCAAGTTCTCCACCAACATCATCTACAACTTTTTCTGGTGTTAACATAGCTAATGAATCAAGAATATATACAGTAGGAATAAGTTTATATATCTCATTTCCTCTAGAATCTAAAAGTCCAGTATTATATTCATAATCATCTCTATGAGATAATTTTTCATTATAAATATAATCTATTCTTTCAAAGAAATTTTCTGCAGATACACTTTGATTTCTATATATTAATTTAGAATCGATATCTTCTGGACCAAATTTAGTAAGAATTTCTCTTCTGGCAGCATTAGATCCACCTTCAATATCATCATAAAATATAGCAGCTTGAGGAAATCTTCTAACAATATTTGCTGCTATTTGAAGAGCTATTGTTGTTTTACCACTCGACGGCCTTCCTACAAAAGTTGTACTAGATCCATCTGTAATTCCAACGGCATTGTACCAAAATTCTTCTTCATTTGGTTTTTTAACATGAACTTTATATCCATTTAAATAATCAAGAGGAAGAAATCCTGTAGAATACATAACATCAGCAACAGCTTCATTCATTCTTGGGTCTTTATTTTTTGCCATTTGTGCTCTAAATCTATCAGCTAATAAACTCATATAAACCTCCTTAATTATTATATATTTTATCAAAATTATAATATATTAATATTTTTAAATTTGGTATTTATATGTTTTTCAAAAAATAAAAATAGAAAAACAGGATAGAGAGACAATCTCTCTATCCTTTAATATTTTATTATCCAACAGCGATAGAATTATCGTCTTGTTTATCATCATTTGGTATTTCTACTTGTTCAAAATCATTATCAATAGATTCGACATTATTAATTTCTTCTTTTTTTATTTTTGATAAAGGATCAATATTATCTTTATCTTCTTTGCCTTCTTTATTAAGTCCTAATAACCCCATAGCATTCCTAATTAATTTAGCACTATATACAAGAATACCAGAAGTTATTGCTGTTTGTGGTTGAAACCCTAAACTACTTAAATCAATAATAGTACAAACATAAGCTACAATTATTAAACTTAAACATGCTGTTAAAGTTTTACATATGCCTTTAATAAGAATAGAAAATTCAAATTTTTCTCCATTGACTAAACAATTATTAGCAATACTAGTTAAAATATATCCTATAATAACTGCAGCTAGTACTGCTATTAATTTTGTAATTTCTACAAATTGAGGATTAATATTCATATTACATTATCTCCTTTCATATTGTTTTATTAAGTTTTATTGCTTACGATTCCAAAATTTATAGAATCGTCTTCAAATTTAACAACAAATTCAGCAGGAATATTTAATGATTTAAATCTTTCATCAACTTCTTCTTTTAAATCGTTTATATCATCACGATATTCTTCGGATCCTTCTTCTTTAAAATCAGGATATCCAGAATAAACGTCACCATCTACTAATCTTAAATAAGAACTTCCTTTTTTAGATTGATATCTACTTAAGGCAGATGACCTTTTTCCATCGTCATCAAATTCTTCTGTGTCATACAAATCTATATAATCACAACATTTTTTAATTTTAGGAAATTTATTGATACAAGATTTAATAATATCCCTACATCTACGTATTTCACTATTATTTAAATGCTTAATAAATTTATTGGTTTTTTCTGTTTCTTCTTCATCATCAAAAGATTCTGATAAAATATATTTATTAGCACTATTAAAAAATGTAATAGTAGAATAAATATTACTGTCTGTCTGATTATATAAAGTAACTCTACAATCTCTTGTAATATCGTTTATAGTATATCTTGCATCTGTAATTATTTTTCTTATATCATCCGCATAATCTTTATTTGATGAAGTTTTTCCAATCATATAAAAAGCACATATATCTTTATCATTTTTACGAAAAGTAATTTTATCTTTTCTAATTGGATACAAAGTAAATAGATAATTATTTGAATTTTTTAAAATATTTTGTAATTTATTAAATACATTATATGCTCTATCTATTATTTTAGAATCGTATTTTGTTTTAGATTCAATTATAAAATTAAATATAGTCATATTTTACTCCAATATTGAATTGTGGGTTTTTATTTTATATTATATATTCTTTACTAAATATAGTCATAATATATTTTTCTTTTTATAAAAAATAATAAAAAATAAAGCTCCTTACTATTGACTTACAGTTACCCTTAAATAATAGATGGATGTCAAGATGTGTACCGTTATCTACCATAGTAGCAGTGGGCCTAACAACGGATGCTGCAACCACTCTCATCTTGAAACGAATATTCACTTACGTTCATATCCATCCATCTATTATTCAATATGATAATATATAATTGAAATCTTAAAGTTTTTAAGATTTATTTACAATAAATTTTGCTTTTTTCTTTTTTATATTACCATTTGGAAATTTTTCTTTTTCTATTATATGATCACTATTATAATATTTTTGTACTTTCTTTTCTAATATTTCATCACTATGTCTTCTGCTAATCATAATTCTATTATAATTAGCATCTGTAATTTCTACAATCTTATCATTTACATATTTTCTATCTACATAAATAGCTAAATAAAAATATGAATCTGGTATCCCATCTGGTAATATTATTCTTCTTTTTTCCCAATCCATTACAATTGGAATTCTTCCTGACCCATTTATTAATAAATCATTTGTATAAACAGCAATCTCTATAAATAAATCTGGATTTATAAAATTATTTAAACTCTCTTGTATTAAATCATCTAAAGATGTATCTACTTTAATATCAACAGGAGCAACAAATAGTTCTTTAATATCTATATATTTAACAACTTTTTCTTCTTTATCTGCCATATAATTTGAATGACCATATAATGGCCATCCTTTATAATTTTCCTCAGGAATATCAAAAAGTTTCATTGAATATACAGTAATACCTTTATTAGGTTCTGTATGAATTTCATGTTTCCAATTTCCTTCATTATAAAAAGCAAAAGTTCTAGGAGCAGGAAACCTTACAACAATCTGAAACTCAATACCAAAATCTGCAGATTTCATTCCAATTTGTTGCCCATCATCAACATCTAAAGGATTTTGAAAATCCATATGAACTGGTAAATTTCTCATTCTTAAAAACCATTCGTAGTGTTGATTAACTAATCTAAGTTTATATAATATTGGCATTTGAGAATGAGCATTTAAAAATCTAGTAAAATTCCAAGGATCAAGTACTTGTCCATCAGTATCTACAGCGAATCCAGCTTCTTCTGCAACTTTGGTCATTAATTTTCTATCTAAATGAAAATCACAATCTATATCATTAGTTTCTGTACAACCTAATCTGAATACTTTACGTAATCTATTATATAAATCTAATTGTTCTGCTCTTGTGTTTACTCTAAATTTAAAATTATAATTTATAAGCATAGCTTCAAGATCCATTCCAATATAAAGTCCTCTTTTTGGACATTTAAAAAATGATCTTTGCCAAGCAGAAACTCTAAGATATTTGTTAGTAGATAACCAATTCCAATCTAAATTATTATCGTTGAAATCATATTGTAAAGTGTAAGATAAAGCTATAGCTGGATTTTCTCTAATAGGATATTCTCCTTTGTTAAATCTACGAAAATCATCTAAAACTTCTTTTCCAGATACATGTATAGATTCAAAGAAATCTTTTGGAAATTTACTTAATACATAAGAATATACAAATTCTGTAGCAACAGATAGAGATTGTATATATGATGGTATAAATAAATCACATTTTAATGTTGGTCTAAATCTATCTATATTAATGAGATCTAATACTTGATTATTGGATAATATTTGCTTATTATTTAAAGGAATATTTTTCACAATAATTCCTCCTATATTAATTACTGAGATGTTTTAGAAAAAGAGTCAGTAGAGAATAGTTCTCTACTGACTTTATTAAAATATTTATACACTTAATGTTAAAGTACCATTAGAATATGATGCTTTAATACCACCTAACGCATTAGAAGAAGCAGCAGGTAAAGTATAGGTATATTTATTAGCAGATGCTTGAATACTATTTAATTTAATTTTATCTGCAGCCGACATTAATCCATTAGTAGAAGTAGTAACAGCAGCATAAGTAGTATTGTTATCGACATTATACTTAGTACCAGCAGCCCATCCAGCACCAGTAAGAACGTATGCAGTAGTTGCATAGTTAGTATTACCAGATTTAGCAGCAGGAGCCAGTCCAGCAGCAGCAGATGTAAAGTTAGCATAAGTAGTATTAGTATCAGTATTATACTTATCTCCAGCTTTCCATCCAGCACCAGTTAATACATAAGCAGAACTTAAATAACTAGTACTACCATTCTTTGCAGCAGGAGCTAATCCAGCAGCAGATGATGTAAATGTACTATATGTACCACCAGCAGCTCCCCAAGATCCGTCACCTAATAAGCATTTAGTACTATCTCCATTTAAACTAGGCATAAATCCAGCAGATGTTCTTGTTGCTACATTATGAGTATGATTTATATCTGCTTTATCATTAACAGCTGTAACTAAATTAGTTAATGTATCATTCATCTGCTTAACTAACAAAGAACTAGGAACATGAGTACTATCTGATATTTGGGTATTAGATATAAGATCTGTACCATCTGAAGCTTTTAATGTGGATGTATCATGTGTATGATCTTTATCAGATTTATTATCTTTTAAATCACTAATAGCTTCTCCTATTGAACTATATCCAACAGAACCTATATCTAAATCACCTATTATTTTATATAAATATCTTATATTCTTAAACATAGAAGATATTTTAGTAAATATAGAACCATTGGTCTCAGAAGAAGCTAATTTAGTAACATTTGTCCAATTACTAGCAGAAGAATCATCCGTATCATTAGATATTCCAGTAAATATAGCATCTTCAGATTGGAGAATATCATATGTAGTTGTTCCAATTTGTATTTTATCAACTTGTGCCATATACTATATATCCTCCTTTCTATTTAAACTCTAACTGATAAAGGATTAAGAGTTAAAGTACCATTAGAATATACTGCTTTAACTCCAGAAGTATTAAGAGCATAAGTAGTATTAGTATCGACATTATACTTAGTACCAGCAGCCCATCCAGCACCAGTAAGAACGTATGCAGTAGTTGCACAGTTAGTATTACCAGATTTAGCAACAGGAACAAGACCATTAGCTGCAGATGTAAAGTTAGCATAAGTAGTATTAGCAGGTACTGACCATGTTTTATCTCCACGAAGGTAAGCACCTTGTTTACCAGCAGCAGGAGCAGGAACTAATCCATTAGTGCCAGCAGCTGAAGCTGTAGCAGCTCCCATTACACCATAAGTAGTATTAGTATCAGTATTATACTTAGTACCAGCAGCCCATCCAGCACCAGTAAGAACGTATGCAGTAGTAGCATAGTTAGTAGTACCATTCTTTGCAGCTGGAGTTAATCCAGCAGCAGCAGATGTAAAGTTAGCATAAGTAGTATTGTTATCAGGAGGTGTAGTCCAGCTACCATTACCATTCAAATACTGTGTAGCTGTACCTGATAAAGTTGGGGCTAATCCTGGAGCAGCTGTAGAAACAGTAGCATAAGTAGATCCGGCTGTCCCCCATGTTCCATCACCTAATAAACATTTATCAGAAGATCCATCTAATGCAGGAAGAAATCCTGCAGCAGAAGATGTTGCTATAGGGTGTGTATGATCACTATTAGATTTTCCACTAGAAAGAGCAGAAATTGCTGCAGTAATAGTATTACCTACTCCAGATATATCTGTAGTACCTAATTTACTATATAAATATCTTATATTCTTAAACATATTAGATATTTTAGTAAATATAGAACCATTAGTTTCTCCTGTAGCTAATACAGCTACATCTGTCCATGAACTAGGAGAAGCAGAATCTTCACTAGTACCATCAAATGTTCCTGTAGAAGAAGGAGTTATATCATATGTAGTTTCTCCAGCTTGTATTTTATTTATATTAGACATATTAAGATATCTCCTTAATATTAAATTATTAAATTATAAAAAATTAAAAATTAGTAACTTGTAATTTTTGTTATTGTGCTTGGTTTTCCTTGACCATAATTATCATATTCTTCACCACCAGATTCACTAGTGTATGTTGTAGCTACTGCAAGATAGCAATTAGCATTTCTATTTGCTGTAGGTATTGTAATACTTCTAGTAGAATTACCTCTTAATGCAGCCCAGGCTATTACACACCATACTGCTCCATTACCTGTAAGAGAACTAACTCCAGCTACATATAAAGGAACAGATCCATATGTTTCATATGTTTGTGTAGTTATAGTAATTTCAATAGTAGTTTTATTTGTAAGATTTACTTTATTATTAGTCATAAATTTTACATATCCTACAGAACATATAGGACTACCATCATCACTATCCCATGTAACGGTTCTCCAGCAGTCTGCAGATAATCCATTAGTAAGACTAAAACTAGATTTCCTACCAGGATTAGTAGTACTCCAAGTTGGAGAACCTTTTATAAATTTATCAGCAGTATAGCATGCCCATCCATAATTTGAAGAAGAACCACCCCATCCTCCCATACCAGACGAATGTGTTCTTCCTGTAAAAGTAGAACTTGCATTTCCACCATTAAATATAACAAGTAAATCTGGAAATACTTGTGTACTTCCCCAAAGTACTTTAGTAATATTAGTACTACCCCATTTAACTGCTGTTACATTACTACTACCCCATTTAATAGCCATATAAAAAATATCTTCTTTACATAGCACATACTAGCGTCATTTAACGAAGTCAATGCATTATTCATCTATTTAACCAATAAAAAACTAGAAATATGGTCATTATAGCTTACTTGACTCGTTATAATGAGGCTATTACCATTGCCATCTTTCAAATCGGAATCTGTATGAATATGCTTAGTAGTAGCTTTTCCAGAATCTAATTTAGCTACTGTAGTTCAGGAAATAGCACTACCATCTGCTACATAACTAGATATAAAATTATTAGTGATATTAGCAAATGCAGTAATATCATAAGTGATCTAACCGACTTGAATTTTGTCAATTTGAGCTATATAAAGAATCTTTCCTCCTTATATTTTTCTTAGATTATTGCTTAATTAAAAATATTATTCTCAGATTATTAAAATAGTATATTTGAGGATAACCAGACAACCTTTTATACTATAACTTATTTTCAATATACACTATTTAACAATTTAATATGCTAGGCTGAATTACTTTTAATGTTTAATATATTCAGCCTAACACATTAAATTTAAATTAATAAGGAGACCAACAAAAATGGTTAAATAGGATATATTAACAAATAAGCAATAATCTGTAAATATATTGCGTTTAGTTTGGATAACCAATTTTAGAGTTTAAATATAGAATATATTAAACATAAAAAAGTAATATCCTTTATTTATAGCACAATATACTTTACTAAAAAGTTATATTTTTATATATCTAAAATTTAAAATTAAATTTATCAATAACTTTTATTATTTATTTTTATGAATAAAAAATAAATAATAAATAAAAAATGATAAAAATAACTATCCTCAGATATATAAAAATAAGCATCTGAGGATAGTATTGAATATTTCTCAGACTTTTTCGTAAAAGCGTCATATAAAATTAAGAAAAATTTATAAAATTTATTTTTAAATGTGATGTAAACCAGAACCACGATCCCGCTCCTGAAGCTTTTGTTGTATTATAAGCAAAAAAAAACTTAAATTTTCCATCAGTATTAGCATTTAAAACTTTTGATGTTAAAGTAAAAGATCCATTTTTTGGAATATCAAAATTAGTATAACCAGCTGTACCCCAATACCCACCAGTATTATAGGAAAAGTGTATTTCTATTTTTGGGTCTATTTTATTAATATCTCCTTTATCCCAATCTGTCATATTATGATATCCAGAAATTGTTATATATGAATATTTAGTAAAATCTCTTTCAGCATTATTAACTGGTACACCACTACTATATACAACATATCCAAGGTTATCTGGTGGAACACGTTCTGCATCTGAATATTCTGTGCTAAATGGAGCACTATTAAAACAATTATATCCATTCAAAGGTGCAGTAGCAGTACTTCCATTATACCCATCAGGAAATACTATAGTTGAACCCCATTTAACACATGTACAAGTATTAGTACCCCATTTAACTACTGTTACATTACTACTACCCCATTTAATTGCCATATAAAAAATATCTTCTTTACATAGCACATACTAGCGTCATATAAATTAGTAATATGTAATTTTAGTTATTGTATTAGTACCATAAACATAATCAGCATTATCTGTTGAATTTCCTAATAATATTATAGCAAAATAACAATTGGCATTTCTATTTGCTGTAGGTATTGTAAAAGATGCTGTAGATGTAGTATTTTTTGTTATACTAGATCTGACACACCAAGTAAATTTATTTGAACCTGTACTTGCCGTAGTTGTTATTCCTCCAACATATATTGGAGTATATCCATCATGTGCATTAGTTGATGATGTTAGTGTAATTTGAATAGTAGATCTATTTGTAAAGTCTATTTTATTATTTTTATACACAAATTTTGTTCTGCCACAATTATAACTCATATAGTCTCCACTAGAACTACCTTGATATAGATATCCTTCACATTTAGAATATATTCCGTTTGTAAGAGAAAAAGTTGCAAGATTTCCATGTTTTGATGTATATGGATTTGGTTCGTCCCAATATTTATAATTTGATACAAAGTAAGATGCTTCATAACAAAACCATTCATTAAGAGTTGGTCCAGAATCAAATATTTCTCCATTCATTCCAGTAAAATTAGATGAAGCATTACCTCCGTTAAATAAAGTTACTAAGTCTGGAAATACTTGTGTACTTCCCCAAAGTACTTTAGTAATATTAGTACTACCCCATTTAACCGCTGTTACATTACTATTACCCCATTTAATAGCCATATAAAAATATCTTCTTTACATAGCACTTACTAGCGTCATATAAAATTAAGAAAAATTCATAAAATTTATTTTTAAATGTGATGTAAATCTGAACCATCCTGCATTGGCTGAAGCTTTTGATGTATTATAAGCAAAATAAAACTGAAATTTTCCATTAGTATCAGCATTTAAAACTTTTGATGTTAAAGTAAAAGATCCATTTTTTGGAATATCAAAATTAGTATAACCAGCTGTACCATGATAACCATTAACACTATATGTAAAGTCTATTTCTATTTTTGGGTCTATTTTATTAATATCTCCATGATCCCAATCTGTCATATTATGATATCCAGAAATTGTTATATATGAATATTTAGTAAAATCTCTTTCAGCATTATTAACTAGTATACTATTACTATATACAACAAATCCAAGGTGATCTGGTTTAACATGTTCTGCATCTGAATATTCTGTGCTAAATGGAGCACTATTAAAACAATTATATCCATTCAAAGGTGCAGTAGCAGTACTTCCATTATACCCATCAGGAAATACTATAGTTGAACCCCATTTAACACATGTACAAGTATTAGTACCCCATTTAA